ATTCCATATTCAACTGGACTCAACTCAAATGATGATACGTTCCTATTAACAATAGCTTTGAATACATCATTCTCAAATGATGATACCAATCTAGTGTTAGTTTGATTAAATCTATTACTTAGCTCGACATTTGTGTGTGATACTATCCTTTCATTAATAATTCCATATTCAACTGGACTCAACTCAAATGATGATACGTTCCTATTAACAATAGCTTTGAATACATCATTCTCAAATGATGATACCAATCTAGTGTTAGTTTGATTAAATCTATTACTTAGCTCGACATTTGTGTGTGATACTATCCTTTCATTAATAATTCCATATTCAACTGGACTCAACTCAAATGATGATACGTTCCTATTAACAATAGCTTTGAATACATCATTCTCAAATGATGATACCAATCTATGGACAATAGGAACAAACATGACATTTTAACCTTTTGGGTATAAGTATCTATATGAGCTATTAGCCCATACAACATATGTTTTTAATCCAACTATAGCTTCTTGTAGATTTACACCATAACCATTTGTTGTTTCCCAAACATCACCTAGAACCTTTCCACCATTAACTAAATACGTTGTATAACTATTTGAATATACCCTCATTTCACGCATAGATTGTGCTAAACCTGTTCCAGAACTATCTAATAACGGTTTTGTAATCGCATAATCAGATACTAGCGTTAATGAAGCATTACTTGAAATTGAATCTACTCCGATACCAGTTTTAAGTCTACTAACATATATTGCATTTGCATGGAAAGTACCATTTACCCATAAATGTGTTGGATATGATTCATCATTCCATAAATCATCACGAGTATATTCGTATATTGCTGTCCAGCCTTGACCATTAGAACTACCCCACGTTGTTGAATTAGGCTTGTACGAATACATAGCACAATGTCGATTAGATGCACTAATGTAAATCATTCCTCCATATGTTAAATCAATCTGTTGGTTTAGTGAAAGGTTATCTGAACTATACATCATATTTGTCCACGAACCATTTTCCAATGTTTCAAATCCCCTCATTATGACTCTAGTTCCAGCTCCATTTCCAAGGTCAATGTGCATATATTTGTATGTGTTAGTTAATAAGTTTGAAGACCTAAATGCTCCACTCATATAATTACACAGATACTTGGTAATTCTATTTCCACCACCATATAGACAATATAACACACCTAACTTAGTTGTCATTGACCCATTTTCAAAAGTGCTTGTAAATGCTTTTGTCAACCATGTTCTACCATCTGCTGAGAATGCTAGTATTGTGGTATTAATTGTAGCAATAAAAATGCTATTGGTACTATCAAATATTAATTTGGTTCCAGATTGGTATGTGAATGGAAGTGATATAGTTGTCCAAGCATTTGCTGAATCCTCATATATACAGGCTGTTGTTGAACTGCTAGACATAGCAAGGAACATTCCATTTCCATATACAACTTGGTGAAATGTTGTTGGAACAGATTTTGTTGTCCAAGTTGCACCATTGTCTGCTGAGATAGCAGATATACTTGTTGAGCCAACTACCATTATTTTGCCGTTACCACACGCGATTGAGTATGCCACACCTGTAGCACCAGTATAACTAGACAATGGCTTGTTTACCCAAGTAACACCGTTGTTGACACTCGTAGCACACGTCCAAGAATTACCCGCGATTACAAACAGCCCATTTTGAACGGCTGCAATACAATACCACTGTGACCCAGTTGGTTGTGATGTTGGAGCTGTCCATGTGATTCCATCAGATGACCACCATCCAGCATTTGAAGATTGGTAAGTGGCAAAACACACAACTCCATTATCGGCATATGCGTTATATGGCACACTAGACAATGTATTACACGCTGTCCATGTAATTGAATCGGTTGACCTATATGTTGAACTAGAATAGTTTGATAAAAACATATTAAGGGTTGGACTATAGAATAATCCATAAGATGTTGATGGATAACCGATTGTTGATTGATTTGAAACTTCATCGAATGATTTTGGAGAGGACATAAAAGTCCACCCAGCGACATTATAGGCAGTGTTGATTGTGGTTTTAACACCATCACAACTTGGAGACAATGTTAATTTATCTGTAGTTCCTGTTAATATTTTCTTAATATCTTCATAGATGTCATTAAGATTTGCGTTTGATTTGTAAGCATATTCAGCATACATATTAAATTCCCCTAATATTAGGTTTTAAAGCCTCTGATAAAGCTAATAGCAGTAGGTTTATCAGCATATAAAACTAAAAAAATGTTAGTGTCTACATTTAAAGTAAACGATTGACTAGCAGTTTTCCACGATAACCCACTAGGAACACCACCTAATGATGTTAATATTGTCCCATCGTTAGTTCTAATTTCTAGTGTTGGAACATCGGTTGGGACACCACAACCAAAATCTGCTTTGGGTAAATAGACTCCAGGTTGGAGTAGAAGTGTTCCGACAATTGATGGAACACTGCCTACGATTGGAGCAGGATTAAGTGCAAAGTTGATTATTGATGTTGATTGTTGATGCCATCCATCTTGGGTATCGTATGTATATCTAATAGATGGATAATTATTACCAACATCAAGGTCGGCAGTATCTCCAGCAATTGGATTAGTAATTGCATTAATTTGATTTAATGAATTAAAAGTTCCACGATATACGAGTGAGTTAATAAATCGTTTAGTATTAACAGCCATGATATATTAGTGTGTTAATAAATTGGTTTTAATTACTCTAACATTAACTGGAACTGTAGCTGAAACATTAAAATTAACTGATTGTGATAGACCAGTTCCAGTTAAAGTGAATGAATAAGTGATTCCAGTAAGGGATTCAGTAGAAAAACCTAATTGGTCATTATATCGACCACTTTCATTAATATTAACTGCTCCACCAGTATTAATTCCATCGTGAGTAACATCGACATAAAACGTATCAAATTTTGTAGGGTCTGAGGCTAATATAGCTTCGACTATTAACGTTACTCGTTTATATTGTGATGTTAAGAATGAAGCACAATTGGTAATAGTTGTAACGGTATCAACAGAGTTTAATACAGTTTTAGCTGCAATTCCCGCTAGTGTTAAATCTAATTTGGAAAATGCTTCTTGAGTAGTATCAGTAGTTGAAATATAATTAGTTGAAGTTAAAGATGATAAGACAGTTCTAACAACATCATCATCTAAGACCCAAGTATTATTTCCAAGATTCAAATATGTTTTAGGATTACCAGATACAAAAGTTGATGTTCCAGATGACCACGTTAATGGAACTAAAATTCTATATCCATTTGAACTTGAACCAATATTAACTGGAATGAATACACCATTTAATTGGTCATATTTATAAACACCTTTATCAGTTGTTAATGCTGAAAATATTACACGCGAATCATTAACTACATCTTCACCTGTTGTTAAGGTGATAATATCTCCAGGAGTTGTAGTTGGTAAAGTTGTATATGTTGAATCATAAACCAGTGCATTTTCTAACCAAGGTGAAACGTGGACAATTGAAGCCATAGCATTTGTAATATCTGCTGTTGTTGCAATTGTAACCCAATCTGCACTACTATTAGTGTCTGTTATTTTTTGGTATGATAATCCATTGGAACTATCAAATGCGTATGAACCGATACCTAATATATTATAATCATTACCAGATGGAATTCCAATTGTTGTGGTTAGTGCAATTGTCCCATCAATCATTACACCTTTTTGTACACCAAACATTTTTTGCACTATAGCCATGTTACCCTCGAATTAAAAAGAACTAATAAGTAAAGCTGAAACAGTCAACACATCATTTGTATTATTTGTTGCGAATAATGATATTTTATCATTTACAATATCTGCATAGATTGTACATTGTAACTTCCAATCACCTAAAACTGAATATATTGAATATTCATTATTGGATATTGCAATAGTCATTCTCAATTGGGACAGTGAAGATGTAATTGTTACATTCCACATAGCATCAATTGCATTTACCTCAGAATCATCAATCAAAACTGTTTCTGTAATTGGAATTTGTTTTGATTGTATTCTTTGATATGATTGTATTCCACCATACTTTTCCCAATTTGATATATCGGTATATGGAAGTGTTGTTAATCTGTATATTCCATTATTATCAATTGTATCTGCATTCACAGAAACAATCATACCAACATAACATAAAATGCCATAAGTATCTGGATGTATCAAATCAGATATTGTATTAACTCGCAACCTAGCATCTAACGAATCTGCTATTCCAGGTTCAAAATTTGCTGATACATTTAATAATCCACGACTTCTCATTTAAATTAAAAGCTCCATTTTAAAGTTCTAATAGAGATTGTTGGACCATTATGTGTATATTGATTGTAATCAACTAAAATATTATTTATTGTTTTTGTAATTGTGTTAAGACTAAATGTATTTAAATCAATAATATCGTACTTTCCTGATAACGTATTATATTGCGATAATGAAGTAACTGTTCCATACAATACTGGAACTTGTATATGTTGTTTAGCACTAATAGTCTCAGCTTGCATATCGGTGTATATAATGCTTCCGTGTCTACTCAATGAAAGCTTTGTTGCTGAGTTAATATTAATCACGGAAGCAAAAACAGGATATACCCCATATATAACCAATTCACTACTTAATATGTTTCCACTAGGTAACGGTGTATTGTAATTTGTTCCATTGCTACCTTTTGGTTGTATTCCACCTGAATAATTAACTTTTGCTGTCCAGCCTTGTTTATCTATTTGGACAACATAACTCGGTAAGCTTTGTGTTATAGTTAATTCAGTGGTGTTTATTGTTTGTAATCCAGAACCTTGATATTCAAATGAGATTGGGAGTCCAGACCTATATTGACTTTCACTTCCATATTGTGGGGTAATTGAACCACGATTAAACACACTAACAAAACTAATAGAATTTAATATTGTTCCAACTTCTTGGAGTATTGGAACATTAAAAGTAAATATTAACGTTGGATTAACAATCGAACCAAACAATTCTGGAAACAACATCATTTCAAATATTTCAAGTGCGTTTTTATTTGCAATTACCGTTCCAGTTTGTATGCCACCAACTGAAATACTAACTGGCTTCGTATCTGTGAATATGCTATCCGTACCATTAATTCCATCTTTCCCGTCTGTTCCATTTGTACCGTTAGTTCCATTGATTCCATCTGTTCCGTTTGTGCCATTCGTTCCATCTTTTCCAGGTGGACCCTGTTGACCAACACCTAATTGAATTAATACCATTGGACTTTCAGGTACAGATTCAATTATCGTATAGTCATGGTGGATTAATGTTGGTTCTGGCATAATATAACCTTAATAATTTGTTAAATAAAGTATTTATATTGTATATTGTATTTACTACTTGACATTACAAATTTGAGTAACTATAATACAAAAATATTAAATTACAGTGGGTGGAAATTATGTTGTATGTTGGACAAACAGTGTTTTCGATGGTCGATTATTTAATCACAATTTTTAGAAATGCAAATGGTTCATTCAATTCATTTCAACGTTCATATTATAATGATGCTAAAGTGGATGATAAACTTAATCCAGAGTTATCCTCATTTGAGTTGGAAATTTACTATGCTTTAATACACAGATTGTTAAGTGAACAATATTTAGATTTAATAACAGCACCAATGATTACCAATTACAAAACATTAGGTAAGTTTAATCTAATCAAAAAATGAATATTAAAATTACTAGAAAACAACATACAGCTTTATGCTTATTAGAGTTTGATGAATACTTATTTGGTTCACAATTACATGGATTAGCAACTAACGAGTCCGACATTGACATAATTCGTGTTCTAAAACACGACATTATAATTGAACGATGTAAAACTATTGGAGTGTATTGTCCAAATATACACACATGGCAATTTGATGATACCGATTCAAATCATCAATATATTTGGATGACAGAAAGGCAATTTTATTCTAACCTATTATCTGGTGATGGACACATATTATCAGATGTTGTGTTGTTAAGTGGAAAGTTCGATAATGCAATGTTTTTGTGTAGAACCTATAAAAACATCAAAGGGTACTTGGGTTTAGTAAAACGAGACCTTAGATATTATGATAAGAATCCAAGTAAACAAAGGCATTGTATTAGAGGATTGTACATTGCTGAATGCTTGATAGAAAATAGATTACCAAACTTAAGTGATATTGCAAACTTAACCACAATTGATAGGACTAATATTACAATTAAATTAGAACGATTGCGAACAATATCAAATTCAATGTTTGAATCTGGACAACTAACCTTATATCCAACATTCATTGAAGATGATGATTTAATTAGTATGGTAATTTCATCAAACAATATTACTGAATTTCAATATTAAAACGTTTGGAGACACATTATGGAACTCAATCAAGCACTTTTAAAATTAAAACAACACTTCTATACAATATCCAAACAAGATAGGATTGAATATGAAAAAATATTATATGGTATAATAGATTCAACAAACAAGGATATGATATTCTTATTCAGTGGCAATTACTTATTAAATTTCCACATATTGTTCTCATGCCTTCGTGAAAGTGGATTATTCACATTTGGAGGGATAGTGACTGACAATCAATTCAAAACTGCTATTAATGATATTAATGCTTTTTTAAAACGATATGAATCAGAGTGAAATAGTTATTACTTATGGAAGGTATAATCCTCCAACAATTGGACATCAATTGTTATTCAATTCAGCTATAGCAATTTCAATTAAACAAAATATTCAATATCAAGCTTGGGTATCACATACTATAAATGTGAATAATCCACTACCGATATTAAGAAAGTTGTATTATTTAACTAATATGTTTAATCACATTGGCTTTAAGCAAACATCTATTGAATGTCCAACAATTATAACCATATTAAAATTATTAAATACAGAATATTCAAGTGTGATTTTGGTTGTTGGAGGAGATAGATTAATTCAATTGAAAGAATTGATTAATAAGTATAATGGGATTGAATATCAATATGAAGATATACAGGTTGTAAATTGTGGTTATAGAAACGATACAATTGGAATAGAGTCAATATCAGCAACATTAGCTAGGAGTTATGTAAAACAAAATAAGTTTGATAAATTTTGTGATTGTATGCCAATTGGAATTGACATTAAATTAATCAATGAAATGTGGAACGAATTGAGGGTATATTATGAAAGATAAGTTTACATCGTTTAGTATTGAGAAACGATTTGAGAGTATTGTTTGGAATTTTAAACAAGGTAGATTTGAAACTAGATTTAGTCGAAATCCACAAATACAAATAGCCCAAGATTTGGTTTTAATTGTTGGTACAAATGATATGGGAATTGTATATTCAAAAGTCAAAGTCCCATATTCAATGAAAAGACGTGGAACTGGTTTTAAAAATTTTAGGTATAAATTTGTTCCAAAGATATTCGTTTATGGTAAATTCAAATTGTCATTAACGGTATTCCATTTTAGTGGGTCAAATTTAGATATGAATAAAATCTATGAGGAATATATTGAATATGAAAATAAAACAAGCTACAATTGATTCAGTCCATAAAACTAAAACGTCTGACCGATTCAATGTCAATAGGTTAATCAAATCACTTGGAATAAACTTAACAGTAAATGACTCAAAGGGTAAACTAAAAGCCTATGATTACAAAGATGGTGTATTCATATTCATTGACACTGAGTTGATTGGATTCTTACTTGTTACGGGTTATGATAATACAATGTATTTCAAGTCTACAGAAACAAAAAACAAACTAATTAAATACATCAAATCGTTAATTGTCATTCCAAACAATCAAATAAATTTAATGGAGATAATATGAAATTAGTTAAATATCCAAGAACTTTCCACCTACCTTGGAGTCTTGGAGTCAGTAGTGATGATAAAGTGCTGCAAAGTGTTGATAGTTTTGAAAATAAAAGAGTAATTGTTACATTGAAGATGGACGGTGAAAATAATACAACATACAAAAACTACTTTCATGCTAGAAGCTTAGATTCGCAAAATCACGAGAGTAGGAATTGGGCTAAAAAACATTGTGCAAGTTTTCAACAAGACATACCAACAGATTGGCGTGTTTGTTTTGAGAATTTGTATGCAAAGCATTCAATTCACTATAACAACTTAAGTTCATATATTAACGGAATATCAATTTGGAACGACAAAAACAATTGCTTAAGTTGGGATGAAACATTGGAGTGGTTTCAGTTATTTAATATTGAATCAGTTCCAATCTTATATGATGGTATATTCAATATTAAGAAAATTAGAGACATTGAATCAAATATGGACTTTACGGTAAACGAGGGATATGTCATTCGATTAGCAGACGGATTTAACTACAACAGTTTTAAAGACTGTGTTGCTAAGTTCGTTAGAAACAACCATGTGGCTATTAATGACAAACATTGGAGAACTCAAAAAATAGTAAAAAATGTATTGACAACTGGTTAAGATTCAATATAAAATACAGTTTTTAATTAACACAAAGGTGAACTTAAATGAGTATTAATGTGATTGAAATAACAATAATTAAAGACACTGAAAAATCTAAGTCAGGTAAAGTTTATGTTAAAACAAATCTACCTGACTCAATTCCAACTAATAATACTAACTTAATAATGACCTTCTATGCTGTTGATGCAGAAAAATATTGCAGTGTTAATTTTCCAAACGTTAAGGTAAATGTTGTCAGTTCTTCTGGACAATAACAATGCTAACTTATTGATTTTGTTACATTGTAATCATTATCAATTAAATCAATAAGTTAGCACTTACATGGATGTATTAGTTATATAACTGTTCCAAGTGCTAACTTATTGATTTATTGGAACAACCAAGTCAACTATCCGAGAAACACAAATGTCGATTAATGATACTGAATTTTACCCAACTCCAGATTGGTTAGCTACAAAGATGGCTAAACTAATACAACCACAGTCTAAAACGATATTGGAACCAAGTGCTGGGTCAGGTAATCTTGTTAAAGCAATAAAGGAATTTAAAAGATATAACAATTACACAATAACAATAGATTGTATAGAAATTGAACCAGTATTACAAAACTCATTAAGGGGAATGGGTTGTAATGTCGTTGGTTTTGATTTTATGAATTTTTCGAGTCCAACTTTATATGATTGTATTGTTATGAATCCTCCATTTAGTGTTGGGGTTAATCATGTATTGCGAGCGTATAATTTGATTTATTCTGGACAAGTCATTGCATTATTAAACGCGGAATCTATACGAAACCCATATTCAAAAGAACGGAAGTTATTAATTTCAATCATTGAATCTAATCCAACAAACACAATTGAATACATTGAAAATGCGTTTACCGATAGTGAACGTTCTACAGATGTTGAAGTTGTGTTAATACATTTAGTTAAAGTTGCTAATTATGCTGAAGACTTCTTTGATTTGAGTTCATTATCAGAATCTAAGCCTGAATATTCTGCAATGGATTCAAGCTTACAAAACCAATTAGCAATAAAACAATCAAGAATATCTGAATTAGTCAACTATTACAACTTAGCAGTCAATTCGGCTAGGGAAGCTTGTATTGCTAAAGCTAAAGCAACATATTACAAATCTTTAATGATAACATCGCAATATAAATCTCCAGCATATGAAATACAATATGATATTAAACGAGAATTGAATAGCGAGTTAGACTCGTTGCGTGATTCTGCATGGGGTGGCGTGTGGACTGTTTCAGAGTTTTCAAAATTGATGACTGGTGCAGTTAGGAGTGAGTTTGAAAAGAAACGAACCAACATATCAAAACTTGAATTTACAGAACACAATATTAGGTACTTCTTACAAGAATTACTTGATAATTCAATTGCAATTTTTAATCACACGTTATTGGATATATTTGATACGTTCACAAAGTATTATCCAGATAATAGAAATCATTATGAAGGTTGGAAAAGTAATACTAAAACAGTTGTTGGTGAAATTGGATGGAATAAAACTACCGATAAACCAATATTCACGAAAAGGCGAGTTGTATTACCAAATATTGTAAAATTGAGTTATAATAACAAATTAGATTTTGATTATCACGGGGAATCCACACTCAATGATGTTGATATGGTACTAGACAGATTGCTAGGCAATATTCCAGATTTAACTAATGGAATTGTAAATTCGATTAAAGCTAATAACTTTTTTGCTGGCATAAAAATGGAATCAAAACATTTTACAGTCAAAATATACATGAAGGGTACAATTCATTTGTATTTTAAGGACATTAACACGTTACAAAAACTCAATATCGCAGTTGGTCGCATAAGAAACTGGCTCCCAGACGACACACAACCAATTAATGATACTTTATTAAAACTATCGAGGGACATTATATGATAACCAATTGGATTAACTCAATACAAAAAAGCGAAAATGGTATTCTATTTGTAGGAGATGGGTTTGGCGACTTTACAGAGTTTAATGAATCGGCTAGTCAACAAGCAATTGAAGCATACATTGAATATTGCTATGAGCAGATTCAGTTTGCTACTGAATACTTAAAAACATTGGAATCATATGATAAAACCTAAATTCAAAGTATCAAAAGAAATTTTAATTAATTGTTTTATATGTTTAGTTGTAACAATATTAATAATATTAACATTACAATACATATTAGTTATAGGATTTATTGTTTGGTTGTATCAGCTACGCAATAGTAATAAGTTTATACATCCAGTCGATTCGTATTGTGAACTGTTTGGTTTCATATATGGATTATGCTGTATTAACATTCCAACCACAAAATAGGATTAATGATATGATATTACACATTCCACATTCAGGTGTAAATACATTGGGACGAAACATTGAATCAAGTGATATTGACGCATTAACCGACTGGTCAACACAGTTATTATTCCATCACGAAGGTGCTGACCTTATGGTCCAAGATGTTTCAAGATTCGTATGTGATGTTGAACGTTTCCCAGATGATATAGAGCCACTATACAAGGATGGACATGGAATTTGTTATACAAAGGGTGCTAATGATAATCCAATTGAAGTCGTTGATAAAGATTGGATTATCGAAAACATTTACAACAAATGGCACAATGAATTAAACAAACTTGTAGCAAAGGCATTATGTTATTTTCCAATCGTTGTTGTTGTAGATTGTCACTCATTTACTGGAGATAATAATTCGCCAGATATTCGTATTGGAACAACTAATCAAACACCTCCAGAATTAGTTTGTGATGTTGTTGGGGTATTGCTTGATTCAAATTACACTATTGGAATTAATGTCCCATATTCTGGAAGTATCATTCCAACACAGTATATAAATAATATTGCTGTCATGTCTATTATGATAGAAGTGAATAAGCGATTGTATATGAAATCTAACAATGATTTCATATCAACAAAGTGTATATTGTCCAAGGTACTTGATGTGATATACCAATATGAACAATCAAATGGAATGTAATAAATGAACTATATGAGTTTTTCTGAATACATTAAAGAGACTTTGCTGATATGGAACTTAAAAAAGGACAAGCTTTAACGAGTGGAGATAGTTTTAACAAAACCGATGGTAGGACATTTGCCACTGCAATTAGTAAGATAAAGTCCAATGATATTGCTAGGGGTGATGCTGAAAAGGATTGGACACACTAACAATATATTCAGTGCGTGAGTATAATGAGATGGAATGTTATTTAGGTGATAACAATAGCTCTGGATATGCTTTACATGGTAATGAATTGGTATCAGTATTCAGTTCACAGGGTTCGTCTGGAAATGCTATAATGCAAAGTGCAATCGAGAATGGAGCAAAACGATTAGATTGTTTCGCATTCCGTGATGGAGATGGTGGACTATTTAAACTGTATGGTAAATATGGATTCAAAATTGATACCAATATGAATGATGGTATTCCAGGAGAAGCCTATAGTGTAATTAATGGGATTAGCTCGTATGTGGATGATAATGAAGTTGTCCATGAAGACGATGTTAGAGTAGTAATTTATATGAAACGATAATAAGGATGGTATTGTAATGAAAAATGTTTTAGTTGAAGGTATGTATTTGTATTGTATTAAACATAAATTGACTCCACATATTGTATGTTCAAATTGTCCTCCGTATTTGAATTACCTTTCTGATAATGGTAATATCACATTAAACTTATCAGACCATGCTGTTGGGTATGTCAATTTCAACGATGGATTGGTCAAAATAGGAGTATCATTTAATCGTAAACATTATGATTTGGAATTTGATATTAATAAAGATGTCTTAGCAATTTATGATAAAGATAATCCAGATATTGGATTACACTTCAAACCTAACGATTTACCAATAGAACCACAAAAAACAAAGAAACGACCACATTTGAGGATAGTAAAATGATTTTTCTAAGTGAGGTGTCAATCATAGCTCCATATCGAAGTCTTCCAGTCAATTTGAACATTAAATTACAAGACTTGGTTGTATTTGTCGGTGGACAGGGAACTGGTAAAAGTTCTTTATTAGACTTATTATCGCGACATGATAAACGATATATCAACTATGTTTTAAATAGTGATGGTAATAGCGTTAAATCATATTATTTTGATACAGAAACGATGAACCCTAGGACAAAAAATGCACAATTGTATTCAAGTCCAGATGGTACTGATATTGGAATTGGTGTAAAAAATGCACTATTATCTAGGTGGAAGTCTCATGGTGAAATATTAAAACAATTTACAGTTGATATAGTAAATACAGTTGAAAATTCAGTTATATTATTAGATGAACCAGAATCAGCATTGTGTTTATCAAATCAATATAAATTGGCTAGAGAATTAAAACTTGCATCTGAAAACAATCAAGTGATTATTAGTACCCACTCGTTGGTACTAATAAAATCTGTTCCTCATGTTTTTGATTTGACAACTAAACAGTGGATTGAATCAAAAAAATATATTAAATCTACAATGAATTGAACATTGATTCAACAATATTTTACGAGAGTTATATAAATTATGGAAATTACTTATAAAAAAGAAATATCATTAGTAGTATTGACAATATTATTTTGTTTTTTGTTATCGCAATCAATTAAAGAACTATCCAATATGGTATCTGGTATATTAATTTACACATTGATTGATATTTTGATATTCATTGGAACAAACCGTTTACCTAAGAAACAAGGTGAATAATTATGGGTGGTCACACATACAACACACCACCAATTAAACTGGAATTAATATCTCCAACCATTAACGAATATGTTTGTGAATTAAATAGGATTTTTCCTATTGTTAATTTTAACTTTATTCCATTAGGTTCTACTGGTAAAAAAGCAGAATCTGGAGATATTGATTTAGGTATATCTGAAACGATATTATGTCCAATTAAGCTAAACATCAATCCAACCAAACTATACAAACGAATTGAAAAGTTAAATAATAGAGCAAGAACGTCAAATGAATCACAATTAAGACTTAAAGCAATATTAATTGAAATGTCTGATGTTATTAACTCAAGTTCAAAATTGATTAATATCAACCTAAAGAAAATAACAACTGGAACAATATTTTCTAGTTTTCCACAATATAACAATGATTCTATAGTTCAAATAGATTGGATGGTGGGTAATTTAAATTGGTTACAATTTGCATATTTTTCAGATGTGTATGATGACCACAATATTAAGGGTTTACATAGAACTCAATTATTAGTTGCATTGTTTAATATAATTGGATTGATTTTTGTACACACACTTGGAATTAAAAATCAATCCAACAACATCGTTACAACATCTCCACAAACAGCATTAACGCTTGTTAATGACTCGTTAAACCTAAAGCTCAACGTTAGTATGGCAAGTAATTTTTTCACGCTGTATGACCACTTGGAACGCAATTTAGACACGTTCCACTTCAATTTGTTGATAGCCGAGTATGTAAAAATCCTAAAATTAACTCCTAATTGTATCGTTCCAAAGTGTGTTGGTTAATCGTGTAACAATATTGTCAATTATTACGAATCAATGAGTTAGCACTTGCAGACTGGTCTTAGTTATATAACTGTTCCAAGTGCTAACCTGTTGATTCTTGTCAATTATACTGAAAGACTAAGTTAGCAGTTTAATATCCACTATCACACAAGCCAAGTTGTGTCTGTTGTTTGAATTATCAATGAGTTAGCACTTGGACACTGGTACTAATTAACTAACACCTGTAAGTGCTAACCTATTGATTTGTGTAAGGTAAGCTTAAACACGGTCAATAATGATACTGGTATTAATTGCTCCAGTATTATCATGGGCTACTACAAAGTGAGTGTCTGGATATGGTGTAGTTAATGACCACATTCCAGTCATTTCATCACTAAAGGTTTCATTAACAAGATTGCCAGTTTTTCTATTATACAATCGAATTAACCGTTTCGATGGAATACCAGATTTATCATACACAATTCCAGATTTTGTAAATAAATACCTTTTTGAATCATCTAAACTAAAGTTAGTTAAATATCTATTTGAATTGATTGTTATTCTAATATCATCCAAATACATTAAAGGTCTAAAATACTCAATAGGCTCAGTTGGAGTGAAATTAGAAGTGTATTTACCAATACCAGAAAAAACAAATAAATTATCCATATACCCATAGAACTTTAAATAGGTGTTATTAGTTCTCCCATCAACAACATTACCAATAGTAACCATATCTCCAGTATAATTTGTTGTGTTTGTTATTTCAATATCTTTAATTCCATTTACGAATGTTCTAATATAACCACTATCCCTAGAAACTGCAATATGGACCCATGTGTTTAATGGTAATACAATTGTACCTGTTGCTATACTATGCAATATAAGTGTGCCAGATGTTGTTGTTATTACTAATAATCCACCAGTATCACCACCAGAAGTTCTTGAATCAAATATTGTACCAGAATAGTCACTATACCCACCTCCACCATATGATAGTAAATACACCCATACTTCAACTGTGAATGTGTTTAATCCAAATGCAGCTATTCCTTTATTATCAGCAAATAAATAATCGCCACTACCATCAAAATAAACAGAGCTTGTTCCATATTTAAATTTACTTGTTTTGATGTTAGTGTTTCCTGCAACTGAAATTGTTTTTCCAGTTGAGTCAATAATTGATGTTGAACCATCAACACCTTCCATATTTAAACCCAATGTCACATACTTTACCGTATATGTTGGACTTGGTTTTCCAATATTTAATCTATATGTGCTAGTTACTGGATATTGAAGTTCTATTGGTGTGAAATTAGTATTGTATTTACCAAGTCCTCTCGTTATCCTAACATCATCTAAATAACCATTTAATTGTTGACCATACACATTGTTTCCAAATGAATTTAAGCTTTGTGCTTGGGTTGATGTTCCAGTACCAATTGCATTCCCATTTAAAAACAGTGTTATTATGTTGGTTGTCCTAGATATTGCAATATGATTCCAGCTATTAATAATCAATGTTCCAGTTGTTGTAATGTCTTCACCTAACCAAAGTATATTTCCACCTGAATTAAACATTACCCCACTTCTATTTCCAATCCCCATTATTAATGCTGTATTGCTTGAAATGTTTAATGGATATACCCAAAACTCTAATGTAAAGTCCTCATTTTGAACTATGTCCATTGATTGTGTTGTGATATATCCTCCATTTAGAAACAATGAACTATTCCCATACTTTTTTATTGAAGTTGATAATTGTGAGTTACCTATTACAGTTATTGCTTTTCCACTATCATCAGAAATCTTTGAATTGAAATTCATATTCAATACAACATTTGATTGTAATACTGGAACATATCCCATATTAATCGTATATTGTGAATATCGTTGTTCAATTCCATTTAAAAAGTATTTCCATGCTTTGTCTATTTTAATAAAGGCGTGGTGTTTCCAGATATTTAATTCTAATGTATTTGAATCGAATATAACAATTTGAGTATTACCAGTTGAATTACCACATACTAATTGAATATTGTTTGTTCCATTTACTTCTACACTCCAATTGGTATAATCACCACTCTGATTTGATATTAGTTTAGTGTTAGCTGGAATAGCATTAAACTTTGTCCAAAACTCAATACAAGAATTTACACTATCATCAATTAAAAATTCATTTCCAATTAAATAACAATATGTTGAATTGGTATTCACACCATCACCAATTAAACTCAAGCAGCCTGTTCCATCTCGACTGTTTCCAATATTGATTACTGGAGGGTAATCGCTATTCACTATGGTAATTGTATGACCTTTTTCATCATATATTGATTCACATGGCATTGATAATGTAACTAGGTTGTCAAGTGGGTCATTATCAATTGAACTTAGAATTTGTGATTCCCATTTAAAATTCGTAGATTTTGCTGATGGTGGTAAGTACATAAAAATATCTTTAGTTTTGGTATATTTTTATTTATGTATTGACACTGAGTTGCAACTTAAACTATAATGCCTCATACATTTTTAGGTTAGGTGAATATCGTGAGACAAAGATTTGATTTCCCAGACGAGAAGTTTGTTTTTGGTAAGTATGTCGGAAGAACTATATCAGATGTTATGAATGCTGATAAGGCATATGTTGTATGGGCTATCAACAACAGTGTAATAAAAGTTTCACAGTTAATTGTAGATTGGTCTAATGGAATTGATGTCCAAACAAAATATGTTACCCACAAAAAAGTATCACCTAAAGGGAGTAATGTAGATTTATTGATTGTGCATTATGTTATTGGTTGGAAAGTTGGTAAACAGTTTAAAGTTATTAAATCTGAAAGGTTACTTGAAATTCCTATACTGTTAAAGTATGATATTGTAACCAATATTACTACTCGTAAAGGTTGTGATAATACAGCACTCCTATTGGAAGATAAATTCTATGAATATGCAATCGAAACGCTCCATAGAAAATATGATACCGATGAATTACACAATTTTACACAAACGGCATTAGTGCCAATATTACAGGTATATCAAGATGTTGTTGTAATTAAAGACAGGAAAATTAGATGAAAGTTACTAAAACCAATAGAACGATAATCCAATATGACTTTTTAGATGAAACAACTCAAAGTCAATTGAATATGGTATTTGAAATATTAGAATTGTGTCCACAACACGATTTCATTAAGCTACCATTGTCTGAATTTACGTCTGGACTAGGTGAAAAACTATATGTGCTTTATGTTACTACTTTATATAGGCTAGTTGTTTCTGTTAATAATGATAGTTGTATCATTGAAGATATTATTTCACATAAAAGGCTTGAATCGTGTCCAATGTATATCAATAGCGTTAAACATATTAATAAATCGAACACAAGAATTGTTTTAACACCTATTATTAAAGGCTGGGATAGTGAATTAAGAATGGGAAAGAAACTTGCACCTGTTCATTACAAATTACAGAGCTGAGTCTAACAACCTACCAACTTAAAGGTTAATATGATAAGAAAAACAATAGATGAAGTAAAGGCAATTAGTTGTAAAACTGGAAGTTGGGTATATGGTATTGGTGTATATCCAGTATTAAACGATGATAGTAAATGTGTTCTAATTAAGCTTGAAAACTTAAAAATAACAACGGAACAAGTATTATTAAAAACTGTTTGTAAGTATATTGGGAAACTTGATGTTGATAAGAATCCAATATACGAAAATGATATTGTGGAAGCTAAAACTCCATACGGAGAATTAAATAAAACTATTGTTTGGGACAATGATAGATGTGGTTACTTTTTACAAAGTGATTTTGTTGCATATGACCCAAAAAATCTATATAGTTTAGCAAAAAAGAAAGTTAAAGTGATTGGTAACATTTTCAATTAATCAGGAATAATCATGTATTTCAGAAAAAACAAAAGGTATTTGGTATTAGATGATTCGGCTATTGGTAAGGCTCAATTTACAGGTAATTTTCATGTAGTTGATATGGTAATGTTTTATCCATTTGATATGTTTGTTAGGTTGTATGGTAAAAGTCCAGAAGAAACTAAAACTCAGATTATTACACACAATACAGTAAAGTATTATTCTGTTGGAGATATTCAACCTTGTTTCGCATCACAATGTTCTGATATTACCGATTAATAACGTGTGTACTAATTAACTAACCGTACCAAGTGCTAACCAATTGATATTATTAGTGTATATTATTATCAATTAAATCAAAGCGTTAGCACTTGGTACGGGTTAGTAATTACCTAATGGTTGTAAATGCTAACCTATTGATTCCCATACCATTTGGTTGTTTAAACACATATTCACTAGAATCAATGAGTTAGCATTTGGACACATATTTTAGAAAGTACCCATTTTAGTGGTGTCGAATGATGATTTCCAGTGTTTGTAAGCTAATGTAACGGTAACTGTTTGGAATGTATTGTTAGATGAATAAGATAATGGGAGTTCACCGATATTCATGGGCCATGCCTCGAACAGTGTGATAAAATATGGAGAGTATTTACCTTCATCATCAATTAGATAAATGTTCACATCTGAAACATACTCATCATAATAATTTAAGGTATTACTTCCAACATTAACAACTGTTGACTGCCACACGTCAAAATAATGTCTGGTGTTTAAGTCACTACTTGAATATAGGCTAAACGTAACTGGTTCATATTCTTCAATTCCCTTTGGAACTTTATATGGTGAAACTAATTGTTTGTGTGAATATGATTCTAAGGCTCTAGCTGGCATACTTAGAGTGTGACACATTAATCCAATAGTGTTATTGTTATTTAATATGTTTTCAACTGCTCTAATGTGTGTTGAAGCACTTTCGGCATTGACACCTGGACTAAATGCTGATTCACTAAAACCCTTCGGTAATCTAAATTCAACAAAATATTTATTAGATTTGGCTAACCCCATTGATAATAGATTAACAAAATTGGTAACATTGGTAACTGGTAAACCATTTTGTGTAATAGAAGCTGTTTTTCCATGAATTTGTAAAGCAGCATCACGTTCATATTTTAAAGATGTATCTAAGGTTGGCATAATTGTCTTGGAAATAAATTTACTAACTAATAGAAAAGCTACTATTCATTGACTTTTCTAATCTCTTTTTAACACCAGCAATATTTACCCATGCTCCATGTTTACCATAAAAATGAGCTATTGCTATACATAGGTAAGCACCCTTATAATATAGGTCTAAGTCTTCTCCATCGGACATAGATTGTTGTGATGGCATATCTACATTAAACGATTTACCTATCAATTCCCACGCCTTAACAGCACCTGGAACTTGCAATATTAACCTATCTTGCTCAAGCTTCATTATTGAACTTTTCCTTGACCCAACCCATTTGTCCATTGATGTAAAAGCTGTATCATCGGTATGGAGATTGGTGTGTTTAGGAACAAACGTGATGTTAGAATTTGGAGATTCAAAGGTTTCACTATCCCAAGACTTTTTTGAATTGTCCTGCTTATTATCATCACCATATTTAAACGTTTTTGAAGTAAATGCTTTAGACATAAAATCAAATGAAACGGTTTTATTACCAAACATTCCACTACCCAAACTACTCATAGCATTGAAATGTTCCATATTATAATCAACGATACTTAATGTCAAATCAGTGGTGGAATTACCAGAATTGTCTTTTATTCCAGCAGGTTTTAATATAAAAGTAACCCCAGAATCTGTATCTGAATACATTTTTTCGATACTTTTCATGGCGAATTTTCCAGTATCAATTTGGAATAATATCATATCGGCTGCTCCATTACACAAGGCAACTTTACACATTTTATTAACAGCAGTAAATGGACTTAAATTAGATACAATTGTGGTTATTGTATTTTCACTTGAATCAACTTCTAATGATGCTCCTAATGAGTTCTTAATGATGTTTGTTGCAATGTCGGTTGGACTTTGTGCTTGATATGATTTTTTTACCCTAATAGATTGATTCTTTATTATTTCTGGACTAACACCACTAACCATATAGGTTTGGAACTTTGAATTAATAAACTTTTTATCATTAATTCCAAATACCACAAACTCATAAGATTTACTACCATTTAATGAGAATCCCTGATTAGATTCTATTTCAATTTCAATAGTTGAACCTGGAGCTATTGGAACATTCATAATTAAATTGTTGGTATCAGCAACTTGCAATTCACAAGTCCATATAGGAGATAAAACATCTTGATAGATTATAACTCCACTAATAGCTTGTGATACATCTTTTCCATTAATCGTCACTTGAAATTGTGATAAGTCTGTTGGTAATATACCCTTGTCACTAATCATAATATGTCTTCCTCTTGAATTGTAGATTCTATTTTTGTGTCCAATGCTTTCATATATGAATAGGTAAAGTCCTTTATAAATACTGGATTAACAATTTTAATGTTCCTTTTACTTTCATTTAATTCATATTCATATTCATAATTAGTAATTGCTCGAATGGTATCTGGTATCGGGTCATTACTATTTCTAATAATATCAGTATTATAATCATCAACCAATGAATTGTCTGACATATTAATATAATGGTGGATTTCATATATATCAACATATTTGTCTTTAATGTAATCAATCAATGTTTCTGAGTCTAATGGTAAATCGTGAAATGGATTGATAATATCATTTACAACCAATATAGTCCAATAATACTTAGCATCACCATACATTTTTTCACTAATACTTTCTGGAATCTCATTTTCAGACATTACATACTTTTGAAATGCAAAACGATTGTCTACATTTCTAACTGTATCAATTAATATTGACATTCCAATATTAGTAACATTTGTTATTATTCCATCTAATGTGTATTTGTATCTTTCAAACTTATTAAACATTCCCATTTAATATCCTGCTTGTATATCAGATGATGTTAATACTTGCATTTCTTTAAATTCTATTGTCAGTGATATTTCTGATGGAAAACCATCTCGTGTAACTGTCCATCCACCTGAACCTGTATAATCTACATCCACATTAGTTATTACACTTCGTTTGAACTTATTTAACCATTTATTTTGTTGTCCGTTAAATAGATATTGGATTTCAAATTCGCTAGGATAACCTAATAACGCATCATTTGAATTTCCAGTTGGATATGCAGCAGCCCTAAATGCAGTTACGATATTGTGAATATTATCACACTCAGACCTAGAATGTGGAAACAACTTAAATTCAAATGAAAAATCACGTTGGTCTACACCCTTAAACATCATAGTTAAATATGGATTCTGTATCATATTTCCACCAGCACCTAATACAGTGTCCAAATCTGTACCCAACATACTAGCCTTTTCATTTAATATTTGTGCAATAGAACTTGAAGCCCACGCCCCAGCAGCACTGGTAAACTGCCCATCATTCATTTTTTTCATTTGACTTGCTGCTAATGTGTCATTTCCTTCCCATGAAATTTGTGATGGATTAGATACCTTTTCAGGCATATACATATAAATTGTAGTCCAAGGTAAGCTTTCCATTGGACTGCTCCGTTTATATTCTTGAAATTGAATACATGATGGAAAAACACCTTCCCCAACTGTGGCTGGATATTTAAGAATTCCAAATGATTTTCCAATTTCAAATGATGTTACTGATTTTAAAACCGTATTAGCTACAGAACTAACAGCAGAATCAAATACATCTAATATTGACATAGTATTAATCTCACATAAATATTATATTTATAAATGTAATACAAATGAAAAGATTTCCGACACCAATTAAATATGTGGTTAAAAACAAAGAGAAATATGTTGGAGACAGTACCAATGTTATATCTAGGAGTTCATGGGAAACTAAGTTTATGCGTTGGTGTGATATGAATCCATCTGTTGAATTATGGGGTAGTGAAATTCAAGCAATACAATATTATAGTCAAGCTGATAAGAAATTAAGAAGGTATTTTCCAGACTTCTTTATTAAAGTGAAAATGAAAGATGGTTCATTAAAAGACATTATTATTGAAATTAAACCACATGACCAAACTATACCTCCAGTTAAAGGACGTAAACGACAAACAACTTTTATTAATGAATGTATTACATGGCAAGTAAATCAGGATAAGTGGAAAGCAGCTATCGAATGGGCTAGATTACACAACTTTACTTTCCAAATTATGAATGAATATGATTTAGGTATTAAAAAACGCAAACAATGATTCTATTGCGTATGTCGAGATTTGTTCAATACACCATAATCATTAACATCGTCTAAGTGCTAACTTGTTAATATTATACTCAATTAAATCAATGTGTTAGCACTTAGACACATTAGGTAATTACTAACAATGACCAAGTGCTAAGTCATTGATAGTTGGTTAAGTTACTATTTATGTCAATTACTAACTATCAATGACTTAGCACTTGGAACAGTTATATAATTAAGACCAAGCTGTAAGTGCTAACTTGTTGATTATAGTAATTGACAATGAATTAGCACTTGGACGTAGAAACAACCTAAGCCTATTTTAAATTTGTTTATTACATTTTGCCAATTTGTATAATCTGGGATGAATTGATTGACCAAAGAAAGCAATTGCGAAACATTCAGCCCAATTTTCTTCATCTGCGAATCCAGCACTAACCGAATACTTAGATGTTATGTAACTTGAATTAAACCAATTTGGCAATCCATATAACTCTTTTGTAAATAATTTTAAAGTTTCTGTTGAATTGCTTATCCATATTTCATCAAGCTCTGATTTGTAAGTTGCTTTTGCCTTTTGTTCGGATGATGGTTTGAATACGAATTTTAATTTTCCAGATAATGCCTTTTTATATTCACATTGAAACTTACTCAATAAATCAGTTACCATTCCAGCCAATTCAATAAATCGTTTTTCACTCAGCGATGATTGATTTTCAATTTGAACATTTCCAAATGTGACATTAGTTTTCACAACTTTTTTCTTAGTGTTTAATGAAAAAACTTGGACATCTATTTCCAATATTAAGATATGAATGTTGATAATAAATTATAGTTCATTTCAACATCATTTGTTTTAAAAGTATTTCTTATTCGGTTTCCCAATTCAATAATTTCATTATCACTTAATGTAGATTCTAATAAACAAAACTGTTTAAAGTTAAGCATCGTTGATTACCTTCGTGTTCAATTTAAAAGCCCAAATTGCATTCGCATCGTGTAATGCGTTAGCCTTACTAACAGACATAAGCATCATTAATGGATGAATAATTACATTGTGAATAACCCACATTAAATATATTATGTTCATTTTGTTCCTTATTATGTAAAGTTGTGTATAAGAATCAATAAGTTAGCACTTGCAGTGTGGTCTTAATTATATAACCGTTCCAAGTGCTAACTTGTTGATTATAATAACATTCACTAAACTCAATTAAATCAATGCGTTAGCACTTGGGCATTGTTAGTAATTACCTAATGTGTCTAAGTGCTAAGTCATTGATAGTTGGTTAAGTTACAATCATTGTCAATTACTAAGAATCAATAGGTTAGCACTTGCAGGTGTTAGTTAATTGTATAACCGTTCCAAGTGCTAACCTATTTATTCCATTACCATAAATATTTACTATAATTAAATCAACGAGTTAGCACTTGGAAACAGTGTTGTTAATTATATACCTATCGCAAGTGCTAACTCACTACTACATGGAGATAATAAATGTTGTCCTATCAAAACTATATTAGGGAAGTTAAATTACAACTCCCTAAATCTGATACAAAATTCAATGGTATAATGAAAGATAAAAAGCTATTAGGGTCTGGAGTTCAAGCCTTGGTATATGCTCACACTAAAGATGCTAACAAGATTATAAAGGTTGTTAATGTAACAGGTGAGAATGATGCTTCTGTTCAATTTTTAAGATTGTGTGTTAATCACGAAAATAATCCATATTTTCCAAAAGTTTATACCTATAAGATGTATGACAATTCAGAATTAACAGAAGATGATATTGACTTTTTAAAATATAGAACATTGATACAACCAACACAAGAAAAATATATGCTGGTCATGGTAGTAGAACGTTTAATGCCGTTATTCCATGAAGATGCTAAATTTGTATGGAATATGTTTAAATCATTGGGTTTTTTTGACCCATTTAATAGCTACAGAAACTTAAATGACTTGTATCTTGATATTAGACAACAATTTGCAAACCCAACTAGACGTTTGAAACTTAAATCCAGAATTACAGATGATAATTTAATAAAAGCTTTGCGATTAATCGAGCCTTTGTTTAAAAACTTTATGAGTGATTTACATAGTGATAATTTTATGATACGTCCAAGCACAAAGGAATTAGTAATCATTGACCCAGTTCAAAACCTTATTGGTGTTGGTTGACCTATCAATAAGTTAGCACTTGCAGCGTGTTAGTAATTATATGATAGTTCCAAGTGCTAACCCATTGATTTTTCATAATTGATGTGAATAGTATAACTATCAATGAGTTAGCACTTGGACATTGTTATTAATTATGTAATAGCTCCAAGTGCTAACTCATTGATTCTATTACAGCAAGTATTTATGACAACACAATCAATGAATGTGTTAGTTACTTAACCGTTGCAAATGCTAACATATTGATTGACATTATAACTCCAACACATTATAGTATAACCATCATTGAGAACTTAAAGGAATCATTATGTCCACATCTATAAAATCAATAATTGTTATCCAACACACTTCTAGTAATGGGTGCGAATTTACCTCTACGAGTTTGGATTTATCAACTGGTGTTAATGTAAAGAATAAATTTGGGTGTTCTAAAGACAAAATGATGAACGACTACTTTGAGTTTGGTTGTTGGTTTACCATTTCGGTGTTTCCAAAGTTACACCATTTTAGTGGCTATGATAACATATCTTTTATTGTGGACTAATAATAAAAACTTTATTAAATTGCTTCCATTGCAAATAAACTACGATTTTCTATTCCAATACAAAGATTAGAAAATCGTTTACCTTCAATGTTTCCATTATAATAAACCAATTCACCATCACCATTCACTTCTGATAATACCTTTTTAGTATATAATTGCCTTGTTTCTTCATAATTAACATCCCTTTCTAATTCGTGTATTGATAATATGGTTCGCTTAAATCTAGCTTTTCCAAATTCTTTAACCAGTGCCTTAATCTCAACACTGGAACTATAATATTCTCTCCATGTAGATTCTACAGTGATTCGGTTTTTTCTACCTGGAACCCGTTTCATACTCCAAAAAAACTTTTTTCCAATATAGCGTTTACTGGTTTCTAAGTCTATTATTTCATAAACAAATCCAGCATATTGTTTGCAATCATTGAACGGTTCATTATTAAACATCCAAGGGTTGTTTTGGTATTCAGCTTCTTTATCTTGTGCTGTTTTTCTTTTAGCCATATAATGTTACTCCTTAACAATTTCATTTAGATAATTATAAATATGCCAATATGATATTGACCCATTTCTAGGCATACTATATTTGAGTTTCCAATCAACATTTGATATTGATTCTATTAGTTTGCTTTTAATTGAAGTATCTAGTCCATCAATAAATTTAATGTACATACTTGATGTCCATCTAGGAGCATTTAAATCTGTTATTGGTTTACCAACATTACTCCCCCATGCACATATTATCACATCAAAATCATTGATGATTTCGTTCGAGTGCCTAGTTTTATATATAAACTTAATATATTTGTGGTATAATTTAGGACGTTTATTGTAAATTCCACTTAATGGTCTTTTATAAATGTTAAAACAAACTGGAACTTGTTTAGCCGAACTAAACAACACCTGATTAAGCTTTTCACTATAAATTAAATCAAATTTGTAAATTAGATTTCTGTTATTATATTGACTGATAGGTAAAATGTAAGCAACATAATCAGCAATATTAAAGCTTTTATCACAAAACCTCCTATATAATAAATTGTTTTTTCCAAATGGAGGATTCCCAATAACACATCGTCCAGATTTATGTGGTATATCAATCATTAAAAAGTCTTGTTTGATAATTGATGGATGCTCAGGTTCAATATCAAATGCAATACAATCAGGTAATAATAAACTAAATGACCCATTTCCAGCTGATGGTTCAATATATTCAGTGATATTTTTATTCCCTATAATTTGATGCGTTTTATCTATACAATATTGAGCCAATTCTAATGGAGTGTAATACTTGTCGTTTATTAATTTTGCCATCTTATGTCCAGTGTGTTATTTGATTTCTTGTATTTATACTAAACTTAATATAACACACTGGACATAAGATGAGTCGTATCTAAGTTGAATCTAATGTCCATGATGATACGAAAAGAAACTGGACCATTAGTAATAAATGACTCTATAGCCTAGTATTCAAATATAATAAATACAACAAAACCAACCATAATATAGGATAAATTAATATGATAAGCATTAAAGATTTTATGGTTTTGTCAGAGGCTGACCAAAAGGCATTATCTGGTGGAACTTGGAAACGAATGGGCAGAGGTGGGTCAATATATGTTGACCATGATGGAAACATCTTAGCTGGAGGTAATCCCAGTTTACATAAAAAAATCAATAAAATAAAACAAGACATATATCAAGAATCACCTGAAAAGGTTGAAATTGATAAAATAATTTTCGATAAAATGCAAGCTATTATTGCATTAGTCCAACAAGATGATATATCTGAATTAAGACGTGATTATCCAACAATATGGGAAAACGCTGTTAAAGTTCAAAAAGACCGAGTTGAAATATTGCGTAGAATAAATAATGGTTCAGTTCCACAATGGTCTATTAACACTGAAACTGGGAAAGCTGAACGTGAATTTTCAAGAAGAATGTCTTGGTTATCACGAGCTGATTCGTTTAATGATATTTCTAATGCAATTTATCAAGGTGTTAAAAAGTTAGACGATGTTATCATTAACGAATTGGGACAAGAAGCCAATAAAAAAATACAAAAGTTGATGGATATGAATGTTGACTCGTCTATAAATATGACATCTAACCCTTGGTTAAAAAACCATTTGGATACAAAGATATTAGACATGGTTAAAAGTATGCTTAAAGAAAACCCTTTAAGTGAAATTGACGATAACCCATTTTATAACAAATAAGGAATAAACATGAAAACATTTGGACAATTCTTAAGTGAATCTGAAACCATTATAAAACCTGGAATGTCAGTTGAAAAGATAAATTCAATACTAAAATCTGAAACTTTATCAACAGGTGAGTTGGATTCATTCTTATTTGATGATGCTTCAGGACAATTTGAATACTTTTTAGTGAATCCTGATATTACCGATGACAAAGTAATAGAACAATTAAAAGTATTACAACAAACTGTTATCAAATATCAACCAAATTGCACTCCTGCAATTAAACGGCAAATGAAAAAAGCCTTAGCTGAAATTGAATCTAACTATAACACCTAATTTTGTTAGACTTGTTTATAATAAATAGTTTGACTTTAGTTTTGAATATCATTATAATTTGTTCCATCGAAAATCGACACAAAGTGAGAATTTATTATGAAACGCAATGACACAGTTGTTATCAATCACCAACCTTCTATTGGAAATCTTGTGATTGAAAAACTCATGGTTAAACGTGTATATCCCAACAAACGGAGACGAAAAATCTGTATTAAAAGTGTATGCGAGGTTGATAGGTGCTGGAGTGAGTAAACTTTACCTTGGAAGTAACAAAGATTATATCGACTATGATATTTCAAAATTAACTGCGATACAACACACGCTTTAATAATAAACAATGAGGACTTAAACATGACAACAGATAATCCACAACTATCAGACTTTGACCACATTTCTAATTGGATTCGTAACAGTTGGGATAAAATAGATTCACAACTTACGGACGATATGGTACAACCGTTTTTTGATTACTTAATATCATTAACATCAATTAACCAAGTTGACATATTCGATAGTATTCCATCATCTGATTCATTACATTTCTATTCAAATGGAAAGCCAGATAAAGGTAAAACTAAAGAGTTTTTAGACAATTTTGATAATTTCAAATCAGCTTTTGAGCGAGCTATATCAACGGTAATTAAATAACACAATAACTCAACTAAAGACTTACATGGTTTATATTGGATGTAAGTCTAGTTCCACAATTAATCGAATCCTTGGGTTACATGAAAACTTATATAAAAACAGGAATGTCATGCCGTTCCATAATATCAATCCTAAACACTGAAACACTAACATCGGTTGAATTGGTGTTATTTTTATTTGATAGTGAGCAAGGGCGATTTGGATATTTTTTAACATATCCAAATCGCGTTGATGATATGTGTATAACACAACTAAAATCACTACAACAAACAATTATTAAACACCAAAAAAACTGTACTAAATCTATAAAAAATAGAATGGAACAATCATTAAAAGAAATTGTAAACAGCTACAATGGTGGAGTAAACTATAAGTTATTAAATGCTGCAAAAAAGGATGTTAAAAAATTAACTAAATCAGGAGAAACTTTAAGTTTAATTAAAAAGAATATAGAAGTGAATTATCCAAGCTTAGGACTAGATTGGATAGAAGATTTCGTGAAAGATGTTTAAATGATACAACTAACACAAAGTCCTTTTGCTAGGAATTGTAGTCCAGTAAAACAACAGGTTTTGGTTAATAAGCCTGTTGTTTTTTACCGATTGCAAGGGGACTTATCAACTAATATCATGGATGAAGGTTTTAACGGACATGACGCAACATTAACTACAATTCCTAAAAGCAATGCGAATACACAATTCGGTGGATTATTTTTAGAAAAATCTATTAATAGTTATTTAACAATTCCAACTAATAATTTGTTAAATAACATCAATTCAACTGGAATTACTATCATGTTTTGGTTTAATAGTAAAGACATATCATCTAGGGATTATCAATATTGTTTATTTTCATTGACATCAGATTCCAATGGAATACAAAACTCAATTGATATAATTAAAGACACCAATTATAATACAATATTTTGTAGACTAACAAATTTAATTTATGGTGATTTATCAATTACCTCAATTGTGAATTTATTAGACAACACATGGTATCACATTGCTCTTACGTTAAATCCAACAACTAATAAGTTTTCAGTTTACCTAAATGGAATATTGATTGAAGACAATACCATCAATATTGCACAAATAGCTGCGTTAAATCGCCCCTATTGCCATATTGGTAAGAGTCTTGATGCTACTATAGCTAATTCAACTTCGTTGTTTAAAGACGTGGTTATGTTCGATTTTGACGTGGGATTAAGTTGTGTTAATACCATATACACGCTATCAGCATATAATGAGATGTTATCTGGAATTGCAAAAGATAGTACACACCCATACAGTCCAGCAAGTGTAGTATTGATTCGAGAATTACCAGATGGAAAAACACATAAAATTGTTCCCGATAGCTCGGCATATTGGGAATTTTATGGAACAAAAGACAAGGTTTATGATATTGTTGCTTATGGACCAGAAGGTAGTATGTATAAACCAGAAGTTGTTGGTCCAATTGAAATATAATAAATGGGAGCTACTAAGTCAATATAGTAGCTCCCTATTTTATTGGACCAATTAAAGTTTTTCAGTGTATATGCGTGTACCGTTTAATGGAATTAGTGATACAGTTTCACAATAACCTTTTATTATAAAATCACGCAATTTTGGTTTGTTAGAATGGACTTCTTCAATAAATCCATCCACATATTCAAAACCTATTGTGTCAGTAGAACTACAATCATAATCACACACTTCACTTGTTGATTCAAATACCTCGCCATGTGATTCAGCTTTTGCCATGGCTTGTAGTTTAGATTTAGCTTCAATTATCAATGTGTGTTTTTTAGTAGGATTTGTAAATTTATAGTACATGATTTATCTTCTGTTATGTGGTTTACTTAATTGTGGACTTCAGTATACACACATTTTTTTAAACGTCAACATTTTTTAACATCATGGCAAATATAAAAAACACAACAGGAACAGAAATTGATTTAGTTAAACGGTTAGAACAAAAGTTTTTTGATTTGAATCCAACTAAACAGAAAAGAAATACGGATGAGTCGATGGACTGGTTTAGGAATTTCATATCAAAAAACTATAAGAGTGTTCGTTTACCTAGGCTATTACAAGATAGTAATTTAGTTACTAATAAGTTTAATCCAGGGGATATGGTTTTGTTTCAATATGACCCAAAATGGAAAGACAAACTAAACATATACGACACATTACCTTTAGTTATTCCATGTGGAGCATACACATCTAAACAAGGTGTACCTATTATGGTTGGACTAAATTTCCATTATTTAGCTCCAGTCATTAGAGCCAAGGCATTAATGGCTATCATAAACCTAAAAGCAAAAAAATCATTATCGTGGTCAATTTTAAGAAAAATGTCAGAAGTTAAATTCTTTGAACACGCACTACATTCATATAGACTCGACCACATAAAATCAAAGTTTGTTAATATTCCAGATGAATCATTTGAAATAGTTGCATTTCTTCCAACCCAACGATGGAAAGGTGGTACTAATAAAGATGCTTGGAATATGTGAACCAAATACTTGCTACAATGCTATAACTTATTGATTTAACTGGTAATGATTGTGTCCTAATAATGTCAACAGGTTAGCACTTGGAACAGTTATGTAACTAATGCCACTCCATAAGTGCTAAATTTTTACTGTCAATTATTAAGAATCAATGACTTAGCACTTGCATCGGTTATATATCTAATACCACGTTCCAAGTGCTAACTTATTGATATAATTGAGTATAATAAACATTAACAATATCAACAAGCTAGCACTTGGAACCGTTTACTAATTAACCAACACCTGTAAGGGCTAACTTATTGATTCTTCCACGACTTGATGTGTTAAAAATATATTTTGACATTTGTACATTGTGCTATTATAATACACCATTTACATAATAGTATTTTAGGATTTGAAATGGAATTAAAACAATATATAGACCCTATACAGTGTTATTGTGCATTGAATGAAGTTTCATACCCAATATTAAATTCAATATCAAAACATAAAAAAACGTGTTTTGCACATACGAGCAATGTTGTTAAGGTTGGATTACAATTATTCATACCAATTGAATATAAATCATGGAACAACCAACACAAAACTCCAACCATATTAGCTAGAAATTTATATTGTGTAGTCCACAAGCTTAGTGGTAATGTAATATTAGAGTCGATTAGTCAAACTGCTAAGTTGGCTAGGCAATCCGTTGATATGTTTACGAGCCTAAGATATAAAGTCATCAAATGTGAAATAATCTTATTAACACAACAACAACATTTAAATTAGGTAATCATAATGGAAAACAGTAACAAACATTCATCTTCTTTGTCGAAGTAAATATGCAGGAAATTAAAGAAGCATACATCTGGTATTTCTGGAAGTTTGTATGTAGATGGTTAGACTCACACAAAAGAGTTAGATTTTACAATAAAGGATAATAATATGTTACAAATATTTAAAGAGTTAAAGTCGATAAGTTCAATTAAGAAAAAACTTGCTAGGGTTCAGCTTGAAGTTAATAATGAGCTACTTAAAGAAGTTGTTTATTTAGCCTTAAGTCCACGGATTAAGTTTTATATTAGAAAGGTTCCAGAATATGTTGCTGGAACCTTAACTAATCCAATTTCATTAAAATATGCTATGTCTGAATTAAATGTTTTAAGTTCAAGACAAAAGACTGGAAATGAAGCACTAGCACATCTTCACACACTATTAGCATCTGTTAGTTCAGACGATGCTCAGGTGCTGGAATTGATTATTAAAGGTGATTTGAAATGTGGTGTTGGTGTATCAATAGTAAATAAGGTTTGGAAAGATTTAATAGAAGAAACTCCATATATGGGTGCAATTCCATACAATGTTAAAAAGATTCTAAACCTTATTAAAAACGACAAACAAGGAGCTGTCAGTCAAGAGAAAATAGATGGACGATATGGAAATTGTATTGTAACACCTAACGATGTATTGATTGAAAGTCGTGGAGGCGAAGAAACCCTAATAGGCAATCAATTCGATTTTTTAACAAAGTTTGTTGATAACATCGTGCTTAATGGTGAATTGATAATCGAAGGGATTTCACGTTACACTTCAAATGGAATAATTGCAAGTGTGATTTCAATTAATAAAAAGATTACATCTGGAATTTCAGTTGTAAAAGAGATTTCTGAATTTGAATTAGAATATGGAATGTCTATTTCAGATGCCCAATCTAAAATCGTATATGTTTGTTGGGATATTATAACTTTAGACGAATATGACAAGACATATAGTTCCACACCTTATTCAGAACGATTTGAACTTTTGTCTGACATTGTAACAAGAGTAAATTCACCTAAGTTGAAATTAGTTGACTCAAAAGTTGTTAAATCGTTGGAAGAAGCTAATGCTGATTTCCAAGACAAGATTTCTAGTGGGAAAGAAGGTACAATATTAAAAGGGTTGTCAGGTGCTTGGAAAGATGGAAAACCATCGTATCAAATTAAATTCAAACTTGATTTTGTTGTTGATATGAAAATCAAAGGTTTTAAATATGGAACAAAGGGAACTAAAAATGAACACGTTATTAGTTCTGTTATAGTTGAAACTGAAGATGGTAAATTAGTTGCAGCAGCAGCAGGTATTAATGAAAAATTAATGACACAAATAACTAATGAAATGGATTCCTTAATTGATACCATATTACAAGTTGAATGTTCTGGTATATCAGTGTCAAAGGATGGATATGGACTATTACATCCTAGATGGGATGAATCAAGACCCGATAAAAACAAAGCCAATACTCTTGATGAAGTGTTAGCCATTGAACTAGGAATCAAACAAGGTACAATTTTAAGTTAATAACCTATGGAGAATATAATGCAAATAGATTATTACTTGTCTACGTTTAATACGAATTATCAATGGGAGTGAACATTAAAAATGAAAACTATCAAAGGGAATTTAATTACATTAGCGAAACAAAAACAATTTGATGTCATATTACATGGATGTAATTGTTTTTGTAATTTTGGGGCTGGAATTGCATTGACAATAAAAAATGAGTTTCCAAAAGCATACCGAGCTGATTGTAAAACCATTAAAGGTGATAAGTCCAAGTTGGGGTCATATTCATTAGCAAATATAGATAAACATGAATTAACAATTGTAAATTGTTATACACAATATCATTGGAATGGAAAACACTCCAAAACGAATTATACTGCAATTGAGAATTGTTTAATCGCTGTTGCTAAAGAATTTGGAAATATGCGAATTGGTATTCCGAAAATTGGAGCTGGCTTAGGTGGTGGTGATTGGAGATACATATCAACATTAATAGATAAGCATTTAAAGGACGTTACTTATGTTGAATATGATAATAGCTAATCCACCTTTAATAATTTGTTGTTGTATGTTAGTAATCTTGATTTGGTTAAAATATTGGAACACATCGAAACCGATATTGATTCATGAGATTTTAACCAGTTTAGATGATGTTCCAACATCACATAGGCATAAAGTGATACAACTATTGGAACAAGCAATACTAAATAAACAATTTATTAAAATTCCACTTGAAAAGATAATTCACGATACTACAATCCTTGTGATAATAATGCCAGCAGAGTATTGTGATGTTGAAGATGATGATGGTACATTTTTAGACCCATCAATGATTTTAAATTAGGATAAAATAACAAAATTAAGGAGACTGCAATAGTGGCAAAGGTATTAGTTGAAATAAATGGGACTAAAGGTACATTTAAACAAGGTGAATCAGTAACGGTGTTATTAACATTTAATGGTTCTGGAAATTATATAATAGTTTCCATTGATGGTAAAAAACGGGTATATGCACATAAAGACGAGATAGAATTGTGAATGATAAATTTATGGACTATACATTTATTAAACATTTTACATAGTAAGTGGATTGTAAGTAACACGAATGGTTATCCAGAATTGATATTAAATCACAGTAGATACAATTTAGATTTATTATATTTGAACTTGACTGATTTGGAATTAAATGCTAAACAATTAAGTCCAGGTGAATACGAAATTATGAAGTTTAAATTGGTAACTGGTATTAAAATGTTACAGGAAGTAATGGATGAGTAAACGATGTGGATTAATCTCATTTGTTGAGCAAATTAAATTAACAGCATATAATTTAGCTAAAAGTGATGGATTTAAAGAAGTTCCAGAGTTCTATTGGTTTAAAGCTAAGAATATCATTTTGACTAAACACAATGTAGCTGTTACAATGGAACATACAACATAAACTATTATAAGGTTATTTACAAATGCTATTATTTGATTTTAGTCAAATTGCAATGAGTTCTGCAATTGATTATTCGACAAAAACAAAACAAGAAATTGATATGAACTTATTAAGGCACATAGTCTTAAGTTATATCCTTAGTGTGAAATCTAAATTATCAAAACAAGCAGATGAAATTGTACTGTGCTTGGACAGTCGTTCATACTGGCGACATAATGTGTTTCCAAATTATAAGCGAAATCGAAAACAGGCTAGGCAAGAATCATCATTTGATTGGGATTCATTTTTTATACATTTTAACCAATTAAAAGAAGAATTTAAAGAGTCGTCTCCATTTAAAGTAATTGAAATAAATAAAGCTGAGGCTGACGATATAATTGCCACCTTATCTATTGCTTACGGTAATACTAAAGATATTGTAATCATATCATCGGACAACGACTTCTTACAATTACAAAACATCAATCCAAATATCAAACAATTTTCATTAAAACGAAAAGATTTTATTAACGTTGTGGATAGTAAATATGATTTATTTGAGCATATTGTAAAAGGCGATGCGAGTGATGGAATACCAAACTTCTTATCTGATGATGACGTATTTTTGGTTGAAGGTAAAAGGTGTAAACCAATATCAGCATTAAAACTTAAGGTGTGGCGTGAGTATGGTTTAAATAAACCTGAAGAATTTTGTTGTTCAATTGATGAAATTGTAAAGTTACAACGGAATCAAACACTAATTGACTTACAAAGGATTCCAGAGGCTATTGTAACCGATATACTGGAAACCTATTTAATTACACAATCAAATAGGTCTAAAACTTACAAATATTTAGTTAAACACCAATTAGTTAAAATATTAAAAGATAGCTTATGGTAATTAATCAAACAAAGCAATTATGCAGACACACCAACCTCAAATTGCTGGTGTTGGCATGAATTTAACTCAATCCTGGATTTAATATTATGAAAATACCAAAAGAAATATTCGTAGCCATGCGTGAAACATCGGGTTTGGCTTATGTGACATATCAAGAAGATAATTCTGCTTTCCAAAAACGAAAATCAACTGGATTAAATTGGGCTGAAATTTCTGAAGGTGTCACTTATTTAAATGAATTGTTAGATGGGTATATCATACGAGACAATATATCCCGATGGACAACATCAAATGTTGTTTGGAGAGTCTTGGACCCAAGAGGCTTTGAATTTGAGATATATTCAGGTAATATGATGGAAGTGATTAAAAACGCTTCCATCAAGAATGGCACAATCCAGGGTAGGTGTATATTGTCTTTTGATTCAGGTAAACCAGTGCTGTTACCAGAGGGGTCAGAGCCATATTTAAATGCAGTTAAATCCACAACTATTTCAGTCACATCTAAAAATACGGTTTTAACAGTAAATAAGTTATATGTAGATTCTAGTGAAAAGATATTACAATATCTTGGTGCATTTCATATTATTAGAGAAGAATGTAAATCTGATAATTATCACAACCGTACTATGGAATTAACAATTACACCTAAAAAGTATTACATATTTGTAATTGTTGAAGATGGCAAACTACATAAGGCATCATCAAATGGCGATATATTAATACTCACAAAGCCGAATGTTATTGAATATACGGATTCAAACGTTGTTGTACCTGATATTAAAGACCCACTAAAATTTGTTAATTTAGCAAAAGACATTTGTTATTATGGTAATGTATCGACATATGATATTATTGGATTTTGTACATCAAATAAACACGATGTAAAATATTCAATAATTGGCGATGAAAATACTATTGGCTATTACAAAGAATTAAAAGATGGGTCTATTAGATATACTAACAATTCAAAATATCACTATAAAGTAATAGGTTGTAATAAAATACTTGTGGCAACTTCAATTACTCCAACCTTGAATTGTGATTCGATTCGCAATGTCAATATATCAATATGTATTGATGGTATCAAATATCGTCCAAGTCGGATATTTAATTAGTTATTCTGGTGTTCACATATCATTTGGAATATTTTTATTGATGTGTGAACACCCTTGTTATTTCCTATTTAATTGTTTAGATAATTCAAGTTTAGCTTTCATACCTTTAAATGTTCTATTTTCTAAATATTCTTTGATTTCATTATGTGTCCAGTTGCCCTTTTCAATAGCAGCATTAATATCTTTCCATATAAATTGTTTATCATAAATGATTACTGAATATCCAGAGTCAATTCTACGATGTAATTCCCGCAATATATCAGAATTTGTTTTATAATCACTATCGTAGCAAATGCAAATGTTATGTTTGTTTGGTTGTTTAGATAATAAATAACTTAATACGATAGATTGTGATACACCTGCCATTGCTAACGCATTATCAACACACATAGCATCAATTGGACCCTCAAATAAATAAATTCTATTGTTCCAATTAACACTATTCAATCCCCATATTTTCATAGCGATACTATCTAGTTCAAATGTAGTATATCTTAATCCATCATCAACAACATCAAGCCTCCTACATTGGATATAGTCTATCATTCCAGTTTCACTATAAAACGGAATAACCAATGATGGAAATTCTGGGAACATTATATTTTGATACTTTTCAATTTTTTTAGAAATGTTTGAAATGCTTGATGTTGCGAATATTTGACTGTAATACTTCTCAGGTATTTTTCTGTTAATAACATAATCTTTAATTGGTTTTAATGGATGTGTATCTCCAATATTTGATATTGCAACACAATCGGTTAATATCATATTTCGTTCCAACCTTAATTGATTATCACTACGTTTGAACTCAATTCTTGTAGGCTCTGGCTTAGTAATAATTCTTTTGAAATTGCCGAACTTTTCAAGTTTGTATTCTGTATATAATCCAATGTCCAACTCTTTGATGAATGTTTGTAGTTTTATTGAATATCCACAATTGTGACACCGATATGACAAGTTTCCATTATTGGGATATATGTACCCCCTTGCTTTAACTTTGTTGGTTTTACTATCACCACAAAATGGACACCTAAAATTATAAACATTGTTTCCACTTTCTTTGAATCTATCTAACCTTGAGCTTAATAGCAAAACATATTTAACATCAACATGGTCCATATCATTTCCAACCATAAATAAAATATTATATTATTTATTAGTAGAGTTGTCAATTTATACTATTAAGTGACTGTATAAATATACATTAATAATGAATCAATTACTATAGGAAACAAATATGTTACAAAGAAAACCACATAAAGATGCGTTACCAAGTGAGTTTGGATGGTTTTTGCCAAAAACTGGTGAATTGCTAGTTAGTATTAGGGGGCTTGCAAACCCTGTTGTTGGATATGTTCCAAATCGTCCATATTTAATACAAACAACGTCCAATTCTGTTACTGTTGAAGCTGTTGAGATTAATGAACAACCAACGTCCAATGCTGTTGAAATAATTGAGGTAACAACACGACCTATAGTTGAGGATGATGATGCTAAATTGAACTTTTTAGCAGACAATAACATTATTACAATGCCAACGTCAGATATTGCAATAGATGCAGTGAAATCAATAACAAAACCTAAATCAAAAGCAAAAAATTAAATGTCTAGTGTACGGGAAAACTTATTTCAGATTGCAATTATGTCCAAGAATTGTGTGGTGTTTGAAGCAACGTGTAAACGAGACATATACCACTTATTCATAATACGAAAAATGATTAGGAGATATATTGATAAAAATGTAATAAACGAAAGGTTATTATTGAATAATGTGATAATTTCAATTAATGTCTTTGAATTAGATACTGTGTTGAAATTGTTTGATATATTATTGGACGTTGAAGAGTTTAGAATACTGTACACAATATTAAGTTTTATAGGAGTGTGTGAAATCCAAGATGATAATATTTCAACTGAATTATACTCACTCCTACAATCTTCAATTCACAATATACGAAATACTGATTGGGTTAATCAGGTTAATCCATAACTTAAAATTCCATCGGTCAACCTTCGTATTGCACTATCTTGTGTTCTAACTATCAACGGAGGTTTTGAATGTCCTTGTGTGGTTGGATTTTGTTGTCCACTAGACACCTGTTGCTGTATTGGAATTGGGACTACAATAGGTTTGTTATTACCAGATTTAGATTTTTCCATTTCTGATTCAAATGTCACATTTCCAACAATATCACTCGTTTTAGGTTTGTCTATTCTTTCTAAACTATTATTAATTGATAGTGATTCCATTTTATTAGCTCTACCCATTCTATCTCCATCAACAATATTAGATAATAATCCATTACTAGGCTTATTAACTGAGTTTATTATTGTTGAATTGGACTTCTCAAAGATGTTATTGTTTTCAGGTGAAAATGGTCGTGTTATTCCATTTAATGATGGATTCGATGTATCAGTTATTACATTTCCAATAGATTTGATTAATGTGTTACTATCTCCAATACCCCCAATCATTTTAGTAATATCACCAATTACTGAATTACTATCTCCACTAAACATTTTAGTAATGTTACCAATCACTGAATTGTTATTTTGACTTGGATTAAATGACCGTGTTAAATCATTATATGTTGCATTTTCTGTTAATGGTTCAGATTTACCATCTAATGTTTTAACAAATAGTGGATGTTGTATTGTTCCTAATGTTGGGTCTATACCTAATGTTGACGAATTACCAATTAAGTCTGATACATTTGTAGAACCAGCAATTTCGGTAACAGACCCTTCCTGTGTAACATTGTTAATAATTGGCTCAGAATCGACTGTTGCCATTTGTGTGTCTATTTCACCTAAATCGTCTGGAATCATATTTGACATATCACCTATTGGACTTATGGTGTCTATGTTCTTTGTTATACCTCCTGGAATTACACTCTTTTTATTCTTTGTCTTAGTTAATGTTCCACTAGGCTTTTTAGTTTTTGTTTCACCTAGTTTATCATCACTTGTAACCGTTTTTGCATTTGTTACCAGTGCATCAGCGTTCATAGCCTTATTAGCGACACCAGCAACGTCCTCCCCTTTTTTCGCTGCTTCCACTGCTCCCTTATCACCCTTATTTCCAACTGTGCTAGGGTCTTGTCCAGAATATAAAGCGTGTGCCTTAGCAACATCTTCATCTGTAGCAAGTTGGACATGAATGTGCGCCCCTGTAGCTTTAGATGATGGATGGTTTGCCTCATCTATAACTTTAGCATTGATGTTGTTTTTTTCTAATAATCCCCTAACTTCTCCAGCAGCTTTAGCGTATGCAGCATTTGTTGGATTTTGTAGTGTAAAGTCCATTGCACGTCCATCGTGATGAGCTGAATGTTTTTTGGGATTACCACCCATATACTTTGCACTATGATGATAACCATCATCAAATGCTGTGAATTGTTTAATTCCACTAACATTATCTTGTAGAACTTTAGCCATTGCTAATGTACCAGCTTTAGTGTTTCCGCCATCAACTGCTTGTTGCCCCTTAACTCGTAAACCCATTGAATTTGCAGTTGAAACGTTACCAACATTTTGCGCACCTGTACCTCCATTTTTAGGACTATCTGGAGATGTTACTTTAGCCTTAGTATTTTTTGTAAAGGTTGTAGCATCTCCCATTTGTGTAGCACCATCTGATACTACAGGTTTTACTGGACTAACTTTCCCACCAGTATTAAGCGTTTGTTGGACAAGTGGAGCTAAGTTTTTTATTGCATTTGTTCCATCGGTTGCGTATTTTTTCGCACCTGTTCCATTACCATCTTGACTATCTACACCTTGTTTGAATAGTTTATTAGCTCCACCAACACCTTTTAAGTGTGCTGCCTTTGTGTATGCTGCTATTTTTTCAGGAGAATCAGAAGTTGATATTGCTCCAGATTTCATTCCAGCTTTTATGTTTTTATTTGTATAAACTGAATATGCTTTATCTTGTATGTCTGAATTACTCATAAAAGCTTTTTTCCCACCAGCTATTGTCCAATTAGCATCGTTTTCTAAAAAAGCTTTTTGTCCACCTTGATTGTACCAGTTTTTATTTCCAGCTGCTTTCTTTGCTTGGATAGCCTTTTCTTTATCAACTAACCCAGACTCAGCTAATGCCTCAGAACCAAATTGGTATTTTCCGATATAACCATTTGCATTTTCAGCACTTATTTTTCCCTGTGATTCAGTTCTTTGTGTTTCAGCAGCTAACGCTCTGGTTTCAGCTTCAGTTAATCCTGTTAATGTGTTTCCAGTATAACCTAGTGCAGCAGACATAACATCAAATCCACCTTTATTTGATTTTATTTTATTGCTTTTATTCGTTAGTTGAGTCGTTACTGGACTTACACCTTGCTTTGGAGCTTTTATATCTGAATTTATTTGTTTACTTTTATTCGTTAGTGTGGTAACATCTGGACTTGTCTTTTTTGTAACATCGTTTCCACCACCTGCGACAGTACCACCTCCAGTAGCATCTTGTGTCATTGTACTATTAACAGCTTTACTATAAGCTTCGTTATCTGACATTCCCTTAGCTATAAATTCTTTATACTTAGTTTTGGCTGCATTCATTGAGCTTAATATCTTATCGGACGATATAGATGAATGATTGCCTCCAGATTTATCATAAAAACTTTTACCAGTTCTTGGGTCAGCTATTGATGCCCATTCTTGTGCTGCTGCTATTTGTGCTGATTGTGCTGAACCTCCCTTATCTTTAATGTATGATGATATTTGTGGTCTTTTTTTGTCTAGTAAATAATCACTAAACAATTTCTCTTGGGTTGCAGCATCGAACTTGGTATCGGAACTCATTCCAAGGGCTTTTACACCAGATTGTAATGTTTCTGGAATTAATTGGTACTTACCAACAGCAAATAATCGTTTAGTGTCAGCTTTGCTCCGTTTTTGGTCAGCCATAACTTCACCAATGGACATACTTTGTAAATCTCTATGTCCAACCGAACCTAAAACTTTATTCCCCGATGTTCCACGATTATAAGCATCATAACCCTCTTTACCACTTTCACCTCCCTTAATCACATTTGCTAAAGAACTTTTAGCCGAGCTATACACTTCTTTAGTAGATTTTACTACTGGAGTTTCATTTTGTTCAGTAGATTGTATTCCATTTTGCTCAATCGGTGTTACTTTAATGGATTCAGTTTGTGTTGTGTTAGGTACTTCGTTTTGTTCAATTGGTGGTGTACTAGCTACTGGTTGTGGATTAGCTATTGGAACAACACTGGGTTTGTTTTTTGGTTTATATGGAACGACTTCCATACCTTTAGCGATTTCAGAGCCACCTCCAATTAGACCATCTGTGACTTTATCAATTCCAGCAAAAATACTATCAAATAAATCATCTTTCTTTTTACCAATATCAGTTCCTTCGATTGATTTGTTAATATACTTGCCTAATTCCCATCCAGCATATCCAGCTGCTGCAACAGCCATAGCAGGACTTGATAATCTCAATATCGTTCCAGCTGCTCTAGCAATAGCACCTCCACTAGAAAATAACCCCTTTGCAGATTGCATTGCTGTACCCAACACTGGACTCTTAGTGGCAATTGATGTTACGCCTTTAGCTAAATTGGCACTTGGTAGTTTTTTTGCTTTCCCGACATTTTCAAATAAAGACCCCATTTTAGAACTGGACTTTTTAGCCATTTTTCCAAACGAGTCTTTTTTACTAAAAACTTTATCTTTAACCCTATTAATTGTTTTTTGATATGGAGATTTCTTTCTCAATTTATCTGGTTCATTTCTTTTGAATTTGTCCATGATATTATCACCGATTGTTTTACATGAGCAACTATCATCTTCTTTATCGAATAAAAACTTTTTAATGTCCCTTAAATTTTTAGCAATTTCTTCCAAGTAGCCTATCGAATTTGATTCAGCAGATACAGATATGGAATCGGATTTTGTTGTCCGTCTCATTGCCCTTTCATGGGCAGCATCATGTCGTTCTTTAACTTCATTTGCAAGTTGTTTTCGTTTATTTTGGAGCATTTCCCTAGCTTGCTCTTTTACGAATGGTTGCTGAACACCACTTTTTTGTGGATTTGGAACTCGTGTGATTGTACTACTAGCACTGGATTCAGTTTGTGGAATTGGTTTAGACGCATCTATTATGCGTTTATGGGTATCTCCTTTAAGACCTCCAGTTATTTTAGATAATAGTGTTGTTTTTGGTTCTACATTAGATTCGGGTTTATTGAGTAATGGTTTCGGATTGAGGTTTTGTATTTTTTCAGTAGCTGCTAAAGTTGAAGGTAAGTTTTTTTTAGCAGCATTTACTATTGATTTTAACATTGATTTATACTCAGTCAGTGATGTGGTGTTTTTGACGGGCGCGTTTTTCGCGTTCTAAGTAATCTAAAATTATCATAATATAAATCTCTCTTTCGTAGGGAATCATATTTTCAATTTCTGTTAATGAAATTCCATGATTTTTTGTAATTAGAAAGTTTGTTTTGTATAAATCAATTAATTCACCATCCGAAACCATTAAACGAAAAAATCTTCAAGTTCCTTAACCTCTATCATTCCTTTGTTTTTGCAATATGGACATTCAATATTCATTTTTAATGCAGTGTATGGCATTTCATCAAAAAACAAATTGATTTCATCTATAATATCGGTTGGTAGATTTTCTAAAAACTCAACCATATCATTGAAATTGAAATCAATATCTGGAACAGAAACGTTATCTCCATCGAATATACTATCAACACAAGCATAAATGAATCGTTCAGTTACCGAAAATAATGATTTAACATTGTCAATCTTATCCAATTCTTTAAATTGATAAAATGATGGACATTTCAATTTAATTCCAATAGTATCATTAATCATTATCAATCGTTTTTTATCATAATCAATTGGATAATAAACATCAACAGCATTTAAGTCTAAATTTACAATGACTTTAGAATTGCAAGCTCCAGTTTCATGTATTGGTTCTCCAGTATAATCTGGAGCTTGTTTCACTAATTTCTTTGTTTGAGCCATGCAAGTATATTCTACAGGAACTATCTCACCTAAACTTTTAGCTCTAATGTGTAAAAAGATATAATCCATATCGTACATTGATAATGTATTAACATTTAATTGTGGAACAGTACATGATTCTACAATGACTCCAATTGTATTAATTAATGATTGTCCATCTTGCATTTCTAATGCTTCTAGTAACAACTTATGTTCTTTAACTCTAAACGCCCTAAACTTAACTTCCTGTTTAGATGATGGTACTGTTATACTATGTAATCTGTGTTCTACTATTGGTAGTTTCACCATTATCTCCTAATTTATTATTTAATTGCTAATATCTATTTATTAATTGACAATATCTATATTAGATACTACTATAAGTCCAGTGAAGTTATTAATAAAAGGAGTTGATATGGCTAGATTATCTGCCACAAAAAAGTATAGGGACACAAATGTAAGCATATATGATTATTACATTGAGTTGTGCAATATAAACGAAACGGTTTTTGAGTTTGAATGTGACACTAAAATGGTTGATGAGTTTGGTAATCATATTACAGATGTATTAAAAGGAAACACATTTAAAATAATATGTCGTGATGTTGTATTAATTAATGGGAGATGTTATGTTTCGATTTGTTATGATGTTGATATTGGATATGTTTTAATATCAAGTATTAGAAAACCAAGTATTAATGGAAGACAATATAATAAAGGTGAAATTGCCGAGGGACTATTAACAATTGCAATGATAGCTAAGTTATTAAAGTATAACTTGACAATTGAAACTATAAAACAATTAATATTGGAATATAACCAAGTTGATGATTGTACACTACAATATAACGAGTTCCATTTATCTAGTGAAGTTAAATTGAATAAAATCGCAATATGTAACTTAGTGAATATTGGTAATCATGTAATTCTTACTGGAATATATAATGCTATAATCCAATTTGCACAAACAAGTTACATATCACAATTTTATAACGATAACAATGTTGAAATAAAAACAATAGGTTATAATGGAAACAAAAACATAAAAGCTGATATTGAATTGTCGTCCAATTCAAGAAAGTTATATATTAGTTTGAAATGCGGAAATACCAAAAACTTAGAACAAGCTGGAACGTCCGAAATCTTTGCACATAAAGTAGTGAACTCATTTGGAATCTATTTAGAAGATATTATGACCGAATACGAAAAAACAGTTACATGGTATGCTCAATTATTTAATGAAATAGTGACAAAATTTAATTCATTAAACCCTTATGAACGGCATTATGGATTAGCGAATGGTATTATTAATGCTGCTACTAGAAATTGTAAAAACACAATCCAAGTACACATTAACGATAATAATTTTGGTGTATATCTATATAAGAATCTGTTTATTAAATTGAATCAATTAAATATTATTGCTGAATATGATAACATCAAGTCAAAGAACCCTAGAATATTTTTTAAAAATGCCTCTGATAATATGCCACTGATTAGTTTTTACATTGAGACTAGGGACGGTGGACGTAGACTGACACTCCACATTATGAAAGAAAAATTATTATCAGAATTAACCATTGACAACACTATACAAACTTGTTTATAATACCCAACATCTTAAAACAACTGGAAACACTAATGAGAATTTTACAATGTGAAGGCGTTGAGTTTAAAGCAGTTTGTGTTGGTGATTTAATTCCAAAGGAGGGGTACAATAGACATTATTTTACTCCAGACTATACCATATACAAAATTGATGAGGTTGGAACAGTATGTTTACTAACCAAAAAACCAGTTGAACGCGGAACATTATTACAACAACGATTGATTAGGTTGAGTAAATCAAGAAGATAATTTTAGGTGGCGACTATGCGAATTGATAAGATGTTGGATAAAAATCATAAATTCTATAATGTTTATAATGGTAGAGTGTATGCTAGTAATGATAAAGAGTTGATTAATGTCTTATACACAATCAGGAAAGGATATTTATATTCCAAAGAATCTAACGGTAAACCTATAGGTTACTTGTGTTATAGGGACAATACTATTAGAAACACACTCAACAACATCTTATTCACATTCAACAAGACTCAATTTATAGGTATGTCATTACCAGAAGGTTGTGATGTAAAATTATACACCTCTAAAACAATTACTGGATGGTATTGATGATATATCATCCAGTACCATTTTATTAGGTTACGTTCTACCTGTAACTATGATTTTATCTGTCTTTTTGTGATTCAAAACACCTAATGATGCTGCGACACCTCCAACAACCAATAGTGATAGTGTATTAAATATTGTAATCAATAGTGCCACGAAGTGTGAAAAAATAAGTTGGACAAATAATGCTTTATCTGGGTCATTTGGATATAACATTCTAAATCCAGAGGCAGCTACGACTTTTTCATCTTGTTTCTTTGATATTTCCAATAGTTGATTATTAGCATTTAAAAGCTGTAATTGTAATGTTGAAGTTTCATCAATATGCTTGTTTTCATCTTGCCTAGCACTTATTTGACTCGTTAGTTCTACTATTTTTGATTTGTGGATTCTCTTACAAGATTGGTTAAACCTTCCACAAGATTTCAATGACGTTTTTTCTTTAGTTAAATTATCCTGTAATGATACTAATGATGTGTGTTTATCATTAACTTGTATTGATTGTCCAGTAGTTTTCAATAGTGTTAAATTTGAGCTAAGTGTGGCTTGGGTCAAAGATTTTTCTTTAGTTGTGTTACTATTATCCATACCAGCTCTAAGTACAATATGGTCTATTGCTACAAATTCATATATTGTTAATAATATTGATAATGTAATTCCAACTGACTTCCACCTACTTAATCCAGCTTTTTTCAATATTACTGTTGCTGGAATTATTATTGGAGTTACTATAGCGATTGCAGTGAATACACCTTTAAAGAAATCTTTTTGCCATTGTGTAGTAGCAAATGTATTCATTACTTCAATTTCACCTAGTACCACATTGTAACTAACAAGTATCGAACATATTGCGAATACAATTAAGATACAAATCTTAAATTCAATTCGTTCAAATACTTGATGTTGGACATTGCTCATTATCATTATTATCTATCACCTTTTCAAAATTTCTTTGTTGAAATATCTTTGCGAATACGTCCTCAGATGTACCCACGAATACGTTAGTTTGGTTGTGTGTTGTGGAATTATCTATTCCTACCAATTCAGACCCTATAGCTGTTTGTTTAGCTGGAGCATTAACTTTAGATACTGCTAATAAGTCCTTATTGATTTCAGATAAAGATTTTAACAATCCAGCAGCAACTTCATAACATCTAGCATTCTCCGAATCTTTAGCTAAACTAATTATTGCTGGAATCATATCCATTCCATATCCAATTGCAGTCTTTAAATTATCACGAACATAATCATAATCTTCTTCATATTGTTCCTGTCTTAATTGTGATGTTACTTCCTTGTGGAATACAGACATATCTTTACTATGTTTTTCAATATCTTCTTGTGTTATTCCACTCGCAGTTCCTATAGTTTCTGATATTGTGTCAAGCATTATATTTTACCATTCAATCGAGGTCAATAAATTGTTTTAATCCAATTACTAATCCTCTGAATATGTGGTCTTTAACTCTTTGCTCAATTGGTAATTGGTTGTATGGAATTAAATGTGGACTCAATTTTAATACAGCATCATAATTCATATCATAACACCATCCATCTGTAATTTTTTGTTTAACCCATATCATGTGTGATTCTTCTGGAGTAAAATCATTGGCTAAATGAAACTTTACACCCCGAATCATACTTTCCTTTTCAGCCTCAGTGCTACGTTCCCATATTTCTGGCACTTCATCATTGATTGAAGCACTATACATACGATTAATATTCCGTGCTAATTTAGCAACTTCTTCTATTGTCAATTTAGGTTTTTGTTTTGTTGTCATCGCAGTTCCATACCTTGTTTTAAAATAGTATTTATACATCTATTGACAACAACATTGTAAATGTTGTAATATATACAAATCACTTACTTAAAGGGAACAAGGTTTTTACAATGATTACTCCAGATGGTACTAGGTTAATTAGTCAACATCGACATGAAATGGTTAGGCACATTGACGATAATGATTTTCCAGCTACATTAATTGATGTTTTTGATACCAACTCGCACGGTAAAATTCGAGAGTGGTTTAAGTGGTGTTCTTGTGGTGAAATTGGAAGATATGGAATCGTACCAACTAAATACACTCAATTAATGAATATGGAAGAATCAAACATCATTGATGTTTTAAAAAAACAAACAACATTACCACAACATATTAAAAAGGTATTCGTTGATGAATTGCAATATAGAAAGAAAAACCTAACTTGAGTAGGTATCTAAGCATATACAATAATTTATAAAAATACGAGTGGATTAAGAATATGAAAAAACACAAACTATTAACTGTAATGATTACTCCAGATGGAACTAGATTAATTAGTCACCATCGCCATGATGTGGCATCCCATGTAGATAAAAATGGCGAGTCGTATTATATTGACGGTGGCAATGATTATATTAGAAGTTCAGTAAACAATGAAAAGCCAAAAATCGTTGATATATTTAATTCAGACTCACACGATAAAATCCGTGAATATTTCGTATGGGGAACGTATGGTAAAACTGGAAACTCACCCCTTAAATATGTAATATTAAAGGACTTAGAAGAATCACACATCAATGCGATTTTAGAAACCCAAACATTGAATCAGCACACTGAAAAGGTATTGCATAATGAATTAGCTTATAGGCTCAATTTAGGTATCTAAGCTTATATAATACCGAATCACATAAAATGAGCATTTCATCTATAATAGTTTGGATATGTGGAACATCCGTAATATCGTAGCGATATGTTTCCAACCATTTAGCAAACCCCTCAACAGACAAAAAGTCAATCGTTTCTGGAGAGTCGCACATTCTACCAAATCTTTGAATGAAACATTCCATAAGCCTATCAGTTAATGTGATTATTCCATCATAATATTCTTGGAGTGCTTCGTGTTCTGACCTAGATTTGGAATTTAAGTGTTGCTTGTGTGCAATGGTAGCAGAGTTTCTAGCCATATAAAAAAGGTCAGTTGCCAGATTGACACTTCCAACATTCTCATATAAAAATTGTTCAAATAACATCATAAGTTAATACCTATAAATGTAATTATTTATATTGACTTCGACTTCACTATTAAGGAACACAAACATGAAAGATTCTACATACACTACATTCATATTAGACGAGTCTGATAATATGATTGGAATAAAACAAAATGTAATTGACACATATAACGCATACATTAAAAACAACCATCCAAATATTCTAGCGACATTCAATTCAAAGGTCGTATTTAGATTGGATTCACCAATACTGATATTGAATGATATGATGTATAACCCAAGTGGTGTTTCAGCTTTATATGATGCTATAGGTAAAACAATTAGTATGCTTGGATTAAAGTTCGCATCTATGCAAGAACAAGCACGTCCAAACAATGTAATCCTAGTAATTTTAACAACTGGCATTGACACTGGAAGTGTAAAGTTTAGCCATACAATTGTTGATAGTATGATTAAGCATCAGAAAGAGAAATATAATTGGAAATTTGTTTTCTTGGATGGTGTGTTGTAATGCAAATAGTCATATCTGAATATATGGATAGAAACATAATATTATTTGGTTCAGATGAAAACACTAATATAATATTAAGCATATTGTATTTGATTCGAGTTTGTAATGGTGAGTTCTCACCCTGTATTCGGTTTGATATTAATTCGGTTAATATGGAATTAGTTTATATTAGAGAAGCTTCTGGTGTGTTATATCGCGGAAATAACCCACACACCCATGAGCTATTCCTATGTAGTTCACATAGCCTATCTTGGTTGGATAGATTAAATTACTTCAATCATATTAGGAATATGGAACAGTCCATGGAAAGGTATATAGCATTAAAAGGTAAAAGGTTATGAATGATACTGAATATTTGCAATCATTAAAAAATGAATTAACTCGTAAAGTGTTAAGTATTTGTGAAAGATGTACCAACATCGAACAGCGGGAATATTTAATACAAAATGAAATAACAAAATACACAGATAAATTAATCGTAGTAATTAAAGGAGTAATATGAATGTATGAATATTGGTTGTATTTGTCTAATCCAGGGAACATTATTGATGCCGAACGGGAATTGAAATATAAAAATAATATTGAATTTGAACGTGATAATTTAAAGTTCCATTTCAAAACATCTAGTGATGCTACAAAGGCTTTACAGATATTAAAAAGTGGTAACATTAAAGTTCAAGACAAAAACTTTTAGTTTGACTTAAATTATAAAGGTAGTTAAAATGTCAACTAACATCGAGTTTTAAGTGAAAATAATGTACATTCATGGCTATGGTTCGTTTTATGACCAAAGTAGCGATAAAGTGAAGTCTTTAATGGCTATTGGAGATGTTTGTGGAGTTACAATAGATTATTCTAATTCCATAGAACACATTACAACAATGCTTGAATCTGCAATAATAGACATGAAGCCCGACTTGTTGGTCGGAACTTCAATGGGTGGGATTCTATGCAAACAGATTAGGTAATATTTTAGATATTCCATTTGTTATGTTAAATCCAGCAATTGAACCTAATATTACTTTGTTTGAATTGTGCATACCAGATACAATTTTATAAAGACCAATTTAAATCAACTGGAATTGGTCTTTTATTACTAAACCTAGGTGATGAGTTAATTAATTCAATTACTACAAACAACAGATATAGCAATTCATTTAGAACAATTGTATTTAATGGTGGAAACCATAGGTTTAGTAACATTTCACCCGTATTAAATATCATTAAAGACTTTTATGAAACACTGGAATATACCATCGGACAGATGCTAGATTTTACCAAACATAACTTTAAAATGTAAATCACTACCAATCTTTCTTATGTACCCATATTCAAACAATGCCAACGTTAATTTCGCATCTTATGGAATTGATGGTAGTTGACTTATTGGTGTAATATCCTTTCCTAGCAATTTTTCAGCTTGCTCTGGAGTGAATGTATAATCTTTCAATTGATTCCACTCAATGTTATTCATTAATATTGTCACAGTTGCACCAGATAGTTCCATATAACTTCTGGTCATATCTGCCTTAATAATATCAACTATCTTTGCTTTTCCTACTGTGGACTTATCAGTTCCATACGCAACTAATTTTTTCTGCCTCCAGAATCTTTATACATTGCAACTGCTACAGGTTTACCATCTTTAGTAGCTATTTCCAAAAATTTATATTGGTAATCATATTCTGTTTATCTTTAAACCCATAATCATGTATTCCACCAATCCTCTCATAAGATATTTGTAACATATTCCAAACAGCATCAACGTAGTTTTGTTTTTTAGCGTCATCACCTATCAGGTTAATGTATGCCTCAGATAACAAATATTCATTAAAACTTAGTAACATAATCTGTATCCCCTAATTTAACTAAAATGGTATTTATGTTGTTTACCAATTTCAGCTAATCCGTCCAAGTGCTAAGTCATTGATTTAGGTGTGTTTATGTGTTGTATATAAAACAATAAGTTAGCACTTGTAGCCATTAAGTAATTAATAACACACTGCAAGTGCTAACCTATTGTTTGTAGTGTAACTGTAATTACTAGGTCATTTTACTCAATTTATTGACAATAGTAACCACTTGATACCAATAGGTGCTAACCACTTGATTCTTAATTGTTTTAATAGCCAATAACAAAATCAATAAGTTAGCACTTGCAACAGTTATATAATTAATACCAAGCTGCAAGTGCTATCTTGTTGATTTACGGTTAAATCCATACATTCTTGTCAATTATACAAAATCAATGACTTAGCACTTGGATGGTGTTATTAATTACCTAATGGCTACAAGTGCTAACTTGTTGATTCTTAATATTTTAGGTGATATGTAACAAAATCAATAGGTTAGCATTTAGAACGGTTATATAACTAATACTCTATGCAAGTGCTAAGTCGTTGATTTAGTTGGAGTAGTCATACACTAATAATATCAATAAGATAGCACTTGGACGCTATTATTAATTACTTAATGCTAACTTATTGATTGACATTGTTAGTGTGTACATTTATAATTACTAAATTGATATTCGTGGAATTACATTATGAGAAAACTTAAATTTGTGTTTGAGGGTAATCAAACAATTGGAGATGGTAATTACATTGATAGAACACTACCTGAGTATTTTCCAGATGGTGAAATGTGTTGTAATTGTATTGATAGTATTGTGAATTGTAGTCATTTAGAATTTAAAAAAATGAAGCCAGTTCTAAAGCATTACTTGGATGGAACACACGCAGTTAAATGTTCCAACTTTAGAAGACTTTAATTAAAGAGGTGTTATGTGGTATATAGAAAACAAGAGTTGGTAGAACTAATTTGTGTGTAGTATTGTTATTATACGTTGCAGATGATTATGCAAATAAAAAACGCATTGAGATATTTTACAAAGACTGTAATAGCTTAGGTGCTGTTCCTTCCTAAACAAACTAAACGAGGTTATGATGTTAAACGTTATTGATTACATTATTAAAAATTCATTGGAAACATTAGTTGCTACATATTCATTAAAAATGCGTAGACATATATTATATCCAAATTTAGTACAATTGATGTATGACCAATTGGAAACACCAAAGAATGACATAACTAATAATTGTAGGGGATTAATAATTGATACTAATACAATGAAGGTTGTATCATTTCCGTTTACTAGGTTTAGTGATTATAATCCAATGGGAAAACAAACTTTCGATTTTGATGATTGTACATATTGGAAAAAGTTAGATGGTTCATTGATGACATTGTATTGGTATGATGGAAAATGGAATGTAGCATCTAAAGGTATGCCTGATGCGTCTGGACAAATTAAGGGTTTAGATATTACAATGAATGATTATTTCTGGAAAGTTTGGAAGTTGAAAAAATACGAATTACCAAAGTTTACAGACCATTGTTATATGTTTGAAATGGAACGTCCATCAGAAGACTTTTTGGTTAAAGTATCAGAACCTAACATTACCCTTATTGGTGTTCGCAATCTTAAAACTTTTAAAGAGGTGTCAATTGAACGTGCTAAACGTGAATTGTGTATTTCATGGGAATGTGCAACTGGTAAAAAATCAACCTTGAATGATATTTTATTGGAATTAAATGAGGTTGACCCAATTAAGATGGAAGGTTATGTTGCGTGTGATTCTAATTTTAATCGGTTGAAAATAAAGAGTCCACAATACGACAATATTAATCTGTTGCGGACTTCTAAATTCATATCAAATGAGGAATACATCAAACGAAAATCACAAATAGATAAAGACAATTTCCGTAGAATGTGTGAAATAGTGCGTACAAACTCACACAAATCGTTCCTATCGCTCGATAAGTACAAAGAGCATACAGTGCTACACTCAACCATAAAAACAGCGTACAAGCGATTACAACAGAAACTAGACACGCTTATTGAATACACTAAAACATTAACTGGAAAAGAACTTGGCTTAAAAATGAAAGATAATCAAAACTTATCTGGAATAGTTTTTGCATATCAAAAGGGTGCTATTACAGATATTCCAGCTTATTTGAGAAAGCTAGAAATTCGTAAGTTTGAATCTTTAATTCGTGGACTAATTAAGTAAATATCAACAGGTTAGCACTTGGAACAGTTAGTTAATTATAAGACTGTTCCAAGTGCTATTATTTTAAAACAATTATAAGGAGATTATATGACGTGTATAGCAGCATTAATGGACAAAACACACTTATATTTAGGTGGAGACCGACTAATATCAAATGGTCATGTTGGGTCAACTTTAGTTCATTCAAAGGTATTTAAAATAGGAAAAATGTTAATAGGCTCTATGGGTTCATTAAGAGCAACACAAATTATTAGCCACCATTTAGAACTACCAAAAGACACAAGAGGCAACCCAATTGATTATATGATACAAGATTTAATTCCAGAAATTCGCAGGTGTTTGGAATTACACAAATATACTGAAAACGATAGTAAAGGGCGTTGTGGTAACTATATAATTTGTTATCGGTCAAAGATATTTGAAATCCAAGATGATTGGTCAGTATGTGAACTAAATTCACCCTACACTGCAATTGGTAGTGGAGGTATCACTGCCGAAGGAGCTTTATTTGTATTAACAAATATTGAAACACAATTGAATACAAATGATAAATTAAAAATGGCAATATTAGCAGCTGGAAATCACATCGTATCGTGTGGTAATGATATTGATATTATTAAAATAAAGAAACGGAATTACTAATGGTGATACAAGTTTATGAATGGATAGTCTATCAAGTACAAACAAATATGTTTAGTTCTGGTGCTGTTGTTGCTACACTATGTGGATATGCGATTTATGTGTTAAAAGGTATTCCAACACAAATAAAACGAATGGTAATTTACTTTTTATCTGTTGAAGTGTTGGTTAGGAATAATACCGATATGTTTGATGATATTTGTTTGTGGATTGAAAAAAATAGATTACTATCTAATACAAGAAGGCTTCAATTGTATGATTATTATGTTTCAGGTTATCATGGAAATGTTGGTAATATTACATTTTCAACTGGGTTACATTGGTTTTGGTATAAACACCGTCCAGTTTTGTTTTATAAAGTATTGGCGAATCGAACTACTGGAATGTTTAAAGCTCCTGAAGATATAACAATGTATTTTCTATTTCGTAGGGATCCAAATATAGTTGATGATTTCGTTGCTGCTGTTTTAACTAAAAGTCGAAATCAAGTTTCAATACACACATATGTTACTGAATGGCGAATAATTGCATCTAGGAACTATCGCAATATTAAATCAATTGTATTACCAGATAATGATAAGCAATCGTTGCTTGATGATATAGAACACTTCTACATTAATAAACAATGGTACTTAGATAGAGGAATTTTATATAAAAGGGGATATTTGTTTACTGGTCCACCTGGAACTGGTAAAACGAGTTTAGTGTTAGCATTAGCATCATTATATAAAAAATCAATTTATTCAATCAATTTGAAAACATTAACTGACTCGTCAATTATTACAGCGTTTATTGATATTCCATCTGATTCAATTGTTTTGTTAGAAGACATTGATGCCGTGTGTGATAGTGTATTAAAACGGGACATTAATTCAACTAATGCTGGTCTAACCAATTCAGTTAGTTTATCTACACTATTGAATGTGTTGGACGGATTGTATAGTAAAGAAGATGTTATAGTTATAATGACTAGCAACTTCCACACTAAGTTAGATGATGCCCTATTGCGTAAAGGTAGGATTGATTATACATTGGAATTTAAATATTTCGATTATGTATTGGCTGGAAAACTATTCGATTTAGTTATACCAGATTGTAATCAAGATATTAAACTCAATTTTCTTGATAATATTGAATATCCTATTCCATGTTCAGTATTACAAGAAGATTTGTTGCAATTTTTTCAAAAGTTAAATAGTTAATATAATAAATAATAAAATTATATAATATATTAACGGAACTCTATTTATGTATAGAAAGATTGGATTCTTCCAAGAAGATAACGGAAACCACAGTTCAATGAGGCTGATGTCGTTTATTTCATTAATCGCATCAATCGTTTTCGGATATTTAACCTTGAAAATGTCGATTGTTCACATCACTAGCAATTCAGATGTTGGATTATATTTGACATTTGGGTTCTTATTAGCAGCATTCGCACCTAAAGCTGTACAAAAGTTCATTGAAAATAAAGTTGACAAATAATCACAATTTAAATACTGTGGTCAAAATTTGGTTAGCTTTAGCTAATTCAGTGTCCACATCAAAGCCCAATGAATTGTAAAAATTGTGGTTTCCTGTCAGCATTTCATATGTTCTGGAAACCACCTTCAAATCATCTTTAGTTAAACTTAACCTAAAAGTCTTAACTATCTTTAAACATCCATTCAAATTTCCTGTGTCAAATAATTCTTTAGCTTGGGTTAGTTTTGATTTCATAATGTTGTGATTAGTATGATGTTTTATGTACTATAACACAAACACCATACGAAAATCAATTGAATTTTGATTTTCCATTTTTAAGTTCTCGGTCATATCGTTTTTTGAAATTAGCTAATTCTGCTTGAGTCAACTTTACCATCTTTAGTTTACTTTTTGGAATAACATCTAATTCAAAACAAAACGCTACTTGGTCATGTTCTATAGGTTGGTCTGCTGATAAGCTAACATCAATATCAACTTGTATCAAAATCGGCGTTAATGAAAAGTTTTGTAGTGTTTTCCATGCAATCATAGCATACTCAAACGCAACTTCCCTATTTGAAGTTAGCCAAATTTCACCATTACTGGCATTAAAGTTGGACGTTGTTTGTTTATTTCCACCTGCCATTAAACCTTTATCAAAATCGAAGTTTGATGTTGTTCCGTGATATAATATCGGATTGTTTGTATATTCTTTAAATGATTTCATATTGTAATATAACGCATATGGTTATGTGGTTGTCCTGTTTTTCTAAATCCAAAACTAGAATACAATTTTATTAAGGTTTCAGTGTCTGTATCATCGTCAGGAATAACCGATAATTCTATGTTCTTTTCGTTATCAATCGCATATTGAATTGCCTGTTGCATAACTTTTTTAGCACCACCTTTACCCCTATTTTCTGGAGGTGTTTCTAATCCAGTTAATAAAAAGTAATTTCCAATATCAACTAATCTAACGGTTGAACCAGTGCTAATATCATCAAAATCAACTGTTTTTTGTTTGGTGGGTTTTATGTTCCTTGCCATTATTGAATGAAAGCTCGTATCTTCTAATCGTATGAAGTCATTGAATGATTTAAACATTTATTTACCCCAAACTAATGGTTGTGTTAAGTCTTCATTTTTAATCCAATATTTAAACATCGTCATAGTTAATGGAGTGATATATCCTAATCCAGTCCAATTTGATTTATAATTGGCTAGATATGCACGTTTAGATTCCTCGATTGTTTCATACCCAAATACGACTTTATGTTCATCAAATCCATGTGTAGTTGGATCCAATTGGTCTATCACATAAATGACATTTAAATTATCTGCTTGTTTTTGTGTCATATGTGGACGAATGAAAATATCTAAATAATCTCCATCAGCAGCATCATACCCCTTAATTTCACCATAATTATCTGATAACGTAATTTCCCACGATTCGCCATTTGAGCTAATGCCTTTTCTAACTGAACCATACGGATTTTCAATATCAATGATTAGTCCATTTATTTTAATTCTGCTTTTTTTATAATCTCCACTTTTTGCATCTTTCATTGATGGAATTGGAATATCATTTAATTGGCTTGTTGCTGTGTTAGAATGTATTTCTTTGTCTAACTCAGTTCTAATTATTGGACTGTTTTCCATTAAATATTCATTAAATGATTTTACCCTAATGTTTTTAACATTAACCACTATATTGTATCCCTTTTAAATAATTCTCGTCTACACCACTTTCAGATTTGCATTCATAACAAACTTTCTTTAAAAATATTTTATCTTGTCCCTTTGTAATATATTCTTGCCTAGAGGTTTTAGTCTCCATATCAAATTCATCAGACTCCTGAATACCTGATTCTTTACACTTTTCACATAGAAAATAGATAGGCAACGCTGTTACAGACTCACAAAAGGATTTAAATGTTTTATACTGTGTCATTTGTTACAATCTCCACTATGGTTTCATTTACTGGAATTAATTTATTCGCATTATCCAGTTTCTTGTTGAAAATCTTGTTCCAGTTATCTTCAAACTGTTGTCGGTTTACTTGCATAGGTCTAGTTGTTGAACCCTTACCTCCAAGCCATTGTCCTTCCATTTGTAGTTCCCCTTAAAATAATCATATTGATACATTTATTTATATTAACTTGAAAATAAAAGCTTGCGTTAAGACTGTATATCATGTTATAGTACACAAATATTGAAACGCTAACAATAATAAAGGTGATAAGATGGCAATTATAGGTTATGCTGTGTTGGAGAAAGACGAGCATGGAATTGGTGGTGCTGTTTATAAATATGTCAAAAGTATTGTATGTTTAAAGGTTTACTGGACTTTTAATCGTAAAGACGCATTGGAATTTAACGACACAAACGAAAGATTCAATGTTATTGATTTTATTCGCAATAACGCAATAGTTTCTGATATGTCAAGGTTAGTTACTGGATAATATAATGTCAAAATATGAACTAGAAGAATTAAAAAAGAGCTTGTTAAACTGGGTTTAAGGTGGCAAGTCAAGATGAAAGTGGGTGGTACTACGGTTTAATCCAAGTATATTTTTAAATGGAGTTATAGTAATGTCGAATAAAGAAATTTTAATTGAAACAATGCTAGATGAAGCAATAGACTCACACGCAGCAATGACCGAATTTAACAGGCTAAGGAATCTTGGTTATCCTGCTGATAAAATTGCAGCAGAATTGAGATATTTTTTAGCACAACAATGTGAAGTCGAGTGTCAATCACATGGCAACTGAATCAGCAATAAAAAATCTTAAAAAACAAATAGCTGGGATGGAAAGAGGTAATATTCCGTGCTATACAATGCCAATAAAACAAGCAAAACAACTTGAATTAGAAGGTTATATTATTAGGGGTCCATTCGGAAGTATTGAACTGACTGCTATTGGAAAACTGTTATTGTGCAATGTGCAATATTTAAAATTAGGATAGACATGACAACTTATGTGCCAGTAAATTTCACTATAGATGAAATCATCAAATACGCAGATTTGCCAGACCAATTGAAATGTACTTTGATTGAAGAATTAGAGGGTAAATTAGAAGATTTCGAGCAAGTGCAAACTGAGGTTACTAAACTTGAAAAGCGAATTGAATTACTTGAAGAAGTCCAACACAATGCAAGCAATTTAGTACGGGATATTAAGTACGCTATTAAAGCACGGAGTTTTAGATACAATGAAACTAAAGACTTCGTTAAGGTAATATTAAACTTTATTGATAATTGGAACATTGAAGACTAACACAAAAAGGATAATGATATGAGTAAAGCCCAAACCATTAGAGGAGTTACATCCGTAGAAACGGTTGATAAAAAGCTAGCAATGTTGTTGAGATTTGCATATAGGTTGTATGAAGCTGCCATTAAAGATGGGTCTGTTGCATCAAAACTCATCCAAAACACCAACAAAGATATTGACCTACATCTTGAACATAGATTGGTTATCGACCCGTTCCACAGTAATATGAGTGATACTATGTCAAAATTGTATAGTGAATATATTGACATTATGCGCGATTATAAACTTGCAAGGAAACAAGTAAAAAATCTTGATAGTAAAATCAAACAAGCTGAATTAGAAGTAATTAGGTTAAAGCAACTTCGTAATAGGACTAAATAATGTGCGATACCACAACACATAAGCAGGGTAAATATATTTGGATTTGTGATTACATTTCGCTAGTTGGAAATACACCTGTTGATTTAATATCAAAATGTGCTAAGTCTCTAACTAACCAAACTCCAAAGTTGGTGGTAAATAATGCAAATTAAAATTGAAGACATTACCAGTGGAAAAATGACTGGTGAAAAGGTTTGGATATGTGATTATAGAAAAACCGATTTAAGTATCATAAATGCAGCAAGAAATGTTTTACCAGTTCAAGTTTTGATACAAGATAATTCGTTATCTAAAAAAACTATTTATTATTCTTCTTGTCACTTTGTTGTATTAAAAAATGACAAACTGACAAAAACCATACACGCTCCATTCGATAACACTGGATATAAGAGTCGTACTGGTAATCCAGTTTATGTGTTTGATAATCGTGAAGAATGTGTGTTAAAGTATGTTGAATTATTGAATGGAGTAATGGCTAGATTGGAAGATTATAAAAAAGCTGTGGTAACTGACTGTGACAATAAAATATCAGAATTTACCAATATAATTGATAAATTAATTAAGTCTTAGCTTAATAATGCAAATTTTTAAAGCTATTATTAACAATAAATAACGAGTTAATGTTTGGACAAAGAGATATGAAAAATAAAATAGTTGTAACCAGCGCATTGCCTTATGCAAATGGTGATATTCATTTGGGTCATTTACTGGAATATATCCAATCGGATATTTTTGTTAGAGCTAAACGATTAGATGGATATGAAGTTGATTTTATATGTGCGTCCGATTCACATGGAACAGCAATTACTATCAGCTCTCAAAACGAAAACTTATCAGAAGTTGATTATATTGATAAGATTAGAAATGAACATTTATTTGATTTAGAAAAATTTGGTGTAAATTTTGATATTTTCTCTAGTACAAATTCTAAAGAAAATGAAAAATTAACTATTGACTTTTTCAATACGTTAAAAGCAAACGGATATATCATAGAAAAAGAAGTAAAACAATTATTTGATGAGTATGATAAGAAGTTTTTATCTGATAGAGAAGTCAAGGGGATATGCCCAAAATGTGGGAGTCATTCACAATGGGGTGATGGTTGCGACAACTGCCAAAGTGTTTATTCTGCTATTGATTTGATTAATCCGATTGTAGTCAAAGAAAGCACTCATAGTATTATCAACAAATCAAGTAGTCATTGTTTCTTAAACATTGAATCGTTCAGAGATACCTTATTGGAGTTTATTGATAGTAAAGCGATTAGTAATCAATTAAAAGATAAATTATTAGAATGGTTTGATGAGCCATTACTTGATTGGGACTTGACTAGGGATAAACCATATTTTGGATTTGATATTCCAGATTTGGATAAATGTTTTTATGTGTGGTTTGACGCTCCTATAGCATATATTTCAAGCCATAAGGAATATCTTGATGGCATCGGACTGGATTATAAAAATGATTGGAGAGAAGAGTCGACTGAGTTGATCCAATTTATAGGTAAAGATATTATTTACTTTCACGCATTATTTTGGGTAGCTATACTAAAAGGTAATAATTATAGATTACCAACAAAATTAGCAACGCATGGATTTTTAACCGTTAATAAAAATAAAATGAGTAAATCAAAAGGCTCTTTTATTACAGGGAAGAAATTCGGTGATAAGTATGACCCAGAATTATTACGTTTTTATTTTGCTTATAAATTGGATGATACTATTAATGATATAGACTTTACTTATGATGATTTTGTTGTTAAAATAAACAATGAATTAATTGGAAAGTTAATTAATATTGGTAGTCGAACAATTGCGTTATTAAATAATAAGTTCGGTAGTCAATTATCAGAAATATCTGATACTGTGTTTTATGAACATATAATTAATGATAGACAAATCATATTCGATAAATACACAGAATTAAAATACTCTGAGGCAATAAAAATAATATTAGGTAATGCTACCATTATCAATTGTTACATAGATAACAACAAACCTTGGAATTTGAGTGATAATAGCCATGAAGTATGTTCGGATTGTTTTAGATTATTTTTATTCCTTATTGAATGTTTAGAACCAGTAATGCCGTTGTTATACAATAGAACAAAGGGATTAGTAGTTGGTAACAAAACAACCGAATATATCAATTTGATAGAAAGAATCAAATGATGGAAACCACGCTTCATTATACCAAATTATAATTGACAAAAAACGAATAATTTAGGAGAAAACTTGATGGCTAGGACATTACACCATAGAAATCAAAAAACGCAACATCAAGGGCGTGATTTATGGTCTCGTAGACCGTTATCACAGCAAGCCTATTGCTCCATTAATAAGTTATTATCAAGGCAGCGTGAACGTGCAATCAACAGACAATTGGTCCACAATGTGGTTAAAAACGAATATTTCGAGGAGTAGTGGTACTTTATTATATGTTCCAATAACTTGAATCAATTACAATACCTGGAAACAACATGACAACTAACAAACAACAAATTGCTAATTTGATAGCCCAAGAAAAACGTAGACAATCTGGTCTTATTAAAGCAATTGACGGTGCAAAACGTGACATCAAAAGAAGTCATAATTCTTTACTTGTTGAAACAATTAAAGATTGGGAATCTGACTTAGAACAACGATATGTTGATTATGGTAAACAAGTATGAGATTTCACCATATTTCCAAAGGGGTGATAACTGTTCCATGTGATTAAACCCGAACTTGATACACGTCCATTAATTTAGATAAAATAAATTTGACATCGTTTTAATGTTTAGTGTAAAATAAGCACTACAATGTAATTCCAATCTTAAAACGAAACGTGGAGATAATACAAATGTCAACAAATAATAGCGTTCGGACTAAAATGTTTAAAGGTGCTGATGGTAAAAACATGAAAGTTGTAACTGTAAATGGAATAGTGTATATAAAGTGTACAACTCGGTGAAATACTATTCACAATTAACAAAAGATGTTGTTCCAGACAACATGAGCTATGAAGTATTTTCAAAGAACGTTTTAATACCAGTATGACTTTACTACTATAGTGTAACCTAAATTTACACATATACAGAATCTTTAAAGTTATCACTTCAGTAGAATTAAAATGTCTATATCCATCAAATTCAATTATTAGGTTTAATGCGTCATTCCTATAATCAGGTCGATTTTTGTACTATTCTGTTGTGTATAAAGTCTACACCGAACATTTCATGCAAATGTAAACCCAAACTTTCCTCTGTTAAATAACTCGTATCGGACCTCCAAAATATTAAATATAACGTGTCAATGTTTGTATAAATATAGTAATACTATTATTAATGACGGAGAAAAAAAATGCCATCTAGTACCACATCAAATTTTTATTATCAGAAGTCTATGGACTACTTATTAAAGAATACCCCCGTATTCACTCCTCCAACATCGTTGTGGGTTTCACTATTCACCTCAACTCCGTCACTTGATGGTACTGGAGGAGTTGAAGTATCAACTGTTGGAACTAACTATGCTAGGGTTCAAATATTAGCATCAAATGGTTGGCAGGGTCCATCTGGAGCTAACCTTGAATATAGCAACCTACAAGAATTGGTTTTCGGTGTTCCTTCCGCAAATTGGGGAACTATTGTCGGGGCTGGGTTACACGATGCAGCAACAGCAGGAAATCTGTATTATATTTCATTTCTTACAACTTCAAAAACAGTTTCCAATGGAGATGGTGCGCCCAAGATTCTTGCGGGTCAAATGAGAATCCTGAGAGCTGTTTGCCCTTAATTTTGAGCTATGTGTGCTTGATTGGTATTAGACAGAATACAATTTCCATTCAAATAAGCAAACCTATCACTAGTTTGCTTATTTTGCTATTTTCTTCGACTTTGTTGTTTTTTGTTTTACTCTAAAGTCGTTATGACCTTTAGACCACGACAATTTTTTTACGGGGTCTTGATATGGGTTGCTACCATACATTAAATCATTTTTAGCTGCTAAAAAGCCTTCAACATATTCAAATGTTTCCACGATACATTTCCTTTATGTTAAACTTCAATAAAAAATGCTTTAAATAGTTTCGTTTGCTCTATTTTTAGCCACTCCTTTTGATGTGCAATGCCAAAATTCATTGGTATGGTCGCTTACATATAGTGATGCGTGTACTATGTCGTCAAAGAACATCCCACCATATTTTGTTGTAAAAACCTCAATGTAACCGTTTGTGTGTTTTATGGATGGTATGAATATTGACATGATGTTTACTCCTAAAAATTATTATTTTACTTGTTTTTTACCAGTTATGATGCCACTGACGGACGGGTTTTTTAAGCTACAGCGTTATTAGAATAAAAATCTTTTGAGCCGTGCATTACTTTTAAATAGCCTTGAACTTCTTTTGAATTAAATTCCTTCTCAATTCTTTTTGCTGCTGCTTTAGCTTTTTGTGCTGCTTGTGTTGATGTTAATCCTATAATTGCCAGTCTAGCAATATCCCAATCATCTTCTTCTCCACGTTTTACTGTGGAACTTACTTTGTTTATTGCCGACCAATCATCTCCACCATTTTTTTTCATTTCGGTTTTTATAGCTTTTAAAAATTCTTTTGAAGTTGTCATAACACCCACCTGATAAGCTAGTCTATTTGAATGTCAATAGTATAACAAAATATTAAATACCTAGTCAACAACTATATTCACATAAATATGAAATTAGTATAACAACCAGATAATGCCAAATGAAAAACACAGATTTAATAATATATCGTGATGTAGATTTATCATTGACGATACACCCATTAACTGGAGACATAACAACGAAAATAAATGAAGAAGCAATTAGACGGAGCTTACGCACGATATTTTTATGGGAAATATGGGATGTTCCATTCAATAGCAAATATAAGAATTACATCAAAGAATTGTTATTTGAGAATCCATCTGTATTAATTGCATCGACATTAAAATCAAGAATTGAATGGTTAATTGGTGCAGTTGAACCTAGAATTAAGGTAATGGATGTTACGGTTGTTTTATTACCAGATGGAAACGCATATGACATAACAATATTTTATGAGATATTAAATTTGAATAGGCAAGAAACTTTTAATTATGTGATTCAGAGGATTAGATAATGCAATTACCAATAAACGGATTAGATTTTGATGAGATAAAGTCCAATTTTATTTCATATTTAAAAACCAAAAGCTATTACACAGATTATAATTTTGAAGCTAGTGGCATTAGTTCATTAATGAATTTGTTTGCATATATTGCACATTATATGGGATATTACATAAAAATGGCATACACGGAAAGCTTTATTGATGGAGCTACAAAACGCGAAAGCTTAATGAGTAAAGCCAAACTAAATGGGTATTTACCAAAGGGGAAACGTGCATCGAGAGCAGTTGTTAGTTTACAAATAAATTTAGATAGTTTACCTGAACCAGATAACAAAACCATAATTATTCCAAAATATAGTTTGTTATCTGGAATAAACGTGTCAAATGATTCAAGAACTTTTTACAATTTAGAAGATGTTATTTGTCACAATAGAATAGTTAATGGAACACAAGTTTATTATACATCTCCACACTTTACCGTTTATGAGGGAAGTTTAAAATCATGGAAAATGATAGTAAAATCCGATGTTCAGAACCAAAGATTTGTAATTAATGATATTAACATTGATTATGAAACATTGCGAGTATATGTTTATCCAGACTCATCTTCAACTAATAGGGACGAATATATATTAGTCAATGATGTTTTTGATATTAACAAAAACGATAAAGTGTTTTATTTAAGCTCTAATATAGAGGGATTATATGAAATAATGTTTGGAAACAACATTATTGGTAATCAACCATTAAATAATTCTATGATTGAAATGGTTTATTTAAGCACGTCTGGTCCAGATGGAAACGGTTGTACTAAAATGGCATATCAACGTCCATCTATTTTAGATGCTGGTACAACAGGTGCATATTTGAACTTCTTAGTAACAATAATAGAAAAATCAAGTGGCGGAATCAATGCAGAGTCAATTCAAAGTTTGCGGACTAATATTCCAGCAAACTTCAAACGACAAAAACGAGTTGTTACTGAATCTGATTATAAGAGCATAATATTAGACACTTATAGGGATATTGATAGTATTAATATATGGGGTGGTGAAAAAAACATTCCTCCAGATTATGGCTCAATATACATTAGCATTAAGCCGAAACTAAACAACAATATCGGCATAGCAGCGAAACAAGAAATTAACAAATTATTATCACAAAATGGTGTAATAGGAACTAATGTTAAATTAATAGACCCTGAATATATTGATGTCCAATTATCAATACACGTCAAAGTTGACCCAACCATGACAAACAAATCAAACGGCGAAATACAAAAACTAATTTCAAATAAAGTTAATGTGTACAATAAAGCACATTTAAGTAAATTTGAACGTGGATTAAGCAATATTGATTTGTTAGATTATATTAAAAATGGTGAATTGTACATATCACGAATTTATAGTGAATCAACAATATCAAAATCATTTAATATTGTATATTTAAGCTCTTCACAATATTTAATAGCATTTGGAAACCAATTAAATGGTAATGAAAGTATTACAAGTTCCACATTTAAATATGGTGGGATTGATTGTGTGTTGTCTAGCGATATTGGTGGTAGTGTTTTTATTTCTAATAGTGTAACAAAGTCAGTTATAGTAAATAGTCCAATAGGTGAAATTGATTATGTTAAAGGTTTAATTAAACTGATTATTGAACAAAACATTACAAGTTCAATAGATTATGGTACACATGGAACAATCATTATTTACGCTAAACCAAAATTACCTGATATTGAAACATACTTATACAATATTGTAAACATTTCAAGTGTAAAAGTTGAGGTTCGATATTAATGAGAAAAACAATTGTACCAATATTAAAATCAAAGATACCAAACTTTATTCGATATGGTTATCCTAGTGCGTTCCAATTAATAGTCGATTTTTACAAATGGCTTGAATTGGATGGTAATTACATACAATTATTATTACAATATTCTGATAACTTAGAAATTAATAACGATATTGAGCCATATGTTGATTTGATAATAAGTGAATTAGGTTGGAATCATAAAACATTAATTGATAGAAAATTATTAGTCCACACATTGCGTGATTTTTATTTAAGTCGTGGAAGTGAAAGTAGTTTTAAATATTTGTATAGAATTTTATATGACGTTGATGTTAATATACAATACCAACGTGATAACGTATTTAATTTAAGTGATTCAACCTATTATAAAGACCAATGGATTTTAACTACTGGAAACTCAATTCAATCAATTTCATTCCAACACATATACAATACCGTATTATTAAACACAATCGTAACAGGTAAATCTAGTGGAATAGAAACTACTATTAATAAAATATCACCAATTAATATTAAAGGTGAATGTTATTACAAAATATTAATCAATAATATTAATAAGAGTTATATTCCAGGCGAATCAATTGACATTTGGAACAACACTGAAACAGTTACTGAAACAATATTAAACCATCCAATCGTAAAAATAAAACATCCTGGAATTGGATATAAAATCGGTGATGTTGTTTTATTAGATGGGTTTACAATAAATGGACACATAGTTGTTAAGTCCGTTGTTACTGGTGGTATTACAGGTGTTAATATTGTAAATGGTGGATATGGCTATTCTATTGGAGATAGTATCACTACAATTCCAACTATTAGTGGACATAGCTTCTATTCTGAAGTTGTTAGTGTTAATGAAGCTGGTACAATAACAAATATTAAACTATGGAGTTCTGGCTATGATTATATTAGTTTTCCAGACATAATTGTTAATAGCAAATCTGGTGGATATGGTGCTATATTAACTGGTAATTCAAATGAAATTGGTGGCATAAAGAGTTTCGACATCAAAGAACAATACTGGGGTTCCAATACAAACTCTATTGGTGTTAGTATTTTAACTGATAATGGTAACTCTGCAATACTCGATATTCAATTACACAATTGCGTATATGAAACTGAATTAACACACATCAATGATAATAAGTTTATTGGATATGGTTCGATTATATTTGATGGAAACAAATATCAACAATATTCATATGAAGTTCACAGTACGATTTCCAATTCACGGATTGATAAAATTGTGGATGAATTATTACATCCAGTAGGATTCAATAAGTTTAAAGTTCATATTATTAATGATGAAATCCAATTGAATGGTATAGATATTGAGTTACTAATATCAAAACAAATCAATAGGATATTACCAACTATTGATATGATTGATGTTAATTCAACAATGGAAATAATTAAGAATCAACATTACATTAACGATAGTTTATTATTTGATATAAATAACATTGAATATTTCAAATTCGATGGTACTTTCAAATATACAATATCAGATTTTGGAAACATTAGCCTTGATTCAATATATTCTATTGGAATTAAAAACTATAAAACCATTGACCCAGAAATAATAAAAATACAAGTTTAAAGAGGTTTAAATGTCAGCAAAGTTCAGTCAAAATATTAGAGGTTTTTCTTGTAATAGTTTTATTAATACAATACAATCTAAAACTCCAGATGTTTGGACATCAAACACAAATTATATAATAGGCAATGTTTGTATCAGTGGAACAAATAAATATTGTGCATTGTCAGCTGGAATTAGTGGTAATATAACTCCAACACATATTAGCGGAACAATGTCTGATGGTAGTTTGAATTGGATGTTTATTGAACAAGTTATCAAAGATAACACATTCAAAGGAAATATGTTCCTATCAATTGGTAATCCAGTGCCTTGGTTTAATGAATCATCCCCAACCTTACCCGATATGTCAAATTCAGGTGATTTGAAAACCATGAACAATATCATTACATTAAAAAAGATAACAAGTAACGATGTTAGAATGATGGCAATTAGACACGATTGGACTTCAGGTATTGTGTATAGTCAGTTTAATCCAGACGTTGACACTTTTGAATCACCGTATTTAACTCCGTATTACATTGTTACTGATGAGTTAAAGATATACAAATGTCTTGATAATAACACCGATTCGCCTAGTATTTCAAAACCAACAACTACAGGAATAAATCCTGTAGTGTTAGCAGACGGGTATTGCTGGAAGTATCTTGGTAATATTAGCTCACAAGATGCTGCAACATTTTTAACTACAGGGTATGTTCCAGTAAAATACCTCATTCAAGATGATAGTAGTGAGCAATGGACAATACAACAGTCAGCACAAACTAATGGAATAAGTACATTCAGCATATTGACACAAATTGGAACATTCGCAGATACCGAAGTTGCAATAGATGGAGTTGGGTCAAATGTAGTTGTTAATGTAATAAAAACAAACACAAATGAAATTAGACAAGTATTGGCTATAGAAAGTGGTAATGGATATACTACAGATACATTTGCGATAATAAAAAACACTACTGCATTGGGAACTGGAGCAACTGCAACTGCAAATATAACAACAGGAACAGTTACTAGCATAGATGTAAATATGGTTGGGTCAAACTATACAGATGCGATTGTTTTAATTGTAGGCGATGGAACTGGAGCAACAGCAAGTCCAGTAATATCAGAATCAAATACTGTAACAGCTATAACAGTTAATTCTAATGGAACAAATTACACTTGGGCTAAAGTGTTTATTATTGCTGGAACATCTGGGTGTATTGCAAAGGCAATTATGTCTCCATATAACGGTCATGGGTATAATATGGTTACTGAGTTAAATGCAACTGCCATTTTAATTAGTGTTAAATTGGAAAACAATACACATTTAATAACAGATGTTGGAAGTGATTATAGACAAATTGCTATTATTACCGATGTGTTAGATTCAAATGGTATTCCAGCATATTTAAATTATTATATTGGACCAAGTCATCCAGATTATAGTGATGTTATTAGTCCATTACACAAAATTAAACGTGGTAGTGGATATGTATTATATTTAAGTAATATTCAAGCGATAACTCGTAGTATAAATGAGGAAGAGAATATTAAATTAGTTATTTTATTTTAAGGATTATTATGACAACCTACAACCACAACAAACAACCATATTTTGATGATTTCAATCCAAATAAGAATTTTGTGAGTGTTTTGTTTAAGCCAAAAGTTCCAGTTCAAGCTAGGGAATTAAACCAAGTACAAAGCATTTTGTACAATCAAATGAATAGGTTTTCATCGCACATATTTAAACACGGTTCACCTGTTAAGGGTTCACCTCCAAAATATGTTGTTGCGAATTATATTACATTAGAAAGTATAAGTCCATTTGATTCTGAGTTAGTTAGTATTAATAAAATACACGGAACATTATTGCGTGGTACAACATCTGGTATCGAAGCAACTATAATTTATGTATGTGATGCTACAAATGAATCTCCACATACTGTTTATGTGAAATATACTAAAACGGCTATTGATAATAACACTTCAGTATTTTTAAATGGAGAAATCATAGATGTAATTGATGATTTGGGTATAGTTTCATATAAAATTAAAATCAGGTGTCCATCTTGTCCTAACCAATCACAATCATTTATTAATATAGTTCCAACTGGATATGGTAGTTTGTGGTACATTCAAACTTCAACTTATTTCATTGATGGTATGTTTATTGATGTTTTACCATCAATAATAGTAGCAGACAAATATTCCAGAAATACATCTAGCTATAAAGTAGGTTTTGATGTCATATCAGATATAGTGACATCGGACACTGACATATCACTATTAGATAATGCACTTGGTTATCCGAATTATCAAGCCCCAGGAGCTGATAGAGAACGAGTTAGGTTGATACCAGTTATCAGAAGCTTACAATTTGTTGATGGTGATAAATTTATTCCACTGGCTATTGTTAAAAATGGTAAAATAAAGTACGTTAATGATATTCCAGCGTATTCTGATATTATGGACATATTAGCTAGACGAACATATGATGAAAGTGGTAACTACACAACTAAACAATTTGGAATATCATTTAAAGAGCATTTAGCTAAATCAGATAATGACCCAAATGGTGTATATACCATTAATAATGGTGGAGATGAAAGTAAATTTGTTGCAATAGTTAGAGGTGGAACTGGGTATGTTAGAGGATATGAAGTTAGAAACACCAGTGAAACTGAAGTCATTATAGATAAACCCCGTGAAACTAAAAAGCTAAAAAGTTATTTGAATAGAACTGGAGGATTAAATTATATATTGGTTTCTGGGGCTGCGATTGTTACAAAGGTTGTTCCAAATGACCCAACTGAACAAGTTACGAGTATATTTTCTAATATCGAAATTTCATTGTATGATGGTGTTCCAGTAAACAACTTACCCACTGGTAATATGATAGGAACATTAAAGGGTTTTGATATATTGGCTGACTTTGAACACGAATTTGGACACACATGGAGAGTTCATTTTGTTGATATGAAATTAATTCCAGGGAAACAATATCAAGATGTTAAATGTTTATCTGGAATATTTGTTTCTGGTGAACACTTATTAGTTCCAACGGTTGATAGTTATACTGGAAAGCCTAATATTTACGATGCCGATAAAAGTTCATTGGTATATTATCTAGGAAAGAAAAACGTTAAATCCTTACGAGATATAAACAATTCAACTCAAAGTAGTATGAGTTATTCACAACGTAAAAAGTTTCACGGTGTATTAAATTCAGCTGGAGCATTCACATGGGTAAATCAAACCAATGAAACATTCCAACCATTAGATTTAGGGTCTACATATGCTCATATAATATCGGGAACTGATTATATTCCATTAGGTTTTAATACAATTTCATTAACAGCAGATTCTATTACAGTAAATACTGGCAATTCGGCTAACTCTGGAAAGGTTGTACAATTAGTCCATACAGTTTTAAATAGTAATGTGTTTGAAAAAACTAAATCTCTTGTTGCAATAACCGAATCAGATAAACAATTAAATGGAACTACTTTTAATTTAACTAAAAGTGATTTACATAAAATTGTTAAAATAACTTTAAATGATTCACTATCAACAGATGTAACGAAACATTTTAAATGGACTAATGGACAAACAGATTGGGCATATGTTCCAATTACACTAACATCTAATTATCCATTTCTAGGTGATGCTAGATTTACAATTGAATATGAGTATTACCAACATAGTGATACTGGACATTTTTTCAGTGTTGATAGTTATTCTGCTATTGTTAATACCATTGATAACAACTATCATTATGGTGATATTCCATCATTTAAAACATCTGACAACCAATTATATAACTTAAGGGATTGTTTAGATTTTAGACCATTGGTATTAGATAATTCAATTGTTAGCTTAGTTCAACCTGCATTAAATTCAATTTTCATATCAGACATTGAGTTTTATTTACCAAGAACTGATTTGATGGTAGTAAATAAAAATGGAACAATTTATTCAAAACCTGGAATAAGTGCCGAGAATCCTATTGCTCCACAATTAGATGTATTATCAGAAATGGCAATCTATTCATATAGAATTGCAGCATATTTGAATAACATAGAAACAGATATAGTAACATCATTCATTGAAAATAAACGATATACAATGCGTGATATTGGAAAACTCGATAATAGAATAACTGAATTAGAAAACTTTACAAATTTTACCACATTGGAACGTAGGTTGGTTGATACTCCAATAAAAAACATCAATGGAATTGAATTGTATAAAAATGGGTTTATGGTAGATTGTTTCAATAGCTTTCGATATTCAGCAATAGATGATACAGAGTTTAAATGTGTAATTGATAGAACTCATTATGAGGTTGTCCCACAATATACTATGTTTAATGCGAACTTTGATTTTATTCCAAGTGATAGTACAAACTATAAACAATATGGAAATATCATCATGTTAAATCATTATGATGAACCATTTATCACACAACCATTTGCAAGTGAAGCTATTGTAATTAATACACAATCAACTCCAAGTATTACTGGAAAGGCTATTATAGTTCCAAATATCACTAATTGGGCAGATTTAGAAAATGACCCAAAAGTTGTTATTGATGCTAAAGTCGGGTTAGATTCAATTCCGATAAACAAGCTTGGATTGGCTGGAATTGAATCTAATGTGTGGGAATGGTTAAATGAGGCTACCAATACTAATAATTTACAATCAGATAATGCTGTTAGGTTAATTGATGTTAATAACAACCTTAATACACAAACTATTGGAAATAACATATATAAAAATCAAGAAAATGTTAAATCACAATTAAAAGTATGTCCACTCATTGAAAAACAACGATTCCAGGTTTTCGCGACTGGACTAAAACCAAACACAAAAGTATATTGCTTTTTTGATGGTATCAATGTATCTGATTTATGTCGACCATTAAACACAAAAACCAACTATGGAGATGATATAGTTGTTGATAACTTAGGTAACGTAAAACTTGAGTTCAAATTACCTAAAGAACGTTTTAGGAGTGGTCCAAAAGTATTTAAAGTTACAAACAATGCCGTGTTAGAAACCAGTGCGGAAACAATATTGTGGACTGCTGGAACATGGGCTAGTGTCAATACTTACCAAAATACATTTACAAGTGCGACACAACACGCGATTCAATTAGATGATACTAACACACCAGACCCTATAGCTCAAACATTTTCAATTGATGTTGATTGTTATATTACAGGAATAAGCCTATATTTCCAATCAATACATCCAGACGATATGGTATGTTTAGAATTAAGAAATGTTATTGATGGAACAGGTATTCCTGGAGATGATGTGTTAGGTGGTTGTAATGTCAAAGGTAGGGACATTATTACAAGTTCAAACGCAAGTGTTAAATCTGAACTCAAATTGCTATATCCTGTATATGTAAAGGCTGGATATAATTATGCTATGGTTATTAGTAGTGTTAAGCCTTCAACTAAAATATGGGTAGGTGAATTGGGTCAATATGATGTTATTCAATTTAACAAATTAATTAACAAACAATTTGAATCAACTGGATTATATAAATCACAAAACAATATGTGGACTGAGATAATAAACTATGATTTGAAATATGCTATTAATCGAGCTATATTTACAGCATCAAATATGCAATTGACATTTAATAATCGTGTTGTTCGGGATTATAATTCAATGTCGAATGCAATAGAAACTCAATCTGGAAGTAACTTAGTTAGAATACACAGAAGCAATCATGGAGTTGCTATTGGTGATATTTACAAGTTTGATTTGTCCAGTGGTATATGGTTAAATTTCACATTAAATAATATTAGTGACAAGTTTTCTATAGGACAAAGAATATCAACAACAACAGGTGTTGGTACTATCAGTGACATTAAACCTGGAATTATCATATCAACTATTGATTGTCAATTGAGTGATATTACTGGACACTTTTCAATAGGACAACAATTTACAGTAAATAATTTCACACAACAATTGACTGATAGATATGTTACAGATTCGTTTGTTGGTGGTACAACAACATTTAATTCAGCGATAAGCACTATCACTGGAACTTGTAATTCAACATCAATTATTGATATTAATGGTATTCCATCAACGGATTTTAATAACGATATTGCCATTGTTTCAATTGATTCTATAAATTCATTTATAATCCAACTTAGTACCCCTGCAACAACTTCTGGAATAGTTGAATTGAATGTGTATTTAAACTTGAATTTGAAATACGATAAGTTTGTGGTTAGTTGTTCTAACCCAATTATAAACGGTTGTACTAACTCATGGGTATTATCTGGTATTGGACATCAATCATTCGATTTGTTTAGTAATTTAAATTACATTAAACAATATGATATTCCATTTAAGATTGGGGAATTGGTTAATTTAAATTCACCATTTAAGTTTGCTAATGATTATAATGAAATTAGGGTATTTGGTAATACTGGTAAAAGTATTGGAGTTGTTGGTACATTTAATAGTGATAATCAATATGTTTCTCCAGTAATTAACATCAATTCATTAAGTGTAATTGGTATAGCTAATAAAATTGACAACGATATTGATGCTAATATTTATGATGTTATTCCGAATGGATTAAATAGATTTATTCCAGAAACAAATAATAGAAATGGTATATCGTCATATAAATATATTTCAAAAGTAATGACATTGAAAAATTCAGCAATAGAATTGAAGATTATTGTTGAAGTTTGTAAACCATTGTATTCTAATTTTGACATTTATATAAAAACCCTTAATATTGGAGATTCAAGAATCATTGATGATGTAGATTGGATATTAATGCCTATTGAATTTAAGAAAAACTTTACATCAATTACAAGCAATGATTTTCAACATATAGAATTTATTGTAGGTGAGGTGCTACCAACTATGTGGAACAATAAAACAGCAACATTTAAAGCTGTTAAAGTTAAACTTGTTGGAAAAACAAAAAACACATCAAATCCTCCAAAATTCAAAAACTTAAAGGTAATTGCATTAACATGACATGGGTTAAAGTTCAAGATGATTCGAGATTTGTTAGGGATGAACAATCTGGTTGTATAATTAATATAAATGACCATGAATATAATGTAGCAAAACAACGGCGTGATTTAGAATCCCAACTACTAACAATGTCACACAAAGTAAATACACTAGAGAAACAAATGTCTTTAGTGTTTTCCAAACTAAATGAGATTAAATAATGGCATTAATAATTATTAACACATCAGATACATTTGAACAGTGGAGAGTGAAGTCAAATACGATTTCAGTCCAAACAAATGACAATACAAATGATATTGGAACAATATCAACACTAACAACATCCGATAAAACAAGTGTTGTTAATTCAATTATTGAATTGGTGTTAAAAATAGGGATGTTACCAAGCTTAAATACAGTAGCAAATGGGAATATAGTTGCTGCCATTAATGAAGTTCTAAGTGATATTGAAACAATATCAGGAGATTTGTCAACCCTAACATCCACAGATAAAAATAACTTAGTTGCTGCTATTAATTCTGTTATAGTAAATTATAACTCTAAGATTGGAACATTAACAAATCTAACGACATTAGATAAAAATAATTTAGTTGTGGCTATTAATGAAGTTCAAGCAACATTGTCAGGAGATATAACTAATGTTAGTAATGAATCATCAAATAGGGACGGTGTATTATCAACATTAACAACTACAGACAAAACTAGCTTAGTTGCTGCTATTAATGAATTGCGAGCTAATCAAGTTACTCATGGGTGGTAATATATGACATATGATAAAACTTGGTCATTCCAATTAAATACCGAACCAACAGACCAAACAACTCTACAAAAACAATGTCAATCGTGGTTCATCCAATTGAAAACATTTTTAATTGGAGCTGGTTGGACTATTGATGGTTGTTCAAATGGAACTACATATTCAGCAAATTTAGACTTGTGGGGTACAGATTTAAACAATATTACTTGGAATACAAATTCGTTAGCTAGGTCTTGGTTATTATTAAAAAGTCCAGTTGGTATAGTAGCAGGATTGAACGGAAGTTACCTTGGAGACCAGTCCAGAGTTTGGCTAATACTAGACTGTCATGGAAGTTCAACAACCGATTATAGCAAGTGGAGCGTGTATTTCCATAGGGTTAAACCATCTACTGGAGTTGCTTCAATTACAACGATTCCAACAAGTACAAATGGTATTACCCTAATTAGCAATACTATATTTGTACGAACAGCTATAACTAATACCAAATGGCAATTTGCAAATACCAATAATGGAAGTTTTTATGCGTTAATCACTTTAAATGGACTATTAATTATGCACACTGCATTAATGGTATATCCAATAGCAGATGTTGGAAAGTATCAAGGAAAGGATTATCCATTCGCGATTGCAGCACAAGTATCAATGTTAGACTCAACAAACCATATGAACTTTTATTTAAATGGTTCTACAAATGTAAGCTCAACTGTAAATCCAGTTTTTAACACATGGATGCCAGATGGAACAAATACAACAGCAATCATTTGGACTATAGTAAAAGCATCTGCAAATACCAATGCTGCATTTCCAAGTGGTGATGGTATTTCAGGTTGTTATTACTTTGGATATAATCTAAGTGCTGGTGGGGATTCAGAGGGAAATCAATGGTTGTTTAATACATACTTAACAGCAGAAACAACAACATTAAAATATTTAATTGGTAAAGTTTCTGATATTAAGTTTTGTGGAAACCCTAATGTTATTAATACAACTATAGATTCGATTGGAGTAAATCCGACATATTGTAATTTTCGCAATATTTGGTTTCCAGTGAATACTAGGATGTTAGCTTAATATGGACATATTAACAATAAATCCAGTAGTTTTAGCATTACACCAATATCTATCTACGAATACTACAAACAACAGAAATCCAAACATTGTTGGATATTCGACACATTCAATTAGTGGAAATGCAATGACTCCATCTGGAATATGTGATAGGGTATTATTTGTTAATAGTAATTATAATATGGAAGCAACTGTAATTCCAAATAATAATGGCGATTTCATATATTATTGCAATGACGATACATATACCGTTATTATGGTTGGACCAAACAATATTGAAACCAAAGTTTTATATAATGTACATCCATTAAATTCAAATATTAACATCCATTAAATAGATTATGCTATATATCAGATACAACGAACCATTACATTTCAGATTTACTTGAAATGTACAAAGAATACATTTATAACTACGGTAAAGGTAAATAATTTATGACCATAAAAAGTTTTGCAGAGTATATTACAGACGAATATTTCAACAGTGATTATCCTATGGTTCAAGAAATAATATCAATGTTATCTAAGAAGTATGGTGAACCAGATTGTGGTAGGAATAGGTGTACATTTAAGTCTAAAAACTTTGTGTTTAAAGTTCCTCGCAATTATGATGGTATTGATGATAATCAATACGAGAGTTCGGTTAGATTTAAACCCGATTGGACTGATTATGCTTCGGCTAAAATCGTATTAATTAAAAACTTTCCAGTATTATTGATGGTCAAGGTCGATATTAATGTTGATTCAGATAAATTACCAAGTTGGGTAAAATTTATTGATGGTAATCAAGTTGGTTATAACAAAAAAGGTAAAATTCAAGTTTACGACTTCGGAGTACGATAATTATGGCAATTAGTACAAAACAAGACTTAGTAGATTATGCGTTGCGTTCATTGGGCGCACCCGTTATACAAATAAACATTGCTGATGAACAAATTGATGATAGAATTGATGAGGCTTTACAAAAGTATTGGGAATTTCATTCAGATGGTTCAGCAAAAAGTTACATTGTACATCAAATTTCCAATAATGATTTAGCAAACAAATATATTCCAATTTCAGATAACGTATTATCTATATTAAGGGTATTTCCATACGGGGGTAGTGGTTTTAGTAATAACAATTTACAATATACAGCTTATATGAGTGATGTTATTAGTCAAATGGCTTCGCCAACAAATGGAGGTGGGCTTGGTAGCTTTATGGTTAATATGGAATACCTATCTACAATAAACTGGCTATTTAATTATGAGAAACCAGTTAGATTCAATAGACACATGAATAGATTGTTTATAGAAGCTGATTGGAGTTTAATTGGATTGGGTCAATATATTGCAATTGAATGTACAGTAATTGTGGATCCAGACGACTATGATAATGTTTGGAATGATATGTGGTTAAAAAAATATGTAATAGCATTATTCAAACGACAATGGGGTCAAAATATGATTAAGTTTGATGGATTCCAATTACCATCTGGTATGACATTAAATGGACGACAAATGTATGATGATGCGTTATCTGACCTTGAAGTATTAGAAGATGAATTGATTAACACTTATCAATATCCCATAGATTGGTTTGTGGGATAGATAATGTATAACACATTTGAAAACTTTTTAATAGAAGAAACACAAAAATATAAACGTCCACCAAAACTGTTATATCATTTAGTTGATTATGATAGTATGCAATATATAATTGATAACGGATTTATTAAAGGGAAGAACTATCATATGATTTCAACAACAAAAGACCCTAAGATAAACTTTTATGTGGGTGCAACGCCAATACTATTCCGAATAGTATTGGATGGTATTAGATTGAACAACGACTATGAATTATCGACATACACATTTAAGTCATACAACGGTGAAAAGTTTAAAGATGAAAAAGAAATTCAAATTAAACCGAACCTGGATGGCAAAATTGATAATATTGGCAAATATATAATAAGAATTGAAATTATAAAATCAAGGTTAGAAAATATGCTTAGGCGATTATATGATGATTCTGAATTTGTCCATAAAATAAATACAATAATAAAAAACACAAAACAGTTCGCTCATACCATTGAAGTTGATTCTTAAATTTGACATCATATATAATTAAATAAACAGTCATAGTGTAACGATTTAATTGAAGTGACACCAACCTATAACTTTCCACAGAAACACGCTTAGGAACGATTCTCGTAAGGATTTTACACACTACATGGCAATTAATACATATAACCAAAAAACAAAATCAACAACTGTAAATCCATATTTCAACTTCATTACAGCAAACAATGAACAGGAATTATATGACGCATTGACAGTTGAAGATATAAAGTTTACTGGAATTGAGGTTCATTATATTCCAAGAACGGATGAGTCAATTGATTCGTTATTTAGAGAATCGTTTAAAACTTCTTTCAATGCAAGTTATAAAGTTGAAGTGTTCGTTAAAGGTTCTGAATGGGAATCTGGTCAAGGTAATTTGTTGTCTAAGTATGGATTCCAACAAAACGATGCAGTCAATTTAATAATGAGTAGGACAAGATTCAATCAATTGAAAGTTCCAGATAGAATGCGTCCAACTGAAGGAGATTTATTCTTTATCGGTGATGATACTGTTCCACAAGGATATGGCAGTTTCGTGAATAGGATTTATGAAATAACCAGTGTTGAGAATGAAGTTCCATTTTGGCAAGTAGGTAAATGGATGTTTTATGACATTTCGTGTAGGTTGTTTACGTTTGGATATGAAAAAATCAATACTGGAAATATTGCAATGGATGCTGTCCCAGATGGTGCTTCTAATGATGGCGATGTAATAGCAGGTGTTAATAATGATATGTTAGAAATAAAACAATCATTAGTTAATTTTGATGAACACAACCCATTTGACAATATATGAAAAAAGAAATATTCTATTACGGAACAGTAAAAAACATTATTGTGGCATTTGCTACAGTTTTTTCTGATATTAGGTTCATTAATGACCATGGAGAAGTAATTACTGTTCCACTACATTATGCTCCTAAAGAAAAGTTTGTCACATCTATTTACGAAAACTTAGACCCAAACCAAATAGCAACGGAAATGAATTTACCCAGAATGGGTTTTGAAATGAATGATATGGCGTTTGCATCGGAACGATATTCAAATCCAATGAATAAAGTTAAAAGTGGGTTTACCCATGATAGGAAATATCTATTTACTAGAATACCATACGATTTCCAATTTAATTTATATCTTGCAACTAAACGGTTTGAAGAAAGTCTTAAAATAGTTGAACAAATACTACCATTCTTTACTCCAGAATTGAATATCTCAATTCACGATAAACCAGATTTTGATTTGATTACAGATATTCCAATCACATTAAATGCAGCATCCTTTTCAATTGAATGGGAAGGCGATTTTGAAGAAAAACGTAGAATTGAATGGACACTTAACTTCACAGTAAAAGGTTGGTTATATGGAGATGTTAAACACCAAGAAGTGATTAAAAAAACTATTGTTAATATGACTGAAATGGATGTCAATACCAAGTTCGCAACATTGATTTCTGAAGTAAGCCCTAAAACAGCAAATGCTACAGATACTCATACGATTTTAAATTCAATAATAGAGTAATTTTAAAGTGTATGGAAACAACATTTAACTATTGTTCCCATAGACAATCATTTTAGCGAAAGTGTTTCTACTTTACCAACTACATCAACAAACAACTTGTCTTCTTTAGACAACCAACCAATTGCTCGTTGTAAGTCGTTCTTTGGAAGTCCTAAAGCCTTTTCAACTACAGATGGACTAGCTGGTCCATTAGCTTTTAAATATTCCCACAATTTACCAGCATTAATACCAATAACATCAATCATTTGTACTCCTTTATATTTTTATTACACGTTTATTTTCTAATATGGATTCTATCCATAGTTTTTTAGCAGTTAATAGTGTTACTATTCTATTCCCATTAGCTTCAATTTCGTTCATTGATATGTTTGGACTAATAGTGTTAGCAAAAAGTTCCAATATGGTTTTTTTATTGTAAACTATTACAGTTCCACATAGTGTACACAACATAACAACCTTGCCTCTTAATATCAACATTCTGTTATGTGAAACATCTAACCGTCCAATGTTGATATTGTAAATGATGTCTTGGATGTCTACCAAAATGTTTTTAAGTGCAACAGTTATATCAATCATATTACAAATTCCCAGTCAGTAGCCATTAAACACGAATATGTAACAGTATATAGTTCTTTTTTCGGGTGTGGGTATGACCGATTTATAACAAAAACATAGTCGTTAGCTGCTTCCCACCAAACTAATGCAACACTTGCTGTGTCTTCATATAACCAACTATCACGCCTAATTGATAGTCCGTTTTTCATTTCACCAATCATATCGACTAATTTCATAACATATTCCAAAGTGATTTATAAAACGTAAATTATACTATCAATCGTGAACACTGTCAATCAGTTGAGACATAACATATCTTAAAGTGTCTAGTGATGATGCTGTTGGATTAGCTATTAAGTCTGGTGATGTATTGATTCCATTTAACAACATAAAGTCAGTTAATATAGCCATTACATTGTTTTTAGATAATTCAGATACTAATATGTTTTGTGATATTAATGGAGGAGTTTTCATAACCAATTTAACAGTGGAATTAATCGAGTCTGGTAATTCAACAATTTGAATTGAACCATCAATTGTAATTGAAAACCTAAATGTAGATTGTGTATAATCAATTAATGTACAATCAATCAATGTACCAGAATCCGATTTATACTGGAATGGGTTTCCCAATTTTGCTAATGTAATGTTAAATGGTAATTTAACCGAATCAAATCTAACCAGTGGAATTTGTCGATTAAAACACAACTCGACTTCTAAGTTAGATGTAACCTTTTTTAATGGCATTGGAGGTTGGTTTCTAACATAAAACAAATATGCTAGACTGCCATAGTTTGATTTATCTATTGTCCAAGCTTGTTTTAATTCTTGTTGTGTTGGCATTGTTATTTTCCAATTTCATCAAATATAGCATCACATAATTGTTTTTGTGTGAAATTTAACGTTCTATTGTCCAACAAATAATATAGAATATCACGAGTTGCAATTTTAGTTTTGTCTGGCATATTATCTTGTGCATTATCGAGTCTATCAGCCAATTTCAAAGTCAATGCACTATCAGATAATCCTACAAACTTTGTTTTCATATATTCAGTCTTTCCAACCAATTGCATTTCTGCTTCATCGTTAGTTAATTCTTGTACTAGATTTGCAATAGTTGGACCAAACTCAATCACTAATTCCTTGTAACTAACATCACAGTCTTCAAGCGTATCGTGGAGCAATGACGCAACCATCAAATTAGAATAATTAGCATCTTTTTTACAATACTTATTAATTATCGCACTAACATTTATTGGATGTGTAACATACGGTAAACCTGAAAACTTCCGTGTTTGCCCTTCATGTTTTAATGTTGCAAAATCAATTGCCTTTTTAATTAAACTATCATCAATACCTAATGTGGTCATCATTAATACTCCTAAATATTGTTATTTATATTTAATTACCATGACTTGTGATTGTGGTATATTCAACTGGTTTGTGGCTTTTATTCATATCATATTTGTAATATCCAGTGATTAAGGCTATTGCTAATACACAAATTATCGTTGCAGATATATAATATTGAATTAAATGAATTATTCCTATTACCATTAAAATGAATGATAATAATATTAAAATATCTGGAATATACGATGTGAATCTCATAGTAAAGTCTTCAGTTACAAACGACATGATATAACTAAATATTCCAGAAATCCAATGCTGTTGAACTGCTATTAAACACAATACACCTAAGATTACCCCGATTATGATTTTTATACTTGTTTCATGTTCCATAATTATTGTCCAGTCTTGTGCGTCACAACAACGTTTGGTGGTGGATTATCTACCATATACAATATGAAAATTAATGTACCAATTAACAATAGTGCATTTAATATATTCCCCATCCAATCATAATTGTGCGTTGGTTTAATATCGGGAATCATATCAATTGTGTTCCCAACATAGTTATTATCGTGTCTCCACACTTCAATGTCTTCTAATTCGTTCTTAAGTTCTTGGACTGTCATAGCAGACCTTAATGTGGTATTATTTTTCATATACCCAGCAGCATACATTTTTTCAACCGAATTAAAATATGTTGCTAGGTTGCCCTTCAAGTCTTTAAATTCAAAGACAATATAAGAATTACTCATTTGCATTATTAAACCACTTTGTGGATTTTGTTCAATGCTACCCAATGTTGTAATGTTCCATCATCAATTAAGATTCTGTTTTTAGGGTAACTAACAAACAATATCACTTTCGCAGTATATAAATTGTTAAAATCGTCCCACACCTCAACGTTGATTCCACGAGACAATTCGTATATCGTTGGACGATACAATTCTCCATTTATAACCTCTGTTCTACGCATCATTTTTATATTTCCAATAGCATCATGTATTAATAGAAATTATAATTAACATCAATGCCTTTGTCAAGCTAAATATTGTTATTTGGAGATTACACAAACATGGAAACTCAAATAGTTCCTATAAACACACATAAAACAGTAGAAGATTCCCCAACACTAAACAAAGATAAGTTTTGTTACAACGGAAATACAAAACTTATGAAGGCTGGAACTCTATTATCATACACTGAAGACCAAATTAGGGAAATTTACAAATGTGCCACTGACATAATTTACTTTATTGAAAACTATGTCTATATCGTAAACTTAGATGAAGGTTTAGTTAAATTTAAATTATATCCATATCAACAAAAAATGATTAAATCTTTCCAGGAAAATAGATTTAATTTATGTTTACTATCAAGACAAATGGGTGGGATGAACTTGCCCATGTAAAACCTTTTTAATTGCTGGAACAACCTTAGAGTCTTGATTACTCAATTGTATTAGAAATAATACAACACAGTGACAATATCAAGAATTGGTAAATCAGCAGCTAGTTTCCTAAGTGGAATGTAACCACACTGGAAGCAGTTCAACGACTAGGCAATATGCCGTAGGGATTAAGCAATCTCGAAACATTAGGGGTGTTTATTAAACACTAAGATATAGTCTCAACATTTAGCGAAAAGCTAAAGCAGTCTAATAAACGGGTGATATTTAGCGAATATCACTGAAGATATTGAAATGTGTGTCACCAGAAACAAAACTAACAATCAGGAACAAATCTACAAATACCATTGAGGAAATTACAATTGTAGATTTGTTCAATCTAAGTATTAAAAACGGTCAGGGTATTTCAACTTAAATGTTGATTTGAAATCAGTCGATAACATATCAGTATTATTCACATAAGTATCGACTGATTTCAACATCGGTTCTAAACAATTAATGTTAAATGTTTCTGTCCACCCAAATCCAGTTACAGCATCATTTTTATCAATTAAAAAGTTTATAAATTGTCGTTTTGTTAATTGTTCAATCATAAATGCTATAGATATTGTACATTCTAAATCAACTATCACATCAACACTATTACAATACCGTTTCACCACCTTTCTTGTTGTTATTCCGATTTTTATTTTATCAGTTGATATTTTAAGGATGTAGAAATGTCCTAAAACCTCACTTCTATTTGTCCACAAAGATTTAAAAGACATAATTGGTTGAGATACCTGCATATTCATATTTTTATTATGCCATTTATCAATTCCAGCATCGCCATATTTTCTAATAAAATAATCTAATCCTCTGGATTGAGCTTTACTATATTCAGCATCGCTAGAATAGTGCGCCCTAGAAAAATGATTGGTTGGGTTGTTTGTCCTACATTTAGACTGTTTTTCTTTAAACTCTTTATGAGCAACTTCGTCATAACCGTGGATGTAATTCTTTGACCATTTAGAAAACTTCCCACCATGTTGATAACCTGGATTATCTGCTCCATATTTACAAATAATATCAGCTTTAGTTTTCTTAATGCCAAATTTTAGTTTATATTCTGTAGCAGATAATCCATGGATTTTACTATGTTTACCTACATCTTGACACTTACATCCACAAACTTGACAAACAAGATAATCGACACCTTCAACTAAACCAGCATATTTTATTTCACCTGCTTGAATTAGTTTATTGATTTTGTTGGATATAGCATTAGCTGTTGTATGTTTTGTGTAACATTGTTGATTACAATAATCTCGATATGGATTACCGTGTACCTTTCCACAATATGGACAAATACAAGCATTATTGTCAGCAATAGCTCGTATTCTTTGTGATAACGTTATTTTATCTGGAAATGCTTGTGTTGCTTTAATTACATCAAGCTTAATGTGCTTTGCAGCCGAGGCTAAATTATACTTATTAGAAACATTAAGCAATTCTTTACACTGTGCCAGTAATTCTGTCATTTATTATATCACAATATTCTTTGTTGGATTCCATCAATATGAACTTTCTATTACCATTCAAACACGCTATTCCAGTAGTACCTGTTCCAGCACAATTGTCTAATATAATATCATTTTCATTGGTAAATAAATCGACTATTCGTTGGATTAATCTAATTGGTTTCTGTGATGGATGTTTTAATTTTTCTTTTGAATTGTGAGGTAATGCTGGAATATCATCCCATACATCCGATAAACTAACTCCATCCTTTAATATTCCAGTGGTGTATTCTTTTCTATTAGATTCACGTTTTATTTTTATGTTATTAAATGTTCCATTAACACCATTACAATAATATAAAATCAATTCATATCCACTAGATAATGCCTTTCCCCTAGAGTTATTTAAGTTTCGCTTTCTTGACCATATTATGACTCGTTTCTCTGTGAAATGTAAATCCAACATTGAACATATCTTGTGACTATATTGGCGACCCACAAACAATATTATGTTTCCATTTGGCTTTATAATTCGCTTATATTCTAATATTACTTGATTTATCCATCCTAAATATTCTTGTCCTGATTTCCACGCATTGTCCCAATCATTCTTTAATACCTGAAAATATGGCAAATCACATATTATATGGTCTATCGAGCTATCTTCAATTTCTTTCATTCCAACTAAACAATCTACATTGTAAACTTTCATCTTTCTTATTCTCCCCATATGTGAAATGGAGACATCATGTCTCCATTTCACAATTATATATCAAACACGGATTAACAGTATCTAATTATCCACGTTTTCCATTTACTATCATCTCCACCTTGCAATAAGATTGCAGCAGAATCATTTAACGCTCGCTCAAATGTTCTAAGGTCTGCTGTATCTACCATACGTTTTTTTGCAGCAAAAGCTTCAAGAATCTCTAACCGTTTTGGTTTGTCTAAATTGTAATTAACTCGCAACGGAATGAACATAATAATCTTTGCAGCCTTTTCATATATCTCTTCATTAGTTGCCGATATATTGAAAATATTACCTCTGGTACGCAATGCACCATCTGGGTCAACTTTGTCCATTTCAAGGTTTGATATGAATATTATTTTTCCAGTAAATTCATACCGATTTGGATATTTGCTATCAAATTCTGGGTCATCTTCATCGTATATATCAGAATCAACAATATCACTAGATTTTTTGTCCCACATTAACATTCTTTTTTCTGAACCAGACTCAGTAGCAGCCTTAAAAATGTTTCGTGTTGCTTGGTCAGTAAATATTGAATCTGAATCATCAAACAATAACACAGAGTCGCGATATTTGTATAACAATTGATATATACCAACTGTTGTAGCAGTTGTTTTCAACTTGACATAACCATCACCTTCTTGTAATCCATTATTATTCAAGGCTTGTTTGACAGTAACAGATTTACCAGTACCACCTCTGCCAGTAATAAACAATCCGTGTGATGCTCCTGCCAATAGTAAGCCAATTGATGTTGTTAAATCTTCTAATTGGTCTTCATATGAGATTCTTTCAATTTCAACATCGGTTAATGTACTATCTTGTGGAACTCTAACCTCTGGCGTTCCAGGGGTTACATCAAATTTAATTAAATCTATTCCGTCAGTTGTAGATTTACCATTTCTACCCAAAACAGAATCTAATATCAAATTAACATCAATATCTGATAGTTTATCAATTGGATATTTAGACTTGGAAAATATTGGATATAGTTCTCTAATTGCCCCCTGTACTTTCCGCATATTCTTACCATACAACTTCAACCTATCTGGAGATTTGCATTGTTTGTAGAAGTCTTCACCTTGTGATAATCCATCAATAATACCTTTTATAGAATATACAATATCATCTTCTGTTACTACAGCCTCCGACAAAAACGTAGTATCAATTATTTTATGTGATTCAGATAGAGTATCATCATCAACATAATATCCAGACTTATCTTTAATCTTTCCATTCAAAAAATCTTTAATAAATGGCAATGATTTAACTAGGGTTCGTTGTTGGTCTACATCAAACTCAATGTGATGGGACGGAAATAATTGTTTTGCTCCACTACCATCCCAGTAATCGAATGATACTAGATTAGATGCTGCTGATATAGATGAAAGCCAATTTAATCTGATTGACCTATCATCATCTAATAAATATCTAATTCCAATGTATTCTTTTCCACGACTTTTAACAACCTCTGGTTCGGGTAAACAAAACGTTTTACAAACTGTCCGTGTTATGTATTTGCCAATTATTACAGAAGCTTTGTTGAAATCCCCCAACCTAATTGCTTCATATAACGAAACTCTACCTTCTTTTAAAAAACCTTTAAATGTACTAAATGACATTGTTGCTCCTAATTAATATTAACTGTGATATGATATTTATATCTCAGGTTGACTTGATTTTTGAATATGAAATCTGGAAACACAACTTTCATCATATTTTGTATTATTAAATCTATGTGTTAGAATTGATGTATAGCTTCCACATAATACAATCTCCCCAATCAATTTTAACCCAACTGGTTCACATACCCAAACCTCATTAGTTATATGTGCATCATCAACCCGTTCATATTTTATTAGGTCGCGATTGCTTATTCCAATAGCCATTTCGCTTAATTGTGTGACTGTGGAATATCAGAAACAAATTTTGTATTTTTATAAACGTGTGCCACCTTGTAAACATATAAACAAGGTGATTTATCAGAGATTGCACTTAAACATCCAGATATACTATCGCTAAAACAAATTCTAGCAATAGTGTCGTCCTCATATAGTAACTTATGTTGTGGTACTCGCGGAAACAAAAGAGATAAACTCTGTCTAGCTGATATATCGTAGTGTTTATGAGTGTATTCATTTAAATCTTCTAAATGTTATAGATATTCTAGGAGTTAATATATTCTTTTCTTTTGCAATTCCGTGTATGCAATCTTGTTGAAAATCACCAATCATACCAATTAATGAACCAGATTCCATTAGAATTTTGTGTTTTTCATTTGTTTTAATATCCTTTACAATTAGTGTTCGATTTGAACCTAATGATAGATTTATAATTGGAACGGATAAATCAATACACGATTCATTATCCGTGTGCATTCCAATAGAATCGTTACCATTTCTATAATAATTAATCAAACACCCGTTATATTGGTATGGATATAACTTCACAATTAAATCCAATAGTGTTTTAGTGATGTTATCGAATGGAATTGGAACATGGTTAATTCCACTGTAAAAATAGTTTTTAACTCCCATATAACAAATCAACCTTGGCGATTGAACAATGTTTCCATTAAAATTGTAATTATCTTGGAAGTATGGTAATTTTTTATAATACTTTATTAGAAATGTAACAGTATCATTATTTAAAAATTGTTTGTGGATATTGATTGATGAGTTATTCGATGTTTGTATTCTAGTTCTAGTGTTCACGATTCTTGGTTATTAGATAATAGGTTAATTGCAATCATAATAATCTGCAAATAGAAGCCATTTAACACACAATTGAATTATATATTCTCTATCACAACTTCTGATACAATCAGCCATTTCAACATCAAATTTTTTAAAATCTTTCCAAGATAAGTCCGATGTAAACATAGCATATCGTAACAATGTTATAGTATCATTTAAAATGCTCAAAGTGTTAGATTGTTTCTTTTCCCATGTGTTTCTAATTGGAATAATATAAAATAATTCTTGCCTATTAATAATATCATTTAGTTTATCTGATAAGCTAGAATGAACTATTCCATCAAAATCATCAATATCACCTCCAGCTTTAACAAAATCTATAGCTTTAATTGTCGATAATAATAGTTTTTCATCAAATTGTGAAGCTGTGTATACTGCCATCATTTGTCCCCATGTATTAGTTGGAAATTAACGAGTTAGCACTTGGAAACTGGTATTAGTTACATAATCGTTCCAAGTGCTAACTCGTTGTTTATTGTAAGGGAGGTATATAAAAATATCAATTGTGTATAATCAAATTACATAGTCTTCTTTTGTTGGACTAAATTTTCACAGTCGAGATTCTGCTACCATTTGCTAATTCGTTGATAGACATTACGTTAAATGCGTAAGTACATCAAACTAACCCAATTTTAATCTAATCTAATATTAACTAAGTTAGGATATTCTTTCTTTAATTTACTTAGTGAACCACCACTCCCGTACATCATATCACCAGCGTCACCAGAGATATTAATAACTTTGGCAACACCTTTATCATTTACCTTAACAAATGCTAAGTTGCCACTAAATGATTCGGTGGGGTTAAAATCTCTATAATCATCTTCCTCATCATCTGACCATGTGTCCCACCCTGATATGAACAAATCTTCTTTGGGTAAATAACCTAAATATGATTCTTGACCTGACTTGTCCAACTTAGCACTAGCCTTTCTAATAATATCAGACATATAAATCGTATCGAAAAATTCGATACCTTTTATATGTTAAGGTTATCAGGATAGTTTGCACTAATTGTTTTTTCAGCATCGTTGACACCCAGGTATTTTGTGTCAAAAATACCGAATGAACTTGTTGTTGCTTCACCTAGAAATTGCTTAAACGTTTTCATCATTTTTCCTATTAAAAATTAAGTATTTAGTCAACTGATTTATTTTCTGTTAGCTTCCAATGGAAACATTGCCATTATCATTTTCTTTTTCTAAATGACTGTTTGTTGAATCCGTGTTTAATTGCTAAGTCGGAGTCAGATAAAATCACTGGAACATTTGTATTTTTCAATTGTAACATAAAACTTTGAATTTCGAGATATAATTCCATAGGGGATTTAACACGAGCGAACTTAAAGTCATTAAGCATAGGAACAACACTACTTACAGTTGAATTGTATTCACTTCTAACTTTATCATAGGTTTCGCTTTCTAACAACATAATTGGATAATTGTAAAATTTATGAAAATCAACCCAATGTTGAGAATACTTCTCTAGTGATTCAGCATAATCAACAATTTTGGATGATGGTTTATCAAATTCCATCAAAAACTCTTCTTTTGATATAACCATTTTATCGAACATTGGTCTATCTGGAGACCAAGTATTACGTTCATAGCCAATTAAACGTTTTCTAATAACATATGGTATTCCACAAACAACAATAGTGTAATATATTTGTGTCCTTGTTTTTGGATTTTCTATATTGTTTATGTAATTAAAATTTTGTAATTTAAAGCCACCTTTCGATGTGATTGTACATTTGTCAAATTTTGATTTGTGTTTTAATGTAACTAATGGGTCTATACCACACACACCAGCCATACAATCATATAAATCTGTAATTCCATTAGGTCTAATGATTCGCATTTAACTCATCCCTACTTCAGTTAATTGTGCATCAAATTCAATCACTGTGAAATTCCGTCTTAACTTTGCCTCTGCAAAATGTCGTTTAGTATATATTGCCATATCTGCTTGATTGCCTCTATTAACATCACCTGATTTAGTCATATAAGCTCCACTTATGTGTCGCAAAACGTATAATTTTAGTTCCATGTTTATACTCCGTTGGTTTAGTTGACGTTATATTACACAATTCGTATTATAATGTCAACTCGAACTTGTGATTCAATTGCTTAAGGCGTGTGGGTATTCTCAACCGAATCAATATGATTCTTGAGTCTACAAAACATCATTAATTTGCACTCCAGTGTGTTTTATCGCACGAAAAACATTTTACATAGTCACATATAGTTGCTCCATTATCGGTCTTTAGAAGTAATTTACATCATTGTTATTCCAAATACAGTTATAATTGACAATGATGTAATAATCAATGACTTAGCACTTTGACTGGTCTTATAATTAACTATCACTTGTAAGTGCTAACCTATTGATTTATATACCTTACAACTTTATGTATATTAAACAACGAGTTAGCATTTGGAACAGTTATATAATACCTTAACGGTTGTAAGTGCTAACCTATTGATTTATAATTGAGTCGAATTGTTTAGTACATCAAACTTATTTTTTGTTTTTACGGGAACATCTTTTTTTGTTTCAGTTCCTGGTTCAACTGATTTATTAACATATTGCACAAGTGAGTCAATAGAGGCTTGTGATACTTGGTAATATGTAAAAGTTTCACCATTTACTTTTTGGTATTTTCGGGATTGTTTTAGTCCACAATTTTGTAATAAATTGCCAATGTATTTAAACGGATTTGCACTAAATTTACTTTCATCTGGTATAGACCAAACAACTGAAAATGCTGATTTATTTTTTGCAACCCAATTATAAAAATCTAAAGCATCACTATGGGAATATTGTTCTTTAATTACTTGCATTGTGTCTATATCAATTCCAATGTGGTGGAATAACTTGGAATACAAAGTATATCTAAGATAGCTATAGTCCACATCTTCCATGAATACATCTTTAAATGCCCACTTCTGTCTATCTTTTATTGTGTCAATGTTTTGTTTAAGTAAACGCAACAATTTAATTTGTTTTCTGGTTTTACCCTTATTATCAAATCTAACTAATTTTTCTGAAATATCTTTGTTGTAAAATGTTTCCATTTCAAATCTGGACATTTCAGCTCGTTCATCTTCCGTAATAATCTGTAAATCCCTAAGATTAGAATATGTTTCATCGTCAATTTTATTAGAAGTGACAATCATTTCAATTCTTTCCTTTTCAAGTGTTTCGGTTATTTGTTTTTGTTCGTTTTTTATGCGTGTTTTTTCTTCTGGAGTTATTTTGGGTTCAACCATTATGATATTGTAGCCTTTACTTATAGCAAGGTCTAACAATGTTCCTTTAAAGTTTGACATTAATTTAATCTTTTTATTATTCACATTATTAACCAGTTTTGAATAATTATTATTTCTATGGACGATTTCACCATTAGCACTAATCATTTTTAATGTGAAATCTGTTGCATCTGAATAATTAGGATTGTCAATTTTATTAGAATATGGACTAATAAAAATGTGTTTGTCTAATGTTCTTCTATCACGTTCCAATTGTTGTAATACATCTAATGGAGTATTAACATTATGAACAAATATTCCAGTATTAAGTTTGTAATGTCCAGATTCTATACTAACTCCAGTGCTTATTGAAGGACTACAAATTGTTAGTAAATCCTGTTGACAATGAACATCAATGTCTTCTAAAAACTCAATTACATCATCCGTTGATGTAGTTTTAGAGTTAATTACCCGTTTATTTGAGCATTGTATTTGTTCAAACACGGTTTCACTTCTATTAAGCGTGTTTGTACAAAACAGTGTTGGAACATTTGCATTAACAGCTTCTTGTGTTAATTCGATTATTTCCTCAGCAGACTCATACACATACATCGTTTTCTTATGTACATATGAATTATCATATATTGTGAATGATTCACCATTTCTAATAGCTTCTATAAAATCAAGTGTTACTTTACTCAAATCAGCATCCAGACAAATTACTTGTCGACAGTTTTTAACAAGATATTCTAATACTTGGAATATCATTTCCTTATTTCTTATATCGGTGGCTCTTGAATTAGCAAGTCTTTCAAGTAATTGCTCAATTTCATCAAGAATTAAAATATCAAATATTGGAACAACATTATTCTTAATAATCTTGTACAATGAATTGATACAAATACTCATTCTTTTTTCATTGCTAACCTGTTTAACTTTGCTATAACTTTTAATAGCAAACTTAGTAGCAGCTTGGTCACACAATGATATTAAATGTGCAATATATAACACACTCAATTTTGAATTTTTACGGACATATTGAATACAATTATAGGTTTTTCCTGTTTCATATGTCGATTTAATTAAGGTTACTCCACTATTGAATCCATTAATGTCTAATCTCTTACTATTCAACTTAATATAACTATGTGTGAATAGTAATTGTTTTTTAACTTCCTGTTTTCCACATTTAACATACACATCATTATAATCACATTTTCCCATATCATTTAAAGTTGGTAAAATGATTTTAGCATTGTGTGGTAAGTTTTCGAGTGTATCGTGGATGTAATTATAATCATTATCAATAGCCAATATCAATTCGTGGCTATTGAATAATTGCATTACATTATGGACATTACCCAAATCTAAACAAATGATAGTTGGAACTTTAGTTGATTCATAAACTGATAATGCTGTTGCTAAACCCTCACACAAATAAATGACTTTCGTGTGTTGGGTAATTGTTCCCAATATTGCAAAACTACCATTTTTTGTGTTTGGTTTAAATACTACAATTTTATCTTTTAATTTGTTTCCGTGTTTGAATTTCTTATCATAGATTTTTTGATAGCCTACAATTTCATTGTGTACATTAACCAATGGAAATGCAATAAACTTTTTATTATAACTATCAACTCCACGTCTTAAATCCAATGTATTCGGAACTTCTTTCATTGATAATCCCTTATTATTTAAATAAGTAACATCATTGATTGATACCGTTGGAAGTGTACCAAATATAGAATGAAATTCGTTATAAGTGTCCAATTGATTTGTTGCCTGTGTTGGCTGTTGTACGACTGGATTGATATTTAATTGTGTTTTTTTAGTATTGTTTTTTCCATGTATAGCAGTGATACCAGTATATGTTTCACTGATACCACCATCGTTAAAATTATTGAAGGTAATTAACGGATATGAATTACCGTTATCATCTTGTTTACATTGAATCCAAGCTTTAACACGTCCTTTATCTTTTTTAGATAGTTCAATATCAGTTTGAAAGGTCATGTTAATTTGTGGAATAATTAAGTTTCTGATATTAGCCCAATTGATTCCACACATTGAAGCTTTATTGGCAATTGTTGAATCATCTAATTCCAATATTTGAGTATAGGTTCTTGTTTCCATTATATCTACAATCCAAAAGTTTAAGGTTTAAGGTTAAACACATGGGTATTTGTTCACTTCCATTCATTATATATTTAATACTCATTCGCTAAAGCTATTTTATGACTAAAGCTGATTTCTGTCAATTTGTATTTTTCAAAGTGCGTCTGGAGCTGAATAATACAATTGATTTCCAATAAGTTGTGAGTTTGTTCCACCATATCGAACTCCACCTAATCGAATATGGTGAAAGTGTGTTGTGTTTTCTGTTGCTCCATGTAAGTTATAATCATCTAAAACTTCCATTGCAATTCTTTCTGAGTTTGCTTTGCTTTGTAAATCCGACATTACTAATACTGGACAAACTTTGTTCAATATCTTGTTCCATTCTTTTGCGTTTATAGGTTTGTTTGTATCTGGATTAATACAATTCCTATATGAATATTGCATTGGGTAATGTACCACTTCACACATACTTAATCCAGTTACAATACTTCTGTTGATAATTGACCACGCAACAAGTTGTTGACCTCTCTCTGGTTCACCCCTACTTTCAAAGTAAATAGCCTCACTTATACAATCTAAATCAGATTCAAATATTCCAATATCAGGTTTAATAGTTACTCCATCATCTGGTTTAATAGTTACTCCATCATCTGGTATCATAAAATATAAAAACACAAATAACAATACCGAAACAATAAATCCAAACATAATGATGACTCCAAATTAATACGTTTAAATGTACAATTTTAGCAGACTGTTGTGGTAGTGTAAATATAAATGTTGCGTTTGATTATTGTGATAAATACTACAACAATACACAAAAACAAGGAGCATTGATGTGGTTAAACAAATAGTTTTAACAATTAAAGATTATACTAACAAACAAGAATTGGTTAGGGAGTGGTTAGATGATACATCATACCACACATTAATAACTGAAGATACCGACTTATATCTATATGATTCTTGTAACCCTGGAGGGTTATTAAAATATGCTAAAGGTAATAACTGCCAAACAAAAGATGATTGTATTAGGTGTGTTAATTCAAATCCAGAAAAATACATACTATTCAAGTTTAGAAAAAACGCATTCACTCAATCTGAAGTTGAATCTGGGTATGATGGGTTGGCTGACGCAGCAGTTCCAACAGATAATCGAGGTAATGCTAGTGGAAAAATAAACACTAGATTACATGGTAATAGGGTCAGAGCAACAAAACAAGAACTTTCTATACTGGATATTTTAATTAATTGTAAAAGAATTACAACTGAAACAATATTACAGTTGGAATCAATATTTGAGGTGTATAAAAGTGAACCAGAATATACCGATAAAGTTTACATATCTAATAAAGTTATTATAAATAATTTTAATTTTGAATTGTGGTATTTTGAATTAATTAGTACAATTAAGTCTGGACAATATGAATTTACAACTATTGTAGATAATTGTAAATTGGTTAAATCGTACATATCAAAAACAATATACGCAAACTTTGTAAACTCTGGGGTTGCTGGATATTATGATAGATACCCAAGGATTCCGTTTGGGCGTGAAACGGCATACACAAAAAACAACTATGAAAAATTTAAATTATCTTTTCCATTTTTAGAAAGGCTGGCACAATTATTCAAAGAGTTATTACCAATTAGGTATGCTAATCAACTAGCAGCTTGTGATAAAATAGATAATAAGTTCATTGTACCTAACACACCATTTACCACTATTACTGTAAATAAAAATTTCAGAACCTCAGCACATTATGACCCAGCAAACATGGAACAAGGTTTTGCTAATTTATGTGTATTATCCAAAAATGATAATTATTCTGGTGGACATTTAGTATTACCTGAAATTGGATATGCAATTGATATTAGACCCCGCGATTTACTATTAATCAATAATATGCAAGGCTTACATGGTAATACTGAGATAGTGTTACATGAACCCGATGCTGAACGTGTTAGTGTGATAGCATTTTTACATGAAGGGATGTTATCACTAGGCACATATGAATATGAGCAAGCCCGAAAAGAATTTGTTGAGTTGAGGAAAAACAATTCAAATATCAAAGGTTGGAATGGAGTTGGAACAAATTCTTTTGGTAATATAATAGAAAAAGATGGTAATTATGAATGTGCTAGGGAGTGGTATGAGTTCTTACTAACTAAAGATAATGGCAAAGATTGGTTAGAGCAATATCATAAACCTATATTACAATATTTTACAGGAACAAATTATGGTATTTAAAATTAACAGCAACAATGATTCAAACTTGGTTGTTGGTTCTGATTTCAGGGAACACAAATATCGGCGTGAAACATTTATTAGGTTTTATCAATTCCATTTAAAATATAAATCACACCCTGGGGCAGTGTATTATGTCATTCCAGAGTTAATTAAAATACACAATTTAAATATAGAGCAGCAATATTGGTTGGTGTTTTTAAATGGTTGTTGTCAAAATATTATTACATCATGGATTTTGTTTGAGAATTTTAGTGATTTTAACACACTCGATATTGACAAATTTTCTGTTTTTTTCAGAGAAAACTATACTAAGTTTGGTTGGGATACAGATAGGAGATATGTAAAAAATAAATTAGAGAATATGATTCTAAATTATAAAGAAATAATCTCTAAATACGATACTCAACATAATTTTTTCACATCAATGTGCAATACCGACAACCAATTTGATAATTTTGATACAGTATGGAAAACTGTAATTGATAAGTTTTACTTATTCGGGAGACTATCGACATTTTCATATTTAGAATATTTGAAAATAATAGGCTTAAATATTTGCTGTAGTTCATTGTTTTTACATGATTTGAATGGTAGTAAATCACATAGGAATGGTTTGTGCAAGGTATTGGGGCGTGACGATTTAGATTGGCATTCACAATCTAATCCAGATTTTGATGGTAAATATGATAAAGGTATTATTGAAGCATTAACAATTGAAGGTGGTGTACTGTTAAGCGAATGTATTGGTAGGTTCAAGGAAGAAAATTATATTAATGATGTAAATTATTTTACATTAGAATCAACCTTGTGCTGCTACAAATCGTGGTATAGGAAAAATAGACGTTATCCAAATGTGTATAATGATATGTTTCACGATAGAATAAAATATGCTGAAATTAAATGGAATAAACGTTTTGATTTATTCTGGAATATTAGACATAATTGCTTACCTGAGTATTTACTATTTGAATATAACCCAAGATGTAAAGGTGTACACAAGGACAAACAAAATCATTTTAGGAACACGGGTCAAGTTGTAATGTTGAACTTTGAACACGATTGTTTTAAAAATGATTATAATGATACTTATTACAAAACAAACAATCAATCACTTAGGGGATTTGTATGCAAAAAATGATAGCAATAATAGGCGAGCCTGGAACTGGGAAAACATCTTTAATGAAACGGTTAATTGAATCATTGAACGTTGATGTAACCGATATGAAGAAGTATATGAAATTGGTTAAGTACCATGATATTGGTGTTGTTAAAATAGTTGGCGATTACTCTAATCCAACAGAAACATTTTCTGGAACAGACAAGTTGGCTATGAATGTAATGCCAGTATTTAAAGAATTTATAATAGATGATATTAATACAAATTCAACAATTATTTTTGAAGGGGATAGGTTATCGTCATCTAGTTTATTCGAGTATTATTCTAAGATTGCAAACACAACCTTACATATTATATGTTTACAATCAACAGACTTGGAAAAACGGTATTTGGATAGAGGTAGTAACCAAAATCAAACATTCTTAAAGGGTAGAAAAACTAAAATACGCAATATATTAAAATCAAATTTTGCTAATACTATATTAGTAAATAATGACACACCTAGTGACCAATGTGATACATTGAAGTTGATAAATGGAATCATAAATGAGGAAGTTTGAGAGGGTTATTCCAATTACAGATTGGGAAGTATTTACCCCAGAAGGTTGGGTAAATTGTACAAATGTAATGAAAACTGTTCCGTATGAAAAATGGGTTGTTGAGTTTGATTGTGGAGCAAAATTAGAGTGTGCAGATACGCATATAGTAATGTCAGAATACAATTCCGAAGTATTTGTTAAAGACTTAATAATTGGTGATGTGATTAAAACTATTAACGGTACATCAAAAGTAATATCAATTACTAATACAACTGAATACGAGAATATGTATGATGTTGAAGTTGATTCTGAATCACACCAATATTATTCAAATGGAATAGTAAGTCACAATACAACAACAGCAGCAGCCTATTTGTTATATGAGGCAATATTCAATAGTAATAAGTCGATTGGAATATTAGCAAATAAGGGAGCTACTTCCGCAGAAATATTAGACCGTTTATGTAAGATGTTTGAGGAGTTGCCTTGGTTTTTAAAACCTGGAGTTGTAACTTGGAACAAAACAAGTATCACACTGGCGAATGGTTCAAAGTGTTTTAGTGCAGCAACATCATCAAGTTCCATCAGGGGTAAATCAGTTGGAACACTCTACTGTGATGAGTTCGCCCATATTGACAATGATGTTGAATTTTTTGAATCAACCTACCCAGTAATATCATCTGGAAAAACAACTAAGGTGATAATCACGTCTACTCCAAAAGGTATGAATTTGTTTTACAAACTGTGGATTGAATCTGAACAGGGTAGAAATGAGTTTGTTAGGAGTAAATATTTGTGGTATGACCACCCAGAACGCGATGAAGCGTGGAGACAAACAACCGAAAGTAATATTGGGACACAAAATTTCTCACAAGAATATGATTGTTGTTCCGCTAATACCGAAGTTATAATTAAATCCGAAAATTCAATTTGTAACAATATTACATTTGGAGATTTATATCAATTAATTAACAATAGTCAAACTCCAGAATATTGTACTCGCGATTTTGAAATATCAAACAATTTAATATATGATGCTGCTATTAGTTTAGCATTTAATTCAAATTTAACTATTCCAATAGTTGTTGGTAAAAGTATAATTGGATGTGAAATATTAAATAAAATAATTGAATTGTATAATGGAATTACGAGTGATTGCATGGTATTAAAGAGTCCACTAAAACACAGATTGAAGAAATCAGTCGAGTCGCAAAACGGGGTTAAAATATATGTTGAAAGGCTAAACAAACAATCGTTTATAGGAAGAACAATACACTCAATAATAATTGATAGTCATGTTATTGATAAGGTTTCAGTATATCCAACAAATAATAGATTGAATTGCAATGTCATATAACGATATGGAATAATAATGACAACATTAACAAACAACTTACAATTAACAGTTTTAACACCTAATGGGTTTGAACCGTTTATTGGGATTAATAAAATTAACAAAGATAGGCAAATCAAGTTAAGTTTTTCTAATGGAACTAACTTGGTATGTTCTGATAATCATCCATTAGTTACCATTGATGGAATAAAAACGGCAATTGAGTTGGTTATAGGTGATTTTGTTGATACTAATATGGATGGTTGTTTTGTTATTGACAAAGAGCTGATAGATGTTCCAATTGAAATGTATGATTTAATTGATGTTGGAACAGATAGTGTTTATTACACTAATGGAATACTCAGTCACAATTGTAATTTCCTTGGAAGTTCTGGTACATTAATATCAGGTAAGAAATTACAACAATTAACCCACAAACAACCATTAGAAGTTATCAACGATTCTTTATACATTTATGAGCATCCAATTCAAGGTAATTCGTACATTTCAATTATTGATGTTGCTGAGGGAATGGGCAAAGACTATTCTGTAATATCAATAATTGATGTCACTGAGAAGCGATATAAACAAGTTGCTGTTTATAGGAACAATCAAATTGTTCCTTTTATGTTTGCAGATGAATCATATCACATCTCGAAAAAGTATAATGATGCTTATATTGTAATTGAATCCAATAGTGTTGGAACAATAGTAGCAAACATATTGTATTATGAATATGAATATGAAAATATGCTAACATCAAAATCTAAGCAGGGAGATACGATAATAACAGATTCAAGTATTGTTGGAATAAGACAAACTAAAAAGACCAAATTAATAGGATGTAGTACATTAAAAAATCTAATTGAAAGTGATACCTTAGAATTAGTAGATTACAATACAATTACAGAGTTGACTATGTTTATTAAGAAGGGAACTTCCTATGAAGCTGAACGTGGTAAACACGATGATATTGTAATGACCTTAGTTATATTTGCATGGCTAACAAGTCAAGACTATTTTTACGATTTAACAAATTTAGACACTAGAATGTCAATGCGTGAAAATTATTTAAACAATGAAGAATCCAATCATTTAATATTTGGATTCTTCAGCGATGGTACATAATTAAATTGGTTCATTTCCCAAATCTGTTGTTGTAATAACCCCAGTGGCATAATTCACTTTCAAATATCCTTTATGGTCTAATGCTCTAATTGTAGCTTTATTATACTTAATTACAATTGGAACATATCTATGTTTAATAGTATCTTTGATGTGTTGTAGTGTTCTTTTTGTGTGTATGTTAAACTCATTATGACTCCAAGTTGGATTAAGATGAAAGTATCATAAACAATTTCCATATTAATGTCAATCAAAATATGATAATTAATAAATATAAAAATATTAAACATACTTATTAAAGGAGTAGATATGAGTGCTGAAGATAGATTAAGCCCTGGAGTGTCGATACACGAAAACAACTTATCAGGATACGATTCGGCAGTTAGTACAAGTGGTGGAGCTGTTGTAGGTCAGTTTGACTGGGGTCCCGCATTTGATTTAAAAACTGTAACAAAACAACAAGAATTGGTTGGAATATTCAACACACCATCACCTGAAAATACGGTATCGTGGTTTACTGCTGCAAACTTCCTAGACTATTCATCAAATTTAACACTGGTTAGAGTAGTAACAGATTCTTTAAATGCTACTGCATATGGTCCAGGTGTTCAAATACAAAATTCAAGCCATTTCTTTTTAATCCAAGAATCGTTACAAAATTCAAGTGCTGAGTTTGCAGCGATATATCCTGGAAGACGAGGCAATGGTATTCGAGTTAGTATAGCTGACTCACATACTTTCCATAATTGGAAATATAAATCATTGTTTAGTTTCGCTCCAGGAACTAGCGAATACGCTAAAGCAATCGGAGCAACCAATGACGAAGTTCATATCGTTGTTATTGATGAGTTTGGAACATTCTCAAACACTAAAGGTAAAGTCCTTGAATCTTACCAATTTTTAAGCAAATCTATTGATGCTAAAGGCTTAGATAATTCCTTTAGTTTTTATGGCTCAGTAATTAACAAAGACTCAAAATATGTTAGATACTTAGGTAAACCACGAGCATCATATTTTAATCCAGCTGGGTCTATATCTGGAACAGTTACGATAACAAATCCAGGGACAGGTTATACAACAGCTCCAGTAGTATCTTTTATTGGTGGGTCAGGTACTGGTTTAATAGCAACAGCACACTTGGGAACTGAGGTTGGAGTTGATGATACAACAGTTACTTCAATCACTATCACAAATATGGGTTCTGGTTATACATCTGCTCCTACAATTCAATTGACAGGTGGTGGAGGCACTGGAGCAACAGCTACATTAACATATTCAGATAGTAATGTCAGTGTATCATCAATTAGTGTTTCAAATGGTGGAACTGGCTATACTGGAGCAACGATTAATATAGCACCTCCATCTAATTATATTGTTGGAACCAACATACCAATTACTGGTATTCCAGCAACAGCAGAGGCAGTAATTGTAGGTGGAATAATTACAGCAATTACTATCACAAATCCAGGGTCTGGTTATATTGCTGGTTCGACTCCTGTAATAACTATAACTGGAAATGGTACTGGTGCAATTGCAACTGCTGTAATGTCAACGTCTGATTTAAATAATTTCAATAATACGTCTGCGTTGTGGGGAACACCTTGTTTTGACCCAGTTGGTGATGTTCCAGTTAATTTCCAATCATTGTTATCACATTATGATGTTAAATTGTCTAATGGAACAAATGATACAACTATTACAACGGACGATATAATTGCTGGCTGGAATATGTTTAAAGATGCTGATAAAGTATCAGCAAGTTTGATGATATTGGGTGATGCAAACCATTTAGTTATTCAACACGTTATTGATAATATTTGTGAAGTTAGAAAAGATTGTATTGCATTTTTTAGTCCAAGTTTGGACGAATGTCGTGGATTAGACCAATTAGATGCGAAACTGGCAATTATAGCAAAACGTAACTTGATTAATAGGTCATCTAGTTATGCTGTAATGGATTCAGGTTGGAAATTACAATTCAATAAATGGACTGGTCAATCTACATGGACTCCATTAAATGCCGATGTTGCTGGTTTATGTGCATTAGTCGATAAAGACTTTGATTCATGGTGGTCTCCAGCTGGATTTAATAGGGGTCAAATTAAAAATGTTATTAGTTTAGCTTATAATCCAAGTAAAGAATCTAGGGATGGTTTGTACCCAAACAACATTAACCCAGTAGTTTCATTTAAAGGTGAAGGTACTATATTATTTGGTGATAAAACATTACAAGCTAAAGCGAGTGCATTTCAATGGATTAATGTTAGACGTTTATTCATTGCATTAGAATTGACTATTTCAAAAGGTGCGAATTACCAATTATTTGAGTTTAATGATAGATTTTCAAGAACTCAATTTGTTGGTATTGTAGAACCATTCTTACGAGAAGTTCAAGGTAGACGTGGAATTTATGAATATAAAATAATTTGTGATGAAAGCAATAATACTCCAGAAGTTGTCGATACAGGTGAATTTATTGCTACTATCTTGATTAAACCAACTAGAAGTATTAATTACATAACACTAAACTTTGTTGCTACGAAGTCAGGTATTTCGTTTGATGAAGTCGCTTAATTAAATTTAACGTTTAAGGAACGTTGATTAATCGTTCCTTAATCAAAATAAAGGAGTAAACATGGCTACTGTAACACAAAGTCCACGAGTTGCGGATTTCGTATCAAACTTCAAAGGTGGTGGAGCTAGACCAAACCGATATGAAGTGATTTTAACATTTCCACAAAAGGTAAACTCGGCATACGCACCAACAAAATTAGGTTTTACTTGTAAAGCCACTAGCATTCCTAGTAGTACAATGGAAGCAGTAACTGTTCCATATATGGGACGTGAAGTAAAAGTTGCAGGTGATAGGACTTGGGAAGATTGGACTATAACTGTTATCAATGATACCGATTTTATTGTTAGAGATACATTTGAAAAGTGGATGGATAGAATTAATGGACATGAAAGTAATATTGCGATTCCAGGTTGGATGAATCCATCTAATTATTATTCAACTGCTGCTGTATCACAAACAGACCGTGAGGGGAATATAGTTAAAACCTACACAGTTGAACAAATATTTCCAACTAGCTTAGGTTCAATTGAATTGGGATATGAAAACAACAACTCAGTTGAAGAATTTGAGGTGTCATTCGCATTTAACTGGTGGAAAACTACTACTACAACTTAATTCAAAATTAAACCATAAATAGATGTAATATACATTGGAGATTAATTTATGGAATTGTTTGGTTGGGTATTTAATAAAAAAGATACAAAAAAAGAAATATTAAAAACATTTCAATTAGAAAATGACCCGTCCACTGAAATGGTTGGAGCAGCTGGGAATGGTATAGTAGCTCAAGATTATAATTTAGTTACTATACCAGAGTCAGAAGTCGAATTAATTAACACTTATCGCAATATGGCTAGAATGGCTGATGTCGATTTAGCATTAACTGAAATAAGAAATGAAGTGTTTATCTTTGATGTTGTTGGAAAACGAGCATTTGATATTATGTTCTTACCAGATTGTGACATATCAACCACTATACAAGATAAAATAAAAACTGAATTTGTTAATTTATATAATATAATTGATTTTCATAATACTGGAATTAATTTGTTCATGGATTGGTATATTGATGGTAGATTGTTTATCTATAAAATACTTGACCAAGATAACCCTAAATCTGGAATAAGAAAGATAATTCCAATAGACCCATTAAAAATTAAAAAGATTAGGGAAGTTCCACAACCAGACGCAAATGGTACTGTAGATATTAACAAAATAATTGAGTATTTTGTTTATGTTGAAAGGTATGATGATATTAACACATTATCGAAAGTTCAATTGGGTTCTGGATTAAAAATATCAGCAGATTCCATGTCATATTGTGATAGTGGTCTGTATAATAAAAAAACAAGAGATGTAATCGGATACTTATATAAAGCAATTGGTCCATATAATAATTTAAAGCTAATGGAAGATAGTCTTGTTATATATCGAGTAGCTCGCGCTCCAGAACGTAGAATTATATACGTTGATGTTGGTAATTTACCAAAAAACAAAGCCGAGCAATACGTTCACGATATGATGAATCGTTTTAAAACCAAGTTAGTTTATGATAGTAAAACTGGAAACATAGTTGATAGAAAAAATATATTAAGCATGGTTGAAGACTTTTGGCTTCCCAGACGTGATGGTAAGGGAACTGAAATCGAAACATTACCTGGAGGCGAAAACCTTGGAGTAACAGAAGATGTCGAGTATTTTAAAGATAAGTTTTTTAAATCGTTAAGTGTTCCGTTTAATCGTTTTTCTAGGGATGGCGCAATCCCATTTATGTTTGGTCGTTCAGTTGAAATTGATAGGGATGAATATAGATTTAAAAAGTCTATTGATAGATTGAGACAACGGTTTGTTAATGGAATCATTGGTGATTTATTAAAAAGCCAATTGTTACTAAAAAATATAATAACTGAAAATGATTGGAATACTATGAAGAATCAAATTCAGTGGATATATGCTGAAGATAATAATTTTGTTGAATATAAAGAAGCAGAGATATTAGCAAATCGAGTTGGATTGATTGATAGTATGGATCCATACGTTGGTAAGTATTTTGATTATAAATGGATATTACAAACAGTTTTAAAATACACAGATAAACAAATTGAAGACATGACCAAACAAAAAGAAGAAGCTGATGCAATTGCTGCTGAAGCTGAATTATAATTTTATAAATATATTAATGATTAATATTACACTGGAGACAATATGTTACTACAATTTAAAGATTATGTTAAAAAACATTTAAGAGAAAATAACTCTATTGAATTTAACAGCACTATCCGAGGTGAATTGGAAAAAAGATTGGTTCGCAAAGCTCGAACAATAACAGAGGGGTCAGTTTATACCGATGAAGAAATGGAAGTTGTTACTAGAATACAAGTTGCAGCTAGAGGTTTCGGTTCAGATTCTGGTTCATATGTAGATGGAATAATTGAATTACATTTGAGGAATAAACAAGCTGCTTTTGATTTTGCAGATTATCTTGATTCCGATGATGATGTTTATGATTATGAATTGAGAGCAACTTATAATGATAGACTTAAAGGATATTCAACTGAAGTCGATATTGATGACATTGATGATGATGGTAATTATACATTTACTTTTGACATTGAATTAAACCCAGATATAACTGGAGTTATAGATGAAACTGAATATGATAATTACACAGTAGATTTGTTTCCATACGATGATGGCTCTTTTGATATGGGCGCACAAGTCGATAATATGGAATGGAAAGATTGGATGGGTGAATCTTATCACCTAGACGAAAAGATTAGTCGTCATTTAGGTGCAGGTGGAAAGGTCATAAAACGATTAGAACACGGTAAAAACCAAAAGGTCGTAAATGGCAAGTTAGCAACTAAAACTGGAGCAGATAAAATGGCTTCCAGATTAGCATCTAAAAAAATGCAAAGATTGGCTGCTAGCAAAAGTTCATCTGAGAAACATCGTTCCGCTATGAAAGCATCAAAAACTCGTAAAAAGGGCGCAAAAATGGGATTGTACCGTTAAGGAATTTACATGAAATTACTAAGAGAATCTACTGAATTAGACTCAACTAACATACTAATTGAAGAAAATGAAGTTGGATTAAAACGATATTATATTGGGGGAATATTCTTACAATCTAATATTAAAAATCGGAATGGTAGATTATATCCAAAAGATATAATGAAAAATGAAGTTCAGAGATACATCAAAGAGTTTGTAAATACCAATAGAGCTTGTGGGGAATTGGAACATCCTGATTCCCCAGTTGTTTCTTATAAAAACGCATCACACAAAATTATTAGTTTAATAGAAGATGGTGATAATTATATAGGGAAAGCTTTAATTTTAGATACACCCAATGGTTTAATTGTTCAAGGATTGCTGAAAGATAATGTACAAATTGGAGTATCATCAAGAGGCTTGGGTTCATTATCTGAAAAAAATGGTGTTAAAGTTGTATGTGATGATTTTTTCCTAGTTACAGCAGCTGATATTGTTTCAGACCCATCTGCTCCAGACGCTTTAGTTTCTGGTCTAATGGAAAATAAAGAATGGTATTGGAATAATGGTTCGTTAATAGAACACGAATCTGAAATCAAAAAAACTATAAATACCATGAGTAGAAATAATCAATTAAACACCGAAGGTTTAAGACAAATCTTTGATTATGTTTTAACAAATATTAAATAAGGGGTATGTAAATGAGTATAACAAAGGAACAAGTATCTCAACTTTTAGGTGAGAACAATCTTTCAGATGATGTTCTTGTTAATTTAAGGTTAATGGTAGAATCCGCTATAACTGAACGTGTTGCCGAAAAACAATCCATTTATAAGGAAACTATACACAATTTAACAGAGGAAGTTGAACGATTAAAGAAAATAGGTGAATCCTATGGAGATTATGTTAAAAATGGATATGATTCCAAGTTAAATGGTTTAGAAAGCAATATTTCTGAATATAGTGATTATGCGTTATCGGAACACACTAAATTGACCGAACAAGCAAATGCTTATGGAAAATATGTTGAGAAAACAATATCAGAAAAGGCAGAAGCGTATGGACAATACTTAAGTTCTGAATATGAAGCTGAAAAACAAAAGTTATCAGAAGCTGCTGAATCTTATGGTGAATATGTACTTGAAAGCTTGACTGACGAAGTTGACCAATATTTGGATTATGTTGTTTCTCATTTCATTTCTGAAAACATGGAAGCTATGGTTGAATCAGTTGATTATAGAAATATGAAATCTGTATTTGCTGATATACAAGAAACCTTTTCAAGACATTTATTTCAATTGAATCCAGATAATACTGTCAATGATGTAAAACACAAATTAGGTGAAAGTATTACAGAGCATAATAAAGTATTACTTGAAATGGCAAATATAAAACGTAAAAACTCTGAATTAAATAGAAAGTTGGTTTTGGAACAAACAACTCGAAATTTAACTGACACACAAAAAGAAAAAATTGAAAGTCTAGTTGAAAATATGAGATTCTCAAATGATTCTGAATATAAGCGTGGTGTTGAATTGATGATTGAAGAAGTTGTTTCACCTCCAACAAGAACAGTTGCCAAAGCTAACACTAACACTAACAAACGTTTAATCAATGAATCCAATACAGAAACTATAATCAAAATGGCTTTGTTTGATGAAGTAAATACTACACCTACCAATAACACTGGTTCGGAACATGACAAAATGAACAGATATATTAATTGTTTTAAGTAAATCCAAATTCAATTAAATTATAAATATAACAATTAAAAACTTTTAGGAGATTTAACAAATGAGTTCACAATTAGTTGAAAAATGGGATAGACTTTTAAACACTGAAAAGGCTGCTCCTATTTTAGATGAACATAGAAGAAAAGTAACAGCACAATTATTAGAAAATCAAGAACGATTTTTGAATGAAGTGTCAAACGTATCTAACACTGGAAACGTAGACCAATGGAATCCTATTCTTATCTCATTGGTAAGACGGATGGCTCCAAAACTAATTGCTTATGATGTTTGTGGTGTACAACCAATGACTGGTCCAACTGGTTTAGTGTTTGCTATGCGAGCTAGATACACAAATAAAACTGGTGCTGAAGCATTGTTCCAAGAAACCGATTCTGCTTTCTCTGGAGCAGGTACACAAGTTGGTACAGACCCATACGACCCATTGTATTCAACAGGAACTGGTAAAGTTACAGCAGATGGCGAAGCAGATGCTTGGAATAGTATGTCAATGACAATCGAGAAAACCTCGGTTACAGCACAAACTAGACAATTAAGAGCTGACTACTCAATGGAGTTAGCACAAGATTTAAGAGCTTTACATGGTTTAGATGCCGAAAATGAATTAAGCAATATTTTATCCACTGAAATTATCGCTGAAAATAACAGAGAAGTTATCCGTAAAATCTATTCTGTTGCTAAACCTGGAGCGCAATGGACAGGTGTTCCTGGTACATTTAACCTCCAAGCTGATTCAGATGGTAGATGGTCTTTAGAACGGTATAAAGGGCTATTGTTTGCTATTGAACGCGATGCTAATGCTATCGCAGCAGAAACCAGACGTGGTAAAGGTAATATCTTAATTACTGGTGCTGATATTGCATCTGCTCTAGTTATGGCTGGATTGTTAGATTATAACCCTAACCTCCAAGCTAATACTGCACTAGAAGTCGATGTTACTGGTACTACTTATGCTGGTCAAATGGGTCGGTATAAAGTATATGTGGATCCATATTTAGGCTCAGATTCATACGTTGTTGGCTATAAAGGCTCAAATGCTTATGACGCAGGTGTGTTCTATTGTCCTTATGTTCCATTGCAAATGGTTAGAGCTACTAGCGTGGATTCGTTCCAACCTGCTATCGGTTTCAAAACCCGTTACGGGATTATCGCTAATCCATTCACTAGCTTAAGTGCTAATCAAAACGTATATTATCGGAAAATAAAAGTTTCAAATCTTTTATAGAATTGTTGTTGTAAATCAATAACTTACAAGCCTGTAAAGTTTTTCGTCTTTACAGGCTTATTTTTGTGTTATAATTACGGTATAGTCACTAAACTAAAACGGAAGTTATTAATGGAAGACATACAAACCATTCTAAGTTCAAAAAAACACAATTCACATTATCTTAATAGATATATCAAATTAATAAATCATTGTAAAATTGCTAACGAATCGTTAAATGTAAATGATTACGTTGAATATCATCACATTTGCCCTAAAGCAAAAGACTTATTTCCACAATATTCCAATTTCAATTTGCATAGTTGGAATAAAGTTAAACTAACATCAAGACAACACATTATAGCTCACATATTGTTACACAAAACATATAAAGGTTCACAAACTAATGCGTTATTTTGTATGCTATATAATTTCAATTCTAATACCAATTCAAGACTATCATATAGATTAATCCCTACTTGTGTCCAAATAAGATACCTAGCTAGTATTAGAGTTCCACTAAAAAAATATCATTCACAATTCCATAAGAATAAGTCAACTTATAAAGACGAGCTTGGTAATCGTTTTTATTTACAAACAGATAGTCCGTTAATTAAAAAACTAAATTTAGTTGGAAATAATATGGGATATAAAATGTCCAATGAATCCAAACAATTAATGAGCAACGCTAAAGATAATCTAAAAAAGATTAAATTGTACTTTCTTGATATTGATAAGAAGTTTGTAATTAATGAAATAGATTTAAACGAATATTTAGCACAAGGGTGGATGCCATATTTGGACTCAGAAAGCCGTGAATACCGATTTGTAATAGAAAAAAAGAAACACTCACAAGCAATGTCAGGAAAACAATTTTATTATCACCCAGATGGAATTACACCTTATGGTTGGACTACTACTGATAATCCAGATGTCAAGCTATTAAACCTTGGAGCTAAAAAAACTGAGGCTTTAACTAGAATGTACATTGAGAATGCCATTAAAGCTAAACAGGCTAACATTGGGTCAAAATCTTACAATAATGGGATTATCACTAAGAAATTTAAAGAACATCCTGGAGATGGTTGGAATGAGGGTGGATTAGAAAGGAATGTTAATTCGGATTTAAAACGTAAAGCAGGTGAAATGGTTTATTGGAACGATGGAATTAAAAACTATTTTATTTCGGTTGATGACGTACCAGAATCACATTGGATTAAAGGAATGAAACCAAGATTAAAGAAAAATAAACCGAATGCTGCTAAAAAAGAATTTTGGAATGATGGTATTAAAACATATTCTATTGATAGGAATAAAGTGGAACCAGAGTTACATTGGATAAGAGGTATGATTCCAAGATGTGATTAATGGATAAACATCGTGAAAAGTTGTTAATAAAGATATTACAGAACTTAGCTCGCTAGAATATACGTTGAGTATGGAATCGCAATATTTACGACAATATGATTCTTTTGATGATTGTATGCGAACTATGAAAATATTAATTCGCACATATTCAAAAAACCTAGAATATTTAAAGTGTTAATTGTAGATTCAAAATTTATTGAGCGTATAATGAACTTGGATGTTTTTATATTGGAATAGGTATTTTGTGTAAATACCACAGACTTGTCTAATAACACATTGCATGGTTACAATAAACCAATCCGATTATTAGTTTAATACATATTACTGATTGTGAGCTTACTATGGAATATAACTCACAACCAATTAGATTAATTCATAAGTTGTCATTGAGTACCCGTCTGAGGCTACGTTGTTTACAGCATTGTTGAGGTTTGTGATTAATGTACCTATTGTTTTTGGTTTAACATTAATCTTTTTATTTCCACGTTCATGTCCATAACTTCTACCCGTTTCTAGTGTATAGCTATAATACTCTATCAGTTCGGCAAGTGTACCCTCTTGTGTATATTCACGGTCTGGACTGTTGCTTATTCTCGATGTTGTAACTTTTTTAATTGTGTGAATTTTTATTTTTGACATGATTTATCCTGTAAGAATAGTTAAATTTTAGATTGCGATGCCTTTCTTAAATTTGATGGAAGCGATATACCAATTGATATAATACAATCATAATATCCACCAAAGCCAACCTCACATGATGGTACAACCACAATTTTACCTCCAGACACCAATAATAAATCACCATTTTCGGTCATACAATCTGGTCGAGGAGTATTTAACTCATCTTTGTATATGTGAGGATGGTTGTGGATAGCTGCAAAATCATCATAGGCTTTTATCCTGCGTACATTTTCATTAGCTTCATCTAAAGATTTTGATTGGTCAATTTCCAATGTTTCTATTGGAAATTCTGATTGGTCATCACCATCGTGTCCTTGTTCAACTGCTACAATAATTTCATACATGATTAAAGCCCTTTGTTGTTATTGTGTGCAATTTACACCTACAAGCTACTCAAGTCAACATAATATTGAAATGATTTAATATAAATAATAGTTTTTAGGTTAGTATGATGAAGACATTTAATCAGTTTATATTAACACAACAACACAAATTGGATGAAATGTCGTTCAGTCTTGGTGTGGAAATGGATTTTACCATTACATCAGCAGGTAATAACACCTATTACAAATGTTACATTGGTGATATACCACTAAAGATAACCTTCCGTTTTTTCAAAAAATACAAAGATTATCATATGGATGCACCAGTTTCCACTGAAAATATGGTGGATGTACCAGTTTTCATTGAAAATATGGTGGATGTTACGTTTAAGCGAGATGACCAAGAAGGGTGGGGTATTATTCCAAGTGGTGGTGCTGCTATTACAATATTTTCAGTCGTACTAGAGGCATTAAGACAATACTTAAAAGGTAATTCACAAGTTGAAACTATTGAGTTTTCAGCCGACTTTAGTGAACCTAGCAGAGTAAAATTGTATGATAGGTTTTTTAAACAGGCAGAAAAATATTTAACTGGATTCACTAATAAGAGAATAATTAACAGTCACTCGGCTAAATGGTATTTCCTTTCCAAGTAACATTCGTAAAACAAATGTGGACAATAAAATGTTAAAGTTTAAAGATTATATTTCCGAGGTAACATTAACCAGATACAACCTGAATGGTTTTAAGTTTAAAAGATATGTTAAGTATGGACATATAAATTATGATATTCCATTGAATGGGAATATCATAATCCAAGTTAAGTTTTTTGGCATGGATATAAATTTACTTAACGACATATTTAATAAACGATTTTCGGATAATGAACGTGTTTGTGGAGTTGAATTTTCAACAAATGGTGAATACGAAATCACCAACAGCAATAATAGCGAATATATTATCCTTTCATTAGTTACCCAAGTAATTTCAATTGAATCAAAAAACCACGATTATATTGTTTTTTCGGCTGATGCAGATGAACCATCCAGGGTGAAATTATATGACAGAATATATAAAAACATCACAAAATTTAGTCGCAACTTAAACTCAGTAGAAAAAACTTTCAATTATAATGAATATTATCTGTTGAAATGTAACTAAACATAAATAATTATTTTTGAGTTGATATTACCGTTCAATGAATATTTGAAAGAAATGAAATTCAAATGACATAAAATTTTCTATCGAAATTAAGAGTAGCGATTCTACCCTATATTCTTACGATGATGGAGAATACACAATTCGAGTATCTTTTATTTTCCATGAAAAATCTAAAAAGTTTCAGATACAACTACTTGCATATATCATTTGATAGAACCGATAAAGATGGAAAATTCACAGCAAAATTGTTACCATCAGGCACAGATTCAATTTACATATTTTCAATTGTATTTGATGCAATCAGACAATATTTGAAATCTAATGGCAATGTTAATCATGTTGGATTATGTGCTGCTAATAATGAACCTAGTCGGGTAAAGTTATATAGTAGATTGTCAAATAGTGCTAGTAAATTTATACCTGGACTGAAATTAGATAAGGTTGTTGATGACAATGAAGATACATATTATTTTTTAACACCGAATTAACTATGCTAACATTTAACACATTCTTAAAAGAAAAGAAAATTGAGATTCCAAAGTCAAATAAGCCAATAACAGGAGTCTTCAATAATCCTAATATGGAAGTATTAGGAACAGGCATACAATCAACTGTATATTCAATGAAGTCGCAACCTAGCTCGGTTTTAAAAGTTGTTAATGTTGTTGGAGATAATGACCCATCAATTCAGTTTCTACGATTGTGTTCTAACCATCAAGATAATCCATATTTTCCAATAGTGCGTGGATTTAAACTATATGACCGTGCTGAATTATCAGCAGAAGATGTTATATTCCTACAACAAAACTTAGAATATAAACAATATAAGGGCAAACAAATATTATTAATTTCAATGGAAAAACTAAACAGTATTAAGGATTTTGAACCAGAACGAGTTTTGAAGATGTTACAAGTTTTAGGGTTGGTTCCAACTGATATTGAATTTGAAGATTATTATGACCCAATAAAAACAATGTGGAATAGATTTAAAGATTCAAATTATAGACAATTAATGATGACTAATACTCCAGACCCAAAATTAAAAAATGCACTTAGATTGTTAGAGCCATTGTTCAAAAAGTTTAAACCAGATGTACATGGAAATAATATTATGATGCGATACAATGGCTCTAAAATTCATTTAGTGTTTACTGACCCAATATGGACTATGAAATGATTAGTGAAACAGAATTAAATAATTCAATAACATCTTCCTCGGTTTGTAATGTTTTCTTTATAGCTGCTTCATTAATTGGGGCTATCAAAACAACATACGCTCCATATATATGCTGAATACATATCCAAACCTTATCGTGTAAAACTTCTATATTTGAGTCACCATAATAGTAATCATTACAATCCCAATCTGGAATTAATTGTAATGTTTCTTGTAAATATTTTGTTATTTGTTTCATAGCTTAGTCCAATTTAAAATCAACTATCGTATCGTTGTGTAGTTCTTTTTCAAGTATCGATATGCTCCCATCTTTATTATACACTGATGTTCCAAAATCAAGCAATTTAGTTACCTTTGCATTTCCAATACCAATAAATTTTATAAACACAACATTACCCAAAGTATTATCATCATATAAGTCCCATACTGATACAAAAACGTCTAAATCTGGTATATATCCTAAATACACATCAGCCATATTGTTCGTCTGTAGCTGCTGGATTTAAGTGTTTAATAGCACCAAGATAAATCGAATCGAAAAATCCAATCCCATTATATGTTAAATTGTCAGACCTAAGTTTGGCATTAGCTTTTTACTGACAGTGATTTCAAATGGTTAGTGATATGATATATCTCCAATTAAATGAATAAATGTTTCTTTAAAAACTGTTTCCAAGCCTTTAATACGTTTTTATTAGTTGTGTATGGTGCAACCCAATAACCATTATGGTTAGCAGTATAAACAGCAATATTTGTATTATCCCAAGCAATTTCAAGCTCAATTGAAGTTCCCATAATTGGAGACTCTGAAAATGCAATTGAACATTGTCTTCCAAAATAACTTCCATCTCTAATAGCATCAATATCAACTGCATAATAACTAGCATCATTATTAAACAGCTCAATTAACTCGTTATCTATTGCTGGACTATTATGTGGTTTGTTTGGATATGCTAATGAATCGTGACATTTAATCAATCTGTCTAGTGCTTGTAAAGTTGTACTCATATTCTTCTCACAGTTGGTGTAACTAATGCGTGGTATTATAATAGGTTTAAAAAACGTTGTCAAAACATATTTTTATTTTAGTTCTAAGCAACGTTTTGTTGTTGGACACACTATGACAGTATTATTCACATATCGTTTAACTCCAGTGATTGTCGGTGTGTCCAAGCTATTATAACAACACAATATGTCATTTTTTCAACAATTGCAATCGTGTCATCATTGCATCTGCTCTAATAAAAATAGGGTCTTTGCTATCTAATTTATCCAACAGTTGGTTACGAACTTCTTGAGCTTCTTCAAATAATTTTTTATTCAGTAAAGAAAAATAGTTATCGGATAGTTTTTGAATATCATCAGGACGCTTAGTAATGTCCATAATTTCAGCCAAAATATCACTGGAATCTCGACCAATCGGATTACTGGATGGTTGATGTAATTTATTACCCTTTAAGATAAATATATCGTTTTTATGAACACTGCTTAACAATTGTGGCGAATGTGTCGTAACAATAAATTGAATATTGGGAAACGTTCTTTTAAAACCAGAAACCACTGCTCGTTGCCATTTGGGATGCAAGTGTGTATCAATTCCATCAATTAAAACAACACCTTCTGTTTCTGTAACAGCATTGATGCCTAAGTGAGGGTTTAATTTAATTGCACGATAAGCAATATCAGCTACAATGCGAATAATGTGTTTATAACTATCACTTAACATTCTAAAAGATGTCCAACCAACATTGTCTAATTGTCCAACAATATCATCTTCTTTCCAATTATAATGAATGTTTTTCCATTCAGGAATCATACTACTAATAGCATTAGTAAAGGCTTTATATAAGCCATCATCTTTATTAAATTTTAATTTAGAATCTTCAAATGTTTTAAACCAACTTAAAAATTTATAAGATACAACCTCTGGAAATAAACAATCATCGTAACCTATTAAGCGTGATGTCATTTTTGCATATGCGACTTCTTTGTTTTTGTGTTCAAATGTAGTATTATAATAAGCCATTAATGGCAAATTAACTCCAACTCCAAACCTAACTTGTTTAGTCAACTCTTTTGCTTTGTCAATTAACTTTTTTGCATTAATATAGCTTGGATTACCACTCTCTTTAGTCGATTGTAAGTAATAACAATAATCTTCACCCAATAGCGACAACTGGACAGTTGTTCTAAGTGGCAATTGAACTACAAAAACATCTTTGTTGTGAATCTGTCTTTTCTCAGTTGTTTTTAATGGTCGTTTTGGAGTTCCATCAATCCCAGTTAAAAAAGCCCCCAATACAAAAGACAACGCATCTAATATTGTTGTTTTACCAGTTCCATTATCACCAATTAAAACTGTCATACTGGAATTAAATTTAATTGTAGCATTTTCAATACATTTGAAATTTTGAATTTCAAGTTTATTAATTTTCATAATTATTGTTCCGTCTATTATCTAACTTTCCACTATAATAATAGTTACCGTTAGATAAATTATGTTTTAAATATACCACATAAAATTTCGATATTAATTCATCTAGTGTAAGTGTTACTACATTGTAATGTACATTCTGTTTGGTAAATAATGGTTCACATTTGAATTTATAACAATACTCCGTTGGGAATCTAAATTCAAAAACACCATCTGATACTTCTCTATCTGGATTAACCATAGCATAATCCCATGGAATCAATGTTTTAACACAGTCCAATCTGCCTTTTAAGTTTATCTCCATTGGACCAAATACAGTCTTATTACTACATTTAACTCGAATTGGTTGAAAATTAAGTCTAATTGATTTACCTGTAGACATATATTCCAATAATTCAGGTATGTTTTCAGTATCAAATTCAACTTCCTCTACGGAAGTACAAACGTGAAAAACTGGTGAAAATTGCATTTGGTGTGATAATTCAGTCCAATTATCATCAATAGTATCTGATATGTACAACAGTTGTGTTAGTGATGTTGTCTCGTAGAAATAGTCAAAAAAGTCAAGACCAAGTTTAACTCTATCCCTAGAATTATCAATCCTAGTTGTGTCATAAAACCTATGTGTATTATAATCGCTACCAATATACACATATTGTTTTTTGTTTTTAAACGTGTATGTGTGTCCAATAATCAAATCTGTTTTTTTGAACTTTTTACCACTCGTTACAACCATAGTATCTAACATAGCATCTCGGTATTCAATTGAATCTACTGGTAATAATACTAATTGCTGTCTATTCCACGAATAAACAAATTCACCTTCCAATTCTTTATGGATACTATTGGAGCTTCCCAATATAATCAATAAATTATCAACCGATATTTCAAATTCAAAACCTCTTGGGTCATAAACCCTAACCCAATCTTGTCTTGCATTCCACGAGCGTCCACCACCAACTGCCTTACCTAATTTAAACCCAGTGGTTGGAACATTTTGAATATCCATCGGGTGTATATCTTTATTTCTCCATTTTTCCCACCCATTAGGAACTGTTTTTCTATTGTCCATGTGTATGATGTAACCTAGCTTTCCATTATATGATTCACCATCATTTCTATAACCAATTCTTAATTGACTTGGAATGTATAACATAACCTATATCTCCCACCTAAATAAAAAATCAAACTCTTTTGCCGTTTTGGACTTCAGTGTCACACCAACATAATTGTCCATCTGAGAATTAGAAATTTCATACACGTCTCCATCGTTAATGTCAACATCAACACCTATATGCTTTTTATAATAATTAATTGCACTATCTAATGTGTATGCAGCTATAGCAATATCTATCACCCTAAACAACTTTAATTCTGGGATTATATCAAAATGGGTATCGTAAAAACTTAACCCAAAATGCTGCTCTTTAAGCACATCATTTAACACACTACACTCTTTTTTTAAATCGCACATTTCAAGCTCCATTCTGTCAATTAAAGCCATTTCCAATGGAAATGTTTAACACATTAATTAATTAGCTGTAAATCATACCCAATACTAATTAACTCTTTTTTGAGTTGACTATATTGTGCAACAGTGGCATCAACTAATTCATATAACCAACATCTAGCTGCTGCACTATGTTGACCGATGTGCATATAACTGAGAATTGTATTGCCACTTTCACGAATATCTGGAAACAATGCAATTACATTACCTTCAAGAATTTTAAATACAACTTTAGTTTTCATTATACTTCCTCAGTTTTTCGTTTAATGAAACGCTTTAATGATAGTTTTGGAGCATATTTGCATCGTGTCATTTTAGTATTGATGTTAATGCCAGTTTTTTTGATAAAATCATCCACATCACTTTGAGATGCAAAACGTATTAATATTTTTCTAGTAGTCATTTAATTTATTTCCACCAATTTCATTCCATAGTTATTGTCACTGATATTTGGAACAAAGTCAATATTTGTTTTTAATCTGTTGCCTCTAAATTTGGAATAATCAACGATGTGATGCCACCGATTGAATTTCCACACCACGTCTGTGATGTCTGGGTAAACATCTTTTAGCATTTGTGATTTCGGTTTAGTCCCTTCTTTTGAATAGAACTCATCTGTGTTTCCACCTTTAATCGATTGAGTTTTGACTTTACCACTCAAAAACGCATAATATTGGAACGTACAATTCCCAGATGCTAAAATATCTAACGATAAAATCGTGTCTTCATTATATCTACCACGCCATCTAAATGGAATATCATTTAGAATCAAGTTTGTAGAGTAAATTCTAGTATTAATTGAAAATGGAGAACGGATTTTATTTGGAAGAACAAAAAAACGATAGTGTGGACCAGACATATAAACGTTTTCATAACTATCAGCATGGTCTTCCATTGCTCTAAATATCGCACTATCTGAAACAATAACACGTTTGCTATTATTAAGTCGATAAAAATTTTGAACATTATCATCACAGACCCAATGTCGTTTATGTCCCATTGAAATTGAATGTTCCCATGCAAAGTTTCTTGCTGGTCCTGGTCCCTTTGATTTTGTTGACCCTAAATCGTCCAATGTTTCATATTCATCAAAATAGCTTTGTGGAATAACCAATACTGTTACAAAATCTGGATTACATACTTTAAGATATAAATCATATTCAGATTCTTCAACCACTATATAATGCTTAATACCCATTTTGATTAGAGTGTCGGATGTTAATCTGTTTTTATGTCGTCCCTTAGATGGAATATAAATTGGATATTTCATAGAATTTTCTGGTTCACGATTTGAAACATATCTAACTTTTGAAAAATCACCGATATTTAATTTAGGATGCCATATTGATTTTGTTCCAGGGTGGATTGTTTGTCCTATAGTATTGGCAAATGTTTGTACATCATCTTGTGATTCAAACTCAAATGATATAGCACAATACACAGTTGATGGTTTTATTTTGAAATCTGGCATATTTTTCCAATGGTCTTCAGGGCAATCAATCGAAATATACCTTTTGTCAGCCCACACTTCGTTGCCATGTAAGTTTTTTACCGTTTTTCTTATCATTCAGTAACCTCCGTTTAAAATTTTAGAATTAACGAAATATACTACGAAGTTAATTTTGTGTCAATCATAGGCTTAACTCTTCTATTGGAATGTTCCTATCAAACTTGACAACATCAAACCACAATTGTTCGTTGTTGATTGTTATAGATAAATGTAATTTATTATAAGCAGCAATTGCTTTTTTAAGCATTTTTTCATGTGTTGATTTGATTATTACCAATTTAATTTTCATACCCTTTCCCATCGTAGTGCAATATGCACTATGACAAACTCCATTGATTTGCATTTTTAATACACAATTAGTTGTTTTGTATAACATGGTTTAGTACACCTCTACCTAAAATATTACAATTGATAAATAATTATATTTAAGGAACATTAATATGTCAATTAAACACATTAGTTTTAATGCCTACACAAAAATGACCGAATCAGTACAAATGAAGTATTGTTTCTATATGACCAATACATTATTTAAAAATTCTAAATCTGAATTAGGTGATTATGGAGTAGACTTATCATCAGCAAAAATCGAATATGTTGATGAACGTGATACCGTTGCAGTAACAATCATATCATCAGAACCAGATGATATGGCTGTTATTAACACAATTTTAATTAAAAAAGTTGGATATATTAATGCTGTCGTAGTTAAAACGTCAGCCAAATTACCTCACGAAACTGGTGAGTCTATCTATCCTAAAAGACGATAGTTATGACAACACGCTCTAATGGCTTGAATATCGCAATTAGAGCGTGTATCATATCAACTATAAATATAGTCATTAACAGGAACTATTTGTTTTGTTTCCATATCAAAAACAGTTTCAACACTTGAAGTAATAATTGTGTTGTGAGTAATAATTAACATATCAACATTGTGTTTTTTTATGATTCCAGGAATCATAACACTTGCCAATTTGAATTGTTTTTTAATGGACATACCACTTTCTGGTTCGTCCAATATCAACAAAATCTTAGCGAGTTTATTAATAGCTCTAAAATTGTCAAGTTGTTGTAATAGTTTACCCAACATATGTAGACTACATTCTCCATGTGACTTATCTTTAACAGCATATCCACCATTCATCAAAAACTCAACAGCATCGTATGCGTTGTTTGATGCTAATGGATTATCTAGGTGAAAATCAATAACAAAGCAATAATCATAATCAGTTTTTACATCAAACGATTTAGATAAGGTTACAATGTCATAGTTATTTAAGCTATTCCCAACACCTTTTGCTTTATCGAGTGACATGAAATGTCCTCTAATAGCATTTGTGATAGTTGATTTCCCGCTACCATTTTCACCAACCATAACACTGCAACCATTATCAAACTGGAATTTAAACTCATCTCCAACTTTAAAATTCCTAACATCCGCATTCACTGTAATTTCTAACATAATAACCTACCTAATTAAACAATTTGCACATTGTAACACAACACAAATATAAATGCTAGCAATATAAATACCTGAATTTAATAAGGTATATTGTATGCTAACATTTGAGATGTTCCTAGAACAATATGAATATGACCAAGATTTTGCGTCATATTCTGAAGCGATTAGATTGCTTGAGATGGAAAACGGTAAACTTTTAACTGAGTTTGAGCTTGTTAAATTGACGGACGCGATTAAAGAAAAATATTGGTTTTTTGTAGAATTGGCACAGATTTCCAAGACTCGTGTTCAAGATTTATTAGTTGCCTGTAAAAACAAAAAAATATTTGAGTTTTTTAGGGAAATCAAATTTAGTCTTGGTATGTTATACAGTAAATTAAAAGCTGGATTCCAATTATATACCGATTTACAATTAAAGATTGCTGATTATGTTGCGTCAACAAAAGTTGTTAAATGGACAGATAATGAATTAAAAAAATTACAAGATTTTTTAGTTAAGCATCCAGCACTGAAAAAAGTTGGTGGGGTTGTTGTTGGTGGCTTATTGCTTTGGATGTTCCTTGATGATGGTGGTACATCAACTGGTAACGCAAATTATGATATGGATTTATCATCTGCACTCAAAGCAGTAAAGGGTGATTATGATTTACCAACATTATTTGGTGGACCAGAAGGAACTCGAATGCTGTTGTTATTTGCTACTGGTAAATTAACTGGACTTACTTTCCCTTGGCCCATGTCTACAAATGTAAAGTTAGTATTAGCACTTGTTAATGGAATATATAAATTAAGCAAGTAGTAACAATCAATGACTTAGCACTTACACTCATTAAGTAATTACTAACACGTTCCAAGTGCTAACTTGTTGATTTATAATAATTGATAATGAATGATAACACTATCAATAGGTTAGCACTTGGAACAGTTATATAATTAATACACCCATGTAAGTGCTAACCTATTGATTTATAATAATTGACAATGAATAACTTAATGTGTCCTAAGTGCTAACTTGTTGACATTTGACACTATACTATTATTGTGTTAATTTGGCGTATTATAATTATAGGAGGTTAAAGATGAATAATCCAGAAATAGGTTCGACTTGGATTCATAAAAATGGTTCAACATATACCGTGCTTTTACTATCAAACTTAAATTCAGGCAGGTTGGACGAATATCCACCAACAGTTGTATATCAGAGATTGAATGATTTAACGGTCTGGAATCGTCCAATCGCCCTTTGGTATCAATCAATGACTCAACTACATGATGCAACATAATTATACGAATTACTCTGGTGGAGCAACTGGTGCAGATTCGGCTTGGGACATAATAGGTCGTGATATGGGATTTATTAACCACATTCATTATTATCATGGTAAACGAACTCCACTTGGAAACAAATTATTATCTGACACTGACATTGCCGAAGGTATTAATCATGCTAAAAAAGCAGCAAAGGTTTTAGGTAGAAATTGGTCAGATAAGTATTCAAGCTTATTGGGTCGGAACTGGTTTCAAGTTAAAAACTCAACTAGGATTTTAGCAATTAGTCGACTTGTTATTCCAGGGAATACTAATAGTCGCGGATTTAAATCAAAATCAAATAAAGTAACAGTTGATGGTGGAACTGGTTACGCTGTTGAAATGGCTATCGCTAACAATAAAGAAGTTTTTGTATTTGATTGTATATCTGAATTGTGGTATAATTGGATATATAATAGGTATATTGAATGTGAGATTCCAATATTATCATTAAATTATGCTGGAATTGGAACAAGGGATTTAACAGATGCAGGTATCATAGCAATAGTTGATGTGTACAAAAAAACAATTAAAGAGTATGAAAAACACAACTATATTTAATTGGGTTAAGTCGTGATGGTAAAACATTAATAGATTCTGAAGGTGAATACATTATTGAGGAAAATGTATATGGTAACGACACATATTATACAATCAGAGGTAGCACTAAGGTACATTATTCGTATGATGATGTGTTTAAATATATTGTAAAAAACTTAAAACCACAAAAAAGATTACTTAACATTATTGTGGAATAGGTGGGACATACGATAACTGATATGCCCACCAATTTTAAGGATTAGGCAGCGTGGGTCAATTCTTTCCAATCTGTGGCTGCATGAGTATTAGCGATTTTGATATAAACTTTACCGTTCACTGAATCAAATGCAAAAGACGATAATGCAGCATCTGCTTGTTCGTTTTTGAAACCAATACCATCAACAGCAGAAACTGTAGTTGTAGGAGCTACAGGGTTTAATACCGTAGATGTTCCTACTACTGGTGTTGGATTCACAACTTTAACCAAATTGATAAAAACAACACCTGATTCTTGACCATTTTTAGCCAATTCAAATACTTTTTGAGACATATCTTACTCCTAAAAGATAGTATTTATAATCGAATATTTTTGTATTTACATATCGACTTCACTTATAATGTAATCAAATTGTTCTGCTGTATAAATTTTCAACCTTGATGTAAAATGGGAATATGTGATATTAGGTTTTTTATTTTGAGTTAAATCATCCCCAATATCTATTAATGTTGCAAAGTCTTTTCCGTCTTTTTTTCTAATTGACCTTCCAATACTCTGGAGGTTTCTTATCCTAGCTTTATACGGGTGTGCAAACATCACAAAGTCAATGTTTTTAACATTAGCTCCAACTGAAAATACTCCATAAGATGCTATTAGAATCGCATCATTAATTAATTCTAAATTTTTACGAATTTCTTCCCGTTCATCTGTTTTGGTATTTCCATTCATAAAAAATATTTGCTTAGTACCATTAGCATTCATATCATTTGCAATTCGCAATAATTCTTTTCCATGCTCTGACATATTAAATAATATTAATGTGTTTTTTGTTGTTTCAAACGCTTTATTAATTAGGAATGAATTTCTATTAACATTTTCTAGTATCCATTTTATTTCAGTTTGATATTCGCTATGTAACTTTCTAACTAATTTCCTATCATCTGCTGAATACTTTAACTTATATGCTACTATTTTCAATTTGGCTAAGACACCTATATCCATCAACTCTTTAGTTGTTTTTGTTTTGATTGTTGGACCAAACAACCCACGCAAACATAATTCATGTATTTTAGTTCCATTCAAAGTTCCAGTTAAACCGAATCTCCATGGAGCGTGTGCCATATTATCAATTATACTAATAATACTTTTACTATCAGCTTGATGTGCTTCGTCCACAATTAAAGCATCGAACTTATTAAAATAGTCACTCGACATTTTTACTAAGGATTGGTAGGTAGAAACAACAACTCGTTTATTAGATGTTTTATCTTGTCCACTGTATATTTTATGACAATTATCATATGCAATCCAATCATCAACAACATAATCATCAAAATCATCAATAATTTGGGAACATAATGCTGTTGTTGGAACACAAATTAAAATATCACGCTCCAAGTGTTGTAATAAAAATCTAACTAACAAATAAATTAAGTGGCTCTTACCCGACCCAGTGGGGGATAGTATCAAGGCTTTATTATAGAATATACACTTAATTAATGCTTCCATTTGATATGAGTATATACCTTCAACTGACATATTGGTATAGTTATAGACATCAGTCTTAAATATATCAAATTCAGAGTCCAATGTTTGTGATTTGATGATTGTCTTATCTGAAATATCAAATTGATAATTTTCAGACTTTAAATAATCAATTAAATCCATTAATAACCCTGAATACAGAGTTCTCAAATTAACATTAAAGAGTTTAATTCTACCATCCCAAACTCCATTTTTATATTGTGGTGAATATTGATACCCTGGAACCATAAATGAAAACTTATCAGATATTTCTCTTAATACTCCCCTATCGTCCGAATCTACTTTTAAATACAATTCATTTAACTTTGATATTATTATCATCTTTAATCCTTTAATCTATTGTTTGCTGTGTTGTAAATATCTTCATCCTTTTCTATACCGATAAAGTTTCTATTTGTATTTTTACACGCAACTCCAGTTGACCCACTACCCATAGTAAAATCTAATACAAGCTCGCCTTCATTTGTGTATGTTTTTATTAAATATTCTAACAAATCAACAGGTTTTTGTGATGGATGTAACCTAGTATTATTTCCATTGTGAACACCTTTAAAGTATTGAACACTTTTTGGATATGTTCCACGACTCATTAGCATTTCAGCACCCTTAACCCGTTTTATTGATTGGATGTTATTGAAACTGTTTGAGTTTACAAGTTTGTCGCAATTAACGTGTCCATTATTTGGAAACCTTATCTTAGTTGATTCAGCGTATTGCTCGAAAATTGGATTATAAGTTGGTTGTTTATTATAAAACACACAAATATTCTCGTGATACTTCATTGGTTGTTTTTTTGCCAATACAAAACTTCCACTCGTGTTTTTTTGCCATATCCATTCGTACCTAAACATCTTAATGTTTGAAGTAATTAATAAACTAGTAAACGGTTGGCTTGCAAACAAAACAACAGCAGCGTTTGGTTTAATGACTCGGTTTATGTTTTCCCACATAACTGTAAATGGAATTACTATATCCCATTTACAAGATAGTTTTCCATAAGGTAAATCCGTTAATATCAAGTCGATAGACTTATCTGGAATATTGTGAAACACCTCAAAGCAATCTCCATTGTGGAGTATGATATTACTCATCACAATCCCTTTTAATTTTCATAGTATAAATCCATATAGGTTTCTGAGAATTTTAGTAATTGTTCTAATACTACATATTCTAAATCTGAATAGTTAATATATAACTTATTTACTGGTTTTCCATTAGCATATAATTCCGTAAAAGCTTTATCTAATTGTAAGGTAATAGCATATACTTTATCGTTGTTAAATTCATCTTGGAATGTTTGTATTAATATTTCATCATTATAACAGTCTATATCACCAACAATTGTTACGATGTGATTTATTTTTTTAATTATATTATCCATCACAATCCACTTTTAAACTTCATAAAATCTATTGCGTTTTTTATATTAAATGAACGCTGCGAAACTTGCTTTAAAAACTGCTCAATTAAATCAATTTTGATTTGTTGGTTAGTTATCAACTCTTGTTGAACTTGATATTCATCATCAGCACTCAAATACAACTCTAAATCCTGTTTTAACACATTGTATGGTTTAGGGTGTTCTTTATATACTTCATCTGGAGCTTTCCCTAAATAATATTCAATTCTAGCCTTTTTTACTTTGTTAAATGTTCGTTCAACCCTTTTTAATGTCTGAGCTTCAAATATTAAATAGTTGTACCATTTTGAATGTAACATAGGAATCTTTAAACTTTCAGTATCAAGCTTAGTTTCATTTAATACACTATCAAGTTGTATTTCGGTTTGTATTTGTTCCAATTCCATTATTATAACTCCATAAGTTAATTTTATATTATATTATCGAATCAAAAAATAGTCAATGTGATTAGCATAAGGTTAATTAGTAAGACTGTTCCAAATGCTAACTTATTGATTTATATTTAATTGACAGTGAATAAAAATCAATAGGTTAGCACTTACAACGGTTATATAATTAACAGACCAATGCAAGTGCTAAGTCATTGATTCTTAGTACCAACGGTAAATCGGTTAAAATTGAGAATGATTGGTAATGCTCTAATCATTTTAGAACCAATAGTGAAGTTGTCTAATTCATTTTAAGTCAAGTGACTTAGCACTTGATACCATTTACTAATTATAAGACTGTTCCAAATGCTAACTTATTGATTTATATTTAATTGACAGTTATAGCTAACACTTGGTTGGACATAATATCGGTTATCAAGAATCAATGACTTAGCACTTGCATTGGTCTATTAATTATATAACCGTTGTAAGTGCTAAGTCATTGATTTAATTGGATGTGATGTAGTATTAATAATATCAATAGGTTAGCAGTTGTAACTGTTATATAATTAATAGACCAATGTAAGTGCTAACTCATTGATTCTTAATAATTGACAAGAATGTAATCAAATATCAACTGGTTAGCACTTGGAACGATATATTAATTACCTAACGGTATCAAGTGCTAACCTATTGATTTGTAATGATTGACAGTAATGAGCTTTGATAATACTACTAAACTCTGTCTTTATTGTAAATCTCGAACCATTCATATGCAAACGATACCATACAGATTAAAGGCTCGGTTGAAAGTGTATTACTCATAAAAGATAATTCACCTAAGCTAGTTGGAAACATACCAAAAAACCTAACTTCTAAATTATAAGTTTTGTTGTTACTAAAAATGTGTAATGTTCCATCTCTGGTATGTTTAAATGGAGTTTCAATATCACGCATTTTATGTAACCAATCATATATAAAAAAATAGTTATCAAAATCTTCAGATACGATAAATGAGGTATTAAATGGTTCATAATCAATTCTATTCCCTGGAACAAAGGTTTGCTCATTTTGATACGCACCTTCAATTGAACCCATTGCTAATCCAGGAATAATAGCATCTTGAATAAAATAATTAAAGGATTCAGCTCCAGCATCATGTAGCTCGAATTTATAATTCGTACCCATCGCTAGATTGTAATTATTCCCTGTTGTACCTTTTTTTAGTTCAGACATATTTTAGTTCCAATTAAATTGACATAAATTGCTTGATAAACTTAGCACGTTCTTTTGGGTTTTTCATTTTTTTAGCCAACGCAAACATATTTGAATCTGGTAGATTGCTTTTAGCTTCTTCTTGCGTTGTGTCAAATAGTCTACACTCTTTTCGTCTGCGTTTTCCCAATTCGTTTTTATCATTATCCCGCACAACTTCTTCTGGATAATATCTAGGAAAATAAAATGATGTGTGATTGCTTAGGTCATTTGAAGCTCTTTCAAATTTGTCTATTTTCATTGATTTAAAAAAACGGGTTTTAAGAAACTCATCAATGATAGTATGTTCCGACTCTAATTCAATCCACATACTTTGTAGACAACTTGCTATTGCATCAATTTGATTTTGATTTATTTGGTCTGCAATTTCTTTAAACTTTGGACGTAAATCATTCAATTGGTCATTAAGTAGTTTTTCACAGCGTTTTAAACTTGATTGGACAGTATATCGGTCAGTTGAACGGTGTGGAGTCCAAACATACGTTGTTATGTTATGTCCTAAAACATGGATATGCCTAGAAGGGAAAACTTCTAATGTATTTAATAAAACTGGTGTTTGATAATAAGGACTTTCTTGTTTAATAATATCTAAACAATCGTTTGATATTTTCCATTTTTTCATTTTGTAATCAACCTTTATAAATTACATATTTAGTTAAATTGACAGTTTAACGATGTCATTATATAATCAAAAGATGTGGTAACACATGATGGTGGAGTAATATGTAAGTTTTACTTTAAAGTTTTAATTTAGGATATGGAAATAACAATGAAGAGGGAACCCATTAATTATGTGAACAATAAGGATTTTTTGGAATTATTAAAAGAATATGTTTCCGCTAGGGAATATGCTAAAAATAATGATTTAAAAAAACCTAGAGTTCCAGAAAAAATTGGAGCTATATTTATTAAAATAGCAACGAATTTAAGTAACAAATATAATTTTGTCAATTATACCTATAAAGAAGATATGGTTGGAGATGGAATAGTAAATGCAATTGAAGCAATTGATTCATTTGACCCATTAAAAAGTTCACAACCGTTTAGCTACTTTACGATGGTTATATGGAGGGCTTTTTTGCGTAGAATAGAACGGGAAAAGAAAACATTTGCAGCTAAGGAATCTAAAATGTTTGCATTAGAACACGAAATGTATGAATTGCAAGAATCTGATACTTGTGATTTGAATCGGGATAATGCGTTTTTATGGTACAACCAAGAGTATTAATATATGCCTGGATATAATGGAATCGAAATTAGAAAAGCTGAACGTGTTGCGATTTGTCGGGGATGTGATACTAAAATTGAAAGAGGTAAAGAAATGGTAAGTTGGTACACAATCAGAGGACAAAGTTCACATATACATTTGTGTTTTGATTGTGTTAAAAAGATGTACGAAATGTTAATCGAAAAGGAGGTATGATTTGAAAGTTGCATTTATAACTGATATTCATTGGGGAGCAAGGTCTAATAGTCCATATTACATGAATAACTTGGTTGAGTTTTTTGATAAAGTGTTTTTTCCATACATTATAAAAAATAAAATAAAAAAAGTTATTATGCTTGGTGATATATTTGAACGTAGAAAGGATATTAACTTTTACATATTACACCATACAAAAAAACACTTCTTAGATAGAATGCTCGAATTGAAGTTGGATGTCAAGGTGATTTACGGGAATCACGATATTTTTTATAGAAACACCAGCTCGATTAATAGCATTGATTTGTTGTTAGGTTCATATTCAAACATTGAAATTGTTAATAACCATAAGGTGTTTGAATATGATGGAATTAAAATTGGTTTAATTGGTTGGATTCATTCAGGTAATTATGAAGATAGTATAGATTGGTTAAACAAAGTTGAAGCTGATGTTATTGGTGGACACTTTGAAATTAAATCATTTGAGGTTAGTAGGGGACAACCAAGTAACAGTGGACTTGACCCTTCAATTTTTAATAGATTTAATATGGTTTTAAGTGGACATTTTCATATTCCATCTACAAATGGAATAATCACATACATTGGTAATACCAATCAAACTAATTGGGGCGATTACAAAGTTAAAAAAGGTTTTACAATCTTAGATACCAAGAACATGAAATTAGAACTTATAGAAAATACAATTAATGTTTATGAGATTGTTGATTTTAATGATTCGATTGATATTGTTGGATATGATTATGAGCAATTTAACAATAAAGTAGTTAAGATAATGATAAACTCATTAAGTTCTGTGAACAGGAAGCTATTGGACTTGTTTGTTGACAAAATAACAAGTGTGTCATATAGTGTTGATATACAAGAACGCGAACAAGTAAAAGAATTAATTGGCACTACAAACGTTGATGTGATTCCACAACCAGTATCAACTATTGATAAAATAAATCAATTTATTAATAATGTAGATAGTGTGAACATTAATAAGGACAAACTGTCATTGTATTTTTCTGACATTTATACCGAAGCAGTTAATAATTCAAGGAGAGATATGTGATTATTTTTAAAAATCTTAGATATAAAAACATTTTAAGTTTTGGGGATGATTGGACGTACATTGAACTAAATCGCCATAAAACAACCTTAATCCAAGGTAAAAATGGTGGTGGGAAGTCAACAATGTTGGATGCTATGACATATTCATTGTTTGGAAAACCTTTCAGAAAAATTAACAAAACTGGAATTATCAATTATAAAAATAAAAAAGGCTTACTTTGTGAAATAGAATTTGAAACACAAGGTGTAAACTTTAAAGTTGTTAGAGGTGGTTGTCCACAAGTTTTTGAAATATGGAAAGATGGTGTGTTATTAGACCAATCATCCACTGTACGAGATTACCAAACAATATTGGAATCTGATATTTTGCATTTCAATTACAATGCCTTTACTCAAATTGTAGTTTTAGGTAAAGCAACATATGTTTCATTCATGCAGTTAAAAACAGATGACCGTAGAAAGTTTATTGAGGATATGCTCCAATTACATATATTTGGATTAATGAATGATGTCCATAGAAATAATGTATCTATATTAAAAGAATCATCACATCAATTAAAAAATGAAATTTTAATACTTAAAGAAAAAATTTCATTGATGGAATCCCATATATCAAAAATGGAAAAAGAAAATGAATCTAAAAGTAAGAATCATTTTCAAAAGATTGAAACAGATATTAAGGATATGGAATCAGAACTACATAACATGAGGTCTAATATTGGTGTATTGATTGACCAGCTTATATCTGTAGATATTACCGAATTAAATAAAGCAAAATCCAAGCTATCAACACTTGGAGAATATAAGTTTAAATTGGAAGAGAAAACTCGAACAGTTAAATCTGATATTGCATTTTTTAATTCCAATAATATTTGTCCAACTTGTTCACAGGACATTACAGATGAAACGAAGTACAATAAAGTTGAAGGGTTGAATTTAAAGATAAATCAATTACATAATACTTTAACTGAATTGACTGAAAAAAGTACTGGACTAAGTGCATATTTAACAGACATCAATAATAAATTATTGACAAATGAAGATATTAAAAACAAAATAGATAAAGCTAAATTTCAAATTTCTGAGAAAGAACAGGCAATAAAAAAGCTTATGAATTTGAAGAAAAATTCACGTCCAGAATTAACTAATCTTGATGATGAATATAACACTTTACAAAAACTGAATTGTGAATATAATAACTTAAATGCTAAGAAATCAGAATTTGATAATTTATCGGTACAATATGATGTGTCTAGTTTAATTTTAAAAGATACTGGAATAAAACGAACAATTATTAAAGAGTTTATTCCAGTAATCAATTCGATTATAAACTCACATTTAAAGACCTTGGGTTTTTTTGCAACATTTGTATTAGATGAAAACTTTAATGAACAAATTTTGGCTAGGGGAATGGATGAAATTAGTTATTTCAATTTTAGTGAAGGTGAAAAGTTTAGAATAGATTTAGCAATATTAATGACGTGGTTAGATATTGCCAAATTGCAAAATAATATGTCGTGCAATGTTTTGTTTTTTGATGAAATATTGGACGGTAGTTTAGATGAAGATGGAACAAGTTCCTTAATTGATTTATTAAATTCATTAAACAATATCAATGTGTTTGTTATTAGTCACTCACCAGATAGATGGGTCGATATGTTCAAATCAACAATAGCATTCGGAAAAGAAAATGGGTATTCTAAAATGATTGAAGGAAATACAATTTAACAATTAACACAGGAAATAAACAATGAAATTGAGCAAAGCAACACGAGATATATTAAAAAATCTTAATACCATAAATCCAGGAATCGTATTCAAATCTGGAAATGTGATAAAAACAATGTCAGTATTAGACCACATATATGTTACAGCGTATATCGAGGAAACCTTTCCAGTAGACTTCAACATCTTTGAATTATCTGAGCTGTTGAATACGTTAAGCACTTTTAATGACCCAGAAATAACATTCACAGAGTCACATATTCCGTTTAATATTTCTGAGGGTAAAAATACTGTTAAGTATGTTCCAAGTCCTCAAAATTTAATACTCAACTCTGGGTGGACAGTTGATATTGAAATGACTGAAGAACAAAAAAGTGTGTCATTTTTACTAACAAAAGAAGTGTTAGAACAGATATTAAAGACATCAAGCATCCTATCATTATCCCACCTAGCAATCACTAATGATGGATTAAAAGTGTTTAATAAGTTGGATCCAAGTGGAAATCAATTATTAATTGAAATTGATTTTAATAAAAAGATGCAAGGTGAGTTTTCATTTGAACTTGCAATTCAATACTTAAAATTAATTCCACAAAACTATATTGTGGATGTTGGGGATATGTCAAGATTTGTATCTGAATCTGGACATCTTGAATATTTCATTTCACTAGAATCTTAATATTGAGGTTATATAATGTTGGATATTACTCCGAATCAACCACTTTGGGCTGAGAAGTTTCGTCCAAGAACGATGGCTAATGTTATTTTACCATCGAGATTAAAAAACTATTTTCAAGCTATTATTGACAGTGGACAAATAACAAATATGTTGTTCACTGGTTATCAGGGTGTTGGAAAAACCACAATTCCAAGAGCGTTGTGTAGTGATATGGGCATTGACTTACTGGAAATCAATGCCTCGAAAGATGGGAACATTGATACGCTCCGAACTACGATTGAACGTTATGCTAGCACCGTTAGTATGAAGAATAGAGGTGGATATAAAGTAGTATTATTAGATGAAGCCGATTATTTAAATTGTTTTGCTGGAAACCAACATATTTACACTGTGAATATAGATGGTGTTCCAGAATTAAAGTCATTTGATTCAATTTATGATAAAACAGTTAATATATTATCATATAACACAACAACAGGTGAACAATACACAGCAGAAGCATTCGTATTCAAGTCGGGAATAGGCGAAGTGTACATTGTACAATTTGATGATTATTCAAGAATGTATTGCACAAAAGACCATCCTTTTTACACCATTGAATCAATAAATGGATATTGTGGAGTATCAGAAAAAAAGGATGGTATCAAAATTGGTGATAAGCTTGTTGATTCCAATGGAAAAACAAAAACCATTGTGTCGATGGAATCATTGGGAATGTTACCAGTTTATGATTTGACTACTAATGATGATAATCACAATTTCATTTTGGAAAATGGTGTAGTAGCTCACAATTGTAATAGCACACAACCTGCATTAAGAAACTTTATGGAAACCTATAGTGCAAACTGTAGGTTTATATTGACTGCCAATTTTAGCAATAGAATTATGGGTCCATTAAAAAGTAGGTGTGCAGTTGTTGACTTTGCACTTACTAAAGCTGAAAAAATGGAAGTGATACTCCCACTTGAAAAAAGAATGCTAGAAATATTAGACCATGAGGGAGTTGAATATGATAGGAATGTTGTTGCGAAGGTAATAACAACGCATTTTCCAGATATGCGAAAAATCACAACAACGTTACAACAATTATCAATGGTCAATAACAGGTTGGACGAACTCGTATTAACAAGTTTATCAGATGCTAATATTGATGAGTTGTTTACATATTTAAGAGACCCCAGTAAATGGAACGAGGTTAGAAAATGGGTTGTTAGTAATTTAGACAATTCCCAAATGACATTATCAAGAGCAATTTATCTTAAAGCCCCAGATTATGTTATTCCAAGTTCGTTACCACAATTGGTACTAACGTTATCAGATTATGATTATAAGTCAAACTTTGTTTCCGATAAAGAATTGAATATAGTTGCAATGCTAACCGAGTTAATGCGGGATTTGGAGTTCAAATGAGTACATTGGACAACCAACCATCTTTAGGTTTATTTGATATTGTGAACAATATCACAAATGGAAAAACAGAATTAATTGAAGAACAATTAACTGCTGAGTATAATCCATTTATGATTAATAAAGCACTATCTCAATATCGAGATACGGCTTTACTTGTGAATGAATTGAATATCAGATTTGAAATGGACATTCAAATGCAATACACATTTTTATTCCATGTTATACCAAAACGAAAACGGTATTCCAAGTGGAATAAAAATATTGACGATACAGTATTAATTGATAAAATACAGCGAGTGTATGGTTATTCATACACTAAAGCAAAAGAAGTTGTGCCAATATTAAAACAACATGAGTCCTATTTGGACTCATTATTGTTAGAGGGTGGCAAAGTTAATAAAAAAATTAAATAATGGAGAAATTGTGATAACCAATAATGATTTGAATATCTTAAGAACTGCTATTGAAGTAGCACCATTAAGTACGGACGATTTCCTAAAAGTGTGTGAAACACTTACAAGGATGGGAGTTGTATCATATTATCAAGATGTAAATGGTGTTCCAATATTGTGGCAATCTTGTCACCTTTTACATAAACAAGGAAGATACTTTATTGTACACTTCAAACACCTGTTTCTATTGGATGGAAAAACATCTAAAACCATCGTTTCACACGATGATATTGATAGATTAAAAAACATATCAAAGTTATTAATGCAATGGAAATTGATTACTCCATTGAGTGTATTAAAAAACAACACAAACAAAATTAAATTGTGCGTTTTATCATATAGTGAGAAATCACAATGGAAATTAATGTCAAAATATACCGTAGGAGAAAGACATGACAGAAGTTAAAAAAGGCAAAACAACTCAACCAGAAGTAACCGATTTGGGGGAACTATTATTTGAACCCAACACAAACACCTGTCCAGTACCAAAGGGTGTTGGTGTGTTTAAAGTTAGTGATAGTGCTAAAATTCCAAAATACGGAACATTAAAATCGGGTTGTTTTGATTTATATACCGATTTTGGTGGAATACCAACTGTTACAGTTTATGATGAAATGAATGTTGAAATCCAACGGTCAGTTAGACATCACATAGAAGTTAATAATATGGTTGGAGTCTTGTTAAATCCTGGAGATAGGGCAATTATCCCAACAAATTTAATATTTGATATTCCACAAGGTTTCGTTATGAAACTGTATTCAAGAAGTGGTGTTTCTATTAAAAATGGAATAAATTTGTCGAATTGTGTTGGGTATATTGATGAGGACTATGTTGAACCAGTTTATATATTAATTACAAACACGACAGCAGTTAAACAACACATTTTACAAGATTCAAGGCTAGTACAAGCTGAAATTGTAGAATATAATCAGCACACGTTCCAAGAATTAAAAGATAGACCGAAATTAAAAACAAACAGAAAAGGTGGCTTAGGTCACACAGGAGCATAAAAATGAATGTACAATGTTATATGACCCATATCGGAGTCATTATGGGTGAAGTAGTTGAAACTAATGTAGAATCAATTAGGGTTAAGAATCCAGTTACTATTGTTTCACAAGGCGAACAAACTGGACTCGCTAATATATTAAACTTTTTTATTGAAAATGAAATAACAATACAATCGAAAGATATAATTGCTGGTCCATTTACTCCAATCACAGACATCTTAAATTATTACAATAAACAATTTGGAACTGGTCTAATTGTCCCAAATAATGGTGGAATGATATTGACTTGAATATAATTGTAATCAATAAGTTCAAATCTAAGGTTCGCAGTGGAACACGCATTAATATTATGCGTCCAACTGTGTTGGGTAATCCATATCCAATAGACGATAACAATACCAGAGAAGATGTCCTAGAATTATATGAGTATTGGTTACAAGAAAAGTTATTAAATGAAGCATCGCAACAATCCATTGAAATTAATCGTATCATTAACCTAATACGGTTAAACCCAGATATTACAATCTTGTTAGAGTGTTGTTGCGCCCCGTTTAAATGTCATGGTGATATAATAAAGAATATAATAATGGAGTTAATTTAATATGCCAGAAAAGTTTTACACATCGGTTGAAGTGCAAGAAAATAAGATATTCCATAGGTTTTTTGATGGAGAAAAAAGACAGACTGAAATATTAGAAAATTACCCATTTGTTTTATATGTACCAAGTGACAGGGGTAAAGGTGATGCAATTGGATTTATGGGTGAAAAACTATCAAGCATACGATTCAATAGTGTCAAAGAAACTAATGAGTACATTCGCAAAAACAGAAACTATCGTCAAATACACGGACAAACAAGTTTAGCACATCAATTCATTGCAACTGAATATCCAGATTTAATAAAGTTTGATATAACAAAGATTAACATTTTAAACTTTGATATTGAAGTTGCATTTGATGTTGTACTTGGATATTCACCTCCAGATGTTGCTGATAATGAAGTAACAAGTATCACACTTGCAACGTTTGCACATAATACAACCTATATAACGATTGGAACTAAAACATTTACTGGTCATTGTAATCCAGATGAATTATATATTGAATGTGACGATGAACGGCATTTATTAATGACATTCGTTAATGAGTGGATTAAAATAGAACCAGATATTATAACAGGATTCAATATTAATGAATTTGATATTCCCTATATCATCAATCGAATAAAAAAAGTATTGGGTAAACAGTGGGCTGACCGATTGAGTCCATTTTACAAAAAAGCTAGAAATGTTATATCCGAAATTGAATTAGATAATTTAAAAAAGGGATATAAAATATTGGGTATTTCTCCATACGACTATATCGAAATGTATAAAAAGTTTAGTACCCAAAAGCTTGGGAGTTATTCATTAGATAATATTGCATTAGTCGAATTATCAGAACGGAAGGTTGATTATTCAGAATTTGGTTCATTACACAATTTATATAATGGAATACTATCCCAAAAAGCATTAAAATCAAACAATGATTTAGAAATATTAAAAATTGGTAGATTTAAAGAACGTGTCCAACAACAATATGGAAAAGAATTACCAATTGAATTAGATTACATCCAAACAACTAAATTTGATATTAACATATTAAATGTTGATTTGGATAAACTAAATGCTAATGAATTGATTGATGTTTATTTCACGATTGATAATTACATTAAAGAGTATGCTTATAATAAATTTGTAGAATATAACACCCAAGACGTTAGGTTGCCTAGAAAGTTGGACGCGAAGTTAAATTACATTTTCATTGGATTAACAATCGCGTATATGTGTAAAGTAAAACAATCTGAAATATTTGGACAAGTCAAGAACTGGGAATGTTTAGTTTATAACGCACTTAGAAAAAAAGGAATACAAATCCCACCCGCTCCACAAAAACAATCAAGTGATGGATATGCTGGAGCATTTGTTAAAGAGCCAATTCCAGGTTTATATAAATGGGTTGTCGCATTTGATTTAACATCATTATATCCATCAATAATGCGAATGTTAAACGTGAGTTATGAAACATTAGTTAAGACTGCTACTGGAAATTTAGTGGAAGATTTAATTGATTTAAATGTAGATACAGCACACTTAAAAAAGCTGAATTGTGCTATGGCAGCTAATGGGGCAATGTTTTCAAAAGATAAAATTGGTATCATTCCAGAAATTATCACTGAAATGTTTAATGACCGTGTTTCGCATAAAACGATGCGAATAGCTGCTGATAAAAAAATAGAACTCATTAAAACCGAATTGTCTAAACGTGGTACTACTAAATTAGCAAACTTAATGGATGCTGAATTGAAGAACGAATTGGAAAAGTTATATACTGATTCGGCATTCCACGAAGCTATGCAAATAGCCCTAAAATTAGCACTCAACTCGTGTTATGGGTCTTGTGGAAACGCTGGATTCAGATATTCTTCAAATGATATGGCGGAAGGTATTACACTAACTGGACAACTTGTAATCTTATACATTGCTAAACGATTAAACGAGTTTTTAAATTCTAGGTTTAAAACTAATGGAGTTGATTATGTCATCTATTCCGATACAGATTCCGTTGTTGGTGATACGGTAATTTCAATGGATTGTGGTGATATGAAAATAGGGAATTTATTTGATTCAATTAATACAATTCCAGTAAAAAATGAAATTGACAATATCGTTAAACCAGTATTTAATCTAAATGCGTATGGAGTAGATATTAACGGGAAATTAGTTGTAAATCCAATAAAATACGTTATGGCTCACAAAGTTAAAAAAGAATTGTTTAAAATTACAGTAGATGGAACTGAAATTATTTGTACAGCAGACCATTCATTAATAGTAAACCGTGATGGAAAAAACATTTCAATTAAACCAACTGAAGTTATTAGTACAGACAAGTTTATCAAGTTGATGAAGTAATATGTCACTGCCTCAGGTCTACATAAATATATTTTTATACAGACACGAGGCAGTGACATGGTAGTTAATTTTAAAGATTTTAAATTGAAGTTAGATGGTAATGTTAATAAAGAATATTACTTATCAGAGTATTTAAGAATAAAGAAACATTTTTTAGATAATACCTGGTCCATACAATCAATTTGTGGGTATATTGTTGGATTTATGGATGGTAATATATTACATGATGACTTATTAGATAGATGTTTGTTATTAAGAACTAAAAAAAGCCAAACGTTGGACAATATGATATTAAGATATGGTAATCAATTAGGTAGTAAAAAGTGGAAGTCATATTGTGATAAGCAAGCAAATACCAATTCATTTGAATATAAAAAAGAAAAATTTGGAATGACCGAACTTGATTTTTTAAAGTTTAACAAATCGAGAGCTGTTACATTAGATAATATGATTTTAAGATATGGTGAAACCGTAGGTCATAAAAAATGGAAAAGTTATTGCGATAAACAAAAATATAATGGAAAGGTATTACCATATTATATTGAAAAATACGGTAATACTGATGGTGTTAAAAAATATAACGATGTTTGTAGCAAAAAGGCTAACACAATTCAAAACTTTATTAATAGGTATGGTGAACTTGATGGTATGATTAGATATGACCGTTACATTTCTTCTGTACACACATTCGCATCTAAAATGTCCCAAAATTTATGTTGGAACATTTACGATAATATTTTAACAGAAGTCGAAAGGGAACATTGTTATTTTGCTGAACATAAAAATGAATTTGGTTCTACTATGGTTTCAGAGTCTAAGCAATTTAAATATTTTAAGTATGATTTTGTAATTACTGATATTAAATATTGTTTAGAGTTTAATGGTGATGTATTTCACGCCAATCCAAAAATGTTTATCGAGAGTGATACTCCAAACCCATATAACAAAAGCCTTAATTCAAAACAAATATGGGATAATGACATCATAAAAAATAACCATTTACGCTCACTGGGATATTATGTAGATATAATATGGGAAACAGATTATATCAATTTTTTTGAAACCGAAATAAAAAGAATACAGGAGAATATTAATGCTTGTAGAAACAAATAATTTTACAATCGAATCATTGGGAATACAAGAAGAATGGGTATATGATATTGAAGTTGCTGATTGTCACAACTTTTTTGGTAATGGGGTATTACTACATAATTCCTCGTATTTAGAATTAAATAATTTAATAGAAAGAGTTGTTCCACAAAACACTCCAACTAATACTATTGTGGACTATTTAAGTAAATTTTCGGATGAAGTGGTTACTCCATTTATAGATGAAAAATTTGCGATATTATCAAATTATTTAAACGCAATTGATAATACACTAAAGATGAAACGTGAAGTGATTTGTGATAGGGGTATTTGGAGAGCGAAAAAGAACTACATTTTACAAGTTTGGGACAATGAAAATGTCCGTTATGCGGAACCAAAATTAAAGTCAGTTGGTGTTGAAACAGCTCGAACAAGCACTCCAAATATAGTCAAAAATGAACTGGAAGCCTGTTTTAAGCTAATATTAAACGGAACTGAGGCTGACCTACAGCAACGTGTTAAATCATTTAAAGCTGCGTACCCTAAGCTTGATTTGTATGATATAGCAAAGCCAACTGGAGTAAATGACATTGGTGGTTGGAGTGATGTTGGTTTACATGGAAACAAATTTTCGTGGAAGTCTGGAACTCCAGTCCAAGTCAAAGCTAGCCTAACCTACAATAATCAGTTATTTAAATATGGACTAGATAAAGAATATCAATTAATTACCAATGGAATGAAAGTTAGATATTTATATTTAATCAAACAAAATCCAACATTAAATAATGCAATAGCATTTACAGATGAATTGTTAGAGGAATTTGGATTAGACAAATATGTTGATAAAGAAACCCAATTCAATAAAACATTCTTAAAACCATTGGAAAGTTTTACAAATTTAGTTAATTGGAGTCCAGTTAAAGTTAATAACTTAAATCAATTCCGTAAACAAACTACTGAATTGACAGTTGTTGAACCTCAACATATAATTAAACCTAAGACCAAGAAAAAAGAAGTTAGTAGTTTACGTCCAGTAAGCTCATTAATTAAATTTAAAACCAATATATGATTGTTGTGTGATATGGATTATAGGAACAAATAATGGCTACAAAAACAAGCTTGATGGACAGATTGAAAAGCAATTCAACAATTAAAGCAACGGAAATATTAAAGGACTCTAAGTTTTTTAATCAAACTGAAGTCGTACACACTGGGATTCCATCTCTCGATATTTTGTTATCGGGAGATGTCGATGGTGGCTTTTCACCTGGAATCACAATATTAGCAGGTGCATCGAAATCATTTAAAACAATGTTTTCCCTGATAATGGCTAAAAAATACATGGACAAATATCCTGAGTCTGTATTAATGTTTTACAATTGTGAGTTTGGTACTTCTAAAGACTATTTCAATTCATTGGAAATTGATATGGGAAGAGTAATGCACATTCCAATCCTGAATTTGGAAGAATTGAAGTTCGATATGGTAAACCAATTAGAAGGAATTGAACGGGGTGATAAAGTAATCTTTGTTGTGGACTCAATCGGAAATATAGCATCCAAAAAAGAAGTTGATGATGCTAAAGATGAAAAATCTGTTGCTGATATGAGCAGAGCTAAACAGATTAAATCATTTTTTAGAATTATTACTCCATATATGAAAATAAAGAACATTCCATGTGTTATCGTGGCACACATCTATCAAACACAGGAAATCTATTCAAAAGCAGTTGTTAGTGGAGGTTGTTTAGTGTCGGGAACAAAGCTTCAAATGTCGGACAACACTCTTAAAGAAATACAAAACATTAAAGTTGGTGAACAGGTTAGAACTGCGATTGGTGATAAAGTTGTTACTTCAATATGGAATCCTGATACGTTACATATTGGCATTCCAGAATGTTATGAGATTCAATTTGATGATGGATATAGTGTCACTTGTTCAAACAATCATTCATTTTTAACAATTGATGGTTGGACAGAGGCAAAAAATTTAAAAATTGATACTCCAGTTACAACAAATGGGTATATTGGTAAAACAAGTGGAAGGATTGTCAAATCAATTAATATAGTTGGTAAATTGCCAGTTTATGATATTTCAGTCTATGAAGCTGAACATTATATTTTGGAAAATGGAGTTGTAACGCATAATACGGGTCCATATTATTCCGCAGATACAATTTTCATTATCGGTAGACAACAAGAAAAAGATGGAACAGAATTAATTGGACATAATTTTGTGGTAAATGTTGAGAAATCAAGAGTAGTTATAGAGAAATCAAAGATTCCGATTACAGTTAAATTTGATGGTGGATTATCGACTTACACTGGATTGATTGAGTTAGGGTTACAATCAGGGCTTGTTATTAAACCAGTCCAAGGTTGGTATTCAAGAGTATTTGATACAGGTGAAATTGAAGCTAAAAAATGGAGATTAAAAGAAACGGATTGTTCTGAATTTTGGACACCGATATTAGACAATCCAACATTTAAAAAATGGGTAATTGACAATTTTAAATTATCAACTGCGAATTTATTTGGAAGTAGTATTGTTCCAATTGATGTTATTGAAGATGAAATAGATTGATGTATATGCACAATTGGAATAAGTTAAATATCCAATTGTGTTTTATTTAATAATTATAATAGGATTATGTATGGATATATCAACAGAAAAATTGATATTGGGAAGTTTGATAACAAACACTGAATTTATTGGACAAGCATTACCGTTTATTAAACCAGAGTATTTCCACGATAAATTGGAAAGAATAGTTTTTGAAACAATTGCTGGCTATATTTCCAAATATCAAACAAAACCAAATGCCACAACTTTGTTAATTGATTTACGGAATACAAAGTTAAATGACATTGAATTGACTCAAGCTCAAAACATCGTAAGGGAAGTTCACAAGATTGAAACCCCTAGCGATTTTGCGTGGTTGGCAAAACAAGCTGAAAAGTTTTGTCAAGATAAAGCCGTTTACAATGCTATTATGAAGTCTATTAATATATACGATGGAGATGATAAAACAACTCCACCAACTATGATTCCAGATATGCTTCGTGACGCAGTATCAATTAGTTTTGATACTAAGGTTGGAATGGATTTCTTAGATGATGCCAATGCACGTTGGGATTATTATACACAACCATTGTCCAAACACCCATTTGATATAAACATTTTGAATACAATTACAAATGGTGGAGTTGAAAGTAAAACATTAAACATAGTATTAAGTGGAATAAATGTTGGTAAAACATTGAGTTTATGTTACTTAGCTGGAATGTATGCTAAACTCGGTTACGATGTTTTATACATATCATTGGAAATGAGTGAAGAACAAATATTGAAACGGATAGATGCTAATGTATTGGGTATTCCAATAAATTCATTTGCTGAATATGGTCGAACTAGATATATGTCCAAAATTGATAGGATAAAAGAATCTAGTTTTGGACGCATAAAAGTAAAACAATATCCTCCAGGGTCTGCAAATGTAATGCACTTTAAATCACTATTAAATGATTTAAAATTAAAACAAAATTTTGTCCCAAAAGTAATTTTAGTTGATTATCTTGGATTAGTTGGAAGCTATAGATTAAAGGCAGCTAACACATCTAGTTATTTTTACTTAAAAGCAGTTGCGGAAGAAGTTCGTGGACTATTCATTGAGTTAGATGTTGTGGGTTGGTCTGCATTCCAATTGAATAGGGCTGCACAAAGTTCTACGGATGCTGAAATGTCTGATATATCCGAATCGCTTGCAGTAGCAGCAACTATGGATTTTGCCATAGCACTAGCACAAACAGAAGAATTGGTGGCATTAAATCAAATTCATGGAAAACAGTTAAAAAACAGATATGGTGATAAAAACACCAATTCAAAATTCCTATTAGGTTTAGATTTAATGCTCCAGCGAATCTATAACGTTATGGATTCAGAACAAAAAAATGTGTCTAATCACAATTATAGTAAACAACCAACTCCACAGCAACCGAAAAACAAATTTGCTGCACTAAATTAATCCCAATCCTCTTTAGTTCCTCCAAAATAAGGTTTAGCCAGTCCTCTATTAAGAAGAAGTTTGGCTAAATCTATTCCATCACAAAACACAGTCGCTAACATCCTTCCATATTTGTCATTTAAGCTTACGTTATATAGCACAATCTTTCTGGACTTAGTTAATACACCCATAGCAACTTCTTTAGCCTCTATTGCTAGTCTTTTAGTGTGTTCGTCTGTCGATTTCATTTCAGGAGTATCTATTCCCCTGATTCTAATTCCAATTGGTTTATTGTCAATTGGATGATGTCCATCCACGAATGCTGTAAATGTATCACCATCAACAACCTTAACCAATTTTTTTACTTTTGTTTTCCATATACACTTTCTATCCCAGTCTGGAATTGTATCATTCTTACTCTTAATACAATTGTATATGATATATTCAATTAATATGAATATAAATATCAACGTGACAGTATCAAAATTTATTATCATCCAAGTTATCCAATTATGTGGTATGTGGTATTTAGTCGTTCATTGGTTAGTTGTTCCAAGTGCTAACTCATTGATTCATATACAATCACACAAACTCAATTAAATCAATAAGTTAGCACTTGGAGCAGTTAGTTAATTATATAACCGTTCCAAGTGCTAAGTCATTGATTCAAAATAATTGACTAGAAGCGTTGGTAATATTAACGAATTAGTAATGGTTAATATCAGTCCATACTGGAGTTTTATGTTGGTATTAAGAATCAATAGGTTAGCACTTGCAACCGTTATATAATTAAGACACCCATATAAATGCTAACTCATTGATTTAGTTAGGTTATGGTGAAAATGCTTAATAAACAGTTAGTTAGCATTTATAACGGTTAGGTAATTACTAACACGTTGCAAGTGCTAACTCATTGATTCTTCATAATTGACAAGAATGGTAATCAAATATCAACGGTTATATAACTAAGACCAATCTGTAAATGCTAACCTATTGATTTAATTCGGAATGATTGTGTCCTAATAATATCAATGAGTTAGCACTTGCAACGATTATACAACTAAGACCAGTTCCACGAGTGCTAATTAGACTGAATGTTTAAGAATCAATGAGTTAGCACTTACAGGTGTTGGTTAATTAGTAAACTGTTCCAAGTGCTATGTTATTGATTCTTAATAATTGAACAAGAATGGTCATCCAATATCAACAGGTTAGCACTTGCAAACTGGTATTAGTGGTGGTTTTATATTTTTAAACATAATCAATGAGTTAGCACTTGGAACAGTTATATAACTAATACCAGTTTGCAAGTGCTAACCTGTTGATATTTTGGAGCTAAGAAAATTAACAACAAAGAACAAGCAATAAAGACGTTAAAACATAGGAACTATTCGGACTACGAAAGATTAATGGTATTACACATTAAATCGTTATATAGTGAAATTGACAATATTCAAACACAATTGAATATTAAATTGGAAGAAACTCGTAAAGAATTGATTGAATTATCTAACATACAATCAATGTTATTGAAAGAAGATGTTGCGTATAAATATTATGACATTGCAACTAAATTGGAGAATGTTAATGTTAATAAAGAAAGTTTGTAAAATTGATAATGATGAAACTAGGTATTTAATTACATCTGAACCAGCCATGAATCCGAATGGATATTTCTGTGTAGTGGTTTTAAGTCTATTGACTGGAAAGTTTAAAACCATTAAATGTGATAGCTTGACACTAGAATTAGAATGACAACAGATAAGATTAAAGATATGCAATATCACGTTAATAAGTTAAATGATTTGATATTACAGATTCCAGACAATGTACAATTACAATACACCATAAAGTTACTGGAAGCACAAATATCAGAAATAGCCACAAATAGAGAAAGGCGATAGATAAATGCAATTAATACAAGGACAATAAATGCCACTATATGAGTATCAATGCGGGAATTGTGAATATATCTTTGAACGCACACTAAAGATGGTTGATTATAAAATGCCTGAATCCGAACCATGTCCAATGTGTGAGATTACATTAGTTAAACAAATACACACTAAAGGAAATAGAATGGGAGACCCTATTAGATTAGGACACATAAAACCACACGGAGATTGGCAAACCTTTATTAACAAGTTATCAAGGTCAAATCCAGGGTCTGATTTTACAACTTATTAAAAGTTGTTGACATCGAAACCAGATTGTAGTAAATTATGCAAATGGAGGTGATTTATGAAGAAGTTGTGACGTAAATAATATATTGGGTTTATGTGAAGTCCACATAAAATATCACAGTAAAAGTTAAATCAGATGAAGAACACTAAAGAAACAATATTATCTTATTCAAAAGCGTATGCTGCAAGATTTTCTGATTGTACTAACTTAATTGGAGAAAGACTTTATACTACCCCAGATGGAAACAAATATCCATCTGTTACTACTATCTTGTCCAAAATGACCGATAAAACTTGGTTAGATGATTGGAGAAAAAAAGTTGGTAGTTCCGAAGCTGATAGAATTACAAAAGAGTCTACGGAACTAGGGTCAAATATGCACAAGTTATTGGAACATCATTTAAATGGAGACTTCCATTTAATTTCCACTAATGACATTGCAATTGAATTGTATAGAAATCTTTTGATTTATATGAAAAAAGTGGAAGCTATCTCACTTGAATTGCCACTATATTCTGATGTCCTAAAGATTGCTGGACGTACAGATTGTATTGGCTATTATCAAGGGGTCTTGAGTATTATTGATTTTAAAAGTGCTAGACGTGAAAAAAAGGCTGAAGATATTGAGTCGTATTTTTTACAATGTTGCTTTTATGCTATGATGCTTTACGAAGTAACTGGAATATCATGTACACAATTAGTCGTATTAATTTCGGTTAGAGGTGGACTTCCACAAGTCTTTAAGAGAAAAATAGATGACAAAAGAATCGAAAAGTGTGTTAAAATGTCTAAAGAATACCACATTAATTACCCTAGCTCTAGCTAGTTTTTATGCAAACGCAGACTCAGCATTGGTAAGTTGGTATGGTCCAGGGTTTCATGGTAGATGTACAGCACATCAGATTAAAACTAAGCACGGAAGAACTTGTGAACGTTTTAATCAAAATGCTATGACAGCAGCCCATAAAACCCTTCCAATGGGAACATTAGTTGAAATGTCCAGAAAGGGAAAAACAATCACTGTACGAATTAATGACCGAGGACCATACGTTGGAAACAGAAAATTTGATTTATCAAAAGGTGCAGCTAAGGCATTAGGTTTTTCTGGAGTAACAACTGTTTCTTATAGGATTTTACCACACAAAAAACATTCTAATGTAGCAATGTTAGATAGAGGTGTAATGTATTCTCAGTTGAGTATGTTTTTTAAAAATGATAGTACCACGTTCACAAGTCCAGTATTTACTTGGAATCAAGCATATACCAAAGATGGTATAGAATAATATCTTGACAAATCGAAATCGTTATAGCATAATGTGCAAATCAAATAAACAAAGTTGGATTATGACATGAAAACATCAACGTTATTAAGTAAAATTCCAAATGTTTTAATTGAGAAAGTTCCACAAAAAACTTTCTTAGTTGGAGGTTGTGTGAGAGACCACATTCTAAAGTGTGATATTAACGATTTCGATATTGTTGTCGATTTAACAGAAACTGAGTTCAGAAGATTGTTTCCTGATATTGAAATGGTTGGGAAATCATTTCCAGTGTTCCTTATTGACAATAACGAAGTTGCATTGACCAGAACAGAAAGTAAAAATGGAGTCGGTTATACTGGATTCCAAGTTGATAAAACTGGTGTTGGTATTATCTCTGATTTAAAACGCAGAGATTTAACGATGAATGCTATAGCAATGGACGTGAATGGGAATATAATAGACCCATTTAATGGTATTGCTGATATGAGAAATAAAACGATTAAACACGTTTCAATCGCATTTGCTGAAGACCCAGTGCGTGTATTGCGAGCAGCAAGGTTTCATGCCAGATACGGATTTAAAATACACCCAGAAACTATTGAGCTGATGTCAAAGGTTGTTCCTGAACTTGATAAACAATGTCAAGAAAGAATATTTTTAGAAATTAAAAAAGGCTTAAGTGAAAAATACACATGGAAAATGTTTGATGCACTAAAAGATTGTGGGGCATTAGATATTGATGCTATGTCTATATATAGAGCGTACTCAAAAACATTATTGAAAAAAGCTAATTCCAGTGTGTCTAAATTTATTGCAATTGGAACAAACTTTAAGAGTGATTTAGACTATATAAGGCATTGTATTCCAACAGAGTATTCAGTTCTAAACAAATTGTTTAAAGCACATTACAACACAATCCTTGATTATGAGTTATTGAGTACGAGTCAACGATTAGATTTAATTATGAACACAAGGGCATTGACAAATAAAAACATTCTTGTTATATTTGATGTAGTAGCAGTGTTCCACAATTTGAAAAAAACTTCATTATCATTGTTAATTAACGACATTGAGTTGGCATCTAAAGTTGATGCTGAGGCAATTGCAAAGCAGTTCAAAGATGGAATGAAAATCAAATCGGCAGTGTTTGATGCCCGTGTAAAATATATTGAGAGTTGTAAATGAATGCAAGTGAACGAATATTAACAGAATTGACACATATAAAAGACAGTCAAGGTGTTGACTTAATAGATGCACTTTTGATATACTGTGGTTCAGATGACAGAGTTGAAGCAATTATTGGAATATTAGACAAACACGTTATCGAATTATTAAAAGCTGAGGCTATTAAAACAAATCGTGTTATTATTAAAACTCCAACATTGATTAGTAAAAAAAGATAATATGGACATATCAATCGGGTTTGAAACTTATATTGATTATGTTTATATTAAAACACATTTCACGATGGAATCCTTTAATTGGAATTACAATTCTGTATATAAAAGGATTCCATTTGAAACATATTTAAAAAGACGGGATTGTAAATTATTTACATCATTACATTTGAAATATCCAAATAGAATTGATAGATGTAATTTGATTATTAGTTCGTTTTTGTTAAATAGTAGTTGTCATATCAGTGATATATATTTTGACGATGAAATCAAAATGTTCCACACTGATAGAATGGGACGGGTAAAATCACTTGAATATGTAATCTCTAAAGATATTGCAAATTTAGCTGATTTTATGTATGATTCTAAATTTACTTTGCGTGATTTATTCATTAGCAATGGTGAATTGCCTTTGATATTTAAAAAATCACAAGAAATATTCGGTGGAATAACAGATGAAACATTATCGGTTTTAGATAAAGGATTAGCATACACTGAACAATCTAAATCTGACCCACTGTGGTCAGAGATTGCATTTAAATTAAAAAAGTATAAACCGTTCCTCACCGTAGAAAGTAGTAAAATAAAGCAATACATTGAAAATTTAAGTTAATTAAAAGTATATTATGGATAAGTGAATAACAAAAGGAAAGTTAAATGAGTGATTTTTTGAAAAAATTGAAAGAGAAAAGCCAATCCAAATCTGGACTAGCAGCATTAAAAGCCCAAATGGAACAAGGAAATGGTAATTCATTCAAAAACGATAAAATCTGGGAACCCCAAGTAGATAATGCTGGTAATCATTCAAGTATTATAAGATTTTTACCTCCATGTCCAAATGAAGATAGTCCATATACAAGTTTGTATAATCACGGGTTTAAAATCGGTGAAAAATGGTTTATCGAAAATTGCCCAACAACATTGGGCAAAGACCATAAGTGTCCTGTGTGTGAGGCTAATAGTGAATTGTGGAACACCGGAATTGAAGAAAATCGACAAATCGTCCGAACCCGTAAACGGAAACTAAGTTATTATAGTAATGTATTAGTTATTTCCGATTCACAACATCCAGAAAATGAAGGTAAGGTGTTCATTTTTCGCTACGGAGTTAAAATTTATGCGAAAATTCAGGATGCAATTAAACCAGACCCAGCATTAGGTGAAGATGCGTTTGAACCGTTCGATTTATGGGAAGGAGCGAATTTTAGATTAATCATCCGAAAAGTTGATGGACGTAGAAACTATGATAAAAGCAAGTTTGATGCTCCAAAACCACTTTCATCTGATGAACAATTTTTAGAGTCGTTAGAACATCAATTGCATGGTTTAGTTGAATTATCATCAAGTGATAAGTTTAAAACATACGATGAATTATCAACTAGATATAACAGTTTAGTTGGAGTAGTTGCAAAAGATACAGCATTTAACCAAACTGCACACCTTAATGGACCAGCTTCAGCACCACAAGCTGCAACTATTGACGATGACGATGACTTAGCTAGATTTAAGTCTATGTTAAATAACTAATAGTTTAAATGATTGTTGTGGAGTAATATCCACAACAATTCAATGTGGAGGTTGTATGATACAAAACAAAACTCATTTGTTAATTGATATGGAAACTTTGGGTACTAGACCTAACAGTGTTATTTTATCATTAGCTTGTGTCCAATTCACGTTAGATTCAATGTGTGAATTTGATGACTTAGTTAAATCTGGATTTTATATTAAATTTGATTCAATCGAGCAAATCAAAAAGTATAAACGGAATGTTGAAGTTGATACTATGGAGTGGTGGAGAAAGCAAGGTGATTCGGCTAAGTCTATTACAAAGCCATCAAAGCATGATGTTAGTGTTGAGCAAGGGTTGAGATTGTTTTCAAAGTTTGTTGGAACTACACAATATTCATACAATAATAGTTTTGTGTGGTCTAGGGGTATAGCATTTGATGGTCCAATATTAACATCATTGTATGATAATGTAGCTAACACAATTTCTATGCCAATAAACACTTGGATGTTGAGGGATGTAAGAACTTTTGTTGACGTGTTAGAAAGTTCGATAGATGGATTTGGTAGATATAAAGATTTAGGTATTCCAACGGCAGTTACTCACAATGCGTTACATGATGTTTGTATGGACGTTATGCGTATTCAAAAAATATACGCAGGTATTATGGAATAAAAGCTTGACTTCGTTAATCAATTAGTTTACTATACCAATATAGATTAACGAGGTTATATTATGAATAGGAAAGATAATGGCTAAGAAATTTGACATAGTTAAACTTCCAATTAGAGTTGGACAATTGAATGCAGCAATACTACAACGATTATCATATATAATTGAACAATATGAAATATATACTAAATCATTCGATGTAATACCAAAAGAATTAAACAATGCGAATAACAGTTTAAATCGTTTATTGAATAAAAGAATTACACTTATAAAACGGTATGCACAATCTGATATTAAGCTATCTAATTTTTCAGAAGTGTTGGGTGTATTGGCACAATTTCCACAAGAAATACAGTATTTGTTATTTCGTAGAAAAGAATTGATTAATGATAGAAGACTATTTAGACGCTATCATGCGTATATTAACAGTAGAGATAAACATAATGAACTGGAAGAAAAACGTAAAATCTTGACAAGTTCAATTGAGAGCCTAAGCGTTACTGAGTTGGACAGATTAATCGAATGTTTAATGGAGATATAACGTGATTAAGTTAAGCCTAAATCCAGCTTTAAACAAACAAAAAAGCTTTCCAATTGGAACAATATTAAAACCTACTAATTCGCTTATAAAAGCAACTGGTACAACAAATACATCAACTGATATATACGTTAAAGTTACCCAAGACAAAAGAACATACGAACCATGTCGCAATTGTTTTTTGAAAAAAACTCCTAAGTGTTCAGATGTGTTTTCATGTGTAACTGGAGAACATATAATCTTACAGGTATGCAATGAACGTGGAGACTTAATTGGAAACTAAACAAGTGGTTTGAGTTAGCTGGCGAACACTCATTTAATACTTGGTTAAAAAAGAGTCTGGATTCAAGGCATTTGATGCTCCAAACAAGCAAATTATTGAAAGCGTGTTTGGACATCAATACACAATACAATTTAAAGAGGACTAAATGAAAAAAATTAATTTAAGAAAAGCATCTGCGATATTACACACAATTCAAGCAACAATCAATTCTATTCAACTCCCAACAACCGTTGAGTTTAATGAGTATTCAACTGCTATTGAAGCAAAGATTGAAGCTGGAAATGATAAGTTATTCAAAAATATGACATCCCGCATTAACTTAACCACTGCGAGTGGTGCTATACGCAATCTTGTATATCAAGCAAATTACGAAAGCGGAATATATAAAATATTAGCGAATCTTAATTCTAGTGGACAAGCGTTAGCTACATTAAAGTTAATAAAAACTGATTCGGTTGCGATGTCAGTCACTGAAATTGATAAACGCATTGGTAGATATAAATCAGCAGAAACGGTTAATAAGTACGACTGTAGTTTTACATCATCTGTGTTGCTTCCAGAAGACATTTCACACGTTGAACAAGAGATTCAATGTTTGAATACAGCAATTCAAAAATTGAAAGATGAATTATTAGAATTGAATTATCGCACTGAAATTCAAATTCCAGATGATTTGGAGTTATTACTTTTAGATAATAAAATAATCTAATTGTAAAATGGTTTATATGTATATAGAGATTTAAGTGATTTTTAATTAATGTATCACAAAAACTATAAAATTGAATTATATCGTTATTGCTTACAGTTATTCACTTTGTTTATTGCTACTGTATTTTTATAACGATTGTTAATTGTTAATTGTGTGTTGTTTCAACATTTAAAGTTGGTATTACTTCGGTGATACTTGTATATTGCTATTGTGACTTTAACATTTAGTTTTAAATTTCTTTTTCTTTATATACATTTTCATTTAATGGAATCTGGTTATTGGTATTAATAATAATAACTAATCCAGATTAATCAGATTTCATTATTTTATTATTGAAAGTTTACCTCCGATTGTTGTTGATATATTGAACACGTCATTAGGAGTTACACGCAATACATTGTTTTTAGTCACGAAATTTACAAATGCTCTGTTACACGCCCATGTAATCAATTCTGAGCAAAACCACCTATCCTCTTCATGCCAATTTCTGCGGAACATATTAATTCCAATAATGGCAGTCCAATCAAATTTTTTACCTAGTTGTTGTCTAGCATAATTAATTGCAGTGTACGATATACAGGTTAAATCCACGAAAACTATTTTATCATACTTCAATATTATTTTCGATATTGGATATTCAGATACACCATATTCGATAGTGGAATCAATAACTGTGTTTTTTGTTTTATCAACAAATCCGCAATGTGAATAATCACTATTGGTACTAAATCTTATTAATTTAGATTCAATAGTGTGATTTAGTGCAAAGAAAATAGTTATCATATAGTAAATTCCAATTGAGTTGTTTATATTGTGTAAAAATTAGGCAATCTATTTACAGTTGCATACCCATCAACTTGATAATGTAAATCAAATTTAATTCCAAACACAATATCTGGATATGTATCATTTACACTTGTTGCATCACGAAATAACCTACATGACATAATAGTATCTGGTTCAATGTTTGAATCAGTTACACCTGGAAAGTCTAATACAAAATGTTTATATTGGTCTGTTGTTCCAACTATTGTTTGTTCAGCGTATATTGTCGTTGTTGTTGGAAATGTTGACCCAGTTGTTTGTTGATGTCCCCTTGCAATGGTGTACTCAATACCCCACCTAACCACTCCAGACGCTTGTGTATTGATAGAAAAGTGTACATGAGCAAATACTGCACTTCCCAACAAATAATCGTGCTGGAAGTGAAAATTTGAAAATACCTCACGCATTGCAGATGGTGAAAACGCATAAAAATAAATACCATTTCTAAATACTGTCCAAGCTGGAGCTGTATTACCACTTCGTGGGTCTATTTCTGAATTTAAATCTCGCCAATGTCCACTGACAATTGATACTGTTCCAACTATATCTTTCCATATACCTTGTGTGCCAATTAAAATCCATAGTGTATTATCACTTAATTGGTACGCAAGTTTACCTAAATCAGTTTGTAAAAAAGATGTTACAGCTAACCTAGCAGTAGCATTATTAAATATCCAATTATATGGAACGTGAATTTGTCCTAATGGTGCATTTTCGTGTTTCATATACTAACCTTAACTATTGTATCATTCATAAAAAGCAATTCTGGGTCTCCTAAATTATTATACACAATTAATTCCTCTAATGATTGTGTATCTGTGATATTAACCAATTTCCATTCATTTGATAATGCTCCATATTTAGTCCACAATTCACCAGTTGTTCTTATGTACAATGAACCAACAGGAAGGTCTAATAATATGATAGTTGGGTCATTAATTCCAGCAGCTATTGCTACTATATCATTTATTACAATACCACCAACTTCAAAAAAATCAGTTAATGCACTCATCCAATTTTACCAATTAATAACTTCTCGAATTGCCCACACATCTACTGGCATAGTCGAACTAACTAATAGTTGCATTTCTTGTGTTGTACCTGTCCCAATTAATCCTACACTAACATCTAAGTCTGTAATTGTTCCAAATTTTAATTTTGCATATTTGGTATAATCTGGAACAATAGTTGCATTGGAGGTTGGAGTTCCATTATGTAGAGCCAATATTTCAATTAGTTCCCTATTAGTTGAAGTGCCTTGGATATACAATATCCATTTACACGCAATAACTTGTTCTGTGAATACAGAATCAATAGCTCTCTGGGTCGTTACTGTAGATTCAAAGGAGTCAAACCTAGCAGTACCTAACAAAACTTCTTGACTTGCAACTGAACCATCCAACTTACCGATAGCAGTTTGTAATGTATCACCATCTGCGATGTAATTATTAGATGTATAAGTTGGCAATACATTACCTACTCCAGATTTGCCTACGAATGCTCTAACATAGCCTTCTTCATCTAAGGAAGAACTATCGTTTTGGATCCACTCATTCGTATTAGAATTAAAAGCAAACGATTTACCTGCACTTGTGCCTTCCAACACAAACACTTGGTCTCCAGCAGTTTCTTGATTGAGTTCTTCAATGAATGTACCCGTAACTTTATCATAGATATATACGTTCCTATTGGTTGTGATTGTTGTATTTTTGAATAATACACTAGCACCACCATCAATAACGACACCATCAATTGTTATGGTTTCTGTCGCAACACCTACTGGAATTACAATACTTGTACTATCAACAACCGTAACTGGTTCACGCCAACTCCTATTAGTAATATCGCTATATAATGCAATTTTACTCCAGTTTAATTGCCCAGAACCAGCAATTTTTTTAATCCACAATTCACCAGATGTTGTGTTGTGGAATATCGAACCAACGCCAACAGAACTAGATAACCCAGTTCCAGTTGGTGAATCAACATCTGCAATAATGGATGCTCCACCAAATGCAATACCCAATTCAACTTCAAATAATTGTTGTGACATTTTAACCCCTATATATTTAATTTAAACAAATAACATTCCAATCCTAATAACACCAACTTTCAAATCAACATTTTCATAATTATCAAGTGTCATATTAATGTCATTTCCAATTAATTCTATATTAATTTTATGTTGTATTTGACTCCCCATACTACTATAAACAACAAATGAACAATGTGAATTGTGATTTAACATTAAAACTTCACAGCATCTAAATCTAGTATTATAATCGTCACTGATATTGACTATCCATTTACACGTTCTATGGTTCAAAACATCTAAAGTATCTAAAATATAACTGGTAGTATTCTGATTGATGTTGAAATATTGTGGTGGAAATACACCATCTCCAATTGGACCAGGTGGACCAGGTGGACCAGGTGGACCAACACCAATTGTATTAATTAACGTTGGAGGGTCATCTTTAGATTCAATGTAAGTTAGTTTATCGTCATATATTGTAACAATTCCACTTTCAATAGTAGATTCGATTGCATTTGTAACAACTTCAGTTTCTGTTATGGTATCGGTAATACCAGATAGTACAATTACTTGAATCCCATCTTGATTGGAAACGAGTAATTCATCTGTCATCTAGTAACCTCTGGAGATAATGTTACTGACCCACCAAACAATCTGCGAACAACCCCAGATGGAGAATACAACTCTAAATCATATACAGCATTTTTAAAACTTAACATTGACGTATCTGTAGCAGATATTAAAAATGAAAAGTGTCCTTCAATTGGATTAGGAATTAATATCCTACCATTTTCTGTTGATAATTCGATTAATATAGTAGCTTCTGATATTTTTTCGCGGATTTGCATCTTAGCTGTATATCCAGTCAAATTAACTGGAATTGCTGGTTCACCAACTTTCCAAATATAATCTTTAGTAAAAGTTGAACCCTGATATATTGTTAAGTTAATAGTTGCTGGTTTCACGTTTACCCCTTATCTTTAATATTTATGATTCTATTTAATTAGATTTATAAATATTTATATATTTACTACAGTTGAAGGTGATTCGATGTTAAAACAAAAAACAGTAACAGATTTGTATAAAAAGGTTGTATTTGAATTACTCAAGAATGACCCAATATCTGGATATTGTGTGTTTGAAAATAGGGTTAAGCATAACAACCTATTGCTTGGAAATATTGAACTATTAAACTATTTACTAGATGTTGATATTACAATTGATTGGTCTACACTTGAAATATTAGATTCGACCACCGATGATAATACAAAACAATATACCAATGTTTATGAATTAATTGATATTATAACAAATAAATTAAATAAAGTATTTAATATGGATAGTTGTGCTATTCACAATTTGTGGAACTGTTATACTCCATGTGTTAATACATTATTAAAACACCCGTTAATATGGGTTGAAATTAATCCAGTAATAACAGATACTACAATGATTGGACTTCCACAAATATTACATAGTTTATTAATAGCATTGCAGTCTGATAAGATAATATGTTTAAATTTTGAACAATTAGATGACGACTCAACTGTATTGCTTGGATTCACAAATCAATATATGGAAGAATAATATGACCGAACCGATATTTGAAGAGAATATAGTTTCTATTCGTGGAAACATTGCCATAGATAATCCATCAATTCATTGTTATAGATTATTAGAACGACAAAACTCAATAAGTGAGTGGGTTCCAATATTTACAACAGATTCAATGGAAAACATCAAAATACATCTAGCAAATAAAACCAATAAACTCCAAGATGTTTGGAAAACACGTTTCGATTGGCTATTGGACAATATAGTAAATATTAAAGACTTATCAAAAGATGATATATTAAAAATGGTATATTCAGCTACTAATTAAAGTGTTTGGGTCAATTTATTGTTACCATTGACCCATTAATACTACACATACCTCCAGCATCAATTGACGTATTACCACCAGACTCAAGTTTCATAGAACTACCAGATTGAATTGTCGCATTCCCACCACATTTAATATCAAAATCTCCAGTAGCAGTCATTGCTATATCACCATCTGATTTAACCGTTATGTTCCCAACAACTTGACAATCAACTTTACCGTTCACTTTGAGTTTCACATCACCAGTTACTTCTACATTTAAATTACCCCCTATTTTAACATTAGAGTCTGTTTTGATGATTTCGTATTGTGTACCTTGGATTTTTAAAACATAATCTCCACCTGGATGTATTTCCCAAAATGTACCATTCTTGTGGTAAATTCGTATGCGTTCTGCACCATCGGTATCATCAAATTCTTGTATATGTCCACACTCTGTTTCAATTATATGATTGTATGGATATTTTGCAGCATATGCTGATTTTGGTTCTTTCCACCCATCACCCTCAGTCAATGAGTCGTTTTGTTTTTCTATAGATGTTTCTTTTGTTTCTCCCCTAGCTAACCTATTTGCATCCGACTCACCATCCTCATATTTTGTCTTTGTTTGACTTGTTTTTGTTGGTTTACCTGTTAATGTACCCATAATAATAGGCATTTCTGCACTATGACCATCTGCAAAAAAACCAACAACCGTTGTACCAACCATAATACCTGTTGGACTATGACCAATTCCACTTAATGCTGCACTGGTTGTTGGTTGCATTGTTGCAGCCCAAACTAACGAATCTTTTGATATTTCACTACTTGAATTTTCACTATCTTCTTCATCGTGATAGCCAAATATTCTTACTTTAAGTCGTCCAGTCTTTTCTGGGTCATCTCTATCTTCAACTACACCTATGAACCATACGAACTGTGAATATGAAAACGCATTACTTTGTAAACCTTGTAACATACCTTTCTCCATTTTTAAAATATAAACATATTTATTTGACTTTTTTATTATTTAATGTATCATGCACAACTATAAATTACTTATCAACTGGAGAATTAAAATTGCTTATTAATATTATTTGTGGTATTTGTGTTATTATGCTTATCTTCCACACAACATCAAGATTAAAACGAACTCCAACAGAAGCATTCAGATTGAACCCATTTATAAGTTTATCTGGAATCACTGGGTTAATCGTGTTGGTTCTGAACACATCATTAAGCGTGTTATAATATGTTCCACAAGTGCTATCTTGTCAATTATTAAGAATCAACAAGATAGCACTTGCAGATTGGTCTTAGTTATATAACAGTTGTAAGTGCTAACCTGTTGATATAGTAGCTATTATCGTCAATTACTATAAATCAATGAGTTAGCACTTGGAACACTTTACTAATTAACCAATACTCATAAATGCTAACCTATTGATTTAATTGAGAATGATTACAATATAACAAAATCAATAGGTTAGCACTTGCATCGTGGTATTAATTATATAACTGTTCCAAGTGCTAAGTCATTGATTCAAAATAATACTAGAGGAAACAAAATGAGTGAAACTATAAACAAAGAATTAAATGCTTTTTGGAGTAAACATGGAACAATTGAAATTGATGATTCTGCATATGAATTGTGTAGAAAAATTGTAGTAATTGATTATCCAAATAAAGTGACCATTAAACATAGTATGCAATTATTGCTAAACTTTGTACGGTCACTTGGAAATACTATTAACATACATCATATTGCTGCAAATGAATATTCGGTTAGTTTCTTTTTAACTTACATGGACGAAACAGTTGATAGTCCAATGGTAGCATAAAATATGAAGAATGTTACAATATCTCCACTCATATCTTGGAAATGTAAAAATGCTGTTGATTTGTCGATTGAGTTTTGTGAACCATGCTTATTGATTAATCAAGTATTTGTTGCAATTTGTGATTATGAAATGGCATTTGTTTTGTATGAATATGGTGGAATGTTATATTTCGTTGAGGTGTATGATTGTTACGAATATGGATTAGAAAATGAATGGAAACCAATTAAAACTGATATAGACGAAATTCGCAAATTGTTAGACACAAAAACAATAATCAATCGTCACATTAATAAATTAATACGGAGCAAACTAAGTGCAATTAAACGTTTTATGAAATGATATTGAAAGTCCCTTGACATAATTGAATTTGTATAGTATATGTAGAATAGAATTAACAAATGTCAAGGGACTTTCATGGGAAATAACAATTTATTAACAATTGTATCATATGTTGCAGTTGTCGTGGTTACAGCGATAATTGCAATCACAATAAAGGGGTATTATATATCTGTATCATTATATCCACACAATTATCTTGACAGTTATGTAACTGCCACTTCTGGGGTGTTCGGGTTACTTGGAATCATAATCTTAATATCTGCACTATTTGTATTAGTTCCATGTTGTTTTTTTTTAGTTAGATACTTAAAAAACCTAACGGATTTACATCGGTATCAAAAACTACATGAATTGGAATTAAATAAAGAAATACACATCAATACAATTAGTAGAGTTAGAAATGAGAAACTATGCACTCCATATCAATTGACATCTATTGCTGTATTACAACACGAAACAAGTGTAAGTCCAGATGATTATTGCGTTGAAGAATGTGATACGGATGTAAATCCAGACGATTATTGTGTTGAAGAACATGATACTGTTTTAGATTGTGGAAACAACGATGACGATGAAGAAGATGTAATATACGAATCAATTAATTCCAATCAAAATCCATACGTTGGGGTTATAAGCATCAATAAAAAAGATGATAATGGATACTTGACTGGATTATTAGAGGAATTAATTGACTCTAAACGTATATTGATAATTGGTTCACAGGGTTCGGGTAAAACAACACTATTCCAACACTTAATTAAACAGAAATTAGGGCAGGGACATTTAGTAGTAGTTATGGATTCACACACTACCCCAGGGAAATGGGATGAACGTGTGCGTGTTGTAGGACAAGGTAGGAATTACCCTGCTATTGCTGAAGAGCTAGAAAACTCATTACATTTAATGGACCACAGATATGAACAATTAGGAAGTGGTGCTGTTATTGAAGGTGAATTTCCACAAGTCTATTATTTTTCTGACGAGTGGACAACAGTATCTAAAAATATTCAAAACCTATCTGACTTTTTACTTCCACTATTGACAGAAGGTAGGAAAGTTGGTATAAATTTCATACTATCATGTCACTCAAAAACTGCAAGCTCAATTGGAATAAAGGGTAGTTATGATTTAATTTCCAATTTTGAATATATATTAACCCTAAAGAATAATAAAGGGGTTAGATTTGCCGAGGTTACAACATCAGCGAACCCTAAAGATAAGGTATTGTATTCACATCCAGGTGAATTTATTTGACAATTTAATTATAGGTGATTATTATGCGTAAAGAAATATATGGAATCTATTATAGACTAAGACGTGGTAAACTTGTTGAAATTCCAAGCGAATGGGTCGGTAAAGTAACAACTCCTTGTACTATGAGGAACAGACAAAGCAAAAAACCCAAACGTGGAAGAACTATAGACCGAGGTGGTGTTAATTTATATGAAATACATTCATTAAATACTTTTAGTGGTCCAGACTTAATATGAGAATTGAAAAAGATGGAATCTTTTATAGATTAAGGCGTGGAAAACTGGTGGAAATACCTAGTGAGTGGGTCGGTAAAGTACCAATGAATTGGGGTAAACAACGGAAGGTCTTTAGTGAAAAAATAAGAAGAAATATAAAACGCAAGGATAATAAGATTATTGAAAAGGAACGTGAATTTACGTCTGTTGATATTAACATTTACAATTTAACGGAGCATTATGTTAAAAACGATTGAAGAACGATTTAAAAAATTGGATGATATAGACCATGTTTTACACAGACCAGGAAGATATATCGGGTCTATTAATCCACATACAGCAAGTACATTTATTCACAACCAAATTGAAAAGAATTTTGTGAAGAAAGAGCTGACTTTTTGTCCTGGACTATTAAAAGTATTTGATGAAGTTATTTCAAACTCAATCGACTTTTCTAAACGTCCAGATGGGTCACATTTAGATACAATCAAAGTGACTATTGATAAAGGCACTGGTAAAATTACAGTGTTTGATAATGGTGGAATTACAGTTGTCAAACACAAAGACTACAACCAATGGATTCCAGAAATGGTATTTGAATTGAAATCTGGAAGCAATTTTGATGATGATTCGGATGATGGTTTTAGTGCAGGTCAAAATGGTGAGGGTGCATCATTAACTGCAATATTTGCAACTGAGTTTAATGTTATAACTTCAGATGGAACTAACTCATTTAACCAGACACACAGTAACAATTCAAGGTTAAAAACAGAGCCAGTAATAACCAAATCAAAAAAACGGTTTACTGAAATATCATGGATTCCAGACTATCCACGCTTTAATTTAGAAACATTAGACCAAGATAATTACGATAGGTTAGTTAAACGTGTTTATGATGTTGCTGGATGTAATCCAAAATTAAAGATACATTTAAACGGTGAATTGATAAAAATTGATTCATATAAAAACTATGTTTCCATGTATTGTGATAATTATGCAATTGATGAAACCGATACTTGGAAAATTGCTGTTACATCTGCAACCGATGGCTTTGACCACGTTTCGTTTGTCAACGGAACAGAAACATTTGTTGGGGGAACACATATTGATTATGTAACCAATCAAATAGTTTCAAAGCTCAAATTCCATTTTAGTAAAAAACACAAGATTGATGTAAAGCCAGCAGATATTAAAAACCATTTACAATTATTCATTGTTGCTAGTATTGCTAAACCTAGATATTCTAGCCAAACTAAGGAACAATTAATTACAGAACCCAAGGCATATCAAACTGAGTGGGTCTGTGATGATAAGTTCATAAAAAAAGTATTGGAATTAGATGCTATTCAATCTATATTAGATTGGGTAAAGGCTAAAGAACAGGCTACAATTGCTGCTGAATTGCGGAAACATAGTAAACTAATTAACAAAAATGACCCAAAGAATGTTCCAAAGTTTCACGATGCAACATCAAAAAATAGAATGGAAACCTCATTATTTCTTGTTGAGGGTGATTCGGCTCTTAGCGGAATATTAAGTGGTAGGAATACTAAATTACATGGAGCATTTCCATTAAAAGGTAAACCAATTAATGTGTTTGATATGGACATTAAAGACGTTATAAACAACTCTGAATTTAAAAACATATTGACTATATTAGGATTACAACTCGGAGTTAAAGTTGAATCTGTAAATGATATTAGGTTTGGAAAAATCATCATAACCACGGACCAAGACCTTGATGGTTATCAAATCAGGTCATTGTTATTAAATATGTTTCACAAGTTTTTTCCAGAACTATTTGAATTGGGAATCATTTGTATTTTAAATACTCCAATTGTTAAGGTACAACATAAAAAGAAGTCGATTAACTTCTATTCACTGGACAAATTTAATGAATGGAAAGAATCTAATACAGGATTTACATTTAAATATTATAAAGGACTTGGAACATCAACATCAAAAGAATGGAAAGAATATTTTGATGAAACGTCATTAGATAATAATTTAATGGTAGTATCAACTGGAATTGATAGCGATGTTCCTGGAACATTCAAGTTAATGTTTTCAAAAGAAAAGGGAATGACTAATCTAAGAAAAGATTGGATGGGTATTAGTGAGTTGGTATAACTGGGAATAAGCAAATGCAAAAGATAACAATTAATGAGTTTTTTGAAACACAACATAAACCATACACGATATATGATTCACAACGGAGTATTGCAAATGTCATAGATGGATTAAAAATAACACAACGTAAAATAGTCCACACTTGTAAAAAAAGAACCAACACAGAAATCAAAGTAGCACAATTGTGTTCATCCGTTGCTGCTGAAACAGCTTACCACCACGGAGAAGCAGGAATCGGTGGTGTTATTTGTAACTTAGCTCAAAACTTTGCTGGTTCAAACAATATCAATTTACTCGAACCTATAGGGCAATTTGGTTCAAGATTATCACCAATTCCAGCAGCACATAGGTATATTTTCACAAAGTTATCTCCATCATTTAATACATTATTTAATAGTACAGATGATGTGATATTGGAACATCTATATGAAGATGACCAACAAATTGAGCCAAAGTTCTATGTTCCAATATTACCAGTTGTATTAATTAATGGAACACATGGAATTGGTACTGGATATGCCAGTAAAGTGTTAGCATATAATCCAATTGATGTAAAAAATGATATTATTGCTATATTAAATGGTACACCTAGAATTGAGTTGATTCCTTGGTATAAGAATTTCATTGGACAAATATTAAAAGGTGAAAATCAAAACCAATGGATTTTCAAAGGTAAATTGGAAATTGTTAATTCAACGACAATTAGTATTACCGAATTGCCAATTGGAATGTTCCTTGATGATATTAAAACAATCCTTAATAAACTGAAGGAAACAGATGTAATCAAAGATTATGATGATGATTCTTCAGAAGATGGATTTAATATTGAAATTAAATGCCCTAGGAATGTTACTAATATGGACATTGATACCATTTATAATACATTTAAGTTGGTATCAAAAGACACTGAAAACTTAACATTGTGGAATGTTAATTCTAAACTTCAAGTATTTAATTCGGCAGCAGAAATTGTTGATTATTTTGTTAAGTATCGACTTCACATTTATGAATTGAGACGTTTAAAGTTAATTGATATAGTTACTGCTGAAATAGCAGATATTTCAGAAAAAATACGATTTATCAATTATTACATTGAAAATGCAACAACATTTAAAGAATTGTCTAAAAAACAATTGGTAGAGTTATTATCGAACAATGGATTCATTAATGTAGATAAGTTGTTATCAATGCCTATTTACAACCTAACAAAAGATAAAATAGCAGATTTAAACACCTCATTAAAAAACAAAGAAAAAGAACTAAAATCGTTATTGAATACAACAGCTAATAAAATGTATTTAAACGAAGTTAGTTCGATTAGTCTTTAGTATTCAATTGTGGAAATGTTCCACTCATAAAAATAGCACTTGGATAATTAATAACACCGTCCAAGTGCTAAGTCGTTGATATTATTACCTTGTACCATTCTCAATTAAATCAATAGGTTAGCACTTGGAACAATTAAGTAATTAATACCACGCTGTAAGTGCTAACTCATTGATTTTAGCTATTCAACACAATTAGTTACATATTTGTTCCAATTTTTAACTACACCTCAATGGTTTGGACAACCAACTATCAATAGGTTAGCACTTGCAACAGTTATATAACTAATACCAGTCTATAAGTGCTAACCTATTGATAGTTATACTAATTAACTTTATGTATATTAAACAAGTGGTTAGCACTTGGAACAGTTAGTTAATTATAAGACCAGTGCAAGTGCTAACTCATTGATTTTAATAATTGACAATGAATGATACACTCTTGAAGCGTCCCTATAATTACTTAATGTCTGTAAGTGCTAACCTATTGATAGTTAATAACAATTAATTACACTATACGAATCAATGAGTTAGCACTTGGAACAGTTATATAACTAACACCAACCTGTAAGTGCTAACTCATTGATTCTTGGTGGACAGTCGCTAGTATTTTTATTACAAATTAATAGTTGACATCTTAATTTCAAATAACTATAATGTAAAAAATTCAAACAAGGGGTAAATAATCATGTCGCATTCAAGTTCAGCCATATTGTATGAAAATGTTATTGAAGTTAAGAGTGGAAGCAAAATCAGTAGAAGAAAAGGTTACAAAAAAGCAACTTCCATAAAAAAAGGAGATAAGATAAAAATTGTGGTTGAAACTCCAGAGGATGGCGAGTTTGAAAAAATTGTTACTGTTGCTGGAACTAAAATTGTACGAGATTATACCGATGTCGTTGAATTTCAGTTTGAAGGCTGTTGTTACGACATTAATGCTAATATTCCTGTTGATTGGTTGTATAAAATGGAGGTATAGTGAAAAAATTTCAAATTCCAATTATTAAGAAGATGGTTGGACTGCCAGTTATGTCTATTGAACAATTCTTACATCCATATAGTAAAGTATATTGGTTGAGAATTGTTGATGATGATGTGTATGCTGAATATAACTTTACTGGAGTTAAAGTTAAACAAATTAAAAGTTTTAATCATGGTATTGGATTGCTAATTGAACAAGGTTACTGTGTGGTTCCAGATGGAGTATTACACCTGATTGAATATGACCAATTTCGTGGAATATACAATAACGGCACATGGGTGTATTCCAATAAAATGTTAGACCGTGAATTTGACGTAAATAATTTTGACATACTAGATTGGTTACGTTCACACTCAGAATATGGTTGGTCACAATCCGTGATTCATAAAATTAGTCTATTAGAACTTGGTATTAAAGATATTATCAATAGCATTGATGTATTCACGATGTCAATTGATAATCCACCTACTCCAAAAAGAGTTGATAGGAATAGAAAACATTGTTTTTTTGATTACTTGAAAATCATGTTTAGGGATGAATTGTTTTTAAGTGGTATTAAAAATAAGAAATTGACAATCGCTGATTTTCAGTTATTATATGCCAAATACTACACTGATTCATTTCACATCAATAGACTTGAGCTTCCAAACTTCAATTTGAAATTATGTGATTATGATACATCAGGGTACTATGAAATGAGTAAACCTTACAACAGGCAACAAAGTAAGTTGTCATTGAAACTTGAATTGGGTGGAGTAAATTTATAATGAAAACAATTAAACAAATCAAAAGCGAGTTAAATAACCAATTAGCACAAATTTCATTGGAAAAGTCCAACAAAACAAAGGCAAATCTATGTAAGTTGTGCAATCTTTATATCACTGAGCAAATTGGTATTGTTAAAAGTGAAATTGCAAATGTACGCAAAACTATTGCAAACTTGAATGATGAATTATATTTTTTCCCATGTTATCCAGAAGAATCTGTTTCCATGTGTAAAAAACAGTTACAAAACGCACACATTAGCTTAAACAAGCGAAACCAATTGTTAGAATATTTGATTTTCAGTGGTGGTAAATTAACTAGAATTAGGTTGGGTTTTGTTAGTGAAAAAACAGCAATTTTAATTTATAGACTTATTTCATGGGCTAAAGTTGTTTAGTCTTTTTATGTATTGTTCCATTCCATGCGAGTTAGTCAGATGTTAATAAACAAACAAGTCAAAATAATTGGACTACTAAGCATAGTTTCATTAAAGATTGTTGGTGTTAGCTTATACGAGTCAACAATAATCACATTTTATAGACTTGTTTGTTGGATTAAAAATACTAACGTCCATACAGGTGAATTGTGTGAATTAATTGCTTATTATGAAACGATACACATTAAACTGGAGTCACTCCACACTCGATTTATTCAATTGACAATAACACTAGACAATACCTTGTTGGATGTCGAAAAATGATTGTACAATGAAGTTTTTTTGGAGAATTAAATGGATATTAAAGGTAGTAAACTCATAGCTATAGACTATGGTAATGGTGATATTTCAACCGTTCACAAAGTAGAATATGGAATAGTAGCAGGTAAATTATGTTATTTCAGGATTTTAAATGGAGGTGTATATAAGATAATTACCGAAAGTGATGTTAATGCTGGTGAGAAACTTTTAGAAAAAAGTCTATTAAAATAGAATCCATAGTCGATTATCATTTAATATGTGCTTGTTTGCAGCTTTGGTTAAATGGTATAATTCAATAAATATTGTCATTTAAAGGATTATATTGTGCCTGGAACAAATGATGAACAACCAATTTCAAAAACCCAATTAAGAATAATTGAAAAACATTTAGATAACTTATTTAATAAATTGGGCTTAGATATAGTTTTCACCAACCACTTTTTTGATAGGTTAAATGATAGTAGGAACAAAAAACAAATAACGACATCTGAATTGGTAATGATTTATACATCATTATATGATAAGTTTGGAGTTGATTTATCGCATCTAGGAACAGACGATGACATTGATAGATTAATTCACTCATTATCTACTGATATTAATATTCCAATTCAAATATCCTATGACAGAAAGACTAAAAAAATTAACATATTGGCTAAAACGATTATGCGAGTTAAAAAGTTTTATTCGTCAAGTAAGGAAGTCGTGGTTGAAAAGTTGACATTTAAGCAATTTTGTAATAAATTATAATTATGGAGTTAATATTATGACTAAAGATACGATAGAGTATCTATTATGGTGTTGTACCGAGAATGAAAAAGCAAAACACACGGAATACGTTTCAACGCAACATATCGTAACTGAATTGCGTAAACATAATCCAAGAATGCTCGTATTTCCAACCAGTATTTCATGTGGTCCGTTTTCCAACATCGAAAAGGTATTCTGGGATTTACATGATTTTGAATCTGTGGCAGAAGTGTTAGTTGATGGTGATATTACTTGGGTCATCGGTACGCATAGAGATTATAGGTCTCCATTTGTTTTTAAACTATATACTAAGGGATTAAGGTGGATACCTTCAACAACTTAACTTTTGGCGAGTTATCGAGAACTTCCCTTAAACACTTCATTGAAAATAGTAACACTGGACAATGGCAACGAGACATTACGTTGGAACAAATACTGAAAAGCGTAGATAACAATGTTGTAATGTCATTTAAGTTCAGTGGTATGTGTGATGGATTACCTAATGCAAAACTCACAATATTTGATTGTGGAAATGGAACTTGGAATGTTCCGAATATAATTCCAACGGATGTTTTGGAGTTAAGTGTATATCAATATAACAAAATATTAGCAGATTTTGAACAAACTATCATTGAACCAATCAAGGTCATTGATAAAAATATAACTTTAAATAAAAACGGAGAACTTAATGGAAATTAATGAAATTGTAAACAGCACCCAAGCAAATGAAGAAATCAATGAAAGATTGACTAAAATTATCGAACTGTTGTCGGAATGTGAAAGTATTGCGGATGAGCATAAAGTCAGTTTTATCTTTGATGGACCATCGTATGGTATGGGTGGTTCATATCATCCAAGAAATCAATGGGTATCATCAGACTGTGAGGGTGAAGATGGATGGTCTGATTCAGGTTGTTCGGATGGTGATTATGATGGTGGTTGGTCAGCATCAAGTCAATCTTGTTAGTAATTGTGGGGCTACTACAGCCCCATATTTTTGTGGAGTTTGATGTGAGTGTTGTATTAATAGCAAATATTTTAATTGGACCAAGTGGTTCTGGCAAAACAACTTTAGCAAAAACATTTGACCCGTCATTATGGCAGATTGTATGTCGCGATGACATACGCAAAGAAATATTGTCTAAATGGAATAAGCGTGAGATAATTCCAGGTGAATTGTGGAAACTTTGGAAATTCAATAAACCTAACGAAAAACGGGTTACACAGATTTATATTTCCAAAGCAAAACAAGCATTTGAAAATGGAAAAAATATCATTTGTGCAGACACCAACCTAAACGAAAAAACAAGGCTGGAATTGAAAAGTGAACTTACAATTATTGGGTTTAAATGTGTTGATGTACCGATGGTAGTTACACTTCAAGATTGTATATTGTGGGATAGTAAGCGTCCAGATTCTGTAGGGAAAACTGTTATAAAAAGACAGTTTGAATTATATTTAAAATATACTGAAAAGGCTTTACATTGTTTTTAGATGTGTTATGATGTGTTCCACAAATTGAGTAATTACTATTTTTAATAGGAACACATATCATGTCAATATCAGTAGCACAACACACTAAAGTATTAAACATAATAGCAACATCACGTTTATTAAATAAAAAGATTGAAGTTAGTCAAGGATTAATTGAAGTTGAGGTAACTCGGTTAAACACATTGTTATGTGAATATTGGAAAGAAGCCAAAGTTGACGTTGATTTGTTAGATTTCAGTGTCAATTTAATTATGAACAATATGTCCGATTTCGTTAATCCGTTATTACACGATAAAATAGTTCGTTTTTATGTTGCTGATTTTGTTGAGGAGATAGATTGTGATGAATATAACTTCTAAAACTGTTATAATTACCGACCCCTGTTATGTGATAGCCAATGAGTTAGATTTGGAAAGGTGTGACTATGGTAACAACCTTGAAGCTCTTGGATTCAAGAATTACCTTTGTGAATCGACATTGTTTGGGAATTGGGTATGTACCACCTACAAAACACAAAATCCAATTCAAGGTATTAAAGATGTTCCAAAAGTATTCGATAATGTAATTGGTGGATTTTGCTCAATTATTGGATTAGTTGCAGTGTTTGAGTTGGATGAAATTTTAAGATATAATCCAGACTTTATTATTCCTAGTGGTTGTCAATGGGCAACCACCATTCAAAATTTCACTGGAACAGTTTACTACTTGGTCGGTGATGAAGAAAACTGTCATGTTGTTGGTGTAGGTAACACAAACTTTATAACTATACAATCAGGGGAATACAATTGATATACCATTGGGTTATTTTAACAATTGTTGCTTTGTCTATAGCATATGCAATTTTTTATGTTTACTTTCATTTATAGGATAAGGTATAATGAGATTATATTCGTGGGTTATGGGTTTATATTTAAATGATAAACAACATGGAATTCAAACAACTCACGCAATGTGTGAGTTGACATTAAAGTATAAATGTGATGTCACAATTAAAGACAAACTGTTTTGGGAATGGATTAGTAAACACAAAACCATATGCTTATTGGATGCAAAGAATTATCGTGGATTGTTAAATCTTGTAGATATGTTTGATACAGTTGAAAATCCGTATCCTTGGGGAACCTTTAATGAAGACTATGACTCATTGGGTGGATTAATGACTTGTGTATCAATTGTTTTACCAGAAAGAATTTATGGACGAACAAAAGAGTTACCAGATTGTAGTGCCAATGGTGTTAGGGTTTTGTTGCGTGAGGAAGGCTATACTGAGTGGGAGATTGAGTTAATGTTGAAACTTCCAACTTACAGATTAGCTTAACTGTAAATCTGTATGATAGTTGACAACACAATCAATTTAAACGTATAATGTTCATTTTTAACCTATTAACTTAATGGTGTATTATATGGCGATGAATTTAAATGAATCCTTATCTGGATTAATTAAACGATTAGTTTCTGCTGGATTCACAAAAAAAGAAATTGTTAAAGATGGTATTGGATATAATTGGACTAAAGCAGAACTGGCTGATGAAAATATCCAATATGAAATTAAATTAAACATTGCAAGAAACTTAGGACTGGATATAAAAGAAGTTTTGGATCCAGATGTTAATATTAATATGATTTGAGGTTTTTATGGAAATCAAAGAATTGGTTAAAGATGGTAAAACAGCAACATTTTCACATTATACAGAAAGTGAATTGTGGTATAAAACTGATGTTGAGGGATTTTTGTTTCCTGTACCAATTTCAGATATTGGAGATGCGACATTCAAACAAACTGAAAATGTATGTTGTTGATGAGATATATCAGAAAACACCTACAACTGATAGAAGATGCTAAAGAGCAAGCATAAATAACTCATTTACAATTTTGGAACACAAATGAGTTATGGTTTAATAGATGTTGCAATGGACATGATAACTGGAAATATTAAATATGCTAGTCCAGAGTTACAACAGTCTAGGCTTGATTGTTGTAACCATTGTCCACTACTAATTAAGTTAATGGGACAATGTAGTAAATGTGGTTGTATTGTATCATATAAAGTAAAATTCTTAGGAGCATCATGTCCAAACAACATATGGTAATACACCACAATTAGATTAACAAACGGAAATTTTAAATGAAACATTATAATTTATACGAACAAGATTTAACGTGTGTGAACAATTCCGAACCATCGGCAGTTGACAAAGCATTAGCAGTTTTTTACATCATTTTTATTGGACTTTTATACTTATGATTATGAGTAGCAGAAATAAGGTTATAGTTGGAATAAGTGGATTAAAGGGTAGTGGAAAAACAACCATTGCAAATTCTTTGCATAAAGGGTTTGGTTCAATTAGTTCCATAATTCCATTTGCAAAACCTGTCAAAGATTTAGCATTGTCGATGGGTTGGGATGGAATTAAAAATGAGAATGGACGAAAAATATTACAATTGCTTGGCACTGATATTGGTAGAAACTTAATTAGTCCAAATATCTGGATTAACAAATGGCTAAATGCTGTTGCTGAATCCCATAGTCGAGTTATCATTGTTGATGATTTAAGATTTGATAACGAAGTTGATGTGATTGTTAATAATGGTGGAATCATTGTTAAAGTTGTTGGAAGTAGGTTTGAATCGAAACATGGTATCAAGTTCCACGAATCTGAGGCTGGAATTAAACATCATGGTCATTTCGTGATTGATAATGGTTATAATGTACTTGATGTAGACCTACACCCAATAATTGATGACATTTTGTTGAGATTGCGTTAGAAAACAAGTTGTAGAGTGTTTCATTCATAAGGAAATTATCGTGGAATTCAATTCCAGCACTCGCTACCAATCAATAATTGGAAATGAGTAATGGCTACAAGAAATTTAAAACTTAATTTCTCTTATTGAGAGATAACATGGAGCATATTAAAAAATTATGATTATAACTACACATTTACATATGTTAGACTATGCTGTTTCAATTTCAGTGTCTAATGATAATGTTATTGTCAAAATTAATCAGGACAATTCAGATAAACAATATGTTGGTACAATACAAGAATGGGTGTCTGATTCTATTACAGAAAGTGCAAATGACATTGGATTAACTGAATTTTGGACAATGTTTAAATATACGATTTCAGATATTGCTGAAAACTCGTTAAATTGCATCAAACGAATTTCAATATCGTGTTAATCGTTTTTGTTCGGATAAGACATACATCGAAATAACAATTAACTGGAGAGGTAATATTGATATACAATCGCCCATTCCAGAAGCATTTGGAACAATAATGGAATATTAATCCAACACATTCCAACTGGAATAACAGCACGTTCAATGGATAAACGGACTCAACGTGGAAATAGAAATGTGGCTATGCGATTGCTTCGACTCAATATAATTGAGCAATTGCTTACTAATTAACATTAAGATTCAGTCAAATATAAATATTAATTATTAATAATTGACTGGAGTTTTTATGTTTAAGCGTTTAAAGGAATCACAAATAACGAAATATGTGTTGAATAAGCTATTTGACATTTGTATCAGGAGCGACTTAGTTTCGATGCGTTTTTTCGTTTCAATGGCTAATTTTGTGTTTGGATTAATGTTTTTTTTACAAGAAATGCAAACTTACATATCACCGACACACTATTTCATTTTACACATTATACCTGGAGAACTATGGGGCGGATTGTTTATATTAGCAGCATCCATGAATATGTTTTCTTTAATAATGGCTATACGGAATTATTGGACATTAGTGTTTGATTGTATTCTTAGTTCTGTTGTGTGGACATCATACACAACAGCAACGATGTTGGCATATAAGCAATTATATGTTCCAAATATTATCCCAATAGATATACTTAGTAGTGTTTTGATTACATTGCTAGTGTGGTGGTGTATGATTAGATGTTTGGCTGATAGAAAAAACAATAATGGAGGTCAATAATGGAAACTCCTACAAACCTATTAGGTGGTATATTATCACCTACATCTAATGTTTTGGAAAGTGGACATCATGTATTAAGCAACTTTTATGAAAATTTAACAGTAATAGGTTTAGTGGTATTAGCAATGATTGCAATTGCCACTCCAATTATTAAAATGATTCAAAAAACAAATAGTGAGAATAATAACCAAATCAATAGAAATGATACAGAAAGCTACCTGTATCAGCACTTGAAAGAACAAATCGAAAATCAAAAACAAGAATTGGCACTAGCTCGTGACGAAAACAATCGTTTATGGGAAATGATAAAGGGTTTAGAAGCTAGATTGTGCAAACTTGAACATCTCGAAAGGAACTTTGACGAGTTAAAAGTAAGTCTCAATATCAAAGATAATACAATTGTAGAATTAAATGCTAAAATCGTTGAATTAGAAAAAAGAAACATTGCGTTACAAGTTGATAATGAACTAAACCTAGAACAAATAAAACAGCTACAATACTTGTTGAAAAAATGTACAGATAGTTGACTTTAAAGTGTGTAAATGTTAAAATTTCAATATTAACTAACTAAGAGGTGATTAATTATGGGTGGCAATGCGTTAGCTGATTTCGGGGTTCAAAGAATTGATACTCCAGAACTAACATCTGAGTTAGCTCAAATACAAAAAATGTTAAACCACATTTGCCCTGGAATAACCTTTGTTCCAATTGCGTGGTATAATACTAAACCAAATCATGGTGATATTGACATTTTATATACAATGGACACTTCAATATACCCATTAGATTATGTTTTTAAATCGGTTATAGAAGGTTATAATCCAATTGCATTCCATGCAGACGACAAATCACTATGTTTTAGTTTTGTGTGGAAATGTAAATCGGGTAAAAAAGTTCAAACGGATTTAATTTATACTCCAATTGTAACGTATGATTTTGCTAAATGCTATTATTCGTATAATGACCTCGGTAATCTATTGGGTGTTCTATTCAAAGTTGCTGGCTTGAAGCTTGGACATCAAGGGTTAATTTACACTCTTAAAGAAGATACCCGTGTGATTGCTGAAATTGTAATCACACACGATTGGGAACAAGCATTGTCTGTCTTAGGTTATGATAACTATCACAATACACAATTCGACACGTTAGAGGACATCTTTAATTATGTCAGTGATTGTAAGTATTTTTCTCCACACTGGTACAATTTATCCACTAGAAATCACGATAGTCGCATTAGGGATAAAAAACGAAAAACTTACATGGAATTTCTAAAGTGGATTGAAACAAAAACTTTTAAAAAATCTAAATCAATAGACACAAACACAATTTTAAATAAGTGTTTTAGATTGTTTCCAGACTTCAAATTGCGATATGATAATGTATTAAAAGAAGATGCTGATAATAAGATATTCAAACAAAAGTTGTCAGGGAACGTTATATCTAAAGTTACTGGACTTAAATTGAAAGAATTAGGGAGATTCAATGAAAAGTTCCGTAAGCATTATGCCGATAAGCTTAAACCATTTGTTTTAGCCTCGTCCAATTCTGAAATTGAAAAATTAATTAAAGACTACTATGAATCAAGTTTGTTTCTGTAATGATAAATTATGGACTAAAAATACATTCAAATCAAATTTCAAAGATGTCCAATTTGAAATTCAAAAACATCAAGGTGTCGCTGGTTATTATGATTGGCGACTTCCTACTTTATCAGAATTAATTGCAATAATCCAAAAACCTAGTAAAAACGATACAGATTATTGCATTGATACTGGTGTATTTCAAGATGTTATCAAGAAGGATTATCAATGCTATTTAACATCAACTTTAAGTTCCACAGATTGGATATATGTCGTTGATTTTTGGAATGGTGATGTGGTAAAAGCTCACATAACAGATTTGATGTGCGTTAGGCTATGCCGATGATTAATAATGTTTAGGGGAGTATAATGAAAGATAGTGAAATGGTTAGTTTTTGTAAAACGTTTGTTAGTTTGTTAGATAGACCAGTTAAAAAATCTTGTAGTAGAGATATGATACAAGTTGTTGAAAATGGTAAAAGATACGCTACTGAGTATAATTTAGAACGTGATTTTTTATTGGATGATGATTTACTGAAAAAATTTGGATTCGATTCAGTTTATTGTAAAGTTTATGCCTTTATTCGCGATAACCAACATTTATTTTAATATGAAACCATATATCCACGCAAAGTTAGACGTAAAGATGTTTGGAGGTAAAAAAGAAGATTATTATCCAATACATGAGTTTATAGACCAATCATACCACACAATGCCTGATATAAGACACAGAGCATTACTTCACAATCAATTCGGATTAATGTTAGTAGAACAATTCTTTGGACAATGTTTAGTCAATTCAGATGGTAGAGAATACTCTCCAAGGGCAGTAGCAGAAAACCACATCTTAGGTGACTTGGGATTCATTCCCACGGTTGAAAATTATTTTAAAAATATGGAAATACAACCGTGGATGAGCGGAACATTAAAGAAAAGGCGAGTTATAAAGTTTAATAAAACTGAGTAATGGGAATATGATTAATAATATACCAGAGGAAGTTTACTGATTTAGTAAAAGCTAAATTTCAAGGATGTGCTAGCCTACCATATGGATTAACACTTGAAATAGTGAAAACTATATTATGTTAATACATAGATATAGTCTTGATTTTGATAAACGGGGAAAGTTTTAATTAAGTTGAAGTTTTAAACAAAACAATATAAGGAGAGTTAATATGAATGAAAAGCTTGTAAGATTAACAGAACAATATGAAGCTATGGTGAAGACACTTCAAGAACAAGCAAACGCAACTATTGCTGATATGTTGGCACAAATCTTTGATGGTAATTCGCCACCATATTGTGTTAGTTGGACACAGTACACTCCATACTTCAATGATGGAGATGAATGTACGTTTGGTGTAAATGACTTTGATGTTTATTTAACTGAAGATGACTTTGATGAGGATGATTATGATTCTTATTCTAATGGAGTATATCCATTACTTGATGAGTTGTCTGCGTTCACACAAACGGAATTAGGCGAACAAACATTTAAAGTAGCTTTCGGAGACCACTCTAAAGTTATTGTGAGAAAAGATGGTATTGAGATATTAGAATATAACCACGATTAACACTGGTCAACTAGGGGAAATACATGAATATAATCATTAAGGATGACCTTAGTGCTGAGGATAATGCAATGATACAAGCATTATACAGTCGTTCTGGATTATCGGTTTTAGACCACATAAAAAAAGTTGAAGATGTTGGTTCAACTAATTTTATGTCCAACTTTTATATTGGGTATGGACATAAAAGTATTGGAGATTGTGGTACTACAACCATCTATATAGAAAATGTGTCAATTTTGGCAGCTAAAGCAATTCAAGATTCACCATTATATTCTGGACAAGAATCTTCAACCCGATATATTGACTTCCAATCAAGACCAATGATAGACCCCGTTAATTCAGCTACTTCAAAAGAGATATTAAATGAGTGGATGAATATATACACTGAATATCAACCAATTGTAATAGCTGAATTAAAAAGGCAAAATCCAAAATCAAATGGAATTAACCAAACAGTTTACGATAAAGCAATTCAATCAAGGTGCTTTGATATTATGCGTGGATTTTTACCGAGTGGTGCTACTACTCAGTTATCATGGACAACAAGCTTAAGTCAAGCTAAAGATAGGATTGATGATTTGTTACAACATCCATTATTGGAAGTTAGAAACATTGCCAATGAAATGTTGTTACAATTACAAAGTAAATATCCAAGTAGCTTCAACTACAAATTAAAACCTGACATTATTAAGTATGGGGTGAAATATTCAGAATATATCCACTATGCCGAATCTGTTGAGTATAATGGATTTAATATCAATTTCAAAACACTCAACTTTGATTTTAAGCAGTTGGATATTGAATTGATGGAACATAGACCGAAAGGTAAAATGTTACCAAAACACCTTAAAAAATATGGAACAGTCCTATTTGAATTTTTATTAGATTATGGTTCATTTAGGGACATTCAAAGACATCGGAATGGTTTATGTGAAATGCCATTATTAACAACTCAATATGGATTTAATGAATGGTATTTGGACAATTTACCTGATTGTGTTATTGATGAAATTAATGCTAGGATTGGTAATCAATTACACAAGCTAGATTTATTATTGTGTAATAAGTATGAATTGCAATATTATATTCCAATGGGATTTAATGTTGTTACAACACTGTCATACGACTTACCACAAATTGCTTATGTATTAGATTTGAGGAGTTCATTAACCGTACATCCAACATTGCGAAATATTATTAATAAGATTGGAGTAGTAATTCAAAATGAAATTCCAATGTTACAACTGTATATGGACAAATCAGACGATGAGTTATGCTTAAAACGTGGATTACAAGATATTACATTCAAAGAAACTAAAATCATTCCAATAGAATAGAGTTGGTAAGCCTATTATCAATAGTGATGGAAGTGTGAAACAAAACTCTATTTTTATTTGACAATGATGTAATTATGTTTGTTTTAAAAACAGGTGATGACATAATTTACATTGATAATGCTGACACGTTAGATGGTGAAGGTAAACTTTCAGAACACATATTTGGACAACGTTAAAAAGTCTAATAGCCATATTCATGGGCAGTGATTCCGAAGTTATGTCGAATGGTAAGCAATCAGATTGCTTAATTTAAACTTTATATAATGGTAATAGTGAATTAAAATGGAAAAATGACAAATTGGAAACTAGAAGTGAAGTAATTATAAGAAGAACGTATGCAAGACCACAAAATGAAATGGAAACCAAGTTTGAATCGTGGGATGACATTTGTTTACGGGTTATGCTGCACCAGTGGTGGTTATGGAAACGAGCATTAGGGAGAGAACTAACACACAAAGAATATTCGGAATTGTTTTCATTTTATTGTTTGATGTTAGTTAAAAAGGTATCTGTTTCGGGAAGAACTTTGTGGTTAGGTGGAACAGAAATCGCACAAACACGGGAAGCATCCCAGTTCAATTGTAGTGGTACTATTGTTGAAACCGTATATGATGTTGTGGATGTATTATGGCTTTTAATGCAAGGCTGTGGAGTAGGATTTAAACCTAAAGTTGGTACATTAAATGGGTTCTTTAAACCAATTAAAGACATTCAAGTAATTCCAACACAAAGAACTACTAAAGGTGGAAGAGAAACCAATTTAGAAACATGGAACAATCAAACTAAAACTTGGACTATTTCAATTGGAGATTCAGCCGAAGCTTGGGCAAAATCAATAGGTAAATTGTTAGCTGGTAAATATCCAGCAGATAAGCTTGTATTTGATTTTAGTGAAATAAGACCTGCTGGATGTAGGTTAAAGGGTTACGGTTGGATTAGTAGTGGTGATACTGCAATATCTAAAGCATACGTTGCTATTGCACAGATAATGAACAGGAAGGCTGGAGAACTCTTATCACGCATTGATATATTGGATATAGTGAACTGGCTAGGTACAATTCTTTCCAGTCGTAGAAGTGCTGAAATTGCGTTATTTGAGTATGGGCAACCAGAATGGGACGAGTTTGCAATTGCTAAACGTGAGTATTGGAATAATAATCCGCAACGTTCACAATCGAATAACTCATTAATATTTAATACAAAACCAACTAAAAATGAACTACTTGATATTTTTAGTATCATGGAAGAAGGTGGGGGTAGTGAACCTGGATTCATCAATGGTGAGGCTGCTCTATCAAAAGCTCCTTGGTTTAATATTGTCAATCCGTGTGCAGAAGTATTATTACCTAATAAGGGATTCTGTAATTTGGTTGAGATTGATGTGTCTAAGTTTATTGGAGATACATCTGGGTTGCATGAGGCATTAAGATTATCAGCAAGAGCTAATTATAGACAAACTTGTGTTAATTTAAATGATGGAATATTACAAGAATCATGGCATCTTAATAACATTTTCTTAAGATTGTGTGGTGTTGGATTAACTGGAATAGCACAACGTCCAGATTTACTAGAATATGATTTATCTAGTATGCAAAGAGTAACAACATTTGCTGCGTATTCAATGGCAGATGAACTTGGATTACAACGTCCAAAAAATGTTTGTTTAGGTAAACCATCTGGAACATTAAGTAAGGTGTTTATGTGTCCAGAGGGAATACATATTCCATTAGGTAAATACATTTTTAACAATGTTAATTTTGGTAAACATGACCCGTTACTTCCAGCTTTAATAGAAGCTAATTATAGGGTTTGGGATAATCCAGCTGACCCAGAAGGTGTGTTGGTAACATTTCCAATATGTTGGGAACACGTTCCATTCACTAAAGTTAAGACAGACCATGGAACATTAGAAGTTAATACCGAATCTGCTATACAACAATTAAACCGATATAAAAAGTATCAAGTTAATTGGAGTCAACAAAACATGAGCAATACGATTAGCTATTCACCTAATGAAGTTCCAGATATAATAGAATGGCTGTTAGCTAATTGGGACATTTATGTCGGTGTTAGTTTCTTATATCGTGCTGACCCAACAAAAACAGCTAAAGATTTAGGTTACTTATATTTACCACAAGAAGTAGTAAGTCAAGAAGTGTATGATGAATATGTTGCTACTTTACGTCAATTCATTATGCCTAGTATTGATTCTAATGATAATGAAATTTCATCACAGGAAACGTGTGCTGGAGGTGTATGTCCTGTAAAATAGTGATTTGACTTACAGTTGGTTTATAGTTAGTATGTTGTAACTATGAACCAACTCGTTACAAATGAGGTAATTAAATTATGCTAATATCAACAATGATAGCAATCATTTCAATTAAGAGTATTATATATATTACAATATTCTTATACCTAATACTAAAAATTCAACAAACTATTCCAATCAAATTAGACCTTAAAATATTGAAAACGTTAAATGTTGTATTCTACACCTTGGTCGGAATATATAGCACAACCATTTTGAATATCATATCAAACTAAAAAAAAAGCCCTTTAATGGGCTTTTTGTTGCCTCCAATAATATCAATGAGTTAGCACTTGCATCGTGTTAGTAATTATATAACCGTTATAAATGCTAACTCATTGATATTACTAATACATTTATACTCAATTAAATCAATAAGATAGCACTTGGAACGGTTATATAATTACTAACACGATGCAAGTGCTAACTCATTGATTCTTCATAATTGACAGTGAAAGATAAATATTGACTCCAATACTATTAGTGTGTATGATACTCAAATTATCAGAATGGAGTAATAACATACTATGCAAGTAACTATCAAAACAATTAAACTGACTCTTAAGATATTTAATCAGCTTCCAACCATATCAGCAGTTGAGTTCCAAGACTTAGCTTGGAGTGTTCTAGGCTTCGTATCAATCAAAGGGGTTACACACTTCATTCTCAAGAATGGAGACATTCACGCTACAATTCCAACTAAAATGTGGAGTGTTGTCCCTAGGATAGGGTGGGTGAAATCTGGCTGTCCTGAGTGGGGAGTGTCATATGTTGGTTGTAAGTCTGGAGAAGGTATTGAGTTTTATTCAAAGGGTGAAGCTCTCGCATTTATATCATCTAAACGAGATACTTCAACTCCCATGTCATTACAAATCTTCATCTAATCAAGTGTTGACTTAAATAATCAATTGAGTATAATTGCAAATATTAAATAATCACATCAAAGTAGGCTAATATGACAACACACAACAAGTATGAAGGAATTGTTATTCCAGACGTTTTTATCGAAACTCTTAGTGTTAATGCTGATGTGAAAGAGCATTTAAAAAAAGTTAATCACAAACGGTTGTTGTTATTAGAACAAGCTGAAATGTTTGCTTTAATTGATAACCATGTATCTGATTCATTGAGAAGTTATTTGAATAATAAAAGTGATTCAGCATATATGGCATTAGTGGTTTCTGTTGATATTGCACACAAAGCATCTCGGATACAAGGGAATTAAAATATGATAGATAATCTTGAAAATGCAGCTCACATATTACCAGATTCAAAAACACCAGAAACTGGCTTTGTTAATGTTATATCTTATAAATTGGGTAAAGCCCTATTAGTTCATTATTCAAAAGCAGATAGTATTTGCAACACTTTTAGAGAGCGCGAGCGTAAAGTGTGGAACAACGAAAACAATACAACCCAAGGTATTCATTTGAACCACTATATCATTTTGTGTGTGATGATTGTAAGTTATGGTTTTCAATTGGCGACCCTAAATTGATACCATCGCACTTATGGTGTCCACACTGTGGAAATAAACACGAAGTTGTAGAACTTAAATAGCCAGTAGGAAATACTTAAAAATGAAATTAATACACGCATATGTTGATAATCCAACAAAAAACTTAATGAAAATGTCGTTTGGAGTATCAAAAACAGCAAAATCAACGTGTTATATAGCAAAGTGTTCAAATTGTTCAAACTGCGAGGTTTATGCGTTAGGGCAATGTATTCAATTAAATGATTCAGTATGTCCATACGGACAAACAAACACAGAACTAGGATTTACATCAAAAGCAAAAGGTTTCTATACATGGATAAACAAAATGTCCGATATGTACAAACCAGTATTAAACGCTTTAACTAAAGCTGATACTCAATTGTATCGAATTGGAGATTATGTTTATTTCCCATATAACAGAAAACTAAACCTTGACGAAGTTGGTTCTAAAATCCCGACTTGTTTTAAATCTAATATGATTGGTGTTAATGATTTCACATCAATTAATCTACTCCTTATTTGTACCTTAACCCAATCAGACTTTTCAAGCCCGTGGTCGTATCGGGAATACTCAGAGTTATTGCCAATTTTAATATTACAAATTAGTCATAAATTCCCAACACTATTCACTCAAATGGTGGAAAACAAAGGTTTTTCTGATATGTACAATAACTTGAATGTAGTTGGTAAAAAAGCATACCTTAAAACATTAGAACCAAATATTGGTACATTTAATGATTTACATGGTAATCCATATACTTGGGATGGAACTCATCTAATAGGACATACTGATAAATGTTCCCATATTATGATGGACACTGGAAAATACATTTCATATTCTGAAGTTAAATTTACTATCACCGATGATGTTATTGTAACAATAACAGATAAAAAACAAGTCAATGCTAAAACAACATTTGTTGGATAAAGTTGTCTGAAATCCCACTAGACACATAGACTCCATTGTTACAAAAATAAATTGACATTGGATTAGAATAGGATTATTATGTGTTTTTATTTTAACCACAAGGCATTAAAAATGAAAAAAAGTCTTATTGGAAGTTGTGTCAATCTTTCAGGTAGATTAATCACTGAAATGACAGGACGTGGTCGGGAAATCAAATATAATACATTTATTCGTCATATCGACACATCAGACTTAGTTGAGTTTGGTACTTGTCCAACAGTAAAAAACGATTATCATGTTAGGTTTTATTCCAGTAAATATGATGGTAAACCATGTGTTTATATGGTTCATAGTGCAATTGAATATGTGTGGGTACAATAATGTATAATATAACCGAAATCATTGATAGTATATTGAACGTAGCATTATCATATGATGTAAATGCAGAAGTGACTTTTAATAAAGGTGATTATGTCGATGATAAGAAGTTCTTAATAGAGTCGATAACATCTGCAATCAACGGCATAGAGCATTCACATTGGAACTATGTTGGCTATGAGAATGATGCAGATGGAACAAGTGCATGGTATATACGTTTTTGTCACGATGATGATGAATCGTTTTGGTTGGTAATAGACCAAGATGTTTTTGGGAACTTATCAGCTTCAATATCGGAGTAAGGATTATGTGTAGAATTGGATTACACTCATGGGTGTACGATGGACCATACACCGATAATTTCCACTATGAACGATGTTCCAAGTGTGGTATCCAAAGAGTAGTTAGGGGGAATTAAGATATGACAGAACAAACTGAGTTAGTTGGAGTTGAGTTTAAACCAACAAACAAAACCGTTATTAATAAGTGCGAGTCTGTATTGGGTCCACTTTATACACTACCTAGGGAATTACAAGAAGCATTTGAAAGAAGTAAACAACATGGTTTACTAAAGGCTATGGGTCTTGGTGAATATTGTGTGGTAAAGCTCCACAACAATCTCATTAAGTTAGGTTTGAAAGAAGATGGTGATACTGTTGAGTCTTTCATTGTGAATATGTATGGAGATGAAGTTTGGGTTGTATGTGATGATTTGTTAAACTATTGGATGAAAAACAATGAGTAACATTAAAGAATTAATTAACGAGATTAATGATAGTGGAGAATATAAAGTCGACCAAACTAACAAAATCATTTATCAAAAAATCAATTTAGGCTGGTTTGTGTATTGTAAATACTGGACAAAAAAAGACTTGGAAAGGTTTATAAACACTAAACTCAAATTTAAAGATGGTGGGTTTATTAATGCGTTAAATTCTACCCAATATAAATTAAGGAATAAAATAATATGGTAGTACAACAATTTAGTACATTAAATGCCAACGATATTAAAAAAATATCAATGGAAGCTTTATTAAACTTATTAACAGATGAGAGCAAAAAATATATCGAATATCTTATATTGTTATTTACGGAAAGTGCTTCGCGTGGTGAAATTTGTATGACATTACGCTTCGATGCTCAAATTTCTAGTGAACAGCAAACGCATATCGCTAGATTTTTAATATGCTCAAATTTTAAAATATCATATACCCCAACCTATGGACAAGAGCTTGATATTAACTCATTTGAGATTAGTTGGACATAAAAACACTAAATTTAAAAGGAACAATCACAATGCTAACCCCCTGTAGTTATGAATATTTCACGACATATGTAGGAACTGGAAGATATGATTCAAAAGAAAGTATATTACAAGACTTGTTGAATGTGAATAAAGATTATATTTCTGGAGTATTTATTCGTGATAATAAATTAGTAGTATTATTTTTTCCAACAGTTGAAAAAATGAATATTTACCAGTTTGCTGAGTATATTAAAATTGGAGGTAACATTTACAATTTTTCAGATGCAACAGCACAATATACAAAATATAAAGATTGGTATCAAAACCACATTAAGGAATAAAATATGACAAATGAAGTTAATCCAGTAGAACTGGTTACAATTAATCAAAATTTAAAAATTCAAAAAAACGGCGAAGCAGCTACTAACATTGAAGTTGTTAGATTCACATTTGACCGAACAGGTGAAACTTGTGGATTTAATCTAATTGCACAAATCGGATTATATGAAATTGGAGATAAGGCAATTTTCATTCAACCAGATTATTGTGTTCCTAACACAGAGTTATTTAGTGAATTTATAGCTCCAGGTGGTGAACCAAAACGAACTAGATTAGGAACGAACAATAGGATTAAATCGTCTAAATTTACATTTTCATTTGAGGATGATATTCAACCGATTTGGTCTTTTGGAATCTTATTATCTTTCCAATTAGTTGAATCATATTTAATTAATAAGGGAATTAATATTGGTGATTGTAACTTGACTGAAGCCTTGGAAATTGTGAAGTATGAAGAGCCTGAACCTTCAACACAATCTAATGGATTAATTCAAGGTGATTTTCCATATTGGATGTACAAAACAGATGAAATTATGTATCAAAACATCGTCAATCACATAAAAATGGTTATTGAGCGTGGAGAGCCATTGGGGTTGTCTTTGAAAGTGGATGGTTCATCTTTAACAGTTGCATTCAAAAAAATCAACGGTGAATTGAAGCCTTTTGTGTGTTCCAGAATGTTTTTGAAAAAATTAAACCCCACAGTTGTTTCCCATTATGTTGATAATGAGTTTAAACCCTATAGAAAGCATTTTGCTGACAATACTAGGGGATGGTTGTGCGAAGAAACTGGAGATTTTAGAACCAATGATAATGTTAGTGATTTAACTCCAATTGAAATAGCTTATAAGGACTCATGGGTTGATATTTCAAAATCATCTGGGTTATTAGATAAGGGGTATCAATACTGTTTAGATAATGATTTGGAATTGGCATTTAGAGCTGAGATTTATGGTAAGGGATTGAAAGGTTCTGGAAACAAACACAATCCACATTCTAAAAAAGAACAAGGATTGATATTGTTTGGTTTGGATGATGTATCTGGTCCCAATGCTATTCGTTTGAATGGTTACGATTTGTGGAATGTTGCTAAAGACTTAAATCTACCAGTTGTTCCAACAACGGTAATTACCCCACATAGTTATGAAGACTTGTGTAATACTGTCCAGTTGATGTTTGATGAACACAAGAAAAATGGTGAAATAATCGAAGGAATTGTGGTTAGAACGATGGAAACAAATAACTTATCATGTAAGTTCATTAATCCAGAATATGATGCTAAGAGGTGATTTATTAGCACTTGTGACAGATTATTTTTATCAAATCGTTCAAGTGCTAACTTATTAATTTAATTAATTTAATGTAGGTAATATATGTCAGAACGGAAACAAACTTTTATAGGTAATGTAACAGGTGGAAGTATTAATTTTGGAGACAATAGCACTATTGTAAATGTCACTAACGGTAATCGTGTGTTTGTAACAGATAATGAGGTTTTAGTTGATGGTAAAATCCACACTGCCTTTAAACCTAACACATCAATTACAATCAATGTCACAAGTCCAACACTTGAAACTATTAGAACTCAATCAGGTAATGTTGTCGTTACTGGTTCGGTTGGAGGTGATGTTGCAACTGTTACAGGTTCAGTTGAGGTTAAAGGTGATGTTGGTAAAAATATATTTTCCGAGTCTGGAAGTATAACTTGTATGAATGTTCGAGTGAAATCGTAAATTGGTTGTTTAAGGACAGTTCTACAGTCAACATCTTATTGAACTGTCCTTGTGTACAATATAGTTTTTAATAATTGAGTAAACAGCATGAGATTTAAATACATCGGCAATACTGGATTAATCCACACTAATGTTATTACAATAGCGTCTGAATTAACGTCCAATAAAAAAGGTAGATATGTGATTAGATTTGGTTATAGTTTTTCAAATAAAAAAGATAGGTACAGTAAGGAAATTGGTAAAGCGTTAGCAATGGATATGATGGGTGATTATTATTTACCAACACAATTTGGAGAAAAACCTACCCATAAACACATAGATAGCATTATATTAAACTTCATCTTATCAGCATGGAATGCACCATTGTGGGCTAAAAAATTAATACAATTTGAGCTTGGATTTATAGAAGCTGCTGAACTGTATGCGTCTGGACTAAACTAATCAGTAATTCAACAGGTTAGCACTTGGACAGTGTTATAATTAATACAAACCAGCAAGTGCTAACTTATTGATTTTTGGAATCACCACATAAAAGATTCGGTAGTTCTTTTTTTACTGGTAGTTCCCTTATGTGGTCGTGGTATTAATTTAGGTGGTTCGTTAGCCTTTTCATTTTCGATTCTAACCTTCATAGTTTTTCTCAAATTTCGTATTAGTCCAATGATAAGGCTTACATCGCTAGGTGTGGGCCAAGGGAATGTAACATGGACGGTGATACCAACAGCAAATAACATCAATCGTTTCGCACCCTCATGTCCTCCAAATAAATCTGCTAATTCATATTCCCCCTTCATAGCATTGACAATATCATCAGCATTAAAGTCGTGGTCTATGTTACCAGTGTGTGATTGGTGCATCCACATAAACAATAAGATTCCAGATGCTGCCACTCCAGTAATTCTGTGGAGTGCTTTGTTATTCATCAAATAATCATCTAATAGTTCTAAGTTTGCAGTGGTCCACTTCATTATTTTTTGATTAGCTGCAAACTTAGAAACTTCATGTTCCAATTCAATATACGATTTATAGCCTTGTTTTAATATATTATAAAACTTAGCTAAGTTAAATTTAATCGAATCAAAAAACTCAAATACACTAGGAAACTTAATTATAGATATTAGTTCTGAAATGTCCATCTTTGCCACATCAGCAATAGATTTAATGAAATCAAATTTATCTTTCAATTTATCAGGCAATTCCGTGATAATATTTTCAGATAATTGATTTGAATAATATGATTCTATTAATGATATTGCATCTAAGTAATCACAGTAGTTTTCGTTATAAATTATATCTTGACTTTGAGTTGAATTTTTAAAATCATTAAATGTCAACATTTGTGTTATCTCCACGTTAATTAAAGTATATGATATTTAGTATTTGGGAATGGCTAAATTACAGTCCAACCATAAATCAACAGCATAATGTAGTTAATTGTGTATCTGTTCCATGTGCTAAGTTATTGAGTTATATTTTGAATGGAACATGGAAACTACCATTGTCAGTTATCAACACCTTAGCACTTGTACTGGTCTTATAATTATGTACCAGTTGTAAATGCCAACCTGTTGATTTGTATAACATAAACATTAAGAACCATTAGGTTAGCATTTGAACGTTCCATGTATCCGATTGTTAAGAATCAATAAGTTGGCACTTGGGTGTATTAGGTAATTATAAGACCAGTACAAGTGCTAAGGTATTGATTTATAGTAGTTGACAATAGATGCAATATTATGTATATTGTCACTTTTAATCACTAACGGATTTATAATATGAACGCAAATGATTGGAACTATAATTTTCAAAAAGCATCTAATGGACAATGTACATTTAAAGTTATTCAACCAGAAATCGGTAATATTAAAAATACAGATGAACTTATACTAAAGATGGCTGAAATAAATTTAAAATATGCTTTGGAGTTAGCTAAACGTGAAATAGTATTTTGTGAAAAATGGTTATCTTATTATGAGGAAGAAATGAAAACAGACCCCTTCCCATATATTAGTAGAATAATGTGTGAATATTATTCTAGTGAAATACAAAAATTCAAAAGGGTGTTTATTGTGCGAGTTAGACTATAATCAGTCAATATACAATTATAAGCAAAACAACAGGTTAGCACTTGCATAGTGTTATTAATTACCTAATAGTTCCATGTGTAACCCGTTAAAGTGGATGTACATGGAACTACCATTGTCAACTACTAACAATCAATGAGTTAGCATTTACAGAAGTTATATAATTATTAACACACTGCAAATGCTAACTCATTGATTTGTATATTTGACAATAGCTGAAATATTATGTATATTACCACTTTTAATTATCACCGAGGTATGTATGAACGCAAATGATTGGAACTTCCACTTCCAACAAGCATCTAATGGACAATGTTCATTTAAAGTTGTAGACCCAGAGCTTGGGAACATTAAAAACACGGACGAACTTATACTAAAATTAGCTGACATAAATTTAGAATATGCTTTGGAGTTAGCTAAACGTGAAATAGTATTTTGCCAACAAGCATTAGATACGAGTATCATTGAAAGTGAACATTACCCAAATGTTGGTATGATAATGTGTAAATATTATCGAGAGGAAATAAAGAAATACCAAATTATCTTATGAACTATAACCCAATGTGTTAATAATTATGTACCAGTTAAGATGGATGTTCCATCTATTATCGTTGTCAATTATTAACACACAAAAATCAATAGGTTAGCACTTGCATCGTGTTAGTAATTATATAACCGTTGCAAGTGCTAACCTATTGATTTTAAGGATAAGCTAAAATATGAGTAGAATTGTGACAGAGGTTGAATTTCAAACGGTTTTAAAGGCTAAGTTGTCTAATATAAAGAAAGTTAATAGTGTTACTGGTCCAGGTCGTAGTGGTGCTATAGCTGCTGTATATTCATCATATTTATTAGGTGTTCCATTTATTCCGTATGGAACACAAATACCAAAAGAATTGAGTCCAATATTGATAATTGACACAGCAAGAAAGTCTGGAAAAACTATGCGTAAAGCTGAGTCTGAATATTGCTATATGCCTGAAATAATATCTGTTTGGTGTTTCGATGAACCTCCTAGAGTTAAATTCTGGTACGAAAATATTAGATGAATCACTATTCAAAAATCAATGACTTAGCACTTAGACAGGTCTTATAATTACCTAATAGTTCCAAGTGCTAAGTTATTGATTTTGTATTTACCTGTTAATATGTATTCTATACACTATCAATCATTGTCAATTATAAAGAATCAATGACTTAGCACTTACAGCGTGGTCTTAATTATATAACCGTTCCAAATGCTAACTTGTTGATTTAATTGAGTTTAGATGAATGTTATTAGAATCAACAAGTTAGCATTTGCAGATTGGTCTTAATTATATAACTGTTCCAAGTGCTAAGTCATTGATTTATAGTTTGAACGATATTGCGTTGACATTGTTTGGAATACTGAATATAATTCGCCAACAAAAACATTGGAGTTAAATAATGAACAAAAAATATGAATTACTTGATATGCCATTAGCTGATAGGTTAAAGTTGTATCAACAGTTAAAACATCGCTTATCGACTAATTACACTAATTGCTTAGATGTAAAGTTGGTTAATTCAAAGCATATAACTAAAGCTATGGAAATTACCAAATTTTCAGTTAATAAATTGATAATGAAATATTGCATGGTACACAAGGATAATAAACCTAATCCAGGTTTATATTCCGATATAATCGAATTTAAAAAACTTGAAAGAAATATGATAACCCGATACAAAGAAGTTGTTGCAATTGCAAGAAAGTTTAAAACACATTATATTAAGTTGTCCAATAGTGAATGTGATTTGTTATTAAGTACAATCCTAGACTTTGGATTACTAGGATACACAGGGAATATTAAATGAAATTAGAGTTTAATGAATATGCTTATACTGGTAAAGAATTTTGTGGTATGAGTTTGTGGGTATGTGCATATTACTTTACATATACTGGAAATGAGAATCCACAACGAAATGTTATTCCAACAAACGTGCAAGTTGGAGATAATGGTCGTTTTCGTGTAATCAATTCAAAGGGAGATGTAACGAAAAAAGAAATAAAGTTATTTGGTAATACAAGTGGAGCTGAGTTAAATTTGTTTACAGATGAAAAAGAATGTAAGCTATATTACCTAGAGTTAAGGGCAAGGCACATAACATCATTGGAATACGATATAACTCTAATCAAAAACAAAATTGCGATGTTTAAAGAAGAATATGATTCTGTTTTTGTCAAGTTGACTTCCAGTTAAAATAAACTAATGGGTTGAATAAACTAAAAATGGAACAAATAGAAGACTAACACACAAAAACAACTGTTCCACTACTATCATTCTTGTCAATTATTATACATCAATAGGTTAGCACTTGGAACAGTTATATAACTAATACTAACCTGTAAGTGCTAACTCATTGATATTGTTAGGCTATAATCATTCTCAATCATTCTCAATTAAATCAATAGGTTAGCACTTAGAACGGTTATATAATTAGCACTCCCATGTAAGTGCTAACCTATTGATTTAATTATGAGCCAACTATCATCAATTAAACCAACGAGTTAGCACTTGGACAGTGTTAATTACCTAATTGTTGCAAGTGCTAACTTGTTGTTTGACATTGAATCATTAAGCCTATATAATACGACTATAAACTAATACGGGGAGTTAAAATGTTTACAAATGATTATATTAACGTTCCATCTGAAATGTTGACTGAATATGACGATGTTAAACAAATTGAGTTGGAATTATTGAACAATATAGGTAATGGTGTTGGAATTGCAGCAGTTCAAATTGGAATAACTAAAAGTATCATTATCGTTAAAATTAATGGTGAGTTTGTAACGATAGTTAATCCAGTAATTACAGCTAAGAGTCTTGAAAAAAAGACTAGCAAAGAAGGTTGTTTATCATTTCCAAACAAAGCAGTTAAAAAGCAACGGCACTATCGAGTCACATTACAAGGAGTTAATACCGACTTTGAACCAGTAATGTATAAGTTATCTGGACTAGCATCATTTATAGCACAACACGAAGTTGACCATGTTAATGGAGTCCATATTTAAATGAATATTGAATCAATGTTAATAAAAAGTAAGTTGTTGGAATTAACTGTTAAATACCCTGGAACAACAGTTTCACTTGACCGTACAATTAATGAAGTATTGTTAATTCACTGCATACAGGCTAATATAGCTGCTATTGTTAATGACATTAAAGACACGTTAGCTGGAATGGTTATCGCTGAATGTGAAATCACTTATTTTGGTACTATATCAACTATATCAATTAGGATTAAAAATTAATGCTGAAAAGAATACTAAGGTATTTTGGACTATACACTAAATCAGATATGGAATCCTTTTATTGGCAAGGTGTTGTAGATGGAAGAGCATCCGTTGATAGTTTAAAGTTTGTGACGAATTATTTTAATCCAAGTGAAGCTTTGGTTGAGTTTACAAATAAATATAGGAATGATATATTATGAAGAACGAAAAAGACCAATTGTCCTTAATCGACTAACTATTGATAATAAAGTTAAAAAAATTAGAGTCACCTCTTTACAAAGCTTTTAAAGAAAATGAAGAAGCTTTGTCTTTTGCAATTAAATTTGCAGCAAAGTGCTATTCTTATGGGTAAAGGTTTTAATGAGGTATATCATTGAAACGATTTAACGAATGAAAAAAATAAATTGGACAGTTCCAAAAAATGAAACTAAAACACATAAAAATTCAAAACTATAAAGGATTAGGTGAACTGATACTTAAGGACATTCCACATAATCTTAGTTTTGTGTATGGAATACACGGAACAGGCAAAACGAGATTGATTGATACAATTGCGTTTATCCAAGACTGTTTGGTTACAGATTTAAAAACAGCAATTTCAAAACGAGGTGGTATTGAAGATGTGTTTGGAAATAATCAATTCATTAGATTTGACTTGGTATTTGATAACTTAATATCTTATCAATTAGATATAGGGTTTGACACTAAAAATGGAGTATTTATTCGTGAAGAATCTATTGGTTGTAATATCAATGGAAAATCGTATTATATTCTATATCACTCATTTAGTGGAATCGAGTTTATTGTAAATGAATTTGATATGATTAACTATTCATACGCTCCAGTGTTTAACACCAATCCATATCCATTTGATGATTTGGCATTGAAGTTTAATATTAACGATTCATTAGATACTATTGGGTCTATTAGACAATTTTTACTTGGAATACAAATCATAGACACATCAAAATTTGATTCTAGTTTAATCACAGAAAAAAACTTTAAACAATTATGCACACAGCTTAGTGATAAGTTTGATTATATGTTGATGTATCCTATTGATTATCATTTTGATAGGATTTTAAAATATATGTCAATTGGGGAATTAAACCTATTTTTCAATATGCTAGTCCTTGATTTAAAAAACAAATCAATGATTGTTATTGATACACCAGAAGCAAACATTAATTCGGACTTTCTATTTGAATTGGCATTTGAATATTTACAATATGCTAATACTTCTGGAAGTCAATTGCTAATAACAACAAGAAGTAAGTTTATGTTGGACGCAATTGATATTACACAATCATATCTAATAGAAAACGATATTACATTATATCCATGTGTTACTAAATTGTGTAATATTAAACCAGTAACTAATAGATATAACAAGGGAACTCCACTATCTAAAATACATTTTTAAAATCATGTTAATATATGGCTCATGTGCAATCAAACACCATTTTCCAGACTATAAACGAATACCTAATGATGTTGATTTAATATCAGCAGATAAGGTTATTGGATGTGATTGTCATTATACTCCAGCATTTTCGTATATATTTGAACACAATTCAGACGATGTTTATGTGGATCCAGATTTGTTATATACAATAAAAATATCCCATGCAGCGTGGGATATTAATTGGGACAAAACATTAAAAGATATTGTGTTTTTGAAATCTAAAGAATGTGTTATTGATATTGATTTGTACAATCTATTAATCCTTGATTGGCAGCAAATACATGGAACAAAATCACACATAAAGTTGAATGTACAAAATTCAAGCTTTTTTACTACTAATGTAGATAGGATTTATGACCATGATTATTTACATGAAATGGTTAAATTCTATAACCAACCTTTAAACCATAAAATCAGGAAAGACTTAAATAGTCCATTATGCAGTGAGCAATTATTCAATTCAATGTCCTTTGATGATAGGATTAAATGTGCAATGGAAGAAGTATTTGTGTTTATGTTAGAGCGATTTCTAATTCCAAAGAAAGTTGTTGGGATAAATCGCGCGAAATATCTAGCACTAAAGACTTTAATTACATCGTCCACATGGGGTTGGTTTAATAGATTTTTAATCATCAATTTTGAAACTTTAATAAAGTACGATAATACACATTTTATAGAGTGTGTAATTAACACTCGCAAATTTGTGGAGTAATAAGATGTTGAAATACTTTTAATGGATTGGGAATGTCAATGTTTTAGACACCAATCAGTGTCCAGAATCACATATAGTTAATGAAAAGCTTGTAACAAAAACAATTAATATAACATCGTATGAAAGTGCGGAGGAGTAATAAAATGAAGAAATTAAACGAATTGACAATGGCTGAGTTTTGGGATTGGATTAATAGCTTGTGTGATTATGAAGTACCAAGGGAAAAGCCAGAACATTTTGAACAGGCAATATTTGAAGACTCAAAATACAAATTGTGTATTGACGTATTGGAAGATGATAGAGAAGATGAATATTGGTATTACACTGTAAAAATATCAAGATTTGATAGTCCGACAGATAGTGTTATTATTCGATGGACTGGAGATTATGATTCTTGGAATGGTGTTGAATGGAATCAAGAACCTGAGATGGTTATTGAAAAATCTGAAACACGAGTTGTAACATGGTATGAAAGTGTGAATAATGGATAAAAAAACAGGATTTTTCAACAACCTATGTGATATTGACCACACGATTGTCAATGATTCTGGAACATTGGTTGGAGGTAGTTATAAACTATCGGTTGTAATAACAGGGAATTTAGAAGACTTTAATCACATTAAATCAACCATCACAGAATTGATTGACCGTGAGTTTGCCAATAAACTTTTGATTATTCCATCGTATAGCAAGTGTATGATTGTTCTTAATACACCAGATAAACGTGCATTGAGGGCAGATAGTTTTGAATTGGAAGCACTTAAGGGATATATTAATATAGTTGAATGTAATTATATTGGTTCGGTAATTGAAACCATGCAACGTGCAATCCAACAATTTGTCTGGAATAATGTCCAACAATATGGACTATCAATAGAAGTCAAACTTACTGAAAATATGTTGGTAAATGGTAGTAATTATTTCCACAAGTTTAGGCATATTACTGTAAGTGAATCTAACATTAATGGGTATTATGGTTGGATTGAAGTTGAACATGATACACTATTTAAATCAGATTGCTTTGATTGTCAACGTGGAATAGAATCATTTAATAGTATTGGTAAATATTTACAAGATGTAATATTTATTAATGGAAATGATATTAAAAGTGATTCTGATGGTGTTATTAAATTGACATTTAAAAATTTTGAATTGTCTATTAGCAAAGCTATGTATAACATAGTTTCCATTGATTCTGATAATATACTTGACTGGATTTGTGCTAAATGGGGTTCAACATTAGCAATGGGACATATCAAATCAATATCACTTAGTAAGGGATTATCAAATGGAACAATCAAACGGTTTAGTTACTAATTTATCAATACAACGATTCCAATTAAACACTATTGGGTCAGATTATGTTGTTGGTGATATACATGGATGTTTAGACCAATTGAATAAACAATTACATGAATTGAAGTTTAATCAAGATGTAGATAGGTTGTTTTGTACGGGAGATTTAGTTGATAGGGGTCCAGATTCAATTGATGTAATCAAATTGTTAGAACAGGACTGGTTTCATTCGGTAGTGGGGAATCACGAGTTTATGCTTTCCTTTGCTCCAACTGATGCTACTTTATATAATATCCATATTGCGAATGGTGCATATTGGTTCGCATTATTAGATGGTACAGTGAAACAATACATCGTAAATTTAATACACAATAAGATGCCATTAATAATTGAGGTTGAGACTCAAAGTGGATTAATTGGTATTGTACACGGAGATTTAAAAGATTTAATAGATTGGAACACACTTTATCAAGATGGTTTTATTGACTATGATTTTCAACAAAATTGTTTATGGGGTAGATATTTGTTTGAACGGTCATATTATAATCCTGTTCCAGTAATAATTGACAATATACACAAGGTCTACTTTGGACACAGTATAACTCCACACGGTACTCCAATAGTTTATGGAAATTGCGTTTTCATAGATTCTGGAGCAATTTCAGGTAAACCATTAAACATAATTAAACTATAGGGATAATGAATGAATGTAATAGAAGAATTTTTAATTGAACTCGCCAAATTGGGTATTGATTTGTCCAATGAACAATTAAAAAATGCAGTTGGATGTACAGTGGCACAATACATAATCGGAAGTCAAATTGATAGAAGGTTTGCTTTCGATGCTAGTGAATTTTTAAATTCAAATCAAATAATTGGAGAATCGAATAATGTATAAAGCAATAATTATTATGGGGTTAATGGCAATGTCAACTAATGCTGCTGCGAATGGGGTTGTTGGGAAATGTACTGCTGGAAATTGCTATAATGGAACTGGTACATATTTTTCAGAAGATGGTGATATTTTTAAAGGTAAGTTTGTAAACGGTTCATTCAATGGAAATAAAAATTCTGTTGTGCTTTCGAGTGGACATACACTTACTGGTCAGTTTAAGAATTGGCTGATAAGTGAGGGAACTTTAAATTACCCAACTGGTGAATTGTATGTTGGCAGGTTTAAAGATTTACTTCCAGATGGAACAGGGCAAATGGTACACACGGATAATTCCGTATATATTGGTGAGTGGAAAACAGGGGAGAAGTCTGGAAATGGTCGGTTAGATTATGCTGATGGTACATGGTATTCAGGTGGGTGGAAACACGACCAATGGGAAGGTGATGGCTTATTTTTTGATGGGCAATCAATATCAAAGACAAAATCCAAAGGTGGTAAAGTTTCTTATTGACATCTAAATTTCAATAATGTAATATGTGTAAATCGAAACCAGTAATACAATGTGAATATGAGTAAAAACAATAAAAGCAAAATAATCGACTCCTTAGTTGAAGTCGGTGCGCCCATTCCAGAGTTTGATGTATATGAAGACAATTTTAAGTCAACCCAGTATATAAAAAAATGGGAACATCTCTTAAAGTCAAAAAAAACACAATCAGTTAAGGTTCAAAAAAATCGCTATTCTGATTTGTCAAATCGGAATGATAGAAACAATAATTAATCAAAGTGTAACATATTATGAAACCATATTTAGTCCAATCGGCACTGATTAAGCGTCCATTAAATGATAATGTTGGTAAATCAATATTCGAGGCTGTATCTTATACGGATATGGGAGCAGCCGAGTTTGAGTTTGGAGCTAGACGTAAAGCTCTAATTTCTATGTATTGTCATTTTAATGATGTGGCTATTGTTAAGCATTCAACCATAACTAAGAATGATAAAAGTTTGTGGATATTATCAACCTTACCATATGGTAAATTAGAAGAATATCTAAAACACCTTGTGGATTTGCGTAGTGGTATATTGACTACTAAAGGGTGGATTAAATTTGACATTGAATCAGATAATTTTAAATGGAATGATTGTGATTTGTGGTGGGATATTGAACATGACACATTTTTCTCTTTCGATAAAATTTTTATCACTAAACGGTTGATGGGACACCTAAAACAAACTTTTTTAGTCTTTGGAATGAGATTGTGAACGATGTACAATTAACATCTATTGCAACTAACCTTGGGTTACTCCCAGATGAAGTTTGTGTGATTATGGATGCTGGATTCATAATCAGTTCACATATTAATCCACAAAACAACGAACCAATCGTATCAATTGTAAAACCTATTCAAAGTACAACATCAAACTCAACAAACATAGGAGGGTTTGATGTTACCAATGAGATTGTGAATTTATTAAAATTAATTAGGGAACAGAAATGAGTACAATTAAAAATAAATTGTTGGGTGAAATTAAATCAGCAATGAAGTCAAAAAACAAGAGTTTATTGGGGGTATTGCGTTTAATTTCTGCTGCAATCAAGCAAGTCGAGGTTGATACCAGAACAGATTTAGATGATACAGCAGTGTTGGCAATTTTATCTAAGATGGTTAAACAACGTCAAGAAAGCTTGCGAATTTACACGGACGCAAATCGAATGGATTTAGCTGATATTGAAGAATATGAAATAACTATGATTCGTGATTTTTTGCCAGTCCAATTAACTGATGCTGAAGTTGAAACTATAGTCATTCAGAAAATTGCTGAATTGGGTATTAATTCCAAACAAGAAATGGGTAAATTGATGTCTGAGTTAAAAACTACATTTGCTGGAAAGGCAGATATGTCAATTGTATCTAAATTCGTAAAACAACATATTTAAAGTGGAAATCGAGTACATATTCAATCAAATATTATGAGTTGTGGAGTTAAAATGGTTGGTTCACATAAAGACGACTTTAATACAATGAAGCAGGTTATTGTGAAACGATATGGAATTGAACGATTGGGATATTTTCATAGTGTTGGGAGTAAAAATAAACTCATAGCTGTGATTTTTCCAAGGGAAGGTAATTGTCCAGAAATAGGTTTTTATCCAAAGTCAGAAGTTGTGGATATTGAGCTGTAAGAGTTGACTATACAATTTTAGTTGTATATAATACGTTTTTTAATTTTTAAACATTTAAGGAATAACATGAGTAAGCTTTTAGTAAAATATCAAGATTATGGTATTGATAATCCAGATAACAAAAACGATGGGGAATGGCGATTTTTAGAATTTAACGGTATTGAATGGGAAGTTAAAATGGTTGGCTCAATGCGTAAAATTATACGCAAGATTCTAAAAGTTGCTGGCATTACACCTGAAAAGGTCGAGTAATGGCAATTATTCCACAAGCCGTTTATTCTAGTAGATTTAAACAATTACCACAGTTTGAATTGGAACACAGTGCATACGAGTTTGCAGAGTCAGACTTGGTACTTGATGCTGAACTGTGGGTAGTTCACTTACCTAATGGAAGTAACACTAAAGATTCAATGGCATTTGTTGAACATGGTATTATTATCCAGTACAATAAACACGATAAAGCTGGACAATTGCAATTTGAATCACCGAAATATGGTGATATTAACAATCATTATGTTATTAGATATTTGAGTGGAAAGTATAACCAAACAATACATTCAAGTGATTTTAATATGTTTGGTTATAGAAATTGTTACAATGCTAATCGTGTGTTTAAAACAGAACATGGTGCTAATGAATATCTTAATAATCAAAGGTTGACATTTGCATATCCAACAAATTAGAATGTAACTTGAATTTGTTGGAATATACTTTTGTGTGTTCCAATAAATTGTGGAGGTCTTGATATGATTAAAGTGATTATAATTGGAAGTGCTGCGTTGAATATGCAGACCAATTCGATGTATAGACATCCAAAAGATTTAGATGTCATTTGTGCTACAAAGGATTTGCAATTGTTTGTAGATTCACTAAGTTCGGAAGTATTGGAACAAAAACAATACAATGATAAATTGGTTACAAAATTATGTGATGGGTTGATTATCGAGTGTGAACCAATACTACCACAATCAAATCAAACCGAGTTGTTTAATTTGGTCATAAATGATTCCAATTCAATCATTGTTAATGATGGTAATATTTCACTAATATATCCATCGTTAGATGTGTTGTATATGTTGAAAATGAGTCATCGCTATTTGAGAAACTCTCCTGCATTTCTTAAGACTATTCGGGACATTAAATATTTACGCTCTCTTGGAGCTAAATTTGATTCAAAGTATTTAGATTGGTACAAACAAAGGGAATTAGATACCTATTGGTATAATCACCCTAATTTGAAAGTTGGAAAGAATGATTTTTTCAAACTATCTGAAGTTCCATACATCTATGACCACGATGACATCCACGAGTCCGTAAAACATTTAGATAAACCTGCATACTTGTATTATTTAAAGACTGGAGAGCAGGTTATGTGCGATAAGGCATTGTTTGATGTGTTGCCACACAAAACGAAGCTCCTAGGTGTACTGGAAGAGTCTTATGTATTAGCATTAGAACGACACCAAATCCCAAACAACTATACACCTAAACGTAAACGCTCTTTTGAGATTGCCATATCAAAGGTGTGTACGTCCATAACAAGTGGGTGGTTTCGTGAATTTGCATGGGAACACTATGATGAAGTTGTAGAGTTATACAGCGATAATTATGTTGATAAGTTTAAATCAAGTTTAAAAAACAATTTAATTAAACCATTTGGGTAAATCATCATTTACCATTCATTGAGTGGAGAACTAATGAAATGAAAAACAAGATAGAATATGGTATTTTAAATGTCAACAATAGAAACTTGATAGTTGAAAAGGCAAAAACTAAAAAAGATGGTGTTTATTCTCTAAGGGGCTTACACTATCGAGTTAGGGGTAATGTTGTAACTCATTTTACAAATTCCGAACGGGAAGTTTTATTGAATTGTGGTCCTACATATACGGTGGTTGTTGATACATTTAAAGAACAATGGGACGCTAAATCGGCATTACTCAATATTATTGGATATTAAGGTAGGTAAAATATATGACACAAGAACACGCAAGAATTTTAATTGGGGAAAAACTTAGGTTGATTCAACAACTATTACAGGAATGTGAAGTTATTTCAGCCGAAAATCATGTATCATTTGTAGTTATGCACCCAAATATGAATAGGTTTTCCGATATTGTTATTCCATCACCATTTCCACAAGACCACAATTGGAATGAAACTGGTTATAGTGAAGATGAATCTGAAGTTAATTGTCCGTGGATTTCATCTAGTGAAAGTTGTTGACATTATTGTGTGGATGCTATAATATTCGCACATTAACCACATGGGAATATATACTATGAAAAATGATGACATAATAACGCAACAAATTACTTTTATTGATACTCAATTGTGTGAATTGTATGATAGAATATTGCAACAATTGACAAAACATCTCAATCCAGTACAATTAAGTTGTTATGTTGGTGAAAATTACTTTCCAGAAATCAAAGCATTTAATATTGCAAATGCGTGGAATAAGGTTAATAAATTAAGACAACGTAGGCAGCAACAGGTTGTACGAATATTGGATCCAGTATTACAGAATAGACATAGATTTTTACCAGATTCAATATTGATACTAATGTTAAAAATCGGAAGTGTAATTGACAGTGAAGTGCAACATAAAAAATTGTCTAAAGTTTTTATGGATAATGAGGTTATCAGTATTAAGGATGATGTGGTTATTAGAAGTGAACTATATCACAAATTGACTCGTGTTATAGATAAGTCAAAACAGTTTGAATTTGAACTTGGTGATACAGTCTTACACAAAAGCAATTTATATAAAGTTGTTGACATCTTATCACAGCAAAATGATGGTGGAAGTTTACTTGTATTGAAACACCTTATTGATAAAAACCTTAAATGTTTTAATACAACCGTTGCTGTATCTGAAATGGAATGTGTTTTATCGAATGTGAACTATAAAAATGTTTTAGCCGAGCATTCCAACGCTGTTAGAACTCTTGTGATTGAACATAGTGAAGCACTGCTAAAACTAAAAACGGATATGTCTAACAGGATTTTCAATTCAATAAAAGCATAACAAATTATGGAGTTTAGACTATACAAATCTGAACTCCATTAACCTATGGAGTTTATATGGACAAGTTAAGACTCAATTTAGCTTCTGATACTAAGAAGGCTAAGATGTATTTTGGTGAATATAAAGGTAATTTAGTTAGGTGTGGACATTTAAAAGATGTTATGGATTTATACATTTCAAAACACTTTTTAGAAAGGATTTCCGAACGGCGACTTAACAATGATGTTGGGTATATTGCAAATTTACTTAGTTATTTCATTCAAAATGTTTTTTATGGCACAACACAAAGCAATAAAAACTACACATTAAAGTTAAGAAATCTTAGAGTAGGTGTGACTATATCAGACAACCATTATGTAACTAAACATCGAGCTATAATAGTTAAGACCGTATTTGATAGGGATGAAGATGAAGCTGGTTGGTATTCCAACGAAACAATTGAATTGAAGGTAACAACAAAAAATAATTCGGTAATATATGAGGAGATGTGAATGGAGCTTGATATGGTGGAACGAACTGATATTGCATTATATAGTATTGCGTGTATCAGACTAGGGTATTATACGTTACCAAAAATCTATGATGATAGACTGTATGATAAAATAGTTGTAGAACGTAGTCGTTTGGAAAGACTTTTTGAAAAACATTGGATAAAAAATATTACTGTTGAATATTACACAGCACTATTTAATTGGATTAAAGATAATTTAATTGACCTAAGAAATCCAGAATTATTTGTTGGGGATTATACTAACCCTATTAACCACCCGCAAAAAACAATTGATGTTACACAACACTCGTTAATTATGTACACTAACCCCAAATATTCGGAGTGATTAATGCTAAATTTAAAAATATATTGTGATGGAGCGTGTAAAGGTAATCCAGGGATTGGTGGCTGGGGTGCGTTTTTTATCTATAAAGGTTACAGAAAAGAGATTTGGGGTTATGAGAAATATACGACTAATCAGCGAATGGAATTAATAGCTGCAATTCAAGCATTGAAGTTGTTAAAAGGGTCTTGTATCGTACAAGTATATTCAGATTCACAATATTTAGTTAAAGGTATGACTGAATGGATGACTGGTTGGAAAAACAAAGGTTGGAAAACATCAACCAAATCAGATGTTGCAAACAAAGAGCTGTGGGAACAATTAGATGAATTAAATAAGTTCCATAAAATAGATTGGATTAAGGTTAAAGGTCATAGCGATGATGTCAATAATTCTAAAGCAGATGAGTTAGCAAATCGTGGAATAATTGAACAAATCGAGTTTAATACTTCAGATATGATATGCGTATAATTCAAACATTAGGCTATATGTCAATTTGTTGTGCGTCCATATTGTTGGGACTTGTACTATATTCTATAATATTAAATAAAGTTAAAGATTATCACCACACTAACAAAGATTATGTGGTGTATAATAGTACAACATATCACTATAGCTTGTTTAGTTGTTTAAATGGTGTTATGATATTACAATACCCAAAATCTAAATTAGTTGACATCAACACTAACATTGCATTACAATGTGAAATAAAACAAATAACCGATTCGCAATTTGTAGGGGAGTTACATTATGAAAAAACAAGATAGTCTAGGTGATAGAATGAAACGTTATGAGCAAGTTTCTAGGCAATATTTAGTTAAAAAGATGCCAGTTATTATAAGGTTGGATGGTAAAGCGTTCCACACCTTAACAAAAAGATATGCAACAAAACCATTTGATTGTGCTATAATGGACGCAATGAGTGAATCCGCTATGGTAACGTTAAATGCGTTACAAGGAGCAAAAGTGGCTTATATACAATCTGATGAGGTTACATTTTTGCTTACCGATTATGAAAACATTAATACAGAAGCTTGGTTTGATTATATTGTTGAAAAGTTGGTATCAATATCAGCAGCAACGATGTCAGTTGAGTTTAACGGTATATACCTAAATGACCTAGGAGCAGTGTTTGATTCGAGAGCATTTAATGTTCCAAAAGAAGATGTAATCAATAACTTTCTATGGAGAGCAAAAGATTGGAAAAGAAACAGTCTTCAAATGTATTGTAGAAGTCATTTTTCACACAAACAACTTCGTGACAAAAAAACTGAAGATATGCACAATATGTTGTTTGATATTGGATTAAATTGGACAACAGATTTGACAGATAGAGAAAAGAACGGTAGATTCATCATTAAAGGTTGTGATGGTGCTTTCCATATACACGATAACATTTTACCAACATATGATTCGATAAAAGAAGCAATAGTACAATTTTTATAACAATATTCATTTATTTAGAGGTTACAATATGCAACACGATAAAGACTTAGTAATTGTTGAACGGACTAAAAACGGATTTAAATCACACAAACAATCAATTAATGATTTAATCCGTAAGAAAACAAAAGTTGTATATGCAGAACTAAATATTAATGGTGAGAACCATTACATATCACGAGTGGAACTTGATTCACTCAGAAATAACATCTTAACTTAACAGGAAATTAAATGAAACCTACCATTATTAAACCAGATTATTTAGTCAAATTGGCACAAGGATTATATGGTATTCCATTATCGGAATATGTTAGTGTATGTGGTAAAGCGTTACTATCAAATTATTATGTTGATATTACTATAAACCATGTTTTCAAGTATGATAAGGGAATCATTACAAAATGTGAAGTGATCCAATATTACCCTAATGGTGAAAAATACCATAAGGTTGGACAATTTATGTTGGCAGATAACACAATTCGAGAAAGTATTGGGACAGATGATATTCCAATCAGCATTAGATATGTAGTTGATGATGAATTTGATTCAATTAAACTCTCTAATGGTGCTGAGGTTATTCCAATTGAATATCGAATGGACGATAAAATTGTATATGTGGATAGCGATTTAAACTTTTGGCAGGAGTATTTGAAAATTAATGTTGATACAATTGTTCCGACAATTGAACTTGTTACAAAACAAGTTGTAGTTCCAGACAATATTGTTAAACAAACTAAACTTGAGTTTGAATTAAACGATACACGCAAACTTAGATTTAAGTTAATTCGGTTAAGTCACTATATGACACTTCCAATGAAAGCTCAACAGTCCATCTATGTTGATAGACTAGGTAACTTGTATGTGAAACATCTTGGTGGATATACACAAGTAATTCCAGATTCAAATGATGTGTATTATGTTGGCATTGGTAGCTGGATTCCAAGAAACCATATCATTAAAGCATTAAATGGTTGGACACTATCACACATCAAACAACAACATAGCGAATTTTGTGTATTTTATAGTGGTTGTATTACAAATGCGTGGGTAGAAATTTTGATTACACATAAGGAATAACAGAAATGACATTATATCGCGAGTTATTACAAGAATTAGAAAATGAAAAACTATATCCAGTTTATGATATGTATTCATTCGGGAGTTTAATATATGGTACTCACACCAAAACTTCTGATTTTGATTTTGTAGTAATTTGCGATAGTAATGTTCCTGAAGTTGAATTAACTTTAAATAAGTTTAATGTACACATTACACACAAAACAACATTTCAAAGGTTGTTAAATGAACATAATATCGGAGCAATTGAACAATTTATGTCTCCAATACAGTACAATACCACAGATTTATTCAAATTTGATTTAAATCATCAATTATTAAGACAATCTATATCTAAAACTGTGTCCAATTCATGGGCAAAGTGTTTTAAAAAAATTAGACAGGGTGATTATGATATTGGTATAAAATCAATGTTTCATTCATTAAGAATAATTTTATTTGGAATCCAATTAGCAAAATATCATAAAATTGTTGATTGGAGTGTTGCCAATGATATTTTTGATAGACTCAATTCAAAAACGTGGAATGAACAAGAATTAAAAAACGAGTTCCAAGAATATAGGAACAAGCTACTCACTGAATTTAGATTATTAGCTGGAAAATAATATGTTAAAAATAGAACCCACATCATTAAAAAGCTTGACTATGACTGTAGCATTTGCTATCGTATTGTTATTAATACTACTGTATGGAAAGTAAATATGCCAATTAAAAAGTTAAACATTCGTGACTTTGAACATTTTAAATCTAATAAAATGGTGGTTTTTAAACCAGAAACAGTGGACGGTAAAGCTGTAATCATATTGACTTATATGGTTTCTGATAGTCATTTATGGACATTACCGATGGCACTGGAATTGCGGGGTCACACATTTGATGCTGAAACTGGTGATATAATTTCAGTTGCCTTTGAAAAGTTCTTTAATATTGGAGAAAATCAATGGACCCAATTGAATTTGTTAGATTTTAAAGAAGCAATGTTTTTTGAGAAAGTTGATGCTTCTATGCTCAATGTTGCCGTGATTAATGGTAAAATCTTCTTAAAAACAAAGAAGTCGTTTTATAGTGAAGTAGCACAATCTGCAATGACGTGTGTAACTGATAATATCAATAAACTTGCATTATCAGTTTATAAGATGGGATATTCACTAATTATGGAATATTATCATCCAGATTGGAAAGTTGTATTGAATTATGGTAAAACAGCAAAATTTACAGTTCTTGCTGCAAGGTCATTACACGACTTAAGTTATATGGATTATGACAAATTAAAAACAATGTGTGATGATTTTGGAGTCGATATTGTTCAAAAACACCAAGACATGACTATCGACATAGCTTTGGAACAATTCCAAACTGAAAAGAATCGAGAAGGTTATGTGATTCTATTAAAAAGTGGAATCAGGGTAAAACAGAAGTTTAGTTGGTATAGAATCAATCACAGGATTCAAACTGAGTTAAGAGTTCGTGATGTTGCATTGATGGTAGCTATGGAAACAATTGACGATGCAAAATCAAGGTTATCTAGCGAAGGCTATGACTTAACCCAAATCGAAAACATTGAAACTAAGGTAGCTCGTGAGTTATCAGCATTACAATATGAAATTGATTTAGTTGCAGCACAATTGGTTGGATTAAGTCCATCACACGCAGCAGCTTTAGTTAAAAAACATAAATTACGGGGACTTATTATGAATAAGTATCACGGTAAAAGAGTGGAATTAATTGAATATTGGAGAAGACACTACTTAAAAACGTATTCAATCAGTAGCGTGTATAATTCAAAATGGTAAATACTAAAATTAAGTATCTTGGTAATTTTTCAGCAGTTGAACCAGTCCATACTAGGTATATGATTTGCTACAATTGTAATGTATCATGGAACGGCTGCTGGGATAATTTTATGTGTCCAATTTGTGGAGAAGGTGATATTCCATCAACATCGTGTGGAGATTTATCTTTAGATATTCCACAATCATTAAAATAGAGGAAATAATATGTTTAAAAGTATATCGTTATATCAGTTTAATCAAGAATTAGGTTTATCGGTAATTGAAATTGAGGCTATATTGGAATTAAATCCATTTAAAGAACTGAGTGCAATTGAGGAAAAAACGTATGGATTTATACCGATTTCCAATGATATGGTTACTTTTAAAAAAGGTAAAGGTATTTTATTTGCTATACAAACAGAGTTCAAGCCGATTAATAAAAAGGCAGTTAATCAAGAAGCCACAAAAAAAGTAAAAACGATTCAAGAAACCGAGAATCGTAAAGTCAAAAAAGCTGAACGTGATACAATTGTTAATGAGGTTTATCACAATGTACTATTAACAACTTTACCAGTGGACGAATTAATCCATGTGTATATTACCGATGAGTTTGTTGCTGTCAATACTTCATCCTCTAAAAAGGCTGAAGAAGTATTATCATATTTACGTTCAATATTTAGAACATTAGATGTTGTTCCATTGGAAAATGTATTAACATATAATAATGAGTTTACTAATTGGGTATTAAGTCCAATTAGTAAACCATCAGATATTACATTAATGTCTCCATTTAAGTTAGTGCGAATCAATGACGATGAGTCTACTGAATCAATCACATTAAAAGTTAATAATACGAATGACCCAGCAATTCCACCAATTGCCGAGTTTTTATCAACATTTAATATCACAACACTATCAGCCACCATTGGAGATTACCAATTCACCATTTCAGATAAATTTATCATTACAAATTGTAAATCTAATATTGATTTTGGTGTCGATGATTCATCATATTATTTAATTACAGATATGGTAGAATTTATGTGGAACAAACTAACAAAGGTTTTCAATGATGTATAGTTATGACCTTCCAAACGCAATCGAAATATTGAAGAAAATTAATCTACAACATCGCACATTAAATGCTAAAAACCGAGAGTTATTTACTCCACCAATATGGGCAAAACAGTTCTGTACGGTAAGTGTTAATCCAGGTAGGCAAACTGGTAAATCGTGGTATTGTGATATGAGCTGTGATGAATCTGGAGTAATCATAGTTCCATCTAAATTTAATTCAAAAGACAGAGCTAATACATTTTCTTGTACATCATATAAATCAATTGATAGGAAACTTGTTAAATATGTGTACATTGAAGAACCATCTTTCATATCAAATCTTGATGAGTTATATGTTTTTTTCACACGCGATGGTATTGAACGCACTTTCATTTTGATTGGAGAATAATTCAAATGATGCAGATATTATTACACAATATGCTCCCATATAATATTAAATCAACATATTTAAAGGGTAAGTCAAACGGTATTCTGTATTGCAAATTGGGAAAGTTAAATAAAGAATTTTTCCAACAATATCAACAGGTACACATTGATATTCCACAATACATCACAAGAATTAGTGATGAGTTTTTAGAAGGATTTTTAAGTGAACTAATATCTGCAACAGAGACCTTTTCAGAATTTAAAAGTCGTGTTGGAATTAACACAGCAATATTAACATTAGGTGGACAAGTGGAACAAGTTTATAGAAAAGTAAAAACATCAATCCGTAGATTTGATGGAACAAAATCAGATAAAGTTGGAACATATATTGATTTTGTAGAAGTTCCAAAATCAAAAACAGAGGTAATACAACATGAAAATTAGCCATATCGCAGCATTAGCAGCAGTTGTGATTTTATTAACCAATAATTGTGGTGCAGATGATTCGACTATAGTTGAAAAACAATATTCTAGGTTTACAATATGGCTCGATTGTTCTAAACGTGGAGCTATTAGATTTCAATATTCACCTACTAAGGACATTGGAAACCTAACTCGTGTAAATAATTTTGCTATCGACCAATCTATACCCAGTAGATGTCAACAAAAAAGTGCAAGGTCATACGGGTCAAAATATGATAGAGGTCATTTAGCTCCAATTAATCAATTTGATGATTCCTTTTTTGCCATGGAAGAATCAAACTATATGACTAATATATTACCACAAACAGTTAAGTTAAATCGCACGGCTTGGTTAAAGACCGAGATGGTTACTGAATGTTTGAGAAACGAAAATGTTTTAACTGTATATGGTGGTGCAATATATGGTAAAACTAAAACTAAAATTTCAACACAATTTATGGAATCACATGGAGTTGAAGTTCCTGTAGCATTCTACAAGATTATTGTTAATGATACATTAAAACGGAATATAGCTTGGGTGTTTCCAAACGATGACACCGTAAGTAATGAGATTGATAGGTATCTTGTTTCAATCGCAGACATTAATAAAATCACTGGAATGCAATACACTGGTTATAATTTAAAACATAAAGAAAAGATTTCATGGACTATTCCAAAAAGTTGTGATAAAAGCTAGTTGACTTTAGTTTTTTTATAAGTTACTATGTTGCTTTAATTAAACGTTGGAATAAATATGAATGTATTATGCACTTGTGGAAAGCCAGCAGAACTTGTTAGTGGTAAAGAGGTTTACCCACATAGAAGTGATTTGTTCCAGTTAGCATTCTGGAGATGTGTGCGTTGTAACTCCTATTGTGGATGTCACAAGGGGACTAACAATCCACTAGGCACATTAGCCAACTCAGAATTGCGTGATTGGAGAAAAAAATGCCATACAAACTTTGACCAAATTTGGAAACAATATGGAACAAGTCGTTCAATGGCATATGAGTGGATGTCAACTGTCATGGGAATTTCAAAAAGTAAATGCCACATAGCTATGTTTGACGTTAAACAATGTGAAAAACTACTGTATGAGATTCAACAAGGGTGGGAACGAAATACCTTACCATTTTTACTAAATCGTAAGTTTCACTCTTGGATTACATTAGGAGACTTCCTACCTTTTATGGACACCTATTATGAATTTATCGTATATAAGGATGTTATTCCAAATAAAGACTTGTCAGCATTGACTAAAAAAGATAAGAAAATAGAACTTATGTTGGAATTTCAATCTTATGAGGGGTTTATTAAATTCAGTAATTTAGTGTTTAAATCCTATTAAGAGAGGTGATAATGAAATTCTTTGTGTATTATCTACAAGCTTTACTGGCAATCGAACAACGTCCCAGTGATGATGTTTATCGGTATCTAAGCAAGGTACTGTCAGTAACAACCAATCAAATTGATGGAGCTATACCACAAAATTTGAAATACAAACAGTTTGATTTAGACACAAAAACATTACCAAAACGAGTGTACGTTACTTATACTATTAGCGATTGTGGAATTGATGTTGGAATTGTCCACATACATTCAATAAGCTTGACTGGTATTGGTTATGTTGACCAAAAGTATGTTACTGAATCATTCGAGTTAAATGAAAATATGTTTGACATTAGGTTAAAATAGATTTAAACACTATTTGGAAACATTATGTTTACTACACAAGTTAGAATATCCAGATTTTAGTGGAACTGGAAAGATGTATAAAACAGATACCATTTCAGGTTATGTTGACTGGTTGCGTATTACTGGTGAAATATCTGATAAATTGGCTGACACAGTTACATTAGACTAAATGGAATTGTTTTATATCAAGAATAACAAATAACTAAGATGCTTTAACACATCTTTGTTTAAAAAAAGGTTCCCTGGATTGCAATCAATAATGACTAGCAATATGTTACAATAATACTAAAAAAGGTAGGTGTGTTGTGGAATCAAAATCAAATACAGTAAAGGTTTTTAAATCAGAGCGTGGTCAAGCTGTAAAAACTAACAAAGTGCTTTACCCGTTTTATTGGAATTATGCTGGTAATCCTGATATTGTGATTCCGATAGGTGCAATTGGTATAGTCGCACACGAAAAAACACAAGGAGATGTAATCATTGATTTTCCAATTGATACAATTGGATTGGAGAATACAATTTGTAATACACTTCCAGTTCAAACAATTTGGCGTGTTAGAATGAGCTTAAAAGATGCTGCTGTTTGTCTTGAAAAATTGACTACACCTGAATGGTTAAAATTTCACTTCTTTTGTGGAAGTTTGGAGTTAGATTGCGAGCTACAGTCCATACCGTCCATGTTTAATCGCGATGTAGTTACTACTAAGTATATTTAATCATCGTAAATTAGTGTCAATGGATGTAAAACATTCTTGACACTTTTACACATCAACAACACCTTAAATTGGGGAATAATATGAAACGAAAAACAATTCGTAACTATGTTGCAAAACATTGTTTAACCTTTAATAGAAGTTCTATTGAGGTTGATAAGAAAAAACAATATAAAAGAGTAAATAAACATCTGAACAATTGTTAGACCAGAAACTAATCACAATAACATACAACGATAAAAATAGAAAGTTATAACTAAACACATAATTTTAGAGGAACATGAATGTCAGTAAATAATTGGAAACCGATTGAAACAGCACCGAAAGATGTAATTATACAAACTAAAAAAGAGGGTGGAATACCAGTTACAGTGTTGATTAGTTCAAAATATGGTGATGGTTATCCTCAGTTGTTAAATGAATGTGGAGCATCAATTCCAGACGGGATAGGTGGTGTATGGACGGTACTTGCGGATTATTGGCGTGAAATCGAATTATAAAGTAATTACGGATGAAATAGCACTCAAAGAGTTTATCACATGGCTTCCAGACTTGGATAATGGTGAAACATACTATTACTGTCTTTTTAGTAGACGCAAATACGATTCTAACCAAACATTAAAATCTGATAAACAACAACTCAAGCGTGGCACATCAAGTAAAGAATTTTTATTTGAAAAGCTTAAGCAGCTTGAAGTTGTGGTCGGTTCGTATTACCAAAAACATTATCCTATTCCACAAGAAACGTTAGCTGCCTACATCACAATCAACCCACGCAGTTATGAAAAAGCTACTAAAGAATCTATAAAAAAACTAGTGGACTTGGTAACTAAACCATATAATGGATATAATCCACACCAAGAAGTAATGAGTAATATTCAGGTTGCTTGGTCTCGTAAAATATACACCGATTTCGATTTTGATAATATTTCAATATCTGAAATTAAACCATTATTAATTGGTGAAATAAACAACGATTGTTTAACGTGTATCGAAACTAGGAGTGGATTCCATTTACTGGTTGAATCTAGTAAAGTGGACAAAAAGTATGCTAAAAGCTGGTACAACACAATAACTCAGCTACCTAATTGTGATGTGCGTGGTGACAACCTATGTCCAATTCCAGGCACTTATCAAGGTGGTTTTACTCCAAAAATGATTAAATTATAGCACACTGAATATTTTATTGACAATGTGGAAAATAGATTGTATCATGTGCAACATAAATTTATTCAACAACATACAAAACACAAAATGAACTCAATAGACGAATTATTAGTTAGACGTGAAATCAGAACCATATTTGACATAAACAAAAGTGTCATGTCTGGACAAATGTTAATAAAAACGAGTAAAACCACTGCAATTAAAAAAATACGCGATGGTGTGATTGAATTGATTATGTCACGAGTAGATTTACCAACAGTAATGGTTACTGAAGATTCAACAGGGAAATACACCTTTGTCAGTGACATTTTATCGGTAGTTTTAGAATATTTGAACGATGGTTTCAAGGTTAAATCTGTATACCCAGAATTAGATGGTAAATTGTTTAGTGAATTGAGTCAGAAACACAAAAATCGAATTGAAGATTCCGAAGTTAAAATGTGTATCATTGATTGTGTGAGATATGATACCACGTTAATATATAACATAACCAACATAATCGCACGATAGTGGAAATAATTTGTGTCTAATCCAACTAACTTTCAACACAATTTAGGTATAAATTATGAAAAAATTTGTTAAACAAACAATTCCACGGTGGTATAGACATAGTTATTCAACTTATCAGTTATATCAATCAGAATCTGGAATGACTATAGCAGAAATAGTCAAGAATAAACGTTCACCTAGTTATGATGTTTATCGACATACTTCCAATTCAATTGGTTATGGAATGTATAGTCAATATATCAAATCATGTGATTCGTTAAATGAGGCTAAGGAAGAAATTTTAAAATTGAATTTAGTTCAATATAAGGTTTGTGGTACAATCCTATTTTTAACAGAGTTTGAAATTGATATACTAGATGTTATATTGGCTAGATTAGAAAACAAAGTTTGTAGTGTAATCAATTATAAAGTTAAATGTGTCAAAACTCGCGAGTCTAATAAAGGATTAACAGTTGTGATTAGCGTTATTGATGGTTTTTATTATACTGTTTATATGGAAACTGGAAAGGTTATAGATAGCCGTACCAACATGATTGACACTAATTTATATATGTATTAACTAATAGGAATATTAAACATGAGTGGAATTTACTTCACATCTGATTGGCATTTCAATCATAAAAATATCCAAAAGTATTGTCCAGATACTAGAAATGGATTCACATCACTAGATGAAATGAATACAGCTATTATTAATGGAATTAATAGCATGGTAAACACTGACGATGTATTGTACCATTTGGGAGACTTTGGATTTTGTTCAAATACCAAGTGTGTAGAGTTCATTGATAGGATTAACTGTAAAAATGTTCATATGTGTTTTGGAAACCACGATAGTGGTATAAAAACAAGTACATCATTCAAATCAAGGTTAGTTTCACATACCACTGGATGTATGGAATTGAATATCAATGGTCTAATTATCATTTGTTCACATTACCCGATTATCGACCCAACAGGTAGGATTCCAGATTTTATACAAGCCGAGATTGAGGATTTGACCAGTAAACCTTATGATTTGTGGCTACACGGACATTTGCATGGCTCACGAAAACCAACTGGTAAAATGTTTGATGTTGGAATTGATACTAGATTGAATCAAACTCCATGGAACTTGAATGAAATTTTAGAAATTATTTACCAAAAAGGAAAGTCAAAATGACAACAATCGTAAAACAAGATGTTCCAATCATATCACAAGATGATATGACAAAATACCTCAATGAGTATCAACACCACATGGCTATTAATGCTGGACTCAACCTAAATGCGTCAATTACATTTGAACACTGGTTAAGCCAAAAACTATCCAATACTCCAAACGTTAAATATCTTTTAAATGAGTAGTTGACTTGACTCGATGTTGGGTATGTTATATTCAACATCGTAAATTACTTAGTGAGAAATATTATGTTATACGAATTATCAACTGATGTTGTAATTGAATGTGGACAACGCACAAACAACAGATGTGGGTATTATGGAGTTACATTAAACCTATCAAATCGTGCTAATGTTGATTTTCCGTTTTCTCCAGAAGTGTCATTCTTACACGCTAAAGTTACAGACAAATCAAATATGATGCACAACACTTCAAAGGTGTGGAAAGGTGGTTATTATGCTGATTCACGCGAAGCTGCATATGTGGCTGCAATGTTTATAATTGATGCAGTAAATGTCGATAGCGTTATTGCAGCCAGTGGTAAATTTGACAACTTTCCATCTGATTTATATGATTTACCAGTGAATATGTCGTTACAAGAAGCACAGCACATTATCCATAATCATATTGAGCAATTGGATATATCAAAAAAACAAAAGGCTGATACTAAAAAACGGCAATCGTTGAAAAACACTCCAATCGAAAAGGTGTGGAAAGAATTGTACGAACAGTTAGACTTAAAAACACTTACAGCTAAGTTTGGTAGAGATGCTATCGTTAAAGCTAGAAAAAACTTGACAGTTAGTGAGTTTGAAGAACAGTTTAATATAACTTTAATATAATACGGAACACACAAATGAAAAAATTATCCGAACAATCGTATGCTGAGTTAATGTCAACTATTCAACAAGAGGTTGATAAAACTGAGTCTGGACAAATTAATGCACTAGCATTCGATATTCACAATCCAGAAGATATTATTGAATATTTACAAAGAAATAACAAAAAGTCCATTTTACGCTGCAAAGAGGTTAATTTGTGTAAAGATGACTTTGAATCAACTGCAACGATATTGTTATATTATGCTGATGCACCTCAAGATAAGGTATATCTTGATTACATCGGTAATTGGGGTGTTACTGGTGGTAAATTGGTGTGGGAAGACCCAACAAAAGTTCATCCAATAGAAGTTAAAACAATTAGATGGGAAAGTGTTCCATGGTAAGTTGTATTGCTTAACAACCACAATTCAATGATATTGGAGTAACAAAATGTATGACCAAATTGATATAATGGCTAAAGTTGTAACATCTGATTTGTCTTGTAAAAATTGTGGAGTAGTTAAAAGTGAACATGATACAACTGAAGCCAAGTTGTTTTGTCCAATAAAATCTAAACGTGGACATTTCAATAAGAGTATGGTGTTTAAATATGCGAAAAAACGTTTAAATCCTCTTTATAAAGGTAAACAACTAACATTCAATTAATAAGCACACATCAACATCTCCAGTAATGGAGTTTAATGTTGGTGAATCTATTATCATAGTTGATGTTCTTTACCATGTTCATACCATGCACATTTAAAGTATATGGACATCAAAGGAAAAACTTTCGTGTCTCCAATACACGATTTATGGGGCAAATTTGGAATAGCCGATTAACAAATTAAAGTAGCACTTGAAAAACATAAAATTACTACATTAAATCTGGATAAACTGGACCGATAGTATGTGGTAAGTAATCTCCAGACGAATCAACTGTTATGTAATATAGTTTATAATGTAAATTGGAAAAAGAATAAGCACCAGTAACTTGTTCTGGAATTTGTGTATAATATTCAGTTCCATCTTCACTATGAATACTAACTAAACTTGCTGGGGTATAATCATCCTTCAATGCTTTACCAGTAAACTTATACCCAGCAAAACTAATTAATATATTATCTGGATCCAATACTTCATTATTAACCCAATTCATTGGAAACGTAATCACAATATCATTAGGGTCATTTACAATTGGAGTAAATGGTGTCCATGCCAAATCACTCGATTTTAAATAACTACTTGTTGGTAATTCAAAATTACCAATATATCTACATATCCCAAGAGATATTCTTAAATCTTCAATAAACCCTATAAATGTATTTGATACTCCAGTGTTGTATGCTGATGCAAGTATTATAAACCTATCTTGTTTAAATTGGTTATGGAATATAGTGGACGTATCTTTTATTCCTTGTATGTACATTGTGATAACATCATTCAACCTAGTAATTGATATGTGATTCCATGTTAGTGGAATAATTGTAATATTGCTAGTTAATATAATCACACCTCCACTAATCAATTCAAGTTTATTATCATTAATACCGATTGTAAGGTATTCACCATTAGTATTTGTTGGTCGACCATCTAATAAAATTGAATTGGAAGATGTCATAGGTAATATCCAGCAATCAATTGTAAAATCTGAATTATTAAACCTTAACTCTTGACGTGCATTAGTTACGATGTAATCAGATTGATTTGTAGATTTAATACTTTTTCCAAACACAGTTTTTTCAGTTGTTAATGCGATGGAATTACCATATAAGACTAATTCGATATTATTAACACTACAATCAATTATTGTATTAGTTCCACCCAATAGGAACGCAACCTGTTTAAAATTCATATCATACTTGTTATAGTAATGCGTGTATGTTGTTGAATCAGGAAATTCAAATTGTGGAATAGTAAAATTATTATTATATCTGGCAACACCTAACGTTATTCTAATATCATCAATATAACCGTGTATTGAATTTCCTGGAACACCTCCAATATAGATTTTATCCGTGCTTGAATTGAAATATAAACTTGATGTTCCAATGTTATATGAATACATTGAAATACCATTTATCCACACTGATACATCACCAGCACATCTAGTGATTGCTATATGATTCCATACACCTAATACTAATGTACATATTTGTGGATATGTACCATTAGCCCATGTTGTACCATCAATACTACAAGCAAATGATAGACTTCCATTTACATTATCAATTAGTGCTATAGAAGACATTGTACTACCATTAGAAGTTTGTATCAATCTCGAATTAATTTCACCATTTGCAATTTTATAGTACCATAGTTCAATAGTGAAGTCTTTATTGCTGAAGTCAATTTGTTTATCATAATACCCATTTGAATTATTAAACAACATTGAAGTTTTCTTAAACCGTTTTATTGAACTAGATATGTATCGTTGGGTTGTATTAAACTGGAGTGACTTATTTGATGTTATACCCTGTTGGAATATTGGTAATAATTTCATTGGAACATATCGTTTATTGTACTTCGATATTCCTCTTGTTATCCTAAAGTTGTCAATATAACCATTAAAAAAGTGTTCAGTATTACCTCCAATTCGTAGTGGACTATTTGTTATATTAAGTTCAATATCAAAAAACGATTGCGTATTCACAATATTGCCATCTACATATATGAACAAATCATTCCCTATTCTTGATATTGCAATATTGTACCAAGTATTTAATTGGAATATGAATGCTCCAACTATTGATTGATTTGAGTTTGTATTGAATCCTTGAATTGTGATAGTTGTTTCTGTTATATAAAATGTAAATTCACTACCTTTAGCAACCAATATTGAATTACCAGTATTAGAATGACCAATTAAATGTATATCGAGTTCAATTGTAAAATCAAAATGTGATAAGTTATAATCTACTATATTAGCTAACTCAATATATGAGTTCACTCCATTAAAATACCCACTCGATGTTCCAGATTTAATTTGATTTTTACTTAATGTAAAATTAACTGGAATTACAATTGCGTTTCTAGCTAACTCACAAATTTTAGGGTAATTGAAATCCATACTTAATGTTGTATATCCACTATAACCATCGTAGGTTGAGTCAATTTGATATTGAAATTCTGATATTGGAACACTAATGTCACAATCATATCTGTATCTTGATAATAACCTTGTAACCCTAAATTCATCTATATAAACTGGAAATGATGGGTTTCCTTGATATTGATATGGACCACCAATATTTAATGTATCATTCGATAATACAACTGACATTGGAGACACAATATCAATTATTCCATTATTAAATATTGTTACTGCTTCACCATCTCTACAAACCACAATTGAATACCAATTGTTAATAGTTAATGTGGTATTACAGCTAATGGTTATTCCATTTGCAACAACTTTCAATATCATATTGGAATCAACATAACAATATAATCCACCATTAGGTGTAACATTGTTTCTAAAATCAAACATATAAGAAAAGTTATCAACGGTAATTGTAGTTGGTAAATAAAAACAAAACTCAATTGTAAAATCATTTAATCCAAAATTAAAATCTTTATGTGTAATATGCAATTTAGAATCTGAATTAAAATAACCAGACGATGTTCCAAACTTTTTTTGAGTTGTACTCATATAAGCATTACCAATTGGAACTATTTGTTTGTTTGTAACATCCTTAAATTCAGAAGTGTTGTTTTGTCCATTAAAATGTAATAACAAACACACATTTTTTAGGTATGGGTCAGCTATTGTATTCAATTGTTCACAATGTGTTAGTAATTCAACCTTATTAAAATGTTCATCATTAACTGTAGATGAATCGTTCACATACACATTAGATATTCCATTCCAATAGTGATTCTGGAATTGTACATTTGTTAAAACATAATCGAAAAATGAAACATGGCTAATAATAAACTTACCTTTTGATGTACCAACACCTCCACCATATTCATTCGATGTTCCTATCATCCAATTCCCTGAATAGAATGCTAATGTACCAATTAATATTCCAGTTGAAACTAATATACCGTTTAAGTAAATTGAATTTAATCCACTAATTGAATTGCGTGTGAATCCAATATGATACAATTTATCTGGAATAACATTAACAACTAAATTCAAATCAGTTAATGTATCTTTTCCCGTATCTAAACTAAATGTTAATTGTGTTCCGTCTTGTGATAATGATATTGAAAATGGAAACACAATAAAATCTCGATGACCGATTACACTTCCACCAGATTGTGAGCCAGTTAATGGAATCAACCAAAAACTAATAGAAAACTCTAAAAAGTTTGTTGTGAATGGTAATACAATAGTTGAGTTGGTTCCATCAAATTTAATCCCATTAAAAATTGCTGTGTTATCCATTTTAGTTTCACATACAATTGATGTTGATGTTGCAAAGCTTTTTCCATTAGATTCCATTAGGTTTGGACCAGACACATCTTGTAATGGGTAATACCATAATGGATTATCATTATTAATAATATCAGTATAATTTACTGTCATGCTATTGAAACCTTTTTATTTAAAATAATATTAGGATAATCATCATAGTGGCAAGTTATATAATAATCTCCAGTCCACATACCAGTAAATGTGAATGTTCCATCAAAATTACTATATGTTGATTTGATTAAGTTTCCATCCGTATTTGAATATAACCTAACCAACACATTAGCAACTGACATTCCACTAGATGAATTAACAACACCTGATATGGTTTTATATCCACCAATTCTATTTGGAATAAAATTCCGTTTATAACGGCAAACTCCCTTTGTGATTCTAACTTCATCCATATAGTCTGTTATGTAACCATTAGTAACATCCAAGTAATTGTACCCAATTCGCATATATCCACCAAATGCAAGATTTAACGTTTGTGATACTGTAACTGTGTTAGTTGCTTGTATAACCCCATCAATAAACAACCTTACAAGTTTACCATCTCTAGCTACTGCAACGTGTCTCCATTGATTGTATGAAAAGGTAGTTGGGGTTAGTAAAAATGTATCTCCAAGTGGATTCCACGCAACAACAAATTTACTTGGGTATCTAGTATCATCAAATCTAATAACAAATGAGCCAGATACCCAAGTAGTTCCAGATGTAATATATGATGGGTATGAATTTGGACTATCATTACAATAACACCAAAATTCAATTGTAAAATCGCTTGTACTTAAATCTAATCCACTATTAGCAGTCAATTGTAAATATGAACTACCATTAAAATATCCAGATACTGTTCCATACTTAGACTGGACATTTGATAGTATTGCATTACTAACAGAAATTGAATTAAGGTTTGTATCATCATAAAACACATTCGAGCCATTGTTTCCATCCATTCTAAGGTTTAATACAACATTTGAATTATATAATTCTGGACTAAATTGTAATCTTGATAATGTATCAATTTGTATTGGAGTGAAACTTGAAGTATATCTTGCTATCTTTCTTGTTACCCTCAATTCATCTATATAACCATTAAACCACGCACCTTGTCCTGTTTCACAACCAATGTATGTTTCAGACCCAGTACCACAAGTTCCAGCCCATGTATCAGTGCCAATTAACGTTCCATTAACAAACATATACATCGTATTAGCCTGTCTAGTAACAGCAACGTGATACCAAGTGTTAATTACCATATTGTGTGTTGCACTGAAAATAACAGGGTCATTGGACATCAAAAACAACTTAGTAGTTCCCATAAAGAATGCAAAACCATCACTAGCATTTGGAGAACCTGTTTCACATATAACCATGTGATTAGAATAGTTGCTGGGCCAAGCATCTGAAGTTGGCATTGCAATCAAATTCACATAAGCTTCAATAGTGAAATCATCGGATGATAAATTAAATATATTATTTCCAGCCAGATACAAATAACTTCCATTACCATCAAAGAACCCAGATGTTGTTCCATATTTCTGTTTAGCATTACTGAGTTTGGCATTTCCATTTGTAATAAAAACTTGTTCACAATCATCTACGAATGTTGTGGAATTGTTTGTTCCTTCAAATCGCATATTGAGTGTTATGTTTTCTGTGTATAAATCTGTCATTTGACTCCGTTAAGCTATATCACTACATTGTCAATTATTTATACCACTGAGAATCAATAAGTTAGCACTTACATGGGTGTATTAATTATATAATGGTTGCAAGTGCTAACTCATTGATAGTTGGTTGTGTTATCTATTCGTTGTCAATTATTAAGCGTTAGCACCTTATTGAGTGATTCTAAGTGCTAACTGACTGCTTATTAAGTCTTTATCATAACTCAATCAAATCAATAAGTTAGCACTTGATGGTGTTAGTTAGTTATATAACCGTTCCAAGTGCTAAGTCATTGATTCTTCATAATTGACATGAATATACACTGATAGTTGACATCGGACTGTCAAATGACTATACTTTTATAAATTACAACTAATGGTAAATGTGGAGCATAAAATGGATAATGTATTAAATTTGTTAGTAGTGAAATTAATAGTATCTTTACATATCTTACTGAACCATTACACAAAGAGGCTTGGATGAATTTTTTGTAGATGAGTTAATATCTTACAAAGTTACTTGTTAAGTGACTGTTAGCACTTGCAGATGGTCTTCTAAATGCTAACTAACTTGTTTATTAAACATTTTCACCATAAGCCAGTTAAATCAATGGGTTAGCACTTAGACAGTATTATAATTAACTAACACGTCCAAGTGCTAACTTATTGATTCTTAATAATTGACATGAATACCAACAATCAATGGGTTAGCACTTGCATCGTGTTAGTAATTACCTAATGTGTCTAAGTGCTAACTAACTGTTTATTAAGCATTTTACCATAATTCAATTAAATCAATAAGTTAGCACTTGGACGTGTTAGTTAATTATAATAGTTGTTCCAATTTACTTTTAGCGTAACAAATGTATTGACATTGAATATTAAATTGACTATAATTTGAAAACTAATACTTAAACGGTAGTTAATATAGTGATAACAAAAGAACAATATAGTAACTTGTACCACAAATCAAAATGTCGTGGATTAAAATTTAAACAAATTGTGACTGGTGTGAAAATCAACGGACGACAATTTTATACATTTGATGTTGCGAATGATTATGTGATAGAGTTTCCATTAAAAGTAACACCTTCAAATTATGAAGAACAAATTTATCTAGTAGAGGTGGATAATGAAGATGAATAAACAAATATCAGATTCAGAAATAGCATTCAATCGAATGTCAATATTAAATATGCTTGGATTGATAATGGTGGCATTACAATTACTGAATTATGTTTAATTTCAGGTAAAAGTTGCTATTATATTCCAACCGAGTATTTTAATATGGACACAATTAAGAGAGCAAATGATAATGAAAATTAGACCATTAACAAAACCACAAAAAATGTACTCAACCGTATATAGATTTAATTGTGATAGAACTGCCGTGATTCACGACACATGGCTACCATCATTAAACCAATGGAACTTAGAAGCATTAAAAACATTTAAAGCAATTGAATCCAGAATATACTGGTCAAGGATACGCATTATGAAATGTTTGTTTACTATTGCAGAAATGCAATTATTTAGATTATGTGTTTGTATTTAGGGGATAGTGATGGGTCTTGATATTTATTTAATAGAACCATGTGTACAAGATATGTCTACAGGTTCTATTACACTTAAACGTGGAAACATCCTTAACAGAGTATCTACTTATTTTAAAGGTTACATCGAACACGAACCAATTGAATATATTGATTGGATTAAATTATTCAAACGGCGTGGATTAAATTACAATGATTATGAGTTGTATTCAAGTTGTGGGAGAAAGTATGACTTTATTCCAAAAAACAAGATTGGCAGTGATTTAGAAGATATTGATTTTATCACATTTAACACTAGGATTAATAGTCCGTGTTATACTGAAATAGAACCAGTATTATACTACAAAGAGGTTGGTTATCAGCGTAAGGGAGCTAATGCAAGGTTTTATTCAGAAGGGGTATGGGACACTGGTGGATTTATAGTAACTGGAGACGAAGCAGCATTACATTATCTTAATTACTTCAATCGTTCGTTTCGTACTAATATCTTATCAAAATTCATTCAAGGTGAAAACATGATTTGCTATTGGTGAAACTCTAATGTTTGATTTATTTAACATCCAACTACTTAATAGGAAACAAAAATGACTTTAACTCTTTTGGAAAAAGAAAAAAATATCAAAAATACCTCCAGTGAAGGGTGTGATTGACGTTACCACAAATAACGATGATACAATGACAAGGATAACAACCAAGTTAAATGGTAAATTAATTGGGTTGTTATTAATTGTTCGCAATGCTGGCTTTGAGCATTGGTCAAAGTCAAAGTATAAATTCCATTTAACTGAATATGATGCTATTGTAGACTACAATGAAATGATTGACGCGACATATGTGCTATTAGAAAAACACTTTGACAAGCTTACAAAACGATTTATGAAAGATAAGATAGCACCGATAAGAGGGGTTTAGCTGAATAAAACAATTTGGTTAGATTTAGAAGGAACTATTATCAGTTCTTGGAGTGATTTTCTTAGTTTTAGTCCTAATTCTATTATGAATGAAAAGAAGATAAGAAAGTTCTTAAGAGATAACAATAATATTAAAGAGGTTAATATCTTTTCAGCAGCTATATGGGATGACAACGATAAAAAAGTATTTAATGAAGATATTAAACCTACATTAGAAAATGTATTAAATGTTAAGATTATTGAATTTCCTTCTTTAGAAGATTTAATGAAGAAAGAATATACTAACAGAAGAATAAAATGGTTTAATACTAGCGATTTCGTAGAAACTAATTGTAAGTTTATTAGTTTCTTAAATTTTCTTAGATTTGATAAAAATAGTAACTATCATATACTAATAGATGATTGTGTACAAAATATTAGAATTGAAGTAGAAAACATTTAGTAATTGAAACTATTAATATCGAAAGTTTATGATGTTGGTAATTAGGTGGACTCAACGATTCCGTATATGAAAAGTAAAACACTAACAACAAAATGGGAAACATATAAATTGTACTTTACATTAAAGGATAGACCAGTTGGAAACATTTTTAGATATGGTTTAATTAAATTGCGTGTTGTTCAAAGAAGCTATACTTGTCAAGGGTGCTTCTTTGAACAAGATGATTGTGGAAATAAATTACTCAACTACATAACTGGAAATTGTATAGCATCGGATAGAATTGATGGAATTAACACTAAATTTGAGGTTGAGCAGGTATGATACCACAGATACATTTTTATAATGAAGCCATTGAAATATTCACACGCAATGGTTTATTTGATACGGAACTTAAAACATTGTGCGAATTAGCATTAAGTTTAGCTAATTCGAAATCACTTAATGTTTGTGAAATACTACTAGATTGCGTATTAGTAACAATATTCGTAGACAAGCCAATATGTGATATATTCGATTTGAATTTTGAATTGGCTGGAATATTAGTTGAATCGTTATCAGATGTTAGAAGTGATATATTGATGATTGAATATAGTTCAATTAATTGTTTATAGGAGATTAAAATGAGTTTACCAACATACGCATTATTTTTTGATGCAAATGGGGATGTTGTTGCAAAACAGTTTGTTAATGTTGGATGGTGGGTTGATGCCGATAACTTTGCTGACGCTATTATGTCACTTCCAAATATTAAAAATGCAACTACAGTTGAGTTATATGGAGTTTCAATTCCAACAAGTTTATTCTATTCAAACGATAGTTTAGATGGTTGGACCAAAAGTAGAAAACGAATTGCTGACAATATCCAAAGCTACTTGGATGAGTTTAATAGGGTTAATGTAGATATTAAAGACGCTATTAAAACACATTATTTGAAAGTTAATAACGGAGATTAAAGTGGCAGAATATTTAGGTGGTACTATTATCACAGATTTAACTAACACTCCATTTGAAAATTATAGTCAAATTGATTGGGCAATGTATTTCATCACACTATATGGACAATTAGATGATGTAAGATATAAGGCAACTGTAATTGACAATGTTGCTAGGGTATTAAAGGGTTCAAAAGTAGTATTAAGCTTACACACTTGGGATAACGGTGAGAGTGAATATAGAGTAGAATTAATTCCAAGTTCTGAGTATAAAGATTGGGTAAACAGTATGATTCATGTGGAAGACGATGTATATCCATACAATTCTGGGTACAATAAACTAAAATGATATATTTAGGAAGTAAACGGCGAATAGCAAAATACATAATTCCAATAATTCTTAAAGATAGATGCTTAGACCAATGGTACGTTGAACCATTTTGTGGAGGTTGTAACCTTATTAGTCTTGTTCCAACTGGAATTGGTAAAATTGCTAATGATATTAATGTCCCATTAATAAGTTTATTGACTGCAATTAAAGATGGTTGGGTTCCACCTGATTTTGTCAGTGAGGATGAATATCAGGCTGCAAAAACCCTAGATGATGATAATCCGTTAAAAGGTTTTATTGGATTTGGGTGTAGTTTTGCTAGTAAGTGGTTTGGTGGATATGCTAGAAATGTTAAGATTGGGACACCTAATGCAGAACGAGTTAGAAACTATGGTTATGGTTCAAAACTGGCACTACTTAAACAAGCTCCATTATTATCTGGAATAACATTCACGTCTGGTAATTATTATGATGTTGATATACCACCTAGAAGTGTTGTATATTGTGACCCTCCATATTTAAATACAACAGGATATAAGGTCAAATTTAACCATCCAGAGTTTTATGATTGGTGTGAGTTACAACACAATAATGGACACAAAGTTTTTATTAGCGAATATGATATGCCATCTGATAGATTTACTAAATTGTGGGAAAGACAAATAGTAACTAATGTGACATCACGCAATGCCGTCAAAAGACCAACTGAATGTTTGTTTAGTGTTAAGGGATAAATTATGAAAAAATACAATAAAAGAACTTGGTTAAATTCCATAAAAAGTGCATCAACTGGTTCAGTGGTATGTTATTATGGAACACATCCATGGAATAGAAAGTTAATTGATATGTTTTTGGAAATTGGTTCGTGTCACGAAATTATAAGATTACACAAAACAAAGAACGAATCACTTGTAGATTTTATATTTAAGTTAAAAAAACTTAGAAAATCAATTGATAAGTTTATTGCCTTTTTAGAAAAACTTGATTGAACGACTTAAACGGAGTGAATATGTTTGAAAAATTAAAGAAAGACGTTAAAAAGATTGACGATGATATGTATGCAATTTTAGTTAATATTGTTGGACATAAGAATGACCACACAAAATGTAAACCAATGTGGTTACAATTTAATAGGTTATACACAAGTAGAGTGGAAACATTGCGATTAATGAAGATTGCGTATTCAATGTTACATTCAGCGGAATGTGTTAAGTATATTCCAACTAAGGTAGTAATTCAGTATTGTAAAGCAAAAGATATTACTATTCCAGATATTGTGGAATCCCAATATACAACATTCAAAGATATTGTAAAACGTTCTAAGGAAACAATTAGATGAAACTTAAATTAAATGATACTGTAAAAAACATAGCAATTGCATTACAAGAACATCAAATATTTCTGACTGGTAGTTTTGCCTTGTTATATCAAGGATTAAACTTAAATAGAAAAGCCCACGATGTTGACTTTGTTTTTAATGGTGAAATCAATGACATTCACGATATAGTCAAAAACATATTTAAAACTGTTTGTGGTGTTAAAAATAAACATTTCGTGTACGAAACTGAGGAGTATGCTACTTCAGAATACTTAACTGGATGTATGATTAATGGTGTATTATTTGAAATTAGATTTGGAAGTGACATCTCCACTAAAGAAGTTGATGGAATTATCATGCAAGATTATAGGCAAATCTTAGCCAAAAAGCTTGATTATGCTATGAGTGGTTCGCTAACTCGCGACAAACACATTAAAGATTTGGAATTGTTTGGGATTGGAGTTAATCAATATAAATCAAAATATAACGAATATGTTGTTGCAAGAAATAACTTCGAAGCAGAAAAAAGAAGAATGTCACACTTGGTTAATAGTTATGCCTATAATCAGCACAACTTTAAAGTCGAGTGTAAACGAAGTGGACAAGTTGGTAAATATAAGGATTGCGTTTATGAGTATCACATTACTTCACCACTTACTGTTGAAGAATTTGAAGAACTTGCCAGAAAAACGTATTCCAAAATTAAAAGGTGTTGTGTTTCAAGATACCGATTTTTCTGGCACATCACATGGTAAACATGGATTAAGTCCATATTACTCAATTACCCATAGGGATGGTATATTTGTACTCCAAATATGTGAACCTTACACCGATTAATAAAAATAGGAGATTGTAGTGATTTTGAAAACAGTTAATAAAATAGGCGATAGCTTGGCTATAGTTTACATTGCTGTAATTGTTATAAGTGCGTTAGTATTATTACACCATATTGTGATATAGGAGTTGTATGTGAAAGTAAGTACAATATTTAACATTCGCAATGTTGAGCTAAAACGGACTGTAGAAACCAGTTTGATTTATGCGATGACTGAAATGGGAGAGTTATCGGACGAGATTCTTAAGGGAATAGGGCATTCGATAAAACCAGAAACTGAGGACGGTGTTATCGGTGAATGTGTTGATGTTATAGTATGTTTATTAGACATTATTCAGTTGTCATATCCAGAGGTATCAGCAACCCAACTTGCTATGGAAATCAACAAAACGATTGACAAAAAAGTTGATAAATGGAGTAATAAAAAATATAGTTGACTTTGTTTTTAATGTGTTTATAATACGCAGCATAAATTCTTAAACACACTTGTGAGCATATATCATGGCAACTAAAAATATTCCAGTGCAAGTAATTTCACAGCAAGAATTGATTGATATGTTACAATTAATTACACGGTCTACGGTGGTGAGTTTAACTTATGTTGTAGACGACACAAGAAGTAAAACAACTCATGGAAAGGCAGCAGTTCAAAAGAAAGTTCACATTAGTCATTTATATTTAAACCATGACTATGAGCAAAAAGTTCAAAATTTAACTGGAGACATAACGTTCCAAGCACAAGGATTGAAAGGTAAAACTAGGGTGTGTGGAACGTTATTACAATCAGATAAAACGCTTGAGTATTTGATTGATGGTAAAGTTTTGTACACACAAGCATCAACTTTGTTAGCATATTATCACGATGGAGTTGAAATCACTGAAGAAGATGCAATAAACCTAGATTTGTGGAGACCATCGTATTACAATCCAACATCACTTCCAACAGCTGGACGGGGTTTAGTAAGTGAAGATAAAGACTTTTTCATCGTAAACACAGCAATATCTAAAATCTGTGAATTAAAATATGGTGGAATACTATACAAAATCCAATTAAAGGTGGAGTAAATTAAATGTTAAAAATTAGAGTTATATTAACAATCGTACTATTAACCGTAACAGTGTCTTGTACGAGTTCAGTTGAGGCAACCAAAGCATTAACATCAGCTGGATATAAGAATATCAAAATTGATGGGTATAACTGGTTTGGTTGTGGCAGAGATGATGGTTGGCACACGGGATTCACGGCTACAGGGTTAGATGGTTTTCCAGTTAGTGGCACAGTATGCTCAGGTATATTCAAGGGCGCAACCATTAGAATTGATTGAGGAAAGGTTATGGGAACAAGAGGACTGATTGTCGTTAAACACAAAGGTGTGACTCCAGTTGCGCAATATTGTCAATATGATATGTACCCAAGCTACCATGGAGTCAAGATTTTAAACTTTTTGAAAAGGCTTAATCAGCATGGTATCGTTGGAAAATTCAAAACACATCTAAATTTAATTGTAGATGTTACAGGTGTGATTGAATCAATGCAACGGAATTGCCACCCCTTTGAAATAGAATGGTATTATAAACAACGTCCACAACTGGCTAGAAACTATAGCTCAAAGGTTTTAGATTACATTTTAAACAATAGTGAACGTGAAATTGAATTGGTAAACAATATCGAGTTTGCAAGTGATACATTAGAATGTGAATGGTGTTATGTTATAGATTTTGATAAAAACACCTTTGTAATATCCAATTGTTTTGGTCGTGTAAAGACATATCCATTATACGGATTACCAAAAACAAAACGATTCTGTGAGGAATTAGACTATTAAAATCGCACATCAAAAGACCAAACATTTGGGTCCAGGTGGAATTAAATGTTCGTGTTGCCTTTTTATTTGGAAAAACCAGACAACACGAACATTTTTAAATAGAGTGTTGCGACATCGCAATAAAGTCAACATAAAACAAGATTATGTATGTGATGAATAACAAAAATGAATTGGATGATAACTGGAATAGTTAATGGATTGTGAAATAATTGTTCCAGTAAAACAGGTCAAACTAAAATTACTAAAGAACATATTGTATTATTACAGGCTGTACTGTATATCGTGTCTTTTGTGAATATAACTGCATTAGTAACTTCAATGGTACCATGAAACTTTGATTCTGTAGTTGACATTGAGTGTCGACAAATATTATAATGTGTTTTTAGTCAATAAACATTCTAGTGGAGTGAATTAGTATGAAATACAAAACAACACAAGTTAAATCAGCACGAATTAATATGTTTGATTTATCAGCTTGGTTAAAAATTAGAAATAAACCAAAATATCAACGTTGTTCCAATTGTGGAGTTGAATATTCAACACTCAATGACACTGGAATTGGAATAATTCATTTAACAGACGAATACGATAATAACATCCATGTGTGTAATTCTTGCGTAGAACATTTCATACAAAACGGTTCAATAGACCTTTTAAAGGTTGAAGTCGAACAATACGCTAGGAAACAAGTAATCATCGCAATATTGACATCTGAGTTTAATATTCGAGAACGTGATATAAAACCCGATTATTCTCTTGATTGGTTTGAGTCATACTTAAAAAAATTACAAGATGAACGAGACTGTCAAGATACACGTTCCATCGAGATGTTTACAAAGTTACCAGTTAAAGCTCAAGAAGCTTTGAAATACATTTGTGAAGTAACTAAAACAACATTAACTGATATGTTTTTTAGTAACTTGTGTATTGAAATATTCTCTAATTATTCCACAGTTTATTCATCACGCAACCATCGCTGGTATAACGACATATCAGTTAGTGGTAAAATTGGTGAACGAAACTTCAAATGGGATTTTGCAGAAACCCTAGGTGATTCGTGTTTACATGATATGGATTGGGAATTTGATTTTGAATCACTTATGGAAGTGGAATCATGGGAAACGATTTCGGATTCCACTATGTTGGAATGGTTGAATGACAATAGCGAAAATGCTTTCAACTTAACGTTACCACATGGAATCCCATTCGCTCAATATATCAAACAGAAAATGGTAAATTTAAGTATTCAAACTCCATCAATCTGATGCTGTTTATAAAAATCACATAACAATTTTAATTCATTTAAGGTTGCATCTGATTTAAGTCTATTAGCTCTATAGCTAATAGCAATGATATTATCTGGAACATATCCTTTAGTATTATCAATCCTATCAAATGAAATCGAATTATCATTGACTTGTCCCGTGTTGAAAAATACAGGCATACCTAAAATGGGACAAGTCAACGGTATTGATATTTCATTCAAATCATCCATTGTCAATTCAAATGGAATACCACGTTTTTTTGCACTTGCTCTTAGTCCGTTCAAAACCTGCTTTAAATCTTTTTTTGTAATGTGTATCGACATTTTTAAATTACCTATTGACTTTGTTTATAAAGGTGTTTTATACTATGCAACATATTAAATAACTTGGAATATACCATGACAACTAATGCAGCAGACCAAATGTATAACACGTTACAACGTAGTGTCGTTATCATCAATTGACCCTAAAGTTATACATCGTGTTAAATCGAAAATAAAACAATCCATGATTGAGGTGGAATTACTAAAACGTGGTATTGTTAGACCAGAGCCTACATTTGATGAAGATGATTATGCCTTTGATTCATATTGTAACGAAGTTGACCGAATTTATGATTCTATCACAGTTCCTGACGATTGTATATTCGTTTGTTTATGTACACATAAAGGCGAGGGAATGGGTTTTGCAGTATATGAAGATGTGAAACACTTACACGTTTTTGTTGATAAATCACCACAGTCATTTGATTTATATGACTACTTGTAGGAACTGAAAATACTATGTTAAAAAATAATTAGTTGATTTACTACAACATCATGCTAAAAATCAATAACAGCAACCAGCGCATTTCCATTCACATTGAAACGACTTGTGGAGGTTGGTTGTTAGTAAAACACATATATTTGATTGACACTGGGCTGTCATATTTGTTATAATGTGTTTTTAATCAATATACATTCAAGTTGGGGAATTATATGTTTAGTAAAAGTATTAGAGAAATTTTATCAATGCCAATATCTAGTGTTATTGGAGTTATTCCAGATTGTGGACTATGGTGTGACTGGTTTTGTTCCGATAAAGCACTGGCAAACCGTGGAAAAACATTAATTAGTAAATTAAATCAAATTAAAGGTTCCAAACGATTTGATATTGATACCTGTTGTGTTTTATTCAAAAATAATTGTCGTGCGTGGGATGGTAAACTATACGATGATTTTAGAATCAGTGAAATAGAAACTGACGATGTTATTTTCACTGTAGTTCCAAAAAATTGTAATGGTATTAGTGAAATATACGGACGTGAAAATAATCAATGCGTCTTATTATTCAGTGGTACATGGAAAGATGCTGTTAAATGGTTTATGATAGAGAATTAACCTCCAATTAAAACATTAGTTGAACCAGTCATAATAATAGAGCCACAAGACACTTGGTCACCAACTCTTGACTGGTTCTTACCTTCAATTATAACGGTACTACTCCCCATACCAGCAATTCCAGGATGACAACCTCCAGTTGGAGCGCAATGTAACATCCACATATCCCCAGTTCTACAGGCAGGTCTACCATTAATTAGAACTGTAGAACTTCCACTCATACAATTATGTGGAGGGAACATTTGATGTCCAGTTGCCATGTCCATTAATCGTGCAGCAGGTGTACCCATAATGTTTCCAATTGATTAAAAATAGTATTTATAAACAACATAGGATTAAAAATGGGTTACAATATAGAATTTAAAGGTGCGTTCCAATTCAATAAGGAATTAGATTCCAACGATATGAGATACCTAGAAGAACTGTTGGAAAAAAGTGATTATAGGAAATTCAACGAAACATTAAACCAAGATTATGTGAGCAAGAACCTAACATTTCTAAACTTAGAACTTACTGTGGATAGAAATGGAGTTCAATGGGATAGTAGTGAAAAATCACATTCTATGGATTCAGCACTAAACCTTATTACAATATTAATGCAACGCAGGAAGCCTGGATTTAAACTAATCGGTGAAATGTTTGCTCAAGGTGATGAATTGGGAGACGTTTTTAAGATTATTATCAATAAGGATGGTTATGCTGAAGTTGTTGAGTTGGCTGTGTTTCACCCACACCACGAGTGTACATGGAATTTAACACCATTTGCTGAAGAGGTTTATGGAGTTGAATCCAGTTGTGGTGAAGCCATAGAGTTAGATTATATGCTAATACTGGAATTTACATATTGCCCATTCTGTGCCGATAAAATCAATAAAATCTACAGTACATTATGAACAATATCGTTCAACTATGGCAATTGTGGAGTGATTCCACCACATATCCAGCACACAGGAGGTATAACTGAAACACTGTATAAAACTTGTAAATATTGGACACAAAAAATACTATCCACAGGTGAATGTGTTGGACTATTAATTGCTAATATTGATATATAGACCTTCAAACTGGTTTGGATGGTGGATATATAAAAACTATCGAACAGAATCCATATTTGGGTGTACTAATCACGAACCAGTACAAAACTTAGTATGAACCTGTCCGTGTATAAATGATTTAAGTCCAACTTCAATATTAGTTGTTGTGATAATTAGTTGTGTTTCTGGAATTAAAATTGGAACACAACTAACGCACAACGTATTAGGCATATCAACTGGAATCACTGGAACATTAATTACAGGACACAAGTTATCCAATTGTAAGTTCAAACTCATTTAAGTTATCTCCATTAAACGTTATAAATTCAAATGGTAACGATTGGTTTATTGTGTTTATATCACGCAACATTTCATAATCAACATCGTCAACATTTCTTCCATTTACCAATTTATTAATCCTCAATGAAATGGTATTGTTATTCTTTGCAATTAATATACTACCATCTACATATTTACGTTCTGATACATCTCCAACAATTAAGCCATTTTTAATTAATAGTATTCTAAAAACTTTATTATTCATCAATGATTTTAATAGTGCTAATTCGTCAGGACTTAAATTGTTTCTATTATTATAATGCAATTGCCACCAATTGATTAAATCGTCTGGTTGTATTTCACACAATGTAATTGGAAGTTCCACAGTTTGTACTTCGGTGAATACATCCTCTATACAATGAACACATAACGCAGCTTGGATTGGCTTTTGTATTTGAGTAGATTCAATCCCTGGATTACACAAATCAAAATTGTATTCCATTTTTTGTGGTTGTACTAATTGTTGAGTAGTTTTCACAGTTACTATTGATGGAAGTTGATTCAATAAGTTATTTTTTTCAATGTCCCAGTTGTTATAAACTCGAATACAAAACCACCTATCATCTTTTATATGTGGATGTGAAGAAACCCACATAACAACTTTAAATCTATATTGTCTGCCCCATGGAAACCACTCACCAGTTGGTAATTGACCGAACCAATTAGCACTTGGTCCAAGGTCTGTATTTTCAGATAAACAATCAAGATTTGGTAAAATGCCTGATATTTTTCCAGTTAAAGATAGTGTTAATCCTGTAGGTAATGAACCATTAATTATTTCATAAAAAACTGGAGCATTACATGGATTCTCCTTTAGTATTTGTGTTGATGTGTTTGAACCATTGTAAAATTTAAAATCTAACCTAATAGCTTGTGTAAATGAGGTAAATATTCCAGTTATGGTTGTATTAAATGTTGAATACTTATTTGATATACAAATGAAGTATGTGCCAATATCCATGTCTTTTTGGAGTTCTTGATTCAATACCGTTAATAATGCGTTTCCAACTTCGGTTACTTTGTTTAATATTTCATCATATTTGTATATTGTCATGGTCATTTCAACTGACCCAATACTTCCAATAGGGCTTAAGTTAAATATGAACCTAATAATTTCACGTTTTATTAATTGAATATACAATAACTTTTTACCTAGTGGTGCAATTTGAAATGTTGTTGGTATTGATGGAATAATATTTGTGATAGTTCCGATTTGATTATTTGTAACAATTGTATTAATTGATTGTAAACACGTTGCCATATTAAAAAACACACCTTGGTTTCAATTTTAATTGATGTTCAAATGGATATAATTCCAATGCTACAGACACATATTGGTCTGGAATTATATTACCTAATTCATCCACAAATTGATATTCATTTACTAAACATCCAGTGTCAATAAATTCTATTGATATTTTAGATGTTGTTAATGTGAAACTATTACATTCACCTGAATAACCTAATAAATGTGGCTCTGGAAATGACATTGTAATGACCGAACCATGTTCAAACGTAATCGCTGGCTCAAATGTCGACATTCTAACAAACTCAGTTATTCGTAGTATTGTTTCTCCACTATAAGCAATAAAGTCCCATGGAATATTCCTATATGTAGTAAATTCAACCTCTAACCTATTCGATACTACAAACTGACTTTCAATTTGGAATATAGCCATTGGTGTCAGTTTACATATTAATGTTTCACCCATATATCCCATATCTGAATTACATTCTTCTGATATTACCTCTGTCAATTCAGTAACTACACTTCCACCACTTGGAATGAAATATCCATTACATAATCTATTCCTAACAATAGCTTCAAATGAATTAATATTCACATTGTTTCCATCACTAAATTCAATATTAAAGTATTTTGTTTTGTCTATATACGATAAATTGGAACCATTATACATCTGTAGCTGAATTGTTGGACTAACACTTAATGCAACCAAATATTTTACAATGTTTCCATAAAACACTTCATCTGGATATTCAGCATTATCTAATTCAATTATGTAAGAGTTTTGTCCATTAAGTGGACGCTTATTACAACAACTATCAGTAATTAAATCAAAATATACTGCACTGTCAATATCTAATGTGGTTAATACCTCATTTTTAAATGTTACTGATATAGTTTGATGTATCATTGTTCGTAGTGGAATTCCCGTAAACTCTCCACCATAACCATTAAACGTACCTATCCCCTCACTAGGGTTGATTTGTACACTTAACGTACACATTGAACCAGTTGCAATACTACAGTCCAGTGTCGCAGATGTTATAAAGCTAGACAACGTGAAAATGTCACCACACCTAAACCTCCACAATTGTTCATTATCCAATGCTACTATTTGTAATACTTCACCTAAATAATTATAATTGAGTTTGATTTCAGGTTGTATTATTGTAGATACTTGTCCACAATGAGCAGAAAATGATAAATGATTAGACTCGTGTGTATTTAAAGTTAAATTGAATGTTGAACCATTATATTGAAACCCACCTAACTTAGAGATGGAATATATGGAACAATTCACTAATCCACCATAGTAATTAGTAAAATTAAATGTTGGTGGTCCACTTGCTATTAAATCAATTGTTAATGTATCACCACAATTAATTCCATTTAAGCCTAAAATATATGTTGTTGATAATCCAATTGTAACAATATTATCAGATGATGCTATTGGGTACAACCTTGAATATGTGATTAATTTGTCTACATAAACAAGTTCTGAACACCATATTGGAAATTCAATTCCAGTATTAATTATAGTAGTCAATGTATCGACATAATTAATTGACCCACCATAATAACTACTTTGGAATAGCCTATTACACATTAACTGAACACTACCATTAGCACCATCGTTAATTGGTGAAATTTGTGTTGGAATAGATTTGTTTTCTGTTAAAGTGAAGTATTCGATAGAGCCACAATGGAAATTAAAACCAATCAATAATGATGTAACCATAGTAACATTAATTGTACTTCCAGTATAAATGTCACTTAAATTAAGCTGTATTGATTTAGCGTCTTTAATAGTGACATCAATATTACTTCCATTGTAAATGTTATCGAGTGTTATTACTGGAACAATCTGTAATCCACAATGTAAAACATCACCACTAAACATATTAGATTGTATTTGGAATTGTAAATTTTCAGTTAATTCAATAAAACAATTATCTCCATACACATAATTAAACTCTAACAATTTAAAAGTAATTAAGTCTACACTAATGCTTTCTCCAGAATATGATTGTAATATTCCGAAGTTTATTCCCAAATATGTATTTAATATTGTTGATATGCTACTGGAATCATATAAACCAAAACCGAGTAACTTATATGTGTTAATTGTAACAGTTGACACGCTACCAGAATACATATTAACATATCCAACATCATAGCTTAAATATGTGTTAAATGATGTTGTTGAATGTGTACCATCAAATTGAGCCACATCAACCAATTTACTTGTCTGTATTGTATTGTGTAGGTTTGAACCTGAATGTCCATCGGCTGATATGTATGAAACTGGAGTTGTGTTTAATACAACGCTAGCCACTAAACCATCAAACATTACTGGAATAATAATTATCCCATGTTCATATAAATTGAATGGTAATAATGTTGTTCCACAATAATTCAACACCATAGTAACATCACTAGAATACCAATTGATATTAGTTCCATTAATATCACCAACTAATTTACTAGGTGTGTTTGTTAATATTGGAGTTAAATTACCTCTAATATCATTTATCGTTAATATTAAATTAGGATAAACAACTAATGGGTTATTCAATATGATTGAAAATTCTTTATTTAACTTTCTAGCATTAATGATGAAACTAGAATCGTTGCTTGGAGGGTCGATTAAGTTATTGAATCTCGAATCTTTTTTATTTGAGGTTATTATTATCATATTAAGATTGGTAAGTCTTCATATTCACTTGGGGTTATTGGTCCATAAGCTCTATACCGAACACTTCTATCATTCTTATCGAATACCATCAAATCAATCTTTCTATTGTTGGACAAAACAATTGTATATTCACCATTGTTAATGTCACTTTCTTGTTCTTGTATTAGGTGTCCAGTTCCGTGGTCGTATGCTCTAATAGTTGCTTTTGTTGGAACACCTCGCAATGTAACAATTCCCTTTATTTTAAATGTTATCGAATATGAATGCCTACATTGAATTTGTTGTTGTTGTAATGCAAATCCATAATAGGCAAGTTTACATATTTGTCCATTCATACTAAAGTGTCCAGGTTTTATTCCCATCATATATATGCTTCCAGTTGATTGTACTGAAACATTAGGCATTTGTACTGAATTGTGTAATATTCCATCTAACCATAATTCCATATACAATCCACTTCTTCTTAATAGCACTATATGATGCCAATTACCATCATTGAAGTAATATGGATTAAACAATTCATCATATTCTAATGAACAAATGTAATATTCATCGTTAATATTCCATTGGATTGCACCATTATTAATTGCATTGTCTCTCCAATTCAATGTTACCAATATTCCTGAATATGGGTATTCCTCACCTTGTTGTGATAGTAATATCCCACGTTGTGCGTGGCTTGAATTAAACCAAAACTCCACTGTATATTCATTTGTGATTGGAAATACTGGAGAATAAGTATTATTGGTTTTGATAAATGCACTAGCTCCGTTTGTGAATGTAGGTGCTACTGCTAATGGAATAGTTCTTGGTCCAGGGTTCCCTCTTGATAGTGTTGATATATTACCAATATAATTAGCAACAACATTACTGTGTTGATTCTTATACGATGGTTCTCTTATAGTCCAATCGGTAAGGCTATCGTCTTCATCCATTGGATAAAAATATTCAGCCCCATCATTAACTATCATTTTATCATATTCCCTAAGCTTCTTATAATGATTTGCTACATTATCAACACTTAAAGCATAATCATATATCGCTATTTGGTCGAGTTTTAGTGATGATGTATTCCTATCTGAATGATATAGACTTGAATTGTTTGATATACCAGCAATTTCCCAATCTTGTGCCACATTTGTGTTAGGGTAAACATCATAATATGTTCGTTTAAATTGATATACAATTCTTGATTCAATATAAACAGTTTCGGTTGCCTCATATACATTAGAAGAAGTTTCAATAACGTTCCACGATAAAGCAAAGTGAGTATCCTTTCCAATATGTTTACTAATGTCTAAATTAATTGTTACGTTACTTGGAAACTTAATAACTAAATAATTCCCATAATAAAACAACGAATGTATATCAATTACATTTGTTTTGTAAAATATTGGACGTGATATTGGTATTTGATAATAATTATTATACTTTCCATAGTACCAATTTGCATAATCATTTTCAGTTGTTTTATTGAACATAAACTCAATACTGAATGAACCATTATTTGGAAATGAATATTGAATACTATGAGGTATTGTTAAATATGCTTTTGCCCAACCATCGTCTGGATGTGTTGGTTGTCTTCCATAAAATCCAAATGAACACGCTGCTTGGTCTGATGTTTCAAGTTGAACTAAACTAGAAATACCCATACGATAACCATGTGGTCCCTGTAAACTTTGAACTTGTAATATTGCTGGATTTTGATTTTCAATTTCATCCATTATATACATCGGTTCACCACTTGCTGGCATTAAAACCCTAACACCAGTATCAAACAAATCACCATCAAACGTCCAAAAACTTACTGGTGCATCATATTGAACTTGGCTTTTATATCCTGACATATTAGTTTCTCTTGTTAATTTTTATAATATTTATAGCGTTAGCACTTGCAGCCATTAGGTAATTAATAACACTGTTCCAAGTGCTATCTTGTTGATAATTATATGTAAAAATATGCACTATACAAATCAATGCGTTAGCACTTTAAGCAGTTAGGTAATTAGTAACCAGTTGTAAGTGCTAACTCATTGATAGTTGGTTGAGTGTATTCATGTCAATTATTAACACAAACTGGGAAGTGCTAACTTGATGGACACAAATTGTTCCACATATCATCATTGATTCTTATGCCACATAAGTTTGTGCTTAGTTATCAATAAGATAGCACTTGCAGCAGTTAGTTAATTATAAGATGGTTACAAGTGCTAACCTATTGATAATATTAGTATATAATTCTCAATTAAATCAATAGGTTAGCAATCGGAACGAATTATTAAATTCCTAACGCATTGACGTTAATCTGTAGGTTGTATTATAATGCGTCTTCATTAACTAACAGGGGTTTCTAACATGAAAACAAAACAAGTTGGAACAACAATATTGCATCAAATACCACTTGCACCCAATTATTATGCAGACTGTAAATTTTCTAGGGTTTTTAATTTCACCAAACTTGGAACATTTGAAGTTTACTGCGATTCGTACTACATTGATAATGATGGTAGTTTAACTCCAGTTACAGTTGACCTTGGAATGTTACACGATGACGATTCAACCCGTTACGTTATATCTACAGACTATAATCAAGAAACTGAAGATTATGGTTACGATTTGGGAATAAACAGAGCTGTTTCATGGGGCGAAATTATTAATGCAATCGGTTTATGCTCCAAATGCTAACCCTTTGATTTTCAACTAAACAATCAATAGCACCAACTATCAATGACTTAGCACTTAGAGGTGTTAGTTAATTATATAATAGCTGCAAATGCTATGTCATTGATTCTGTTAGCCAATTAGTTAGGTGTTAAATATCAATGACATAGCATTTGTATGTGTTGGTTAATTAGTAACCTGTTCCAAGTGCTAACTCATTGATTCTTGGTTATCAATATATCGTGTCCATGTGTCATCATTGTCAATTACTACAAATCAATGAGTTAGCACTTGCAACCATTAACTAACTAATACCAAACTGTAAGTGCTAACTTATTGATTTAATTGATAATAATATACACTAACAATATCAATAGGTTAGCATTTGGAACAGGTTACTAATTACCCAACACCTATAAGTGCTAACTTATTGATTTAATTGATAATAATATACACTAACAATATCAATAGGTTAGCATTTGGAACAGGTTACTAATTACCCAACACCTATAAGTGCTAACTCATTGAAATTATTAGTTGACATTGGAATATATAACGCATTATAATATCCAACATAGACAATCAGAGGTAATAATAATGAACAAAATTAAACCGTTATTGGGAAAGTATGCTAATGATATTTTAAGTGGAATTAAATCATTTAAATTGATTGATGATAGATTTGAAAGAGTGTTGGAGTACACATTTGACACTGTACGGAATGAATTTAAAGTTATCCAAGTTGGTGAAGGTGCTAGGAGTTTTGGGTTCCATCTATTATCAAATGTAATTAGTCTGTTAGAAGAAACCGACAGAGACCATTTAATTGGAATTGAAGGTGAATATGTACCTAGCGTTGAGGATTTAGCACCAGTAGTTCCAGATGATGATTTTAAACAGTTAGATATGGAAGCTGAGTGTGTTAATACTCCAGCATTATTAGACCTTGCAGATGTGATTTGTGATTTACACCACACAACTGGAAACCGTGTTAGTGTTACACCAGTCCAACTTCCAAATAACAAGTTCATTGCTGTAACGTATAATATTCGTGGAGGTAAACTATTTGATATGGAATTTAATACTTCAATTGGTGCGTATCAATATGCTTTATTAAGAGTAAGATATGCACATTTTATCGAAAACACCTCATCATTAACAAAACACAAATCATTAAAATGTGAATTGTTCGAGTTGAATAACTTAACACATTTTAATTCAGGTGATAGGTTTTATATTGATAGGTTGAGTTACCATGTAGCAAAAACAACACCGAAAACTGTTTCCACAGTAGAAGGTAACGCTATTAAATTATCAACACTAATAAAATCAAATGTTGTTATAATTAAAAATCCACTACATTTTTTGGTTTATCCACAATCTCACTTGGATTCATGTCTTACTAAATTCGCTAATACAATACTAAGACTAGAACAAGAATTGGTTGACTATTCTAACTGGTTAATAGCTAGGAGTTAATATGCACTATTGTATTCAAGAAAATGTGTTCCGAGAAAGGAACTATGATAATTTAATTACTCAATTAATCAGATTGGGGCTACCATACACAATCGTTAAGTTTGATTCAAATGGGAATTTAATAAACCCTGAAATAGAAACTAATAATGTGTTTGCTTTTGGCTCAAGTAAATTGGCTCGATTAGCAACTAAATTAGATTGGAATCCAGGTTCATTTTTCGGTGGCAACCATGATTATGAAGTTTATGGTCCAGTATATGGAAACTTAATGCTCAATCATGGTTGTTTGATTCAGAATGTATTGGATCCAATTAAGTGGTATTCAGGTGAATCTAAATTCATTCGACCAACTAAAGATAGTAAGGTTTTTAATGGAGGTATATATTCAAAAATCAAATGGGATGATTTAATATCAAGATTATCGACACTTAATCACGACATAAACATCCAAATAAACAAAGTAAAACCAATATACAAAGAAGTTAGGATATGGGTGGTTAATGGTAAAATCGTAACATCATCACATTATAAAATTGGTAATAATGTAATGTGGATTGGTGATGTCGACTCAAGTGCCATTGATTTTGCAAATTCGGTGTTAAGGGTTTGGAGTGATTTAGCTCCAGCATTTGTTATTGATTTAGCATTGACTCCATACAATTGGAAAATAGTTGAAATTAATTGTATAAATTGTTCAGCTTTTTATGCTAGCGATTTACAACTAATAATTGGTAAATTAGAAGAAAGGTATTCATTATGAAAACAATCATCCATGTCAACCAGCACGTTATAAAAGCTAATCAAAAAACTGGAAGTAATGAACCAGTATTGACCATAAAAACTTACAAATCAAATACTTACGCACATACTGCTAATATTCTTGATTCAAGTGGAAACGTTGTTGCTAAGGTGGTTTATAGTCCCGATAACCCACTTCCATGTGGTGCAAAGGTTTGGATTGAAACCGAAAATGTTGTTGAGCTTGCTTGACATTATACTACCATAATAGTTATAATGTGTTTTTTCATTAATCCATAACAATTATGGATTAAATGTTATATAATTTTAGATAAGGAGTTTATTGTGAACATTGGTTATTTGCGCGAGTATAAAACACGGAATCGGGTTACAAAAGTTCTTTGCACTCATTTAATGTGGTGTACAGGTTTGTTAAACCCAAGTGATGAACGAATCCACCAATACCTAATTTCAATTGATTATAATTTTGATAGGGTTCGTCTTGATATAGTAGAATCTTTCCCATTCCAATGTTCGGATTCTGATTGGAACTTGGCTGTTACTGAAGTCGTTGAAGTTTTAAGTTCAAACGGATTTAATGGTAAGTAATCATGGTAGATTTTATTAAAGCATTTAAACAAGGGCAAGCTGCGTCTGAACGAGTCAAAAATAATAATCAAGAGATAGATTCTGTTTTTAAAAGATTAAATGAAGAACTTGCTACAGTTACTGGAGGTGAGGTTAAGCTCAATATCCAATTTATTCCAAATAAAGCTTTCCAAGGTTACAATGGTGTACCAGATATGTCTATTGGACATTATGCAATTTGTGCTAGTAATAATGAATTAGCTGAATGGGAAAAAGCTAGAGGAGGCTATCCTTGTAAAATTACCATTGGCAATAAACAGCATTATTGTGAAGATAAACCAGATTTAGAAGAAACTTTAGCCTCAATGTTACAAGACCCGATTGTGGCTGGAATTTTAACATATGGTCATTCAACATAAAATAGGGTAGATTAATATGATATTAACTAGATTTGTTTTACCTTTTGAGGGTAACAATGGATTTATCGGAATAGATGCAGGAAAAATATTAAAACCTAATATCATTTATGGTATTAGATATGTCGGTGGATATTTGATATTAGAAGAGTTAGGTTATAATAGCATTCCTGTTACTGAAAGTAAGAATTCTACACTAACAGAATTACATTTTGATAATAGAAATTTTTTAACAGATTTAGAATTAGGGATAAAATAAAATGTCAGAAAGTAAAGGGATTCCAAATGCTAACCTATTGATTTAACTGGACTTAAGGTGTATGTTTTATGAAACTTAATAATAGTAAAAATGTTTGTGCGTATTGGTGGACTGACAATAGTATTGAGCTTGTGGTAGGTAGTATGTCATATAAGAAGACCGATGTTGATAGCCACAATTGGTACAGCGAAACTAGACTAATTACAACTGGAGCTAAATTCAAAATATTAGAAGCATACCTAGCAGTCGCATTAGCACAAGTTCCAAATCCACGTCACTGGTAAAAATATATGTTGACATTGATGTTTAATTAATTTAATATATGCAACATAAATTAACCACATTAAAGAGAACTTGTAATGAAACTGAATTTCTTAGCTAGTTTATCTAAAGGTGATGACGTTGAAATTATTTCAACCAGAGAAACTGATGAATGTTTGGGAATGGTTGACGTGTCATCAATGGTCGATTATGATGCTTTAAAAATGCAACTTCCATGTTATCTATCAGTGGATGATTGCAATAGCATTGCGTGTTATTTGACTGGAAGGTTAAATAAAAAAATAACAATAGCACACGTTGTTAAAAACATATTTAAGTAACTAAAGAGAATTATTATGAAAAATCAAACATTGTTTCCTAGTGTAATTGCTAAATTAAAGGCTGCTGGAATTAGTGGTGATATTATTGAATTAGCAAACATCATTCGCACCCACAAATTGCAAGGCAAGTTGGTTGTTGAGGCAAATCGGATATATCGTGAGGCTGAAATTGAAGCACACAGAATAGTTCCGACTAAGAAAGTTATTGCTAAAGGAACATTTAGTCGTGGTTGGGAAATTGCTAGGGGGTTGCGTGAACAATTTGGAACTGGTAAAGTAAGTGATTATTTTAACCGAGGCTTAAGATTGGCATGGCAAGAAGTTAAACTGAGTATGGCTTAAACTTAATATTATGGAAAATAGACAAAATGAGAAATTCAATTATATATGGCTTGTTTGGAGTTAAGGTAAACGATGATAGACCATGGAAAGTGATTGCTACTGAACTGTTCCGTAGAAGTGAACCAAAACGGTTGAGAGATTGTACCGATAAAAATGTGATTGACCACTTAATATTCATTAATTTCAGAAATGAAATGGGTAAACTCAGAAATCAACATAGAAAGTCTGGAACATTAGAACGTGACCCACATTGGCAAATTTTCACACAGAATGATAATTTTGATGCTTGGTACAAACAACTAGACGATATGGGTAAAATCGCATACAATACTGCGTTATCATCATTAACTGAAGATACAGAATATGTATTTTTGTACGATGCTAAGGGAAAATCAATTCCAACAAACTTTTGTGGATTATACTCAAATTATAAGTACCTTAGCGAATTATTGTGATTGTACGACAATTCACACTAGATATGATATGTGATAACCCTTAATTATTAATGGAAGGTGAATAATGAATTTTAATAGAACAATGGTAAATGTTTGTGAATCTGTTGTCCAAACGTTGACTGATAATACTCCAACTATGTTTTTGAATACTAGATTGAGTTCATTAAGGGGCATTCTTAAAGATAGAGACCCTAAAAACAGAGAATTGTGGTTAGAAGAAACAAAAACCTTGTTAAAAGAAGAAAGGACTGATTATAACACTAGGAATAGCATGGATTGGCATAAAATAGACGCATTTATATCATTTTGTGATACCTTGTTATATTTAGATTAAATGTTCCTGGAAACAACAATATACAAGTTTATCAACACTCAAACAGGTACACAATATGAAAGAATTTAGAAAGTTCACTAATCCATTAATTTTGAACGTTATTCGTGGTTACTATTTATCAAACGGTGTTTTACACCATTCAAACTTATCAGGCGAAGTAACATTAGATAGAATAGACACTAAAGATAAATTTGACTTGATTACTAGGTTAGCTAATATTACAGATGAGCAAATCGTTGACATTGAATGTGAGATTGATTTTGTTTTCTTCAACAACAAAAACATTCAAGCCGAAAATAAAACTGCAATTGATGTTGCTGTTCAGACTTTAAAAAGATTGAACAATTGTTTGTTATCAAAGTCACTCGATGAAAAGGTTGAATATCCACGTCCAGATTATTTAGAATGGACTAGTCATGAGTCCGCGTTCATAATGAAAGTCGGAATGGTTCGCACATATGTTGATTGTGCTAAAGCTACATTAGAGGCATACCACAAAAAGTTGAAAGAAGATGAAGATGTTAATATCTTAATTGGTAAAGCTATTACATATTTAATATCAAAAGGTAAGCGTTGTGGAGTAGATTTCAATTTTGGAAATGCAATTCGTCTTGCTGATGAATGTGCTGCTCAACTAGAGTTATATCGAATTATGACACTAAACCCAGAAGTTGATTTGAGTGACGTTACATGGAACACCAACCATGGACATTCATTTGAATCAGTAGACATTTCAATAATCAACTATTTTGGTTCAAAGCTGGAGTTAAAATGAAAGACTTATTTAAACATTTCCAAAATATTTTAGGCGAAAATGGTGAATTTGATTTTATGTCTAACGACTTAGTTACAATTGTTCGTCCAACTGAGTTTAAGTTAATACTCAATTGTTCTGTTAAAGATGGACTATATCACCTTTCAATTACATTTTTAGGTGGAACAGTCAAATTTGAAATAACTAATGCTAATAAAAATGTGATTAAATCATTTTTCAATCGCTATAACGCATTCTTCCCTAGTGAAGTTGGAATCAGATAAACAACACAATAGCATCGTTCCAAGTAACTAACGGAACGATGCTATAAAACAACATCTTATTGTTTAATTACACCCAATACAAGTTTTAATAATTCTGGATGTCTAACCATAAAGGTTTTGGTAAATGGAATTTTGTGTGATATATTCACGTTATTATTCGCATTAATTGTTAGTTCTGTTCCACGCATTGTTTTAACTATTGAAGCTTTGTCATCGTCAACTCTAAATGATGTTGAGTCAATTGTAACATCATTATTTAAAGGCAATGTACCATCCATAAAAATTAGCTTTATAGTTCCCATAGCATCACCGTTTTGTTGGATGTTATCTGATTGGATAAGTTCAGCTTCGTTTATGAAGTTTGCAAACGTTGTGAAGCCAGTGTAATTTTCTTTTAATTTGTGTTTCGCAACAATTCTACTAAATGTTCCAGGATTAACAGCTTTAATCCTATATGCCTTATAAATCATCAATTGTTCATTCGGAAAGAATACACACCACTCGTTATTATAACCTTTATATGTTTGATATTGTTTTCCTTTATGTCCCAAAGCAGCTTTCATAATGAATATATATCCACCTAAACCATCGGTTGTGGCATCATTGTCATAAGCGTAAGAACCAGCTTTATCAATCGCATCTGAAAAGTAAATACCATCACCCAAACTTCTACCTGCAAATTTTACTCCAGATTCTTCTGCCATTTGTTCTGTAATAACATTGAATCCATAACGTAAAATCATACTAGCTGCTAGTGTTCCAGTACCGTGGAACGCTATGTCCATAATCTCAGTATCTGGATTGTTTTCTATGAATTTTTTTATTCCATCAGCTTGCAGTTGGATTCTCACATCATATTCGTCCATAAACATATATGAATATTGTCCACTTTCATTTTTATTATTAAACTTTTTATCGTATTCGATTGATAGTTCTTCTAACTCCGTTTTTGTTTTTGTTTTTGGGGTTAATTGTAAATCAGTGATTATGTTATTTTCTGGTTGAACTCCACCTTTTTTTAACATATCAGTTAATTTCATTCCCTTTATATATTCAACTTTGGTGTTTTCTGGAAGTTTAATTCTGTTAATAGCTAATACACTACATATTTTATCTCTATCGAGTTTAATCATAGGTTTTATAGGATTAGAATCCGATGTAATTGACTTCATTGCTGACTCTACAAATGCAAATTGTTCAACGTACTCTAACATACTTTGTTGCATTTTAGTTCCAACTTTATCAAAAATAATATCAGCAGACTCAGGTTGTTTTAAATATATGTTAATCACAATTTCAAAATATAAGTTTACAAGTGAGTTCCTTTCTGATGATTTCAATAGTGATTTGTTTGATTCAAAATGTTTAATCACATTCAATAAGTTATTCGCAGTATTCATATTAACATTATGTGGATGTGTTATTACTTTATTGAATATTTTGTGCATATTGGTAGAAAATATTTCAGGTGATGTCGTGATATATTCTTTGTAAGATTTTACAATATCAGTGTCTGTGAGTATATCATTTAATAAATCAACATCACACGCTTGACTTGATAGTAATGCAAGTGATTCTTCTGGAGCTAATTGTACTTTAGTGATAACTTGTGATTTTATTTCATTACTAATCACATTTAATATATAATCTGAACCCTTAAAATATTCAAGGCTTGGTATGTTTGAAATATTAGCTCTAATATAAGACACAATATAATTAGTTGTTTTATCATCTGGAATCAATTTTCCATTAGCATTTAACAATAACGAAAACACACTTTCTTTATACATATTGATAGCAGCTTCAAGTAACTTGTATGTTGAATCTGTAAGAATTTTATTTAATATTACATCTCTTAATGTTGGGTGTTTATTGTATAACCTAATCATATAGTCTGGAATTTCAGACATTCCATCAGATGTGTACGGATTATCAGATAAAAACATAGTGACAAACTTAACTGCTACATCTAATGATTCTATCAAAAAAGTATTTTGTGGGTTGTATATAATTGAATCTACAAATCCACTTAAAGTATCTGGTGTTCCATTAACAATAGATGATTGGAAATCAATATCAACATTTGCCTTATTATTAATCCATGTATAAAATATGTACTTAGTATCATCGGACAATAAACTAGCTATTGAATATAAATCAGATATGTTTACTGAATCAAATATTGTATTTAATATGGTGTAATCTTTTTCATGTTCACACAAATTCGCCATACGCTCAATTATATCTGTTATAACACGTTTTGATTTAGTTGTACTTGGTATTGGATTATCTTTTAGTGATGTGAATAAATCTTTGTACAATCTAACAACCATTCCAATTGTATTTGGATTATTGTTATTAGAATTGATTAATGTTGGGTATATGTCCATGAATTTATCATATCCAGTCACAATGTATCTTCTACTATTCTCAACAAACTTAGCATAATCATTATCGTTCAACCTATAAGATGCTAAATTCTTTACTAAGCTATCAAGTGTAGATTCATTAGCAATAACCCCATCGAATAAATCCTTTAACCTCACATATTCAGGAACAACAACTAACTCAACTTTATATGAAATGGACATTCTCAGAATGTCGATTAAATCCCGTTGGTCTTGTGACATCAATTGATATAAGCTATCGTATATACTCACATTAAACTTTTTCTGTGATTGTAACACATCGTATTCAAAATAATTATTTAGAAATTCAATTAAATATCTTGTGTATTTACTAGATTGGACATCAATATAAATCACACCAGTAGAATATAATGAACAAAATGCCCTAGCACTATCATTAGACTTGGACTGATTAGTACCCATAGATTTTAATAATTGGGCTATCACATCACCTAATCGTCTATGTACGGATGTTCCATAATTAGACAACAAACGAATACAATTTGTAGTATAATCTTTAAGTTCTTTAAAGTTGGCTGGAGTTATAGTTTCATACTTGTGAACTAAATGGTCAAGAACTAAATCTGCAACTGATTCCATTGCACTTGTTATAGATGAATCCAATATATTATTAGATGGCTTAAATACACCGAATGTTTTTACTATATCATCAACTGACATTGATTGGGAATAATAAGATATTTTATCCACTAATAGTTTTCCAATAACATCAAAATGTGTTTTTCTTTCTGTTTTGAATAATCCAAATAGATAATCATATAAAACATTTGTATTTTCAGCTGGAAATTGGTTTTTAATGTAAGTAACATTTAACCACACCACAAACTTATCAATATCAAATATTGGATGTGTGGTTACAAACTCTTCCATTTCTTTAACGCTGGATAGTTTGTAGAATATTTCAAATTGAGCTGGACTATTTGCTTTAACCTCTGTCCAAGCAGTTTTCAAACTATTATTAAATGTATCTTGTTCATACTTTTCAGCACCTGCTTCCGCCCTTGCTAATTGTTGGGCGCGAGCAATTGTTCCCTTTGCAACAATTGCTTTAGTTGGCATTGAAACATCATCTGGTAGTGTGTCATATTTAAACACAAGTTTAGTGACAGCTCTAAATTCAGACGTTAAGTCTTTATATTTGGAATTATTTGCTGCTTCAACCAAGTCTAATACAAATTGATTAATATCACCATTTCCAGTATATGAATCCACAATTGATAATATTGCGGATGATGGTTTATTAACTTGATACTTGGTTTTTATTAACAAGTTTATTAAACTATTATTATCAAAGTTATCAGCATTGATGATTCCATTTCGCAGCTTTGAAAACAATGTCAACATCTTTTCAGCAATGGAATCATCAATAATACCAGAATCAATAGCTAAAAGTATTGATATGCAAATGTCGCTATTTGAATAATCTATTTTGTCCAAACTAACGGACTTATCTTTATTCTTATATGTTTTTAATATACCTGAGTCTGATGGCTTTGTGGCAAGTAATGCTATAAACCCGAAGTAATTAAACATCAATGTGTCCATCACTTTAGTTTTATTTTTTAAAATTTCTTTCCTAGATGCAATGTTGTCAACATATAAGCTATTTTCATGTAGCATAGTATATCCTTAAAATAAGTTTAATTGAATTATTTATGCCTATTGACTTCACGGTTTATGTTAAATACAATTACAATAACAATATAACTACAGGAATACTAAAATGGGTTTTACATCACTCCAACGAGATATACATTCACTTGAATTAAAACTGGATTCATTAAATCGTACCAAAAGCATTGAACAATATGCAGATACCCTTGATAGGGAATACATTTCAAAACTTGATTCTGAGATAGCAGATGTCCAAAACAAGTTAAATTCAATAGACCCAGTTAGAATACTAAAACTTAAACAAGAAACCGATAAGCGTAATTTGGAACTGAAACAAATTGAAAATGATAGGTTGGCTACATTAAAAGACAATGCCGAACTCGAAAAGAAAATGCAAAATGCGTTTAATGTTGTTATACTATTTCCACCTAGGTTAGAGTTTAAAGATGATTATGAAAACAAAATTATAAAATTGGTACAAAATAAAGCTCCATTTGTTAAGTTTTCACTCGTGTGTTCTAGGAAACAAGATTATCATGGTTTTTTCCACTTTGAAGACTTGTATTACAAACACCGTGATGTGTTGGTGGCAACTAACAATATCGGAACCAACATCTTTAAAGCAAAACGAGTAGTATCAGAATATAAAGGTTGGTGGGCTACCATTTCCAAATTATTGGGAGATGTTAATCCAGATGCTGTTGTTGTGATAGCAGACCCCAACAGTGAATTAGATAAACCCTTTTTACAATTTTTAGACAATGTTATAAAAAAATATAGAATTTCTTTGGTGAAACATATTACACTCTGATAACTAACATTATCAATAGGTTAGCACTTATAATAGGTATTAATAACATAACACTGCCGAAGTGCTAACTCATTGGTTTACAAACATAAATTATATTATAATAAAATCAACAGGTTAGCACTTGGGGCTATTAGGTAATTAGTAACACGCAGTAAGTGCTAAGTCATTGATTCTTAATAATTGACAATGAATGATAACACTATCAATGAGTTAGCACTTGGAACTGTTTACTAATTACCTAATAGCTCCAAATGCTAACTCATTGATACGTCATTTTAAAAAAAGTTGTACATTTTGTTTTTAGATGTGTTACAATATGTTCCATAGCTTAGAAACAATATTTTGGAGATACTACGATGGCTTGATTCGTATATATTCCATTAGCATTTTGGTTCATATAATTATTAACACTGTAACACTTGATTACACAATTTCTCTAGGAGTAAAAATGGCAATTTATGGCATAGAACAATCAACAGATATGCGTGATAAACGCACAATCATTAAAACGTTTAGTTCTGAATCTACGGCATTAAAGTGGAAAGAATATAGTGGTCATCTTACTCATGGTGAAAATGCTGAAGTCCAAAAGAATTACCACCATACATTTAGATGTGTGTATGTGTTGGTAGGTAGATTACCAACACCAAAATCAATTGAAAAAATCAGAAGCGAGTGGCGACATTCAATATACGCAAAAAGTGTTAATGACGTAAAAGCTGATTACATTAGTTCAAACGGAACAGAATTTTAATAGGTGTTAAATGAGAAGATGGTTCGATAGACCAGTTGTATGTTGGTTTTCTAAAAAACTGATGAATTTGATATTATCACATTGAGAACCAAACTATGTTTTGATTGTATTAATGTGAACGGTCATATCTACAAAGTAACTGAAATACGGACGGACAATACAGGTTCCAATTGGAACGATGCTGTAAAACTGGCAACTTTTAAGGATTTTAAATCAAATTTGGTAAGTAACAAACATGACAACAAAATTAACTAATATCGAGCAGCTATTAATTAGAGCTTGTAAAACTCAGAATAAGAAAAGGTTAATATCTGTATATAAAAGGTTTTATTACAGATATGGTTCAGTGGAAGAAGATAAAGTTGCTTTAATACAAATTTTATCTAGTTTAGTTGATAAGATTTGTGTGGTTAGAACTTTAACTTCTTCAATACAATGAACCATATGATTATGATACTGAATGTTATAATTTCTTAGTTAATAAGTTGAGACATTTAGAACACAAACAGTTAGTTGAATTAGGATATAGGATTCCAAGAAAATTTATTCCTGTTGAGTTTAAGAATACAAATATCAACAATTCGTACTTAGCTGCTGAAAATTTAAGAAGTGTCTTAAGAAAAATTGGAGTAGTTGAAACATGGGTAATTGGAGGTGGGGTTGATATTCAATGTTTCGATTATGAAGTTAATAGTGTATTAAGGGTTATTAATTTGTTACACGATACATTAGATTATATTTCTATCAATTTAACAGTTAAAACAAATAAGATTTTCAATAATATTGTATCTGATAAAAAGGAACTCATTAGAAAAGAAGGTCAACCTATTACTATTATGGACTGAAAATGATAACAAAATTGTATATACATTATCCAGATGAAGTCCACGGATATGGATTGTGTTTTCAATCAGATGATACGGAGTTAAATAACCTTTTCAAACAATTGTGTTACAAACATTTCATCAACGATGTAACGGTTAATCGCTTGTTGGGTCCATTCTTTCAAAGTGGACATTTACCAATCTCGAACTGGTTTTACTTTGAAATGTTAAAGATGTGTAAACAGCCAACTACCATACAAGAAGATGTGTTCATTCATACTTGTGAAGTTGTATCAGTTGGATTGAATGTTCCACTAGATTGAAGGAGTATATTTTTATGAAACAAGTACAAAAGTTTTTAGTTTTTAATCACCCATCAATTCTATGGGTTATTCGTGGATTCTATTTATCAAATGACCGTGATTTGTGCCACATTCAGTTTCCAGACCTTTGTGATTGGGGTATAACTAGCGATGCTGAATATTACGAAGTCTTCAATTTAGCTAGTATCACTGACGACCAAATCATTGAAATTGAAAAAGAAATTGAGTGTGTTGTAAATTATAACGCAGCAATTCAAGAACACAATACAAATGTTGTTGGTGAAGCTATTAGTGTTTTAAAATCATTGGATAATACTAAATTATCAGAATACCTTGATAAACACGTCAGTTTACCTAGTCCAGATTACACTAAATGGATTCAGTATGATTTTATTGGAACTGGGAAAGTCCGTAAGTATGTCGAATGTGCTAAACGGGCTATTGATTTATATCATATCAAAGAGAATGAATCAGATAACAATGATGTTCTTGTTGGTGAAGCTATTGCATACTTAGTACAAAGGGGCAAAAAATTTGGAATTGATTTTACTATAGATAATGCCGTTAGTTACGCTAATCGTGTTGCTGGGGAATTAGAATTTGAACGAATCATAGCTGACAATCCAACCAAAGATTTTTCAAGTGTTGATTGGACTCCACACAAAGACAATTCTTTTAAAAATGCTGAAATTTACTTATGGAATCGAGTGAATTAAATGTTCCATAAGTTATCTAATGGGGTGTCGAGATGGTAACTGTTAAACCGAAAATTGAACACAAAAGTAGGATTCATGCTAACTACACTAAATGCTTAGAGGAGGTCGCAAGAGGTGGACGTGTACCACATCTTAAATCTAAGTATCAAAGTTCATTTGGTAATAAAAAATTGCGTATATTTGTACCTCCAGGTCTATTTTAATTGATTTGTATAATTGTAAAATAGCACTCGGTTAATAAGTGATTAAATGCTCCATGTATGTCTCCAACCACAAAATCTTTTCCACGAGTGTTAATTTGAAAGTGCTGAATGCGATTACCAGACTTTTTTGATTCGGCTAAGTATTGTTTAAAAGATAACATATTAATGGCTTTTAATAAATAAAATGTGTTACACTACTATAACACTTTTAACAAGGAATTACAATTTTATGAATACCGATTATGACCCAAAACTTCCATTAAAATATGATTATTTTGGAGATACCACAGAAATACTGCATTATATAGAATTACACAAATTGCATGATTTTTTATTATGTTTTTATGACAATGTTCTATTATATGGATATGATATTTGGCACATCACAATAGAATTAGACACGAAATTAATATTGACTATTTATACTGGAGCAACATTTGATGATTCAGCAATCGGTGATATTATTGAGCAATTGGTTCCAGTCGAGTTATTAGATTCAATACGGGTTGAAACTACTAGGGATTGATTGAAATAGGTTGACTTTAAAATTCGGTTTAATGTATAATATGTTTTTAATCAATTGGAGAAATAGTATGGCTTGGTACTTGATAATGTTTGATGAAACGGTTGGTGATGACCTCGCAGATGGTGAATCAGAACGTTTTTTGAATGAACATATGGTTGAAGCTAATAGTCCGCGACAAGCAATTGGAAAAATATTAGATGCTACTGTAGACCTATCAGTTGTACCATCGAAGCAAACAAGACCTTATGGGTGTTCGATAATCGAGTTGGGAACAGTAAAACCAAAAGTCAAACGAATTAACTATGTAATAGAAGATGACGATGTTTCTATTGTTTGATTTAACCTCCTGTTTGTTGTATAATATGCTTTTAATCCATTGGAGATAGTAAATGTTTCAATTCACAAACGACACAACAGATAATGTTGACCAAGTTAATTTGTGTGATGTTGAATCCATTAGAATATTTAAAGGAGATAAAGACTTTGTGTTGTTTATGAAAAATGGTGATATAATTCAAGGTACACGATATTTGAGAAATTCACCACATCGTATTTTTATGGAATATTTTAAAACACTTGTTTCTGATTCCAATATAATCTACAAGTTTAATGAAATTACCGATGGTAGAAAATCATTTAAATTGACACTGGGAAGAAGATAATGGCAAGAAAGACAGATAAGAAAAACATACACGAATTTACTAGGCAAATACATTCTACTGTTAGGACTGGTACTACATTTGCAAATATGGCAAATCACAATGAAGAATATGCAAAACGAACAATACAAACTACAATCTGTTGTAAAAACTGTAGGCAATTCTATTTTGGATGTTGTGAATATATCGGAGAGTACCATAAACCATGTGATGATTTTAAATGGGATTAATATGAATTATAAAGAAATGTTTGATACAATACAACAATCATTAGTTGTATCAAAATTGTGGAATGATATGGAAAATTGTGTTGAACAATCTCCATTCCATCGTGAGTCTAATGTTGCCATTCATACTAAAATGGCACTGGAAGAATATTCGATACTATGTTCTAATAATTGGAATATTAATGACTTTATTGTTTCGGTAGTATTATTATTTCACGATGTTGGAAAACCAAAATCTAAAATTGAAAAATATTCAATTGAACGTGGAACGTATTTTGCATTTACTGGACATGAATTGCAATCATCAAGAATATTCATTGATTTCATATTAGCAAGTCCACAATTAAAGCCATTATTTACTAATGAATTATTGTTTGTAATAGCTTGGCTAATTGAACAACATAAACCTTGGAACATTACAAACAAAAACAGTATTAGTGATATGTGTTGGACTATATCTAAATTCATAGGTAATGTTGATGTGTTTTTAGATATTTTGTTATCAGATAATTATGGTAGGATTAGTGATGATTATACACAAAATAATAAAAAAGCCGAGGAATGGTGTGCTAATTTTAAATCGCAATATTTAGCCAAATTGGATTATTTTAATAGCCCTAGAAATAATAAGTTTCCAAAGGCTTATTTTATGATTGGAGCTTCTGGTTCTGGAAAAACAACATTTAGAAATCAATTAGGCAATTTACCAACATTTTCAATGGACGACTTGAGAATCGAGTTGTATGGAAATGATTATGCAACTAGCTTTTACAAATCCACAAAAGACTCGCATTTTAAAGCAAAGTGTAAAGAACGATTATTAAGTATTGCAAGACTAAATTCCGATATGATTGTTGATAACACCAACACCATTAAAAACACACGCCAATATCATTTAAATGAGTTGAAAAATAGAAAATATCACACTATTGGAGTTGTATTCCTAACAGCATTCAAAAGCAATGTTGATAGACAATCAACTCGACATGATAAGAATGTTCCAGTAGAAGTTATTAATTCACAATATTGGAAAATGCAATTACCATCATTAGGTGAATTTGATGAAATTGTAATCGTTGTTAATTGACAGGCATCCATAAAATATCACACATCGAGGTTATCGTGGTGACAAAGTGTACCGAATTAGAACAAAAGTGGATAGAATATATCACACAATTAAATATTGATTTTCATCGAGAGGCTATGTTATATACTTGGGAACATAGTACAGAGGAATGGGAAAATACCCTTGTACGATTCGATGTGGTTATAGCCAATTATAATGAGGCTTTTAAGAAAATCAAACACTTCAAAGAAATTTCAAACGCATCCGCAAAGAACTTTCTTTATTTGGTTCCAACAATTTCAAAGTATGACCCTTGTATTTCTATTGATGCAGACACTGGTTATTTCAACATAACTTTTAAATCAAAGGACTCAGGAATATTGACAGCGTTAATCACTGAGGATGGAGTGATACATTATTCAATTTCAACCCATGAAACAGAAGATTATGGTTATGATTTGGGAATAAACAGAGCAGTTTCATGGGATGAAATTATTAATGCAATCGGTTATGTTCAAGGTGATAACAAATGGTAAAATTTGATGTTGAATATTGGAATAACGGTTATTGGGAAAAATTACCTAAAGAGTATATATTCTTTGGACATTGGGTATTAAACAAGTTTGTTACACTCAATGGAATATAATTTAAAGAAACTGAATTGAGGGTTATAACGAAGGAATGACATTAGTGTAAATCATTCCTTCACTTGAAATATCATCACAATCTAATTGCAAACAGGTAACATAACTAGCAACATTTGAACTTGTTATCAAGACATAATCCCCATCAATATCTGTTGTACATTCACCAATTAACTCTCCAGATTCATGTGAATAAGCTCTAATTATACTTGGTTTAACATTACCATTTGAATCTACAACCTTTCCCTGTATTTTATATTTCAATTGACTATTCATTATTCTATTAATGTTTGGAATACTAACATCATAACCGAATAAACACATATCAGTAAATGAGCCAGCAAATGAATGTCTATTTCCACTGGTATCTGTTCCAATGTTTAATCCCAGATACCTATCACCAACTGGAACATAATTTGTCGATTTAATGAATATTCCATTCATATATAATGTTGGAACTCCATTTGAATTAATCGTTAATACAATATGATTCCAATTAGACAAATCGTTAATCCAAGTTAATACTGGAGAAAAGGTTGTTCCCTTTCGCATATAAAATTGAATGCCATTAATGCCTATTGATATTCCATAAAACACGTTGTTAATACTGTATTCTGGAGTAATTAAAAATCTTTGGTCTAAATTGTCAGCATAATTTCCAGTTATTGACTCGTTATAAATTACAATTGATTTGGTAGGTTTTACCCAAAAACAATAGCTACCTCCAGTCGTTGTGATATTTTGGTAGCCTGTTGTATTATCAGTTAATCCATTTAAACCAGTCCAACCATTATTAATCGGATTCAGTTCAATTGTATCTGATAATTGGTAATAAATTCCATAAATCAAACTATTTAATTTTGTAATATAATTGGTATTCAATAATGACATTTGTCCAGATGTAATTCCAGAATTGGCTAATATACCATTGGAATCATTTTCACATGAAAAATATATTAATGGTAATAGTTGTTGTATTGTATCAGAATTTGAATTAACTATTCTATTTAAGTTCAATGTAACGACATCAGGACATGATTTAAACTCTAATCTGGCTTTTTTATATCCAGTAGCATACGCAGTTAATTCGACAACAACATCCTCTGGAACTTTAATTACAATGTTCCCATAACTATTACTAACAAATGATTTAACTTTACCAGAGCCTACAATATAAACATCAAAGTTACATTGTGGATTAATGCAACTAATTGAATCTATAGTTTGAATCAAAACTGTTTTTAATGATGATTGTTCTAATAATTGTGTTGGGACATTAAAATTAGATGTATATCTTGCTATCCCTTTAGTGAATCTAATATCACTTAAATATCCAACAAAGAACTCATTAGTCCCTGAATGTTGTAAACCTCCAATTAAAATTGGTTCATTGATTGTAGGTATAGTAAAGTTTCCAGTTAATACTACAGCACCATTAATGTAAATTGAGGTAATTGAATTATACCGAACCATTACAACATGATTCCATGTATTCCAATTGTTTAAAAATGAATTTGATGCTGTAATGGTGGTTCCAGAGGATGATGTCAATATTACATCATTATTAATTGAATTTAGGTATAGTTTCCAAAAGTTATTGGAATCTCTATATTGTCCAATTAAAAAGACATTTGCTGGTGAACTTGCTTTTATTGCATTTATCCAAAACTCTATAGTATAATCATCGGTATTTGGTGTCCAATCAATGTAATCTATCAACATAGTTCTACTAACAGCAGCTGGAAAATAGGCTGAATATGAACCATATTTAATAACACTATTTGACATTATAATTCCAGAATCAATTGTTACACTTCTGTTATGTTTACTCCAATCTAAGAAGTCTCCATTTAAACTTAATGCAAATTGAACATTATTGTAATATTGGTCTGCCATATTAATAGATATATTCTTGTAATCGTTTACATTTGAAATTAAAAGCAGACATTAGTAATTCAATTTCCCTCAAACATTCTTCTGCTCCACCACCACAAATAAATCCAGAATATTTCTTTAATTGTGCAATAGCTATATCAGTTAATCCAATTGAATCATATTGTGGAACTAATTCAAGTTCATCGTCATTTAACACTTTAGTTAAATCTAATTCATCTGAGCTATATTTCTTTTTTATATACATTTCTCGTATAACCTTAATAATGATATTATATGGAACATCATTATCCATCCACCCCCTAAGAAACCCATAAGACTTTTCTTTAAATGTAATTCGTTTTAATGTCTTCTTTGTGATTCCATATTCTAATAACCACGACTTTAATGTGTTTATGTTATCATTGGTTAATCCATCAAAATCTCCATTAAAAAACCACAATATGTTTTCTTGGTTGTTTATCATTTGTATGAATGCGTCATTTGAAATAACATCATCGCAAAATTTTTCATATGCAGGTTGGATGTCAACTACGATTATCGGTTCACCTTTAGATATACTTTCATATAACGGTCTATTTTTATATTGTTGAAAGCTCAACATTCGTTTACTCCTTACATTTGTTAGGAATCAATGAGTTAGCACTTACACCGTGGTCTTAGTTGTATAACTGTTCCAAGTGCTAAGTTATTGATTGTTACTGTATATTTATCAATTATTAAGAATCAACGAGTTAGCACTTACAGGCATTAGTTAATTAAATTATATAACTGTTCCAAATGCTAAGTCATTGATTCTTAATAATTGACAATGAATGATATTATAGAACAGGTTATTGACACAAACGAGTTAGCACTTGGAACAGTTACTACCAAACTTATACGATAACAACTATCAATGACTTAGCACTTGTGGTGTGTTAGTAATTACCTAACTGTTCCAAATGCTAAGTCATTGATAGTTGCGTGTGATATTTATTATTAAATACAATTGACAAGATATTAAAACACCTGTAATATAAACAAAACTTAAAGGGGTAATTGATGACAAAGAATTTAAGAGTTAAGCAACTTAACAAACTGATAAAGAATCTTACTATAGGACTAATAGCTGGTGGTAAATTACCAAATGGGAACTGGTATAATCCAAACATATTATTTAGAGTTCGTTCAAGGGCAGAAATGTTAGTAAGAAGACAAGAACTTATATCCAATGGAACTTGGTTCAAAACAGGCTTTAAGTTTATTAGTAACATCAACAATAAACAAACCACAGTTACCAACACATTACTAAACATGGGATTGTATTTGGTTAGTGATGATTGTGGAAACGAAGATACGGTTTTAGGTGAAACTATACAACGGTTAATCAAGAATCAATGACGGTCTTATAATTAACTAATGGTTGTAAGTGATGTGTACTTGGATTAATCACATAAATGTTCCACATACTAACATATTTAACTTGACAAGGACTAAATGAAATGACCTTTTTAGAGGCAAAAAAAGAAAGAACAAAAAGATATTACAGTAATGTTTATAAACATAAACTCGGAGTATGTTCGGCTTGTTCTGGTTCTGGTCGGTATGATAATAATGGAAGTTCAAACTGTGGATGTTGTGATGGGACTGGCAAAACTCTATATAAAGCTACGGGTACTATATTAAAATATGCTGGTGTTGTGATTGAGGTATTAAACCCAAACGATGTTGACGTGGTAAAGGGTGTGATGAAACACAACTTGCGAAGGGTTAAAAATAGTAAGAATCCAAGTTATGACATTGAAAAATTACTTATTGCTGCTAAAGTAAAATCTTTTTGGATAAGGAACTAATCCCAATCCAGTGTGTAACCATAAATCAATGAGTTAGCACTTGCATCCATTAATTAAGTTATACTACGATGGGTGCAGATTTAGCACCCCTCAATGTTGGTGAGTAAATAATGTTTATATTTGATATAGACCCATAAAAAATAAGTTGGATGACATTGAATGTACAAATGTAGTGAGCATGGTGAATTAGATAGTGGCTGGTGTGATGAATGTGGTGAACTAATAAAATGCGATTGTTCAAAACTTACAGAAACACGGTTTAAGGATTTGATTTTTGATTGTGACGATGGTGAAAGAACGGTAACAATTTACATTGAACATTGTGAAACTTGTGGCTCTGTTTTTGAGTGTAGACCAAGCAGAATAGGCTGAAGTTAATATTAAAGTGGGAAATACCAATGATTAGAGGAATACGAATAGAAAATGGAATGACATTGTTTTGGGGTTCAATTTTTTCAAACTTCCATTCATGTAAATTCACATCTAACGGAACAACATTCAATTGTTCCGAACAATATTTTATGCTCAAAAAAGCGTTACACTTTCGCGATGAAAGAATTGCTAGATTGATACTCCAAGAAACAGACCCAAAAGAACATAAAAAGCTAGGACAGAAAGTTAAATTGTTTAGTGAATCTGAGTGGACAAACGTTAGTGTCAATTATATGACTGAGGCTTGTACATTAAAATTTGAACAAAACCCTGACTTAATGGAACAATTACTTTCAACTTATCCAACCATTTTAGTTGAAGCATCACCATTTGATGATATATGGGGAATTAAATTAGGTAAAGATGACCCATTAGCTTGGAACAAATCTACATGGCGTGGCAAAAACTTATTGGGTCAAGTCTTAATGGCAGTTAGGGAGGAACACTTAAATGTTGGTAATATTACAACGCAGTAATTCAAGCGAATCTAGGTGTATTCGCAAATTGAGTATGGTTAAGGATAACTTAAACCTAATTGAGTGCGATTTGGCAGATATAAACAAACACACAGACCACTTTATTAATGGAGCTATTCCAGTTGGTTCTGTGGAATTTGTCAATCGAGTTATTGAATTGCTGAAAATCCCATATTATGGTTTTAATAGCTTAGACCTTATTAAGTTTCCAATTGAGTTTTATCGAAGGAATATTTCAATTGGAAACAAATCTGAATTAAATGAATCCCCAATTTTCATTAAACCAGTTACGACTAAATTGTTTTCAGGATTCATTTATCGTGGTGATAATATTAATTCATATAGTAGTGAATATGAATTAGAACAATATAACATATTTAAAAATATTCCATATGATTTGTTAATATATCAAAGTGATTTGATTTCGATTCAAGCTGAATGGAGATGTTATATTACAAATGGTAAAGTTATTTCAATATGTCAATATGATGATTCTGTTGATGATAAGGTTCCATCAAGCAAGTTCATATCAGATTGTTTGAAATATATAAAAACTGAAACCTTAGCATTAGATATTGGACAATTAAAAAATGGCAAGTATGTTATTATAGAATTGAATGACGCATTTGCAATTGGGAAATATAATGGAATATCCGACTCAGATTATTTTGAATTTATCAAAAACAGATGGAACGAACTCTATGCAAAATAGTTGTACTTTTTATTTTTAGGTGTGTTACAATACGCCATCGTTTTTAAAAATGTTAATTGGCATCAATTATGACAGAATTATCAGAAAATCCAGCTATAATTTATTTAGAAGATAGATTAAACCCATTTACTACAAAACTAAAAAATATCTGTGATAAAAATGGTAAATGTTTAGTTAAGTTAAATTGTGGTAAGTTAGTATATGTCAAAAATGTATATATCGAAGACCAAGAAGATTTAGATAATTTTTACCCTAGTGATTATAGTATAGGGGATTTTATAGGTTTTGTTGGGGAAGATAGATATAATGTGTGGAGTAAGAATGGGTTATCTAATACATCTAAAAGTTTAGCTATTTTAGAAATCATCAACGATGAAGGAGATGTAAAATGCAGATATTGTGACTATTAACGGTAACTAAAGGAACTATTTGCAATAGTTATCCCATTAACAGTTTAAGAAGAAGGAACGAGGAACAATTATGATAGCATTATCAGGAATTATCGGGATGTTTAACAGTATTAAATTTCATTTTGATACAATGCCCCATGAAGAACAAATTGGATTGTTGTGTGAAGTAGAAGAATTGAGGGATTGGATTGATAAAAACACGAAACCGTTTGGTTTGGATGTTAGTAAGATTTCTAATATTGAATGACTACAATGTTGGGTTTAAATGACAGTTTCCATTGATAAATGAGTATATTATGAAAAGAAGAATTAGAGTGTTGTGTGATACTGAATTAAATTTGAAAATTGTAGATAAAATATTGTCTACGATATTTGAAAAAGACCAATATAAGGTTTATGAGAATGATATTTACAGTTCCGCAATTGGACAATTTTCAAGAATATTGACAGATGAACCAAGTATTGGAATATATGTGTATAATGCTTACACATCAAATAACAAAAAACGCGATGAGCAGGTTGATATGATTAAATCAATGACTCATATTTGTCGTGGTTCAACTGCTTTAATTATTCCAGTGGTGTATGATGTTCCATCAATATTGTTTTTTAATAGGACAAGATTTGAATCTATAATTGGACATTCGATTCCAGATGATGTTTGGTATCTTGGAGTATATGGTTCAGGTGAAGAAGCACTAAAATTAATATTTCCGAATAAAACCGATTTACTTCAAAATGTATTAAACTTGTTGACACCCGATGTTGAAAACATTAAACTTAACTCCATTATTAATGAACTTTTAAAAATTAAGAAAAAAGGTTAATTATGATTGTAGAATATACAAATGGTAATGCCGTTGTTTCGGTATTATTAGACGGAACAAGAACCGTTACTTGGGTGGATAATGAACTTAAACTTGATTATCCGTTAAACATTGATATTCGAGTCCAATCTGGGTGTCCACTTGGTTATAATAAAAATACTGGAAAGTCGGTGTGTCACTTTTGCCACGAATCCGCAACTGTGGATGGTGATGAGTGTGATTACACCGAGTTAAAGTCTGTGTTAGCAGAAATTCCAGCTGGAATTGAATTGGCTATCGGTTGTAACCAATATTCAGAACAATTGTGGGAGTTCTTACATTGGGCTAAAGAGTGTGGTTTCATATGCAATCTTACAGTTAATCAATTAACAATAGCTTCAATGCGTAAACACATCCAACACTTGATTGATAATCAGTTAATATATGGTCTTGGAGTGTCATTCCGTGCCATTACAGCGTTTATACCGTTCACTGAGTATGATAACATGGTTGTCCACGTTATCGCTGGTATAGACGATTTTAGTGCAGTTAAAGGGCTATCTACAATAGGTGTTAAAAAGATATTAATTTTAGGTGAAAAGGACTTTGGATTCAATCTAGGTAAAGTTGACTTAACATCACGTTCACACAAACAATGGTTATGGTATGTAAATGAGCTATTTAAGTTGTTTGATGTTGTTGCGTTTGATAATTTAGCATTGGAACAATTAAAGATAAAAAGATTCATTCCAGATGATTTGTGGAAATCATCATACCAACACGAACACTCATTTTATATTAATGCCGTTGATAAGTATTTTTCTCCATCATCACGGAATGAACATAAAAGCAATTATCAATCCATTAAAAACTATTATGAAAAAAACATTAGCAATTGATTTAGAGCCAATAACAGGCGAACGTGAATTTAAAACCATTGGAAAGTTTGTTACAAGTAACCCTAACGATAAGGGTTCACAACTGTTTGCTGGAATGATAGTTGGTTGTATTAATCCTCCAAAAGGTGGGGATTGGGAGGTGTGGGAATGTGAAATAACAATAAAACCAAGGCGAAAATCGAAAGTGAAGTCTAAATTCCAGAGCTATAGGTATGACCAATTAATTAGTATGGGCTTATTAAACACTTCATCCGACTCAACCGAGGAACCTTACTATGAGAACAAATAATATGATTAGAAAAAAAGTGTTTGAAACAAATTCATCTTCAACCCATTCAATATCATTGGATTCAACATTAGCAAATGAATTGTTTGAAACGTTGCCAGTTGATATTGATGGTAATGTTATTATAACTGGAGGTAAGTTTGGTTGGGAATGGAAAACATATTCCAACACAATAGATAAAGCTAATTATTCCCTAATTTATGCTTTAGATTGGTCTGGAGATAAAAGTGAACAATTCCTATCTGTATTGAAGCAGATTATTAAAGAACAAACTCAATGTGATAATGTAATTTTTAAGGGTACTCCTAAAAAGAATTACACTACAAATGAATTGTATTTTGATTTTGGTTATATTGACCATCAATCTGTTGAGAGTAAAGACTTACATTATTTATTTGAATCTCCAGAATTATTAAGAAGTTTTATCTTTAACCCAAAGTCAATACTTAAAACTGGAAATGATAATGGCTACGACACGAATGTTGATGTTGAAACATTAACCGAGTGGGCTATTAATGGAACATATAGTGATAAATTAGATGTTGCTAGTCATCCAAAATCAACTGATTCAATATTGGAATTGTTGTTTAATTTGAATATGGATAACTTGGAAATAGTAACCGAGATAATTTCAAATGAGAATACCCCACATCACATATTGGCTATAGTTGAAGCTGATGACACTTATAAAGATATTAAAACAACTATGGTTTATAATGATAATTGTCCAGCTGACCTCTTAGTTAAATTCTTAGATTGTGATGACAAGTATATTCGTATGGAACTTGCTACAAATGAAAAACTACCAAATTGGGCATTAGAACAATTAACTACTGATTCGGACGCAGACGTGGCAAAATGGGCAATTATTACAATTGAGGGAAAACAAAATGAAGCAAATAATTAGAAAAGATGTATTTGAAACTAACTCATCCTCAACTCATTCAATTTCAATTAGTGATACGGATGAGTTATTAGAAACATTACCAGTTAATGAGGATGGTGTTGTAACGTTGACTGGAGGTGAGTTTGGTTGGGGTTATGAAGAATATAATGATGCCATAACTAAGGCAAATTATGTAGCTGTAGATTATCAGCATAGTTATTCCAAGTTAGCTTTATTAACGGAAGTTATTATGGAACAAACAGGATGTTCTTCTGTTGTGTATGACCTTGATAAAGATAGTTACATTGACCACCAATCGAGTGGCACAACTGCTGATTTGTCTAAAGAAGAACTTAGATTGTTCATTTTTAATCCAAAGTCTGATTTGATAATTGATAACGATAATCGGTAACTAAAGTTGTGGAGTGATATAAAATTAAATTAAATCAATTACAAAATAATGCTGTTGATTTGATTATGAATAGCCCTAGGGATAAACGAATAGGGCTATACGGTGAAGCTGGAACTGGGAAAACGTATTTATTACAACAGGTGTCAAAGAATGTTCGTATAGCATTTACAGCTCCAACTAACAAAGCTGTGAATGTACTAATTGAAATGGGTTGTAATCAAATTGATTGTATGACGATATATTCATTCTTAGGCTTAGTTGTAAATGAATATACTGGAGTTGTCAGTATTGACAAAAAAGGTGAATGTAAATCTACACAATATGATGTATTAGTAATAGATGAAGGTAGTATGGTTGATGATATAATATGTTCAAGAGTTAAACGATTAAAACATATTAAGATTGTTATTGTTGGAGATGAAGCACAATTATTTCCAGTAAATTTAAATTATAGTCCAGCATTTTCTTTGGTACATGAAAGTATCACATTAACTGAACAAATGAGACAAACGAATGTTAATCATCCAATAAGACCATTATTGGCATTGTTACGCACATTAATATTGTCAAAAACGAATATTATTCCAGACTTATCTAAGTTTTCTGGACAAATCGTTGGAAAAGATGGAATCACCAGAAGTGTTATTATAATTCGTAAAAGTGATAACTTCATTTCAATATTGAATCAAATGGCTAATAAGTTAAATACCAAAAACTGTTCGGCTATTGCGTATAGGAATGTAGTTGTAGATAATCTAAATGATTTATGTCATCAAACAATTTATCCAAATGCAGAGTTCATATACTCAAAGAACGAATCGTTGATATTACAGCGTCCATATAAACTTGATACTAATAACACCATTGTAATGAATATTGGTGATATTATTGATGTTGAAGATATAGAGCCACATAATTCAATAATCAAAGTTGGAAGTGTAAAATTTGAAATTCCATCATTAGTCATTAACAATAGTTTTGTTGCTCCACAAGATAGAATTGGTTTAAATTCCATATTAACTGAAATGGGAAATCAATTAGCTAAAGGTGATAAATCGTTTACTTGGAAAGATTATTATAAATTTAGAGATACGTTTATTCATGTTAAACATTCATATTGTTTAACTGCACATCAATCCCAGGGGTCATCGTATGATACTACAGTAATCAACACAAAAGACATCTTAAGTATGCCTGGAACTATTGAAGAAAAACTGCGTTGTTTGTACACTGCACTCAGTCGTACTAAATTCAACACAATTATATTAGTGTAATATAAATCAATGAGTTAGCACTTACAACGTGGTATTAATTACTTAACTGGTCCAAGTGCTAACCTATTGATAATATTAGTGTATATTATACTCAATTAAATCAGTAGGTTAGCACTTGGACGGTGTTACTAATTAACTAATGCCAATAAGTGCTAACTTATTGATTTAATTATTATAAGGAGTTAGTTGTGAATATTGAACGTGTGAATGGAGTAAAATTTGATAATATTGGAATGTCAATGACTAGCCAATATGCAATGATTGTAGGTGATAACCATACGATATTAAACTCTATAGATGGTCATGTGTGGTGCAATGAATGTGGTTGGGATTTGAAAGCAGTTGGTTTGGTTATAATAGATTGTTATAACCAAACCTTAATTGGTAAAAAACTACAATTAATTGACAAGAGTGAATATGATAAGTTGAAATATAGACCTAGTTTTTAGGTAAAGTTGAACTGGAGAATAAGAATGATTGAGTTGAAAACTATTGATTATGTTAGAATACCGTTATATGATAATGAAGATGTGTTATTGGGATATGTCAACGAATATGAATTATTAAATGCACAAATTCAAATCTGTCAACAAAGTTTAGAGGGATATTATGTTCTTTTGAATGATAACAAATTAGTAATTGATAGATATGGAATGTTTGCTAGTAAGTTAAGACAATATCCGTTTGATAATAATTTGAGGGAAGAATTATTAATGTGTGGTGTTAATATTAGAAAACAACAAAGGAGTAAATGTGAAAAAAACACATAAAGTTTATGCCGTATGGATATGAAGGTAGTGAAATCCATACGATAGAATCAATTACTATCATTCCAATAGAACATCACATAAAAGTTTTATAATCAACAGCCAGCTAACCCTAAAATTAAATGAGGTTGAAATATGAAAGACGAAGTACGATATTTGGGTCTATTTCCAGTTGATATAGAAAACACTCCATATAAAGATTACACTAAAGAAGATTGGATAGAACATTATCTATTTCGATATGGACAAATAGATGGTTCACACCATAAAGCGTGGGTATTAGACCAGATAGCTAGAATCATAAAAAACACTAAAATGGAAATCTCGATAAGAAAGTGGAGTAACGGTAAAGGCGAATATTCAATATGTACACATGATGAACCATCTAAGGAATATTTAGATTGGGTGGAGCGATATTGTGATGGTGATAATTATTCTTATGATGTCGGTATAGCTCCTTAGCCGTTCTATACGAAACAATGAGTTAGCACTTACAACGTGGTATTAGTTATATAACCGTTCCAAGTGCTAACCTACTGATTTTATTATGAGGAGTTTTATATGAAAATATATATTGATGATATTAGAGACCAACCAGACAGTTCTTGGATATTAGTTAGGGATTTAGAATCTGCTATGGAACTGATAAAAGAATCTATAGAAAGAATAACTGTTATATCATTTGACCACGACTTAGGAACAATTAATGATATTCCAGTAACTAGCATTCCGATTGCTGAATACTTAGAAGAATTGGCATATAACGGACAATATCCAAGTCAATTAAAATTACAAGTTCATTCTGCTAATCCAGTTGGAATTAAAAACTTAAATGCAATATTCAAATCAATTGATAGGTTTAATGAAAATGTATAATATACTTGAACTTCGATATAAAAATGGAACCAGAGATTTTAAGACAACTAATGTTGTGAATCATATAACTGGAGATGACAATGGTAGTTTTTTAGATATTAGAAACTGTAAACACAGAAAGATTCATTTTGCCCAATTCCACGTTTTTGAAAGTGAAGAATCCGCTTGGGAATGGGTGTCAAAACAAGATAAACGATATTAAACAATAAGTTAGCACTTACAAGTGGTAGTTAATTAATAGACAGCTCCAAGTGCTAACTCATTGTTTTAATTGATATTGAATATTAACTGGAAAGCACTTTGACATCGTTAATATATCTGAATCCAGCAAGTGCTAACTAACACAATCAAAAACATTGGAGAAGTGAAATGAACATTCAAGAATTGGCTAAACGAGCTATGGAACGTATTAACTCAATGTCATTGGAAGAGCTTAAACAAAAGTTTATCGAGCATGGATATGTTCCATTAAGAGGTGTAAATGAGTATCTTTAAAATTGAAGCAATATTAGCTGGGTATATTAGTATATCGCAACGATATTGTATAGACCGAGGTGAGACATTATATTCATCACAATTAAAGCATGATTATCCACAAATAGATTTTAGTGGTTCTGATTATTGGATATGTGATGAAGTATTAGACGAGTATTTTCCAATAAAGTCTGACAAAGAGCTTAATTGTTATTTGTATAGGAGACTTTTAAATTAACCATCAGGCAAATGCTAACAGTGTGTATATCAGTGAGTTAGCACTTAGAACAGTTATATAACTAAGACCAGACTCCAAGTGCTATCTTATTGATTTAATTGAGGTAAATTATATTATATAAAAATCAGTGAGTTAGCACTTACAGTCGTTAAGTAATTTATAACACGCTCCAAATGCTATCTTATTGAATTAATTGATATAAATCGTATTACATAAGAATCAATGAGTTAGCACTTACAGGCATTAGGTAATTTGTAACACGCCCTAAGTGCTAACTCATTGAATTAACTTAAATTAATCAAACGCCATTTGAATCAATGAGTTAGCACTTGCAGTCTGGTCTTAGTTATATAACTGTTCTAAGTGCTAACTTATTGATTATATTAGTATATATTATTATCAATTAAATCAACAAGATAGCACTTAGAGGTGTTACAAATTACCTAATAACTACAAGTGCTAACATATACGGAGCAAATTAAGATGCCATTTACGAATGAAACAATAAATCAAATTTTCAACAATGTTAAAACTGGTATCACTGGAGTAGACTTACAATCTGGTTCGCAATGTGGTTTTCCGTGCTTGTATCACAAATCAGATTATCCTGACATCAACATCTTAATCTTTATCTGGTTAAATCGTATTCGAGTTCAATTAATCAATTATGGTAATAAACAAGTTGTTGATTACTCTATATCAATTGATGATGTGAATGTTAATGATGTTATTTTAAAGGTTAATACCTTCATACAACCTGTTTTTAAAGATGCCGAAACCAAATGAAGCTAGTTTTAGCACTTGGACGTGATTAGGTAATCAGTAACAACGTCCAAGTGCTAACTCATTGATTTATAGTAGATGACAATGAATGATAATACAATCAATGACTTAGCATTTAGAACGGTTATATAACTAATACACCCATGTAAGTGCTAACCTATTGATTCTTTATAATTGAGTATGAATGGTAACTTAACCAACAATCAATGACTTAGCACTTGCAGCTATTAAGTAATTAATAACCTGTTCCAAGTGCTAAGTCATTGATTGTTAGATATTGACTAAAGGAAATAAACATGATTAATAAAAATTCAGTGGGAATAAAATCAGGTAATGGAGCATTAAAGTACGCTACAACAGGTGATGATTTTATTGACCAGTTTGGTTCTGTGTCACATTATCGTGAAATTAGAACATGGGAATCAATTAGTGCTGATATGCGATTGTTATATTCACAATGTCCACACAAAACGTTGGCTTTAACCTTATATCTTAGATTAATTGATAGAAAAGTTAAATTCTTTGATGGAACAATTACTGAAACGGTACAACGTGGACAAGGCTTAAAACACGAATCAATTATTAGGGCAATGTGGTTAGCTAGAATTGTTCCAGAATTATTTTGGAACAACATTGAATTGATTATTTGTGCTGGGTCATGGAAAGACATTTTTCAAATGCTAACTTATGATTTAGAGCATAATGGTTGGGCTAATAGAAAACTTAATTGGATAGCATTCACTAATTTGATATTAGCTGGATTAGAAAATCCACAAACTACTGGATTGGTGAAAATGTACTTACCATCAATTAGTTCAAATATTGCCAATAAGACACCAAGAATACAAGCTAGACATTATATTGCAAAACATTTAGCCACAACGATGTTTGGTAAAATTAAACGTGGAGATTTTAGTCCATATCAAAAGTACCGTGAATTGAAATCAAGTGGAACTGCAAACACATGGCAGCAACAAATCAGTAAACAATTGATGTCACAATTGGATTTTAATTCAATTCCAGGGAGAGCATTATCTAAACTTGTTTCATCTAAGTTTTTAGAAAAACACAATTTAACCGATAGGTATTTAACTTGGATTGATAATAAACCTGTTGTTAAATATACTGGCTATCCATTTGAATTGTTAGCTAAAGTTAAGTCCAATCACACTAATAAAAAGTTATCATTGATGGAAACAATGACAATCAATAAACAATTTATGGGTTTAGTCGAATTGGCATCCAATAATGTAAATCGAAAAGCCAACTTTATTACGGTTCTCGATACATCGTTATCAATGACAGATAATGCTTATGGATTAAAAGTATCTAGTTATGATATTGGAAAATCATTAGCATTGTTTTTCAGTTATATGTTGACTGGTCCATTTAATAACATTTTTTATGAGTTTGGAACTGACGCAACATTAAAGGTTTGGAATGGATTAACACCAGTTGAAAGAATCCAAAATGATAATTCAGAAAATGTTGGTTCAACTAACTTATTAGCAGTGGCTACGTCATTTGTTGACTTTTTAAAATCTGGAATTGAATTATCACGGTTTCCTACTGGAATATTGTGTTTAAGTGATGGTGAATTTGATAAAGCTGGTCAATCCGATACATTAACAAATGTTGAAGGCTTTAAAAATGAATTGTTATTAGGTGGATTCCCTAGTGTTTTTGTTGACGAATTTGTATTTGTATTTTGGGATATTCCAAATTCATTTTATGGTAAAAAGTCCACAGCAAAATTTGAAACATACGGGGATAATGAAAATGTGTTTTATATGAGTGGATATAACGGTTCTACCATAGGATTTTTAATGGGCAATCAAATTGATAGTTCAGTTAAAAACCCAAAAACTGCTAATGATTTAATGGGCATAGCATTAAACCAAGAGATTATGTCAAGGATTATAGTGTAATATGAAAAATACAGCAATGTAGCAAAGATTGCGAATACCAAAGTTATTAGTCCGATTTTGCTTTTAGATGAATTACTTGTATCTGATGCAAAAAGTTCGTGGCAAAAGTGGTTAGCTTGGTCAGATATTCCAAATGAAATGTTATCGACAATATTTGTTCCAATTAATATACCAGCAATAACCATAGAACAAATAGGGTTCAGTGATTTCTTACACTGTAAGCCAATTGTAAATTGTGATAATGTATTACTTGGACACCATCTTCACAAGATAATATCCAATGGAATTATATCTATAGTTAGTTATTTTGGTAGATAACTATTCATATACAAGTGACGACCTTGTACGAATATTTATTCCATGCAATGAGTTTAGCTTATATCGAATCCAATCTGATTTACAGGATGTAACGTGGTGTTTACAAAGTAAACTATCAATGACTTAGCACTTACGGTATGGTCTTAGTTATATAATAGTTCCAAGTGCTAAGTCATTGATAGTTTGTTATACCTCCTAGAACTGCTAATGACAAATAAACCTTTACATTTGATTTATTTTGCTTTATACTTTCACACACAGTTTATAGATAATCATTTAGGAGAAGGAGATAGTAATCATGGCAAGAACAATAAAAGATTTTTGGCACAATATAAATGTGCTGAGGGTGGAAATTGTGATTACACAGCAAAAATTGTTGAAACCCTCATCGCTAATCCAACGTTAAAAGTGTGGGTTGACTGGACAGATAATACATTGGCATTTTTACAGACAATGATGTGAACAGCTCACTTGTGACAATTGCTTATTATTACCACTATTCAACTGCACGGAATACCTTACTTGTGCCAAGGTATATTCAAAGTCTGGCGTGGCTATAATCTTAAAACGGTGTACAGAAACTGGAGAACCATTATGACTGATATTGTGGGTGAAGTGATTAAATTGATTGAGGCAATGTCTGATATGAATTGGACATATAGTAGCGAGTATGATATTATTGCAATTAAGATTCCAGAGTTTATTGTGTTGTAAAATATGAGTTTGATTTTTTTAATGAGCTTGGTAAGTTCGCCGTTGTTATTAATAATGAATCAGAAGTTTGGGTATATTCAGATAATAAATGGTATGGTTCACTTAAGTCATTATTTGACAGAATAGAATATAAGTCCTTGGACTTTTCGCAAGTAATTGTAAATCATTGCAATTGATGCGATTGAAAAATAAATTAATAGTTGACTTTGAAATTCAAACTAAGTATAATTCTATTTTTAATTAACAATGACAGCACAAGACAATTTACACAAAATCTTAATTAATTGGTTGTGTAAAGATGTTATCAATATACTTGACTTGTAAGACAAATCAAATAGGATAATAACCATGCCAAAATTAAAACTTAAAGACTTTTCCAGAGACTCTAGGAAAGCCACTCCTACTATATACCCAGTTGGAGCGATTCTAAAACTAAGCAAAGGAATTAGGGAAGCAAGAAAAACAGCAGTTAAGAATGTTATTGTAGAGGCAAATGGTAGCTGCAAAGGGTGTTTATTTTCGGACACATACTGTTCCGATTACCTTAATGTACGGTGTACTGTTGGTGATGGAACAGGTGTAGGTGTCATTTTCACACCTTGTTTGCCATCTGGAGAACCATTATGACCATTAAATCGTGTAATGATGTTTATGAAGAAATCAGGTTGGGAACACTATCCGATGAACAATTTGTTGATTGGGTAAATGAATACTATGGAGATTTAGTTGACCTCAAAAACTATAGACACGAAAAATCTAAAAAATTTAGTGTAGAATTGGAATTACAATGTAAACGATTAAAGTCAAGGGAAGTTGAACTTGCTGAACTTATTACACAGCTTAGACAATGAACACGATTTAGGTTTACAATTGTTTTTAATGTATGTATATTACACAAATCAAATTTCACACAAGTTAGAGGTTTAATTAAAATGACAGCACTAGATGTTTTAAAATATTTACAAACAATCCAAAGCCAAGGCAATGACTTAGCTAAAATGAAATTTACAATAGACCATATTGAAGGTGGTAGCATTGTAACGACTGAACCAACGCTTGAACATTTTTATACTGATATTGATGTGTTGTTAATAGATATAGCAGAGTTCGCTTGATATAATACTGAATACTTGACTATTGTGGATTAGATTCCATCTTTTTAAGGACATTATATGAAAAATAAAAAGCTGCCATTTAAAATTGAACCAAATGTTGACAACATCACTTCTGCTGTAACTTTGAGTCCAGAGTGTGTTACAGAACTTGCTTATAGTGATATTGAATAACATAAACAATATTCAAAACAACATTCAAGTGTTGGACAATTACAACAGAAGTAAATGAGGATTATTACCTTTTATCAATGATTTTGTAGCCACACACCCAATGTGTGGAACTGTATCTGGAAATTTTGAAGATGTTGTTTACGCTAGTTCAAAAGCAGCTTACGACCATTTTGTAAAAAATCATTCTCCAGTATCTTGGAACTATGAAGAAATTTAACATTTGATTTTTGGAGTTTATTATGAGTTATTCAGTAAGTTATTCAGGTTCACTAAATTTTGTTAATGAATTGACCGATGCACAATATCATCGTCTTAAATCTTTATATGGTAACGCTGAAAGAAGGGCAAAAAAAGAGGCAATTCACATTCCAACCCTATTTAAAAAATACCAGCTTCAATACCCAGATGTTTTAAAAGATTCAATTGATAGCTTGATTACAACAACAATCAAAGATGATGAAACGGGTATTGAAGCTTATGATGAATACCTTATACCAATTGAGGAGCTTAATCTTATTATATTATTCATGCGTGAGGAATTTCCAGAATTTGGACTAACTGGCGAAATGCAAGCCCAAGGTGAGGAAATTGGTGATGTGTTCCGGTTATATGTTGGTCGTGATGGATTTGTGCATATTGAAGATATGGATCCACTTACTAAAAAATCTTGCAATGGGAAATATACATTAAGTGATGGAATTGATTACTCATCTACAATTGTGGGAGTGTGTGAAAATCGGAATGTTAAGATGGTGGGTGAAGATGTTATTGACATTAAATATTGTCCATTCTGTGGACAATCAATTAATCTTAGTTAGGAGTCAATTATTATGAAAAAATTTGAGAATGAAAGTGTCGACCTATATCAACACCTAATAGGACAGCTAGTTAAAAAGCGTTCAAATAAACCATTTAAATCTGGTAATAAGGTTAATACTGTAAAGGGAATCACGACCCACAACGAAACAATGCGTTTAGGTTTTACATTTGAAGATGATGATTCTGTAGTTGAATGTTGGAGATGTGTATTATGAAACAAATTGGTAGAAACCATAGAAATGTGTCTTTTAAAGATGGTGTTGAGTGGTATGATTACAGATGAAATTTATATAGTAATAAATTAAATCCACAATATAGTTCTTGTCATACATATTTATTGAGATTGGCGTGTGCGTTAATTGAAGAAATTGCAGAAACTAGGGTATTGACTTATCTTAATAATTGGTGAATATAAATACATATTTAACCTTAGAGGTGTGTATGTTATCGTTTGATGAATTTTATAAAAGTAATGTAATCAGTGAGGCTTCTTTAAGTCGCACATGGCAAGCAATGCAAGACCACGATACTGGATTCATAACAGCGTTCCGTGGTAAAAATACCAAAGCTATTAACCAAGGATTAAACCGTGAGTTAAAATCTACACTAGAAAAGAAATTCGGTGTAACTGCTGTAAAAGGTGCTTATATTGAAGATTATGGTACTGAAGATGCCGTTGAAGTTTCTGAAGAATCATTATTTGTTGTTGATTTAAAAGATACGGGTGATTTGAAGTCTGAGATACTAAAGTTGGGAAATAAGTATGACCAAGATTCAGTGTTGTATGTTCCAAAAGGTGGTACAGAAGGATTGTTAATTGGAACTAATGATAGTGGTTATCCTGGAATGAACAAAGTTATTAAGTTTGCTAATCCTGTGTTCGGAAAAACTGGAATGTTCAATACTAAGGTAAATGGTAGACCGTTCATATTTAAAGAACCCATTGAGGCTCCAGTGGACGAAGCCTGTAACTACCTAGGTAGAATGGCAAAAGATGCGATAGCTAAAGGAAGGCGTGTTTACGACTTGTGAAAATAAATGTTGACACTAAACATACTTTAACGTATATTGTGCAAATTAATATAGTCCAATAACGTTGAGGTGTTTAGTGTTAGCTAAAATGGTTTATTACATTAGTATATTATCTAATTCAGATTTGTTATTGGGAGACACCATAACAGTTAATGATAGTTATTATGGATTATTGCGTGGTATTATCACTAAGATAAATAAAAAATCTATTGCTGTTACACAATCTTGTGGTAAGATTGTAAAGTTGATTATTAATCCATCGTTTAGATATATCATTGAACGGGGTGAAGACGTTATAATAACCGATAGGCGTGATATTACTGAATATGTCGAGATTGGTTTATCAGTCCAAATGTCAAAAAGTGAAATTATCAGTGAGATAGACCGTGTTATTGGAATAAAAGATAGACTGTTAATTGATTTAAAAAACACTAATGATTATTTACAAGGAGCATCTAGTTACCCTAATATGGATGTTAGCAGTTATGTTGAGTACAAAAACGACATAACAAATAAGCTGAATGTGGTTAGTGGAAAGCTTGATATGTTAAATTCGATTTACACAAATGGGCAGTTGGCTAATGCGAATTGGTACAGCTATTGGACTAAGAATCCAAGCCTTTAAGGGTTCGAGTCCCTTACTGCCTACCAAATGGAATGAATATGTTGCTAGATTATTTTATTAAACCTGTTAGAAGAATTATCCTGTGGAAACTAAATGGAGTGTTGTGTGAAATTATTAAAACAAATAGAGTTCCTTGTCAGTATTGTCGGGACGAAATGTGCGATTCAATCAATAGTTGAAAGTGACAAAATTGATATTGAAGACTTACTTATCACACAAAAACAGCTTGGCATTACTGTCGATTGTAATACGAGTAAGCAGACTATAGTTGAACGCTTATTGGGATTTGTTGAATTACATGGATTTGTAGAAGTTCCAATTGTGCTTCCATATACCGAAACCTGCAATGAATTTAATTATATCCAGTTGGAAACATATATTCGTGACTTGTTATCACTAACTAACATTTGCAGGGTTTTAGATTCAATTGGATTTGATGATAAGATATACATTAAGCAAGAACATACTAGGTGTCACTTTTCACTTGTTCCAATTAATCCACATGAAATCTTATATGAAGATAGTTTTATTTCAATCGAAAGGTATTATAATTTTTTATCAAGTGGTACACCAACCGTAAATATAATATTTACAAAGCACGGTAATGGTTCGTTAGATGCTAATTATTTTAATGAAATTAGTCGAGTTGAATTTTTCAATAGTGTCAATCCAAGAATAGTCAAGTTACGAGACGGAACGACATTCAAATCATCCGATGACATCAAATCTACAATGAATAGAATAACATCAAAAGTAGAATATTTATATCGTATTAAACCTATTGTAACATATAATCTGGAGGAAACTAAATGAACCAACCCAAATCTACACATAAGAATGGTTTAACTTATGGTGGACTTAGTGTTCATATTGTTAGACCAATTCAAGCATCTCGATTTAGAATATCGAAAGATGTTGAATTTAGTGACGAGTATCGAAAAGAAATAGATGGATTTTGTGATGATTTATTTGGAGTCGATACACAAGATGTCATGGAAGATGGACAAATAATCAGACGGGGCGATTGTCTATTCATGTCAGAAAAAACAGCAGATTGTTTGAAAAAAGTTGACATTGAACCTCAATATAGCTATAATTTAAAATTATGAAGTTCGGAACATTAAGTTATATATTTTATTGACTTTAAGTTTGGTTGTTGTTAATTCCATTGGATTGGATAATACAAACGAGTGGAAGGTAAACTAGCTCACTTCGTATAATTTTAGGCTAGACGTTTAACTTGGGTTTTTGTCCCCTTACTCGTGGCTATTATATGAACAGGTATATAACTTTAATGTTTTTAGATTACATCTGATTCTACTAATTGATGAATTAGAGCATGAAATCTCTGGAGGGTTAATCAACGCACGAATATGATGCGTTAGTTTTAGGTGTAATCTTTAATTATTTTGTTGACTTTGATGGATAACACTGTATAATAAAAAAAATATTAACTAACCTTGAATCTTAATTATTATGAACGCAAATGATAAAGTTTTGAAAAAATTAGTACCACTAATCACAAAATTCCGTGAAGATTGTGGAAATGAAATGTTGTTAATGCAATTCATTAAAATGGTAAAATTGCATGGATTATATGCTTATACACATTTTAAAATTGAAGTTCCAAACCAACCTGGAGAATATGTAAATTTCAGACAAAACTCTCAAGTGTTGGGTTTAGGTGTGAAATATAATGTGATGTTAGCTTAAAGTGAATAGTCAGTTGACAGATAGTTAGGAAGTATCTATAATAAAAAGATACGTTTAGTGATTCAATTATCACCCAGTAGCTCAATAGGAAGAGCATTCGACTTTTAATTGAAGGGTTGTGGGTTCAAGTCCCACCTGGGTGACAAATTAATCATTTATCGAGTGACATGGAAATAAATTAAACTGATAAAGGTGGATAAAGTGGAAGTAGACGGATTTAATGTGTTGATAGATAATACATATAACCCAAGTTACTGTTGACTTTGAAACATTATCACAATTACGTTGTATGCGTAGTGATTGTTTAACAGATATGCAACAAGCTTTTGGCAAAGAATTAATTGATAGAATGTGGCAACTGTGGAAGCCACATTAAAGCAATATATGAATATTTATGGTGTCTAATGTAACGATTAGATTGTTCCTAATGTAATGAGGATTGAAAATGTCTAAAAAAATGAACACTAAAGCTGTTGATAACCGTTTTGAACAAGACGTTCGATTGGCAGGTGGAATGGGTAATGTAGCAGCTAAACAAAGCAATATCTTAACATTGAGAAGATTAGTGTTAGCTTGTTTGTTGTGGGAAAACAATGCGTATGTCGATGGTTTAGAAGTTGCATCGCAGATTAAAGTGTTGATTCCACTATGTGAACCAGAAGAAGTTGCTAAATTGGCTATTGAATGTCGTGTTATGCAAAAGTTACGTCATGTTCCAATTTTGATGATTGTTGAAATGGCTAAACATGAATCACATCGTACATTGATTGCAGATGTCATTCCTAAAGTTTGTACTCGTGCTGATATGTTATCAGATTTGGTTTCATTGTACTGGAATGGAGGTAAACGTCCACTACCAAGTGCTATGAAACGTGGAATAGCGAAAGCGTTTTTGAATTTTAACGAATATTCTTTAGCTAAATATCGTGGTACTGGTAATGCAGTTAAATTGCGTGATGTCATGTTTATGGTACACCCAAAAACAGTAACACAAGAACAAGCAGATTGCTTTAAAAAATTGGCTGAAAACACGTTACAAACTCCAGATACATGGGAAGTTGCATTGTCTAGTGGAGCTGATAAAAAAGAATCATGGACAAGATTAATCCAAGAAAACAAATTGGGTGGATTAGCATTGTTGCGCAATATCAGAAACATGAAAGCTGCTGGAGTTGATAGACTTGTTATTCAAAACGCTATTGCTAATGTTAAAACTGGAATGTTACTTCCTTTAGATTACTTTAAAGCAGTTAGATATTCACCTGAATTTGAGCGTGATATTGAAGAAGTAATGTTCCGTAGCTATGCAAATGTAAGTAAATTAACTGGAAAGTCTTTGATTATTCTTGATGTATCTGGTTCAATGCGAAGTGAGATTTCATCTAAAGATTCAGAGTTCACTCGATTGGATGCTGGAACAGCAATGGCAATAGCTGCGATTAATATGTGTGAAGATTTTGAGTTTGTCATTACTGCTGGGGTTGATTCTACTTATACTGGCAAACACAACCATATTAAATATCCAAACAAAGGATTTGGTTTAGTAAAACAAATTGAAGATGAAAGGGTTAAAGTTGGTGGAGGTGGCATATTCACTAGACAATGTTTAGATTGGTGTCAATTGAATGTTGGTACAGATTTTGATAGGATTATTATCTTTAGTGACTCACAGGACTGTGATAGAGTAAAAGCACCTCCAAAACCTTTTGGGAAGTTTAATTACATTATTGATGTAAGTTCACATTCGCATGGTGTTAATTATAAAGGTGTGTGGACATCTGAAATCAGTGGTTGGTCTAGTTCATTTTTGACTTACATTGCTTCAATGGAAGGGTTAGATAACCATCAAAGTGAAGATAGTTAGGAAACTATCTATGAGTTAGCACTTGCAACAGTTAGTTAATTGTCTTACTTCCAAGGTGTACTAAATACTACATCTTGGAAGTAGATTAAAAAAGTTTTTAAAAATACTATGGTGTAGAATATAGTTACTTCATTCGGCGAACATGATAGAGGTTCGATTCCTCTAATGACCAATACGAGGGTCATTTAGCTTAATGGTAGAGCGTGTAAAATCTCTATATTCGCAAATTCCTAGTATTTTTAAAAATTAATGTTACGGATTCAATTCCAGTCAGGAACACCATTTATTAGTATTGAAATTAGATGTTGACAATCATTAACTGCCAATGTATAATTTAAAAAACTTGTGGTGATAGTGTTATTATTTAAAATTGATAGAACTCAGCATTTCTAGGATATTGATGTCACAGTGTGTAATATAGTCCTCTGATACGTCAAGATTTGTGTTGACTAGCTTATTCTCCAACATGACGGTTGGAGTTCAAATTAACAATTTTAAATAATACCAATTAAAGGTTATTATATAGAAACAATGATTATTTAAAAAATATTGGATGGTGAGCTAGTTTGGTAATAGCACTGGACTGAAAATCCAGGGAAATTGATTCGATTTCAATACCATCCACCAATGGAAGAGCTACAGTATAGGTGAACTGCGCAGTCTTGAAAACTGTTTGACCAATGAAGGTTGGTTTGTGGGTTCGAGTCCCACCTCTTCCGCCAAATTTGTTTTGTTATGGGAATAATTAATTATGAGATTGTCTAACAATAAGTTAAAGAAACTAGGGTGGATTAGTGTGATTGATGTTGTTCCAATAATTGGAAATCAATATCTAATTCAAAATCTAACTGGTAACATTAAATTGTTCACAAAAGAGTATGGTGGGTGGAGGTTAGATGATAATAGTTGGATGTGGGATGCTGATGTTCAATATTATTTGAATCCATAAACGTGTACCATTTCGGAGTTTAGTGTAATATGAAAAGTGGAGGAAGCCATTTACCGTTATCACAAATTAAAATGCGAGGGAAAAGAATGGAGTTGTGGATGTCAATATAACGTTAAAAAAGACTATTGAAACAATATGAATTATTAAAATTAATTGAGTGATTTTACGGGGCTTATGTTTTCCCTATAAGGTTAGAGCTTTGCATATGTTAAAAGCATGGGTTGGTTCTATGATAAAGCATAGCCCCGTAAAATCACTTTAGTGTAATTTGTAGGCGTGTAGTATAATTGGTTAGTACACATGAATTTGACTCATGGAATGTTCGTTCAAATCGAGCCATGCTTACAAATTACATTAAATAAATATATTGCGGGTAATCACGAGGTGTGACAATGGGCTTCCAACCCATTTGCTGGGATTCGAGTTCCCATATCCGCTCCAAAGATTAACCCCCTATAACTTATTGGTTAAAAGTGTCCGACTCATAATCGGGGAATGACAGTTCGATTCTGTCTAGGGGGAATAATTAACCGTTTAATTACAAAATGAAGTTGGATTATAATATGGTGAAATGTGTGGTTACATCTTAAACCTATTTGTCGTGAGTTCAAATCTCACCATTAACAAATTATGTTAATGTAGCTCAGTTGGTAGAGCAATAGCCAAATCATACCACATATGATTGTTTCTATTGTAATCAAACTTCATTTTGTAATTAAACTAGGGAACTGTAATGGAATTTAAAAAAATAAAAACTCCTAAAAAAATTAAACCATTGGGTTCAACCTCTCCTATTGTGTGGAGTATTGAACCAGCATTTGGGTGTAATTTAAAATGCGACCATTGTTGTGCTGATTTAATTCCAAAATCTAATAACAATAAAATGAATGAATTGGTGTGGAAAAGAACATTTGAAATATTGAATGAGGTTTCCCCAACAGTTAGAGTTGATTTATGTGGGTTCGTGGGTGAACCGACATTAAACGATGAATTATTAACTTTGTTACCAGTTGCTAGAGAACTTGCTCCATTGACACAAATCCAAATTACAACAAATGGAACAAAGTTATTGTCTGGCAAGTATAAAATGAAAGATTTGTTGGATGCTGGTGCTAATGTGTTATATGTTGACCAATATGGACCACATGAAAGATATGAGCAATTAGCAACCGAATCTGGTTATCCATTTTACAGTTATTATAATAAACCTGAAAATGCTCCATCTCCATGGAAATATCATGGTCCAGATTTGAAAATCATTGTGTTGATGGACGAACCATCTACATGGCCCAAGTCAAGACTTAGAGCTGGACTATTAGGGAATTGGTATGGAAACATGAATTGGGATAGGGGAACTGCTCAAAAAAACTTCAATATGCGTCCATTAGAAAAACCATTAACTAGACGTTGTAACCAACCGTTTTTGTATGTAACTGTAGCGTCCGATGGTTCTTATTTGTTGTGCTGTCAAGATGGATTACAAGTCACTAAAGGCAAGTTTGGCAATGTTTTAGATGGTGTTGATGGTTTTAAAAAGTTTTGGTATGGTGAGGAAATGCAAACCATCAGACGTAGACTTAGGTATAAAAATAGAGCTGATACTCCATACGCTTGTAATAAGTGTAACGTAACATTTTCAAGATGTGATTTGAAACACTGGAACGAGTCTGAAATATTCAAGTACTGGAATGGCACTGATTGGACACAATTAAAAGATGAACCTGGAGTTGATAGATTCGTGAATATTGTTACTCCAAACCTTATGAAATTTAGTGTACACAAACAATAACTAAATAGCACCTATACTGTGTATAAATACATTTTTATATATCGTATAGGTGATTGATGTGAATAATACAAGCGTAGAAAATAAGTCTAAAATATTGTTTTATACTGGAGCTTCGACTTCGACTTCCACTAATGCTGCAAATTGGCGAAGGCATCTTGCCATCTTAAAATCTATCGGATTTGATGTTGATATGTTATCAAATAACAAAACGAATAGTGATATAACATTCTTTAATAATGAGATGGGGTTGGATATAAACTTCTCGTTACATTTATTATATGAGCAGTATATATCGCATCAATATACATCTTGGTACGATGTTTATGAAAAAATAGATGTTAGTAGCCTCCAGCATTATTCAAAATTGTTTATTATTGGAAGTTATGTTCAACACACTTCACATTTTTTTAGGAATAGTCGCAGGTGTAATGTATTTCCATTTGATTCTGGACAACTTAAGTTTATGAGTGCTGCATCTAGGATTTTTAATATATTGGTGATGTTAAAGGCTCACAATGAATATAAAATTCCATTACACGAATACAATTTTGATACAACTGAAATGTCGTGTGATTTGTTTCAAACTATTTATCCAAAATATGAATATTACAAATATTATGGATATGGTATTCCACAATATGATACAAATAGGTTGGACTCACATCAATATTATTTATTGAATCATAGTATCAAACCGAATCTTGATAAGAATATAAATTTCATTGGTGGATATACAACTTATATGAAATCCCATAATAGGGATACACTATATAAAAACGAGTTATATGGATTCGCAAATAATTTTACCGATTCAGAAATTTATATTAAGAGTGATAGGGTTGGTGTTAATAATCGGTATTTGAGTTGGAATGAATACAACGAAAGGTTATCAAGGACTAGATATACAATGGTTTTTCCAGCATATGACACTAATGTAATATCTATTGATAGGCTTATTGGAGCAGTTTGGAATAATTGTTTACCGATATTTCATTCATCTTGTAAGCTCGATATTGTTGAAAAATCATTTGATGTTGACTTGAAGCAACTAATAACCATCCAACCATTTAAAGAAGATAAACGGTTGGAATTGTTAGAAGAATTGAACAAGAAGATATTAGTGTTTGAACATAGTTTTAAATAAAACACTTGACACGGTAGTACCTTATAAATATAATGTGCATTATGATTTGAACACATATATTATGAGGTAGTACAATGAAACAATTAACTGTGGCTGAAAAATCGGCAATTCAAACATATTTGGATTTGATTCAAGTAAATGCTACATATCTGTTTAAAAATGATTCAACTAAACACCATTTACAGGTTTTCCAGTTTATGAATCCTAATCTTGACATTGATTATAAAGTTGTGCGTGGAAATAAAGAACTAGATAATTGGTACATGACTAAAGATGTAAAGATGTAAAGATGTAACGGTGTTTGGAGTGAAAACAAATGATGTAAACCAGTTAAAACGCTTGACATTATAAATCAAGTAATTTATAATTACTAAATAACTTGATAAGTGAAACCTTTATAGTGTATATGATAGTTACTTCATATTTAAATGATAAACATAGCTATTGAATGTTTTACGTCAATTTAGTAATATTAGCTCTATTGTACTCTAATGGCAAGAGGAAGCACTGTTAATGCTTTGTATTCGGGAAACCGTATGGAGGTTCGAGTCCTCCCAATAGAGCTAATATTATTTGAAATATCAGTGGAATTGAAAATGAAGTTATCAAGTGATGAAAAGAAAGCTATTTCTGAGTATTTAGTTTTAATCGAGACCTTTGCTCCAAAGTTTAAAAATGATGCGAATAAACATTATCCACAATCATTTCAATTTAAAAGTGATAATGTTTTCATTGAATATAAAGTTGGTCAAGTAACTAAAGCGTCTAATTGGTACATGACTAAAAAATGTGTTATTTTTGGTAGAACGATAAATGATGTAAACCAATTAAAACGATTGAATTGTTAAATAAATAATGGTGCTGTCACACTCTGGGAGTGTGGCTGCCTGTCTAGCAGACTTAGGAGGGTTCGATTCTCTTAATGTCCAATATTTGTGGACATTTAGCTTAATGGTAAAAGCACGATAATATCTGTATTTGATTGTTTCTAGTGTGTTTATTTAAAGTTGTTGTGGGTGAATGAAATGTTATTTTTTAGGCGTTGGTTTTGTAATCATGTATTCAAATACATTCACTATAATAGTATTATTGTGAGTGAAAGTTACAAATGTCATGTTTATAGATGTGTAAAGTGTTCAAAGGAGTTGTATCGTCCTGGAATATTAGGGAATATGTATTAAAGTGTTATTATGTAGCGAGTTATAGCAGTGATAGCTTTTTGGTCTCATAAGCCAAAGGTCGTGGGTTTGATTCCCACACTCGCTACATAATAACATTTGATTGTTTAAAAAGTGTTGACATTGTTTTAAAATAGTTTAAAATGTGACACTTAATCAAGCAATCAAGTTAAGGTACATAAAATGTTAGATGTTGAAGAAGCTGCTGAATACTTTGTTAATAACGAGTTTACCAATGAAGTATCAGAATTTGTATTAAATAGGTCAACTCGAATCAAAGTATATTATGAAATATTAGTTAGGTTCGGTAATGATTTTGCTGTAGCATTTAATGATAAATTTCCAAGTCGTTTCTAAAGTGTGTGAGGAGTGATTGCCTCAATGGTTAAAGTCCAATAAACGGCTCAAATAATAAAAGGATGTCTAGTCAAGTGTATCGGGGACTGACTGTAATATTGACCTTCTAAGTTCGACTCTTAGGGCATCCACAAAGTAAAAATAGAGGGTAATCGGCGAAGTTGAAGGGTCGCAACAGACTGTAAATCTGTCAGTTCCGAAAGGACTCTAGTAGGTTTGATTCCTACATTACCCACCAAGGTTTAAAAATTAACTATGGTGTATGAAACGGTTACTTCCATTATATTGAAATAGGTTGGAACAATGATTTCAACCTCTAATACTGTTTTAGATTGTTTCTAGTTAATTTTTAAATAATATGGGCGACTGACTAATGCAAATTGGCAAAGCTAGTGGATTTAGACTCCATGTCATTCTGGGTTCGAGTCCCAGGTCGCCTACCAAAATAGATAGACAAACTCGCGTAGGTATCAATCGCAACGTGAAATTCGTTGAGCTGTTAGCAATAGATTCAGCCACACGCTACGGGGAAATTGCTTTAGTCTATCAAGTTAAAATGGTGTTTCGCCACCATCAAAAGTGCGAAACGAAAACAATAAACGGAGTTTAGGCTATTGGTTAGTCGCTGGTTTTGGGAACCAGATTAAGGGAGTTCGATTCTCCCAGCTCCGACCAACTTTTCAAATAATGCGGATGTGGTGAAAATTGTAGACACGAGGGACTTAAAATCCCTTGCTCGAAAGAGCGTGTGGGTTCGAGTCCCATCATCCGTACCAATTATCAATAATAAAACTCTAGGGCGCAAATTGAATCAATTGTAAGTTAAGGTTAGAGTCCTTTCGCGTCCATGGTTTTATTATCAAATCTAACATCTTTTATGTTATGTGAATTAATGTATTATAATAGTTAAGATATATGGAATCCATATAGATTGAGCTAAAGTTCAAAACGATGGCGATTGTAGCTTAGTGGTTGAAGTGTTGGGTTGTGACCCCAAAGATGTGGGTTCAATTCCCATCAATCGCCCATAATGAAGTGTTGGTTAGAATTGGAGTTATTATGATTGAATTGCGTACCATTAAATCTGTTGATGTAGAGGAAGCAATCTGGTATTTTATCAGAAACGAACTGTGTAACATTGGATGTAACTGGTTTAAAGGTACAAAGACCTTTAAATTTGATATGATGGTTGATAACTTGAGGTATGATGTGGAAGTTATAACCTCTGTCGATTACGATGAATGTGGGGTCGATGACCCTAACGGTGAATGTGGAACATGGCAATATTGGTATGTTATAGAAAGTGTGCAAATCAAAAAAGTCTACAGTTGGTAGAATAGACTCAACGAATTTACGAATATAGGTGTAATGTGAATGATTTAAACGATAAACTGAATGATGTTGGACTAACACTAATAGATGTATATCCAGGGTCTAATCAAAATATAAGTGGTGATGAATTACAAAATGAAATACTAAAGGTACTAGCTTCTGTTGAATCTGGGAATTTTGAATACGTTAATTTACTAGGTGAACAGTGAAGTCAACATTTATCTTTTAATTCTATTAATGTTGTTAAAAGATAAACAATTTGTTTGATATGGACTTCAAAAGATATATTACAATTGCATCTGTAGTTAAATGGTCTAACACTCGACTGATAATCGAGCGAAGTAGGTTCAATTCCTCCCAGATGCACCAGTTAAATAATAAATGTGTGGAAATAACATCCACACAATATTTAATAATTTGCCATGATGAATGACTCGGTTACTTCTTTGGTGAAATAAACACCGAATCGGATTGTTTCTGGTAAATTATTAAATAATAAATTTGGATATGAGGGTGCTGTTGGTTGTGCATCATCGGACTGTAAATCCGTTCCCTCGTGGTAAACATCGTAGGTTCAATTCCTTCCATATCCACAAATAGATGTTTTAAAAAGTAAACTGGTTAATAACAAACTCAATATAATGTGAATTATAAACAAATCTCACAAAACTCCACGTCAAGAATTACTCGAACTATGTGGGCTGGAAAGGTAATCCATAGGGATATTATGGTACAAACTACTCATTTAGCCTATTAATAGAAAGTCGATTAAAACAACAATCATCAAAATACTTAAGTCTATTGATTCTGGAACGCTTTGGAATCATAGTGACACTAATACAGTTTACGAATTGTTACTATATGGAACAACTGTGAAAGACATTAAAAGAACGTTTCTAGCTTAATACACAAATTTATGTTGACTCTTTGGAATAAAATGTGTATTATGTGTTCCACAATATAACAATCCTTGAGAGTATTATAGTATGGTAAATAAAGAAGACGTTATTAACACTTGGAATAAAGTTTTTCCTAAGTCAAAAATATCTGTTGGTGGTAATACAGAGTTGTTGATGTGTAGAGGTTATTTGGCAAAAGATAAGACAGAAGTAACGAATGGGTACTTTGAAAATGATGTGTTGAATTATGGATTCACTATAACAGATGGTGTGTTTTATGCAGAATCTGGACACAGTATGTACATTAGACCAGAATCTGGAACATATTGTGCTTATTCAATAGCTAAAATCAGAGCAAAGTCATTGAAAGGTGTAACAACACAATCACTTGAAAAAAGATTTAATGATATTAAGAAAATGGTATTGGATAATAAAGATGTTATCCCAGAAACTAAATTACATTATGATATTAATGACAAATTTTTGATATAGGATTATAAAAAATGAAGAAATTAATGCACGTTCCAATGCCTGACCCATTTAGTTGCCATGTTTTTGAAGTGAAAGAATACCCGACTGACCGTGAAGATTTTGCTATGTTGGACGCTGATTGTGATGTTGATGATTTTTTAACTGAGGTATTAAACCCTCATGGTGATTCAATATTACTTGGATTCGATGCTACAAAAAAAGATGTTAAATTTATTGAAAAGCATTATGCTCCAGGGATTCATTGGTTAAAATAGTATTATTGTGGTGATAGAATAGTCCCACGTTAAATAAAGAAAACTCAAACAGAATTTAGTTGATTGACATCAATTTAAATGTGTTTATAGTATCCATTTAAACTAGGAATCTAATAATGACTGATTTAGAACAAACAAAGCAACTCATTAAACCTCAACGTTGATGAAGTGACAGATAGAGGTAAAGTTGTGCTTTCTATTGAAAAATGTCACGATAGTCCAGAAAATGTTACTGGTTACAATGGTTTTTCTGTATCATTTACGTTTGATGTTGATACAGGTAAATTTAACTGTATTGGAATTTGGGAATAATTTGTTTTTAAAAGATGGTATTGTGTAAAATATAGATACTTCACTTCCAATGACGTGATATTGGTAAAGTCCAATCGTCCAGTAACATGGACGTAGTTTAATATTAAAACGCGATAAAAACTATATTTGATTGTTCATACCATCTTTGGCTTAGAATACCATTCTTATTCACTCAAATAAGAATAACCGAGATAACTTACTAATCTAAATATGCTGGTAAAACCGATAAACTTCCTTCTCAGGATTTGCATATATGATGAGTGTTTAAGAATGGTATTCTAAGCCTTTATGGTTTATGGCAGGACTGAATGATGATTGGTGAACGATTCCAACCATAGTAAGTGGAAATTAACAAGATTAAGTCACTTGATTGAACCACTGAATATATTAAGGTGACTCTTAATAGTATTGGTGAAAACCCAGTGTCTTGCCATAAACCATAACGCATTAAAGCTCCATTGCCTCAACTGGTACAGGAACGGCTTTGTAACCCGTCACATCGCGCAAGCGTGTTGGGAGTTCGACTCTCCCATGGAGCTCCACACATTAACCTTAAGGTTTACTATGTCAGTAAACATTATTCACCTTAAAAGAGTTATTACATATCACTAAAGATTGTATTCCAGAGTTAATTAAAAATAACAATGAATGTGTAGGCTGATACACATATCTTAGGTACGTTCCTGGTTGTAAGAATCCTGACAGATTAGGGAATATGCACCCGAAATGAAGAACCCGAACACGCACAAAAAGATGGCAATCTTGGGTCTGAGGCGAAAACGTGAATATGTTTTAAAGTGGATTCTATGTTGGAAATTCAGTACCAACCATTGTTATTTTTAATTAGTTCGATTCTCCAACCACATCAAAATAATTATTGACTTCATTATTTAAGTAATTATAATACTTGAACAACTTAAACAACTGGGAATAATAGTATGATTATGGATTTAGTGAGATTCCAAGCATAATGTTTAAAGTTTGATATTAGTATTATTGAAAATTATTCGGCTATATTCTTTAATATAAGAGGGTTTCGTAAGCCACGATAATTTAAGAATGCGTGAATCGCTAATATCACAATTCCTAGAGAATATTATCATATGGTTATGATGGCTGTTTGGAAAACAGTTCAAGGACATAAAAGCCTTGCAGTTCGATTCTGCTATTCTCTGATTTACTTAGGTAAAATTCCACGAATAATCTGTTATTGTTGCATTAAGTGGAATTAATGCAAGTCTATGTTAAAGCACAACAAACCTTTAATCCACTGTACCAATTAATTCAAATAACACTGGAGTTTAATTATGGAGTTCCAAGTTGGTGATTTGGTAAAATTAACCGAATCATGTAAAGAATCATTCAGACTAACTGATGTTGAATGGTGTCAATTTCTTGATACAGACAATTATGTAAACGTTTTTGATGGAGATATGTTAAATCAACCATTCAAGATATTAGAATTATACCAAGATAAGATTTATATAATTCCAACAAAGTTTGATACAATATTAGTTAAATCTGCATTATCAGTAACACATTTAGAAATCTACAAAGTGGTAATTTAATTATGGAACTAAACCAACAAACTATTAATTCGGCACTTAGAACAGCAATAGTAGAATCTGAGACTTTAACTATTGGTTCCAGTGATAAGTCTTTAGTGTCAATTACTTTCATCCTTGTACTAAATGATAAAAAGACAACAAACTTTATGCAAAGTGTTGATATATTCCAAAAGTCAAAATGTTGTGTTTCAGTTGAAGTCTATAACACACCACTTTTCAAAATTCAAGATGTAAACAAAACCATTCAAGTGTTAATTGATACGTTCAATAGCAACACATATGAACTGGTACTAGCAATTCCATTTAAAGTTCCAGAATATTCATACATCAATAAGCAATACAGGGAACTATCAACTGGCGAAAAATCCATGACAGTTCACAACTTTTTAATGGCGTTTGGCGTTCCACACCAAACAGACGAAAATCTTTTTATTTTATAATTATGCGAGGTAATATTATGGGCGACTTATTAGATGTCTTCTTAGAAGAATGTTGTGATGTTGTAAAGTGTTCAAGGGAGGTTGAATTTGCTGATATGACCACAAATCAATTAGCAGAAGTGAAATTGATTGCAGTTTCCACTGGTTCAAGGGTACTAGGTGGAGCTACTATTGAATCTGATTATGATTATGTAATAACGAATGATGAGTATGATTTGTTAGTCACTAATCACGCTTTACCCAAAGCAGACCCAATTGCGCATACCAATTATCCAAGCAGAAGTATCAAATACAACTGTGAAGGTGAGATTATCAATTTGATTGTTGCTGATAATGATAGAATTAAACAAGCTTGGAACAACACCACACAAAACTACTTAGGACTTGTGAATACTAACGTTATTATTCCAAAAGACCTACGAATTATGATTTTTAGTTATTTTAGAGTTCTGAATGGAATTTAAATATGGTAACATTAAACAAAAGAAATGATTTGTATATATTCAAAAACAAGTCAGACAATTAAAATAACTTTTAAAGGAAATAAACACATGAGCTTATTATCTAAAATCATTTATGATGTTGTACAAGATTTTACTGGAAAACCAATCTCTGAATTTAACCCTGATTCTATCCCACATTATTTAGTTGACAGTGTTATCACAAAGCTTATTACTGAGCTTAATATCACTCCAATTATAATTGAACCAAAGAAACTGGATTTCACATCAGTTCAAGAACATCCACAAGCATTCATTGGAGTGAACCATACTGGTACATTCATTGGAGTGAAAGTAATCACGATAAACAACCTATATTCAGCTCTTATTGGAAACTATCCATTTTGGAATATTCCTAACTTCGGTGAAATGGTTAAACAATTAAAAATCGAAAGAACTGAATTAAAACGCGAATTTTTTGTTGAAAAGAACCATGAACTTAAAGGCAAGATTATAGCATTAAAGGTATTCCTTAATATGTTATATTGGTATGTCACATCAAACAATAGTAAATTAACAGCGTTCCAAGATGCTAATTGGATTTCAAATATTGGATATAACATAATGGAACAAATATCTAAGAATCCATGTGTATTGTATATTGATACTGATATGATTATTGCTACCGATATTCCAGTTGAACTTTCAAGCATATCATTCCTAGATTATGAAGTTGAAACCAAATCAGTTGAGATTATGAGTAAAAAGAATTTGCGTTTTTTTGAACCTAAAAACGACACAAGTAGCTTAAAGAGTGGAATTGTTAAATATAATGGAAATCACTTTTTTTCTGGTGAGGTGGTTTCCGGTACTGTATCTAATGACAACTATCTTAATGTAGTTGAATATGATAATATTGGAAACATATCAAGACAAGGTACAGTAGAAATCAGTCAATTCATTTAATAATCAACGTGTTAGCACTTGGACAAGTTATATAATTAACACCAATGTCCAAGTGCTAACTTACGCCTAGTGTGATACAAACTTCAACAAAGATTGAGTTGGCTTAACACAACTCGACATCCTCTTATCAAACATATCACAAAACATTCTTTTCCACGCATCTAAAGAGTGCCTTTCCATTGTCATTTTGGCAATTTCTAATCGTTTTTCAGTTGAGTATTGTGATAATACCTCAATTGCATTAATGACCTGTTCTTTACAATCCTTAGTTTTTACAATTTTAATAGAATGTGATTTATCAGCCACAATTTCATCTGAGGCGTTGATTCCACTTTCATCTGTCAAAACCACTAATGGAACACCACAAGATAATGCTTCCAGTGCTGTTATACCCCAAGGCTCGCGTGTCCACGCTACCATAAAAGTTTTTGCTTGTCTTAAATACTCAAAGTTTTCTTCTGATGTGTTGTTTAATATGGTAATACAATTTGGGTATGACTTCCATTTGATGTTTAAGTTATCATTTTCGTACTTAGCGTTTTGTTTACCTAAATTATCGTTTTCACGCGAAGGTAGTCGTTTGGTTGATATTAAACTTGTAAATGTTGTATCAAATACAAATTCATGTGGAGCAAATGCGTTTTTGATGCGTTGGATTCTTGACACATTCATCACATCATAAATTCGTTGTGAGTTGAATGTTGTATTAGTACAATATGCTGGTCTAAATATATGCGTCTGTTCAATGTTTACTAGGTAATTCGGGTCTATTTTATTGTGGATATGATTGATATAACAACTAAGTTGGTGTTCACCTAGAAACGCAATATGATGTCCATCTTGTAACATTTCTAACGATTTTTTCAATCCAGTGTACATTGTTATACCACCACAAGACTTTCCACTATAATCATCGTGGATAAATGCAATTATTGGAATTTTAGAGTTTTTAAGTGTTGCTGTGTATTTCCATGGATAATGTAATAAGATTAAATCTGGTTTATGGAAATCTATGCTCTGTTTAACCAACTTTGCCCTCGATTTATTTAGTCTATCAACAATTGTTGTAATACATGGGATGATGGTAATGTCATCAAATACTGTATTACATAACAATGACGACATCCTTTCAATACCTCCTAGTATAATTTGTGGATTATAAAGAACATTATCAACTGGAATTGTTCCATAGAATGACGCATCATCAATAGGCATTAATATCTTCATATTAGACTGTCCTTAAAGTGAAGTATTTATGTCTAATAAATAGATTTACTATATAACAAACAGGAAATTAAAAATGAATATTGGTAGTGTAGTAAACATGAAAATTGGTGGAACATTGATGACTGTGGAATCAATTGATGAAAATACAGCTAAATGTGTATGGTTCATTGATTGTAAAATATACAGAGATACATTCAATATTATGGATTTACAAGAGTGGGTTAAAGTTAGCAGTTGTGGTTAATTACTAACACGTTCCAAATGCTAACTTATTGATATTACTAATACATTTATGCTCAATTAAATCAATATGATAGCATTTGGAACAGTTATATAATTAATACATCCATATAAGTGCTAAGTTATTGATAAACTAATATAAATTGTGTTGTATTGAGAATCAATAACTTAGCACTTGTAACCGTTTACAAATTACCTAACACTCGTGAGTGCTAACCTATTGATTTTATATTTTAACTCAATTTGTAGTTAGCACGTGGACGATTCATCTTTACCATATCATACACCAACTATCAATGACTTAGCACTTGCAGCTATTAAGTAATTAATAACACTGTCCAAGTGCTAAGTCATTGATAGTTTTATCATTCATTGTCAACTATTATAAATCAATAGGTTAGCACTTGGAACAGTTATATAACTAATACCAGTTTGTAAGTGCTAACTCATTGATTCTTTCTTATTCTACCTAATTAACGCATTGATATGTCCAAAATAAATTTTGATAAGTATTACACCAACCCAGACATAGTAGCATTATGTCTACAGTATTTGAATGAACATAATTTTCCAATAACGGAATATCTTGAACCATCGGCTGGAAATGGCTCATTCTTAACACAATTACCTATTAATACATTAGCATATGATATTGAACCAGAATATCCAGATATTATTAAACAGGATTATTTGACTTTAAAAATAGCATATAAGACTGGACGATGTGTTATCGGTAACCCTCCATTTGGATTTTCCAATAATTTAAGCTTAAAATTCTATAATAAAAGTGTTAATATAGGTGATTACATTGCGTTTATACAACCTATAAGCCAACTAAATTCATCTAGGAGCTTCTATAAGTTTGATTTGGTGTCATCACACGAGTTACCTGATATTGAGTATTCTGGAGTCAAATTGCACTGTTGTTTTAACATTTGGAAACGTCCACTAAATCGAGTGTTAAATGTTGCTCCAAAAAACCATCCATTCCGTGACATTAAACTTAGAACAAAAAACAAAACTAGAAATGAAAAGTCGATAACAGATGATTTTTGTTATTCAATTTGTTCTTGGGGTAGTGTTGGTGTACGTCCAAATTACATTGGCGAGTATGCTAGCGAAATTTACTTTTATTGCTACAATAAGGATTTAAAAACAAAATTAATTGAAGTTTGTGTGAATACTGATTGGAAAAACATAGTTCCAAAATCTATATCAACAAAAACACTTAATTGCTGGCAAATTTATGATTATCTAAAAACTCAAATTCCAGAGTTGTGTTAGTTATAAGTGACCATGAAAGTTCACTTTTACTGTACCATCCAAAAATCTACTGGTTAGCACTCGGAACAGTTATAATACATTATCGGTTGTAAATGCTAACCTATTGATTTAATTGAGATGTGAATAGTAACACTATCAATTAATATAAATCAACGACTTAGCACTTTGGAGTTGTTAGTAATTAGTAAATCGTTCCAAGTGCTAACGGACTGATTTAATTGAGTTAAGTTGTATCGTATAAGAATCAATGAGTTAGCACTTGGACAGTGTTATGAATTACCTAATTGTTGTAAGTGCTAACTTATTGATTTGTTACTAACGAGTATTCCAGTTGACTTTATACAAGCTAATTGTGTACAATATACGAATTAACTGCTTAACAAAACTGGAGAACAACCATGACTCAAGATTTAGAATCCAAACTTACCATTTACCGTGATATATTAAACCATGTAACAGCTGCTGCACACCAATTAGTGCCAGATGATGTGACCCGTTTGAATGACACTCTTACCACTCGTATTCACTTTTTAGAAGTTTCAAAATTATTTGGGGGCATTCTGACTGAACGACATTATGGGTGGACAGACTTCTTTGATTTAGATAATTTTGTGACATTGCGTAGGTTTGGTAAAGGCTCAAAGAACCAAACATTATCCCTTGATACCATGGAGCAACCTAAAGATGGCTGGTATTTATATTTCCAATTCTCTACTGGAGCATACCTATTGAACACGGAATATATCCCAGAAGTGTTTGACCTATTCTGGAATGAGCTGGTTAAATTACGCCCAGCATATACTGGAACACTTAATAAAGAAGTTCTATTTACTCCCGACCAAGCTTGTGAAGTTTACAAAGAGTATAAAGCCCTTTTGATAAAATATCGTGAAATAGCAGCAAAACGCGAAAGGTTGCTGAAAAAATTAGCTGAATTGAAGTGTGACAGCCTAAATTCCATTGAGGTGTGAGTGATTAATAATGGATAATATTTTTAATGTATGTGTACAATCTTTTGGATTTGATTCAAACTCTGAAACAGACTTCTTTGAACTAGGTAAAGACTTTCATAGAAAATATGATATTATTCACTTTGAACCGATAGATTGGTTTACGATGATTCAAATAATTAAATGGGAATCTAATGTGTATGATGTATCCATCGTTAGTACAATTGATAATGATGATACTACAATCATATTAAAAGGTATTAGTGAAAGTGTTGTACTCAAAACACTTTATGCTCAATTAACTTGATTATATAATTAATATCTGTTCCACAAGTGCTATGTCATTGATTCATAATATTAGCACTTGTGGACATTCACACTTCCAGAAATAATTTAAGAATCAACAAGTTAGCATTTGCAGTCTTTATATAATTAAGACCACACTGTAAGTGCTAACTTATTGATTTTGTTATAATTCATTGTCAATTATTATCCATCAATGAGTTAGCACTTGGACAAGTTATATGATTAACTAACACTTGCAAGTGCTAACTTGTTGATTTTTGTTATACATGATAATTACTTAGCACATAGAGCGATTTAATCCGTACTTTGATGTTATTTGTAATTACAAATCCAAGGTTATTTTAGTTGACAATTGGAAACACTTAATTTACAATGTACAACATAAAAACAACATAAAAACAACATAAAAACAACAAGGAACAAAAATGTCAAACATCACCGATATATTAGATATTGAAAACACCTTAAGCAAAGAACTTGTGTTAGACTTAACTAAGTTGAGACGATACATTGAACTAGAAGATTTCCCTATATTGTTTGAAAAAACTTCTAGTGGATTTGTGTCAAGATTAAAATGTGTATCATTTGGTTCAATTGAACAAGGTGTACCAATGCAAATCTTTTTTAAATTTGATGTTTTGAGTATTGGGAACAAAACTCCTAGAGGGTGGCTATGGGTATCAATGACTGGTTCGGGTGGTAGTGGCTTCAATAGAGTTTGGACACGAGTCCATGTTGATTTTCATGTTTATGGAAAATCAGTTGAAGATTTCATTACACAATTGTCAATGGATATTGAACACGTTTTAATTAAACCACATCAATATTTCCCTAAAAAGTTTTTAGCTCACAAATCATCGAGATTGATTCCAACTTTAATGTGAAGTTAGTGGACCAGTAAATTTTAATAGCTTTTATTTGGAGATAGTTATAATGTTTGGACTTGTATTTAATAAGAAGAAGGAAACAATCACTTTAAAGATTGAAGATTGGAACACTGCTAGATGGCTTATAAATTGTGCTATGCAAGCAATTGATGATTCTCCCTATAAAAGGGGCAGTGTTCGCCATAATGAAATGCTAGCATTAACAGCAGATTTAGCTAGACAATGTAAAAAACAAATGAAGGTTCCAGACGAATATGATTCTTAATGTAGCAGGGAAGGTTAAATGGAATGGTAATTATTTTTATGCAGGTGAAATAGTTACTGGAACATTAGTTGATGAATATTTTATTAATGTTATTGAATATGATTCATTTGGTACTATATCCAGACAAGGTATAATTGAATGTGAGTTTATTGAGGAATTGTTAAATGATAGTGCTGATTAAACAATCTCCATTTATTCGTAGAAGAGATTTAAAAACTGCTAAGGAAAATTACAATAAAGATTGGGTAGATACAACTAAAGCATATAATGGACAACAAGCAATAATTGAAGATATGTTAGGTAGACCTTTACTAGCAACCTTAATAGATGATAGGTGGTACGGTTATGTTGGTGGATTCATGTATAAGACTGATGTGAAACGATACAAACCAGTTCTAAGTTTTACAGATGAATAAATAGCTTGACATTATATTGTACTTTGGTAAAATGCTGTTGTAACAGAGTCGGGAGAGTTATTTCCACGCAGGTTCAAATATAATTAAGCAGTAGTAAAGTTCATTTATATGCCTGATGGACTATAAAGTATGAAGTTACAAGAAATTGTAATAGGTTCAAGCAAGCACTTAAGCGAGGTCAGACATTAAGAGTCGAGTATCGTTTCGTTAAGCATTGATTAACAACGACACCTTTGTTATGCTAATTCCAAAGGTGTCACATTTTAAAAATTTAACTTTGAAGTTTGTCGTTTCAAACGGAGGATATATGATAGATATTAATTCACTTAATGAAGATGATGACGTTTGGGTGTTCGGATATGAACGTGATAAACATTTAGGTTTAAGCGTTAATCTTGTTCCTACATTTGGAACAATCACATTTCAATATACCATTAAACACAGTTTTGTGTTTGGTGATTTCTTGGCAGTGTGTGAACTAGGAATTGACATAGGTGACGAAATAATCACTATTGGTGAACGACTCGAACAATCAACCTTTACTGGATTATACACTGGCTATCAAATATGCGATAACGAACAAGATTGTATTATTAAATATAATAACAAAGTACGAGATTCCCTAACACGATTAGATGAACTTTATTCAAAGTTAAGGCAAAAAATACTTGCTGATGTAATAATAAAAGATTTTGATGGAATTGTAGAATATGTAGTAGAAGATAGTGGATTTATATTGTAAAACATGGAATATACATTTCATTACTAAGCAAACTGTAATTTAACTACATTAATTCGTGTTTTGGAAATAGGTATTAGAGTAACAACTATGGAATTTGAAAAAGACGTAAAAAATCTATTTGGTATTATAAATAAAGTTTCTGTAGAGACTGATATGGGAGTATTACTCCAGTTACATCGAGAATCGAGTAGTCTAACAGACTACTATTATAGAAAATATTTAAACCACGATAGATATAGTTTATCCAACATAGGAACAATGAAAAATGTAGATAGCATAAAAATAAATACTATTCAAAATGTAGTAACTTTATTGGAATTACTACACACTAAGTTTGATAAACAAGAACATTGTTTTGATTTTAATAAATTTGCACCATCGCCTAATCTACATCATACTGATATGCGTAGATTAAAATGGTAAATCTTAACTGGAGTACACCGACAATCGTTTTTAAGCTTGTTTTTAATAAAAATGGTATGCTAGTATCAAGTTCAACTAAACGTTAATCTAAGGCTATTTTGTGTGGTTTTTAGATTGAAACAATAAAATTTAATATAGTATATGTTATTATGACTAATAATAGAACTATTGCAAAGAATAAGTTTAAAAAATGTTGATTATACAGAAGTTAAATGGATATTAGCTCTTGGAATATCATCTCAATATTATTCAATAAAAAATTATTTGATATGGAACACAACAGCACAATCCGATACGTTAATGGAGAGTAATCCTAGTTGGACTAGGGACGACCTGCTAAGTCTGTCGAGGGTAAAACCTTTCGGTTCGATTCCGATGCTCTCCGATATTCCTATTGAAATATCGAATATAATTTTAGTTGACATTAATAAAAATTTTAAGTTATAATACTGTTTTTATTAATGTTAAGAAAGGTGATTATTATTATGGGTTTTTATATTACTGATATACAAAATCCCTCATTTGAGGATTATATCGGCTCTCAAACGGTATATTCATTAGCGGAAGCAGGTGTATTCGATTGTGAAGTACCAGCAATATTGGTTGATTATTGTAACAGACATGATAGTGTTGTAGCTATTGTTGATGGAGAAAATGTCAACAATTTTATTGGTGATGTCGAAAGTGGTTCTTTCTCTGGAAGAGATGTATCAAAACTGCTTTCTTTAGTTAAAGAAAAATACAAAAATGGGTTTATGATTATACAATAACTACTTTAGTAGTTGACATCACTAAACATTTTGAGTGACAATGCAGTTTTATTAAGTTGGATGTGCAATATGATAAAAAACAGCGTAAGTTATTTTTATTAAATAAAGAATGTTGGTATTAGTATCGAGTGGTCTGCAAAACCATCGTCATTAAACTAGATACAGGCTTGACCGTAGGGTTCAATTCCCTATACCAACTCCAACACTTACCTGAGCGTGATTTCAATGAGTAGAATTGTGAGATGTAAACATTGTAATAAAAAGTTAGATGACCATTTGTCTGGAGATGTACCATATTGTCCAGTTGGACAAAAACATCGAGGTTGCTATTGGACATATTCAAAAACACATTTCTTTGAAATAGGAGTATAATTGTGTCAAGAACTTTTCGCCGAAAGGTGTTGTTTTTAGTTCGTATAGAAATAGATTGGAATATCACGATTATATTAAATTTGCTGGTACTTGGTTCCAAGTAAATCATTCAATTGGCACTAATGCTTATGATGTTGGAAAGACAATGAGTCAACGTGATGGCTCTAATTCTACTGTGAAATATAAAGAACCTGAACCAGCGTGGTTCAGAAACTTAACATCTGAAAGACCATTGCGCAGAAAACACAAGAATGAATTGCGAAAGTTCAAATTGGATTCAAACTATGAACCAGATATTATTGATAAAGGTAGGTTAAAATATTGGACATAACAATTGAACAACACGAAAAGGCAATCCGTAGACATCACATAGAACGATTAAAGGTTAAGCGTAAACAATATTGGGGTGGAAATAATAACCCCAAAAGATTAGGAATATTAAACAACACTCCAAAAAACTGTTCTTGTATTGGATGTGGAAATGAACGTAAATATGATGGCGAAACTCGTCAAGAGTTAAGACATACATTAAAACAAGAACTTGATTTAGTGTTGACTTACTAGGGTCGGTTGTGTATAATTAAAAACTTGAATTAACCACATTGGATTTTATTATGACCAAACAACGTGCAGATGTTAAGCATCAAAAAACAGTAGAGCAACGGAAGTGTGCAGCCTTTAATAAGATAGTTAAGATTTTAGGTAAGAACCATAATATTAAATTAGATGCGGAATTTGATTCTGGTACAACTTTAGATACTGAAAAGTTAAAGGCAATTCAAGCAATAATTGATTCGGAGAAATTATAATGGGTATAAGTAAATCCATATCGTTTCTTATAACTACTTGGAAAAGTTGTATTACGAAAAATGATAGAACCGATATTCAAATGACTGATGAAGAACTGGAAGAATATTTCAGAAGTGGTAAAGATTATCTGAGTTCACTTTCACCCGAAGAAAGAAAGGCTTTCCGTACGCAGAGTGATTTTTTACCTTAGTTGTTAATATTGGTCAAATTGACCAATATTAACAAAGTTTATATTCATCCAGAAAGAGCTTGGGATAGGAGTTTCAGCTTAGAGCGGAGTTTGATTCGGATTCAACTTTAGCTGCTGAAAAATTAAAGACAATTCAAATGATAATTGACTAGGATAAATTTGTAATGAGTATGTTTGATAGTATAGTTTTCGACTGTAACGAATGTGGTAAAGAAGTTGATTTTCAAACCAAGGATGGTAGATGTAATTTAGATAGATTTTCATTAAATGCTGTACCACGGCAGATTGCAGTTGAAATAAATAATTTACATTGTAAATGTAACTGTGGTGTGATTTATAAATTAACTACAAATCACAAAAAACAATCTAATATATCTGACTGTGTGGTTATGAAAGCCAAAGCTATTAGATTTGAATATGGAGATTTATTTCCATAACTGCATTCTAAGCAGTCATTGGAGGCTAATATATTCAAGTTGTCCATAGAGACAAACTTTTATTTTTATTCAGAAATAGCTTGAATTTAGAATGACATCTCAAGTCGGCTGGTACGCGACTAAGCAGTGTGAAATGAGTCATTACGTTTTATCCAAACATACCGAGCTACCATTTATGAAAAATTTATTGTTAATTTGAGGGTTATTATGTTGTGTATGAAGATTTTTGTGAAGTAAACCTGTTTCGTGGTGGTAAATTAGAACGTGAAAAATTCTCTAGTGCAAACGCAAGGGATTATATTCCACAAGTCTATAAAAACCGAAGTTATGACTTAGTAGAATTTGTTAAAGAAGTCATCAATGATTATGTAGTCCATATCGTTAAACAATTTCAATGATAAAAATATTATAATACAATGACACGCAACGAGTTAGAAATTATAGCAACTAGAATTGGTGTTTCCACATATCACGCAGCTGCCTCGTGTTGTAAAACGCGCAAACAATTAGCAGATTTGTGGACAACGTTACAGATGGAATTAAAAACAAAGAAGCCAATAACTTTAAAAGTTTCCACAACCAATTAGTAAAATGACATATTTAAGCATTGAAAACTGAGTAGTTTTATACACAAAAAAGTAAATGTAAATTAGGAGGCATTTATTAAGTTAGTAAACTATATAAAACTACAATGTTCCAATGTATGATGGAACGTACAGCAAACGTATAAAATTTAATATACAATCTAACAAAAGTGTTTGGGTTAATGTCCAAATAAGTTTAGGGAATCTTAGTAAGTACCACATCACAAATTCCCCGTTCCATTCCATGTCATTTAAAACGGATAATACAATGTTAATACATAATTTAATCCTAGCCATCAAAGACCAATTGCCATTAAAACGGTTATTAATCAACTTCTTTATTACTAGAAATGCGTGGGGAATGTTCCACAAAAACTCACACATTGCAGTATATTCTGGTAAACCAAAAGTACCATATCCAACTAAAGAATCAGCATCAAAGGCTGCCAACTCAATGTCAAACAAGAAGGGAGTACATTTTTCTTGTTATAAATGCGTATGGTGTAACGGCTATCACATCGGGAAAAATAGAGAGAATAAAAATGTATAACAACGCATTTTGTATCGGAATCAATTTATTGTTTGTTCCAGTAGAAAGAATAGAACAGACTAAGAGAATGTTATTAAACTTGAATATTAACAATTTACAAGTTTCTGTATCATCTTATGATATATGTTGCTCAGGTCGTAAGTATAACAGTGATAAAATAGAGTGTATATTAATTCCAATAAATCCTAGGTATTGTTTTGAATATGTGTCTTCAGTAGCAGAGTATGTTAATAGCGTTGCATATGATATTGCTTCACATTCTGTAGGTTCACCACAAATTATATCATTTGCAAATTCGATATTCGTTTCTACACTTAATTTATTAGATTCATATTCATACGTTGTAATTAAACATCGACATTTTATTACTAAACAAACCAGTTTATTAATCCTGAATAAAGAATTTCAAATAGAAACAATTTAAGGTAAATAAAATGAATAAAGATGATGTTTTAAAGTTAAAAACTGGTGATGTGGTTTATGTGTGGTGCTTATTTGATGAGTTTGGTAACATAGCTAGTATTCCTCCAGCTAAATTCGTAATCACCGTTGTACAATCAACACACTCATCCAGACAAGTGGTTAAAATCCGGGACCATAATAAGGAGGTTGAACTAGCTACGTTTATCTTAGGTGACGTTAGTTCAGTTGACATTCTAAAAACATTTCATTTAAATATAGATGATGCTAATCGTGCTTATAATTTAAGTATTTACGACAAAGTTGATTATCACAAAGAACAAATTAAAAAGCTTAAAAAAAGTTATACGCATAAGGTAGTTAAATGTTATTAAAATCATACATCTTAATAAAAGATTGGGTAGATACTGGACACGCTGTAAATTCTTGTCTCCATGCTGGATATTTAATGTCGTTAAAATGGAACAAAGACGACCCAGTTATTGCCGAATGGTTAAACACATCGTTTAGAAAAGTTACTTGTGTTGTTTCAGAGCAAACCTTTGAGGCTGCAAAAAAACAAGCCGATGACTGGTTCGTAGTGACGGAATTAGCATTTGACAAACAAGAAGTTGTACTGGTATTTAAGCCTAGGCTAGAATGGTCTAAATTTTTTAAATTTCTTCAATTATTCAAATGATGGTATCAATATGATTGTTCCAAAAAGTTTAACCACAACCTGTACTGAAAAATGTAAACAATTTTTACTAGACAACAAATATGCTTCTATTGTAATATTGCAGACATCAAATGGATTGGTTAAGAAAACACAATTTAAATTAAGACTGATAGATAAACGAAGTTATAAAACTAAAGTAGAGGTTATTGAAGGAAGTGGTTTTATTACAGCAATGATGAGTACGGATTATATTAGTTTCAAAAAATCTGATTCCATTTTGTTTGAATCAATTGATTCTTTTTTATCAACTGAATTGAGACTCAACAACAAACACGAACAAACCGAAGTATTTGTTTGTTCGTTATTTGATAGTGAAAAAATATATGTTATTAGTATTCCAAGCCTAACGGATGCTGATTGATGTTAGATGGAATACAATTAGATGTTGGAGTCTATTTAACAACTGAATATCCGATGTTATCAGCTAGCGAATTTCAACTGTGGTTTAATATTGACAACAAATTGAATTATGGAATTTGCAATTCATATCATCAAATAATTGAAACGTATAAGCCACTAATTGATAATGACTTATATGTTGTTATTCTAACTAAGTGTGATTTAATTGAATTTGGAACTGATTGGGGTGAAATATTAGCCTTAAATAATGATGAGGTTTTCCACTATCACATTTTTAAGCAGCTGCCAATTGTTTCTCAATAGTATCGAGTTTGGTATCAAAAGACTTAGCCCATAATTGGAACTTACTTAACAAATCAACAAAGAATTTCTTAATAGAATCTAAGACACCTTCGTCCAATGTGATTGATTCAGATTTAATCGTTAAAGCACTCATCACGTTAGATTTTGTTATTTTAGTGCGAGCCTTAACAATTTCTTTAATTTTATCTTCTAATTCTGGAGCTAACTTTAATATGTCAGCCATAATCCCATCGGTATCAACTTTTGTAGTTTCACGTTGATATTCTTTTGATACTTGAATAGTTAGTGAACAAGTTTTTACTATTCGCGTATATACAACATCTTCAGCATCAAATAAATTGGAAACTAAGTCTTTAGCTTCCACATTCAATTCTTCTTCTTGAGATTTCAATTTAGCAGCAGCTTCTTTAATAACCTTAAACTTTTTAGCCAGTTTTGTAGCAATAGCACTTTGAGTTCCCGCAAGTTCCACTATCACTTTATCTATCTGGTCTTTAGCCATTTTTTCAGAATATTCTAGGTTTTGTTGTCTAGCCTCATTTAAATAAAATGTAGCAAATGTAAGCATATCTTTCATATAATTCACCATTAAAATAACGTATTTATATTAAACCACAACTGAGATTATTACCATGTCCATGTATAACATTTGGAATAACGATATTAAACACCACCAAAAACCAGAATCATTATGGGAAATTAAAACTCGTGAATTACCTGGAATTAAAGCACATTGGCGTCCAGCTGCTTCTAAGTTTGAAGTTGAAGAAGCTTTTAATATGGGTGGAAACAAGAACAATTTAAAACGAATTGATGTACCACTACACGATACAATCGTATTAGGTTATCCCAATTGAAATTGATGTTGGAGGGCTTTGTCCAAAGTGGTGTGTTTGAAAAGTATCTTGGTAATAATAGATATTTAATATCTGGGAAATGATTGTGACGATTATCACATTAGATTGTGTAATTAAGTATCAAAATAGTTGGAATATAATAACACCATATTCCAACTATTTAATCAAGTTAGCTTACTTTTTTAGCAACTAAATCGTGTAATAGTTCAACAGCATATTCGTTAAACCATTGACCAATATCATATTTTGAATCCACACAAGAACCACCCAATTCAAATTCACCATCACTATCAGGTTCGGTGTAATATACGGACAATTCAATTCCCTTATTATCTGGAAACATAACATCAACTGAATCTAAATCATCTTTATTTGTAAATCGTTGTGGAAGTTTTCCCTTTGGATTGTTTCCAGTAGCAAGCTTTGTTATATCATCAATTGCACTATCATCTAAATAATCAATCCAATTGTGAACTTGTCTCGTATCGTCTGATAGATATAATCCAGAAATATCATCATTGTCCATTTCAACATCAAATTCAATTCCAGAAAAATTCACGGTATCGTTTGTTTGTTTTGATTTTGGGTCATCATCTGGATCCAACCACTTATTCCTTTCTACATCTGCATCTAACCGTTCCAGTATAAACTCGGTATAACTTAACATTTTATTCCCCTAGTAATTAAAATTTGTAATAGTACCTAACTTGTCACTAAATTGGAATTTGTCCAACTTTACATTAAATTGCGTTAGGTCTTTTCTGTTTGTATATTTTGTGTAATCAACATCTTTCTTTAAATATGCCAATGTAATGTGTGGATTATATGTTCCATATCCAGTATCAACAACATCTAGGTTTCCATTTATGATTCGATTTAATTTGTTTAGTTTTTCACTTTTAATTGGTAATATTAGAACATTGTAGTCATCACATTCAAATATATCAACATCCAGAATATCAACATATGTTGGGTGTATTAATTCTGATTCCAATAAATCAAACAATTCAATTGGTTTGTCCAGTGTTAACCCATAGCAAACTGTAATGTGTGGATTAACAACATACCCATCTTCTCCCAAATCTATTTCCTTAACTAAATGTCTAGCATATTCCTTTATGACCCCAGTTAAATAATAATCTAAGGTAAATTGGCAACTTGCATAATCATATACAGTTTCAACTAACGGCTTCCTTGTTGTTATTGTTTTAAACAACATTGGATTACCTCCAACAATATTTGACGTTGTTGATACTTCACCATCTTCCATTATAAAGCTTTTAAACGTTTTAAACATTATAATTATCCGTTAAACTATATATTTATAATAGTTGACATTCAATTAACAATTAGTTATAATTTTGTTTTGTTTGGAGCTTAATATTATGATACACAGAAGAACTTTAAAACCATTTTTAAGTTATGCCGAATCGTTGACATTTGATACTTTGCCTAAAGTGAAAAACCTAAAACTGGTTGATAATATACTGGACGGTGTTCCATTACCACAATCATTAGTATTGATTTCTAATGACATTAGAACTCCAATTACAAATATTGAGATATTATCAATATTCTATATGATGGCAATTAAACATCCTACACTTATGGACGATAATATCTTAATCTTGACCAAGATGTTTCGATTGATAAAAAATCTGGATATATTATCCACAACAAGCCTTGGATGATACGAGCTAAAAATCCAACTAAGAAAATGGTTCACATTAGTGATGTGAATAATTCAAGAGCTATGTTTAAATATTCAATTGAGTTTCCATTTGAACATAATGAAATATATTGTAATTTAGTAACTAACCTAATGGACTCATTAATGACTATAATAGAAATAACAAAAGATGATTGGAGACTACCAATGTTACTAAAACAATGTTCCAACAATTAACACATTAGTTAAATTACCCATCAATTGTGGTGTTGTTTGAGATGGTGTTAAATCTGCACTACCAACACTTGTCCAATATACTGGACATAATGCCACACTATCCCATCCAACCATATAATAAGTGTTCGATTGTAACTGCGTTTCTTCAGCACAGTTACACCACCTAACTGGTCCAAACTCTGTGGAAACATTTGTTCCAAAAACAAATACGTTCCTATTAACAATAGCTTTGAATACATCATTCTCAAATGATGATACCAATCTAGTATTAGTCGGTTTAAATCTATTACTTAACTCAACGTTTGTATAGTGTACCAGTCTTTCAGTAATGATTCCATATTCAACTGGACTCAACTCAAATGATGATACGTTCCTATTAACAATAGCTTTGAATACATCATTCTCAAATGATGATACCAATCTAGTGTTAGTTTGATTAAATCTATTACTTAGCTCGA